ATAAACGTAAGATCCTAAACATGATCGCTCAAGGCGAAGCCATTAATTCAAAGAAGATGTTAATGGGCGATGAGAACATGGAAGGTCTAACTCAATTATTTGGAGAGGCTAATGCCCGTAAAATGGTAGAGCTGCTAGTTACGATTACTGATATTTGTAATGCTAGAGACTGGAGAATACCTGAAGAGGTTGGAGCAAAAATGATTGAGCAAGGAGATTCCCTTGCCGGTATTTCAAAAATTGAATGGAAACCTAAATCTAAAAAGGATAACGATGATGATCAAGGTCAAGAAGACGGAGAGTCTGAAGAAGAGACAGTTGACGAAACGACTGTTCCTACCTTAGTTATTAGAGGAATGGACCAAGCAATGTTATTCCATGAATCTATTAAAGCAATTTGGGGACTGATTAATCAAGGAGGTCTTGCTAATCTAGACGATGAGACTATCCGAAAAGTGTTCATGAATACTGATACTGCCGCTGACGAAGTACAGGATCTTAAACGTGCTAAATTAACTGCAGCTGATCTTAGAGATTTTATCCAATCTTTCGAAGAAGTATTTGATATTGAAAACGGTAGAGAATACGTATGGGGTAAAATGATTGACTCAACAGTCGTATCTGATTCTGACTTCTTGGACCTAATGAAATTAATATTCACAGCAGCTCCGTTATACAGAACAGTTGGCGAACAGGAACCTCAATACACAGAGTCTGAAATCGCTGCTGCTAAAGAATCTTTTCCTAAAGCCAAAGCCATAGTAAATAACTTGATCCGTCTAATTAAACAGGAACTTGCTGATTGGGAAGACTCTCAATCTGATTCTAGCTACGATGAGCCTGACTTTACTATGCCAGCCAACGATAGAGAACTTGATCAAGTTGATATTCAGAACATGATTGATGCAGCTCTAGATAATAGAGACTTCGCTGAAGTTGAAAGGTTAAGTAACTTACTTAAATAAGTAATGAAGCATCTTAAGATATTTGAAAGTTGGGTCAACGAATCCCTTACTGCTGATCAAATCGCTGATAAAATTCAAATAGCCGTTGCTGGTTCAGGAACTGCAGAGGGTGATTTAGTATCAGCAATCAAGTCTATTCCCGATGCTGCATCCATGGTTCGTGTAAACAAAGCACTTAAAACCGGGTTCGATACAAAGAGCTGGGATTACGCAAGTGTTGGCGATGCAATTACCGGAGAACTTGGATCCTTTGATCAAGATTACTTGGATCAAATCAACACTCACATAAAGAATATTAGAGCTGAGAAGTACTTAGGATCTTTCGTTGCTCCTCCTCCACCTGAAGATACAGTATTAAAGGTTATTGAGCCTAGGGTAATCCAACATGAAGGCTACAAACCAAAGAAGTACATAGACTCTAAAGGAAATCCAACAGTCGGTGTAGGATTCAATCTAAACCGCTCTGACTCAACGTCAATGCTTAGGTCAGTTGGTGCAAATCCAATAAAGATAAAGTCAGGCCAGTCTGCATTAACCGATCAGCAGATTAAAGCTCTTCTGCATACTGATCTTCAAGCCGCAAAGTCTTTAGCTAAAACTTTAGTATCAGATAATGGGAAAGTCAGCATAGCTAAAGTTTGGCCAAGCTTGCCACAATCAGTACAAGGAGTCTTAATTGAAATGGTATTTAATTTAGGAGCTAAAGGCCTATCTGAGTTTAACACGTTTCTACTTCACATAGCTTCAAAGAATTTCAAGGCTGCATCCAAAGAGATGTTAAATTCTTCATGGGCAAAACAGGTCGGTAATCGAGCAATAACTCTATCTAACATTGTTAAATCTGCATAACTTTAGTATATTATTACTAAGATGATAGCAGAAAACCGAAAAGCCCGACACGAATACACATTTTTAGAGACATGGACCGCTGGGATCTCCTTAACTGGATCAGAGGTCAAGTCAATTAAGGCGGGTAACCTTGACTTTACTGGATCCTGGTGCGAACTTCGGTCAGGTGAATGCTTCTGTCGAGAACTGTACATAAAAGAATCAACCTCAGCATACAGTCACCAAGGTAAACGAGAGAGGAAGCTACTCTTAACTAAAAAGGAACTAAAGAAACTAAATAAACTGATGGACAGGGGCCTCACAATCGTTCCAGTAAAGATCTTCGTTAACTCGTCAGGTTTAATTAAGATTGCGATTGCTCTAGCCAAAGGAAAGAAGGATTGGGATAAGCGACATGTTATTAAAGAACGAGATCTCAGCCGAGCTTTAACCTCTGAATACTAGAATAAATAACCCTGAAATAATTACATTAAATGCCAAAGTACATTAAATTATTTGAAGCTTTCCAAAACGAAGCCCAAGCATATAAGTTCGATCCAACTAAATCAGTCTTAACTGGAGCTGCAGTATACAGTGCTGGAACATCATACGCTAAATTTACACTAGGTCGAATCTATATTGCGACTGAAGATAATGAATCCACCAAAAAAGCACCAGGAAACGTATTAGTCCTTTTAACGGCTAAGAACAAGGACGTTGAGAAAAAACTTACTGATCTTGGTGGAGTGGCTGCGGCTCTTCAAGCTAGCGAAATTAACGAACCGCCTGCAGCTGGAGGTGGAGTCTACAAGTATCAAGCATCCTACATATTTAATTTAACTGATCCAGTTGCAGGAGATCAAATTCTTGGTAAAATTGCAGCTGCTATTAACACAGCACCGACTGGTTCAACTGGAACAAGCGGTACAGCTGGAACTGCTGGAAGCAAGGGAGATTACGCAGAAGGTTTCTTTGGAAAAGATATTATGACAGCTTTTAGATCGCATGTCGCCGATGTTACTGGAGTTGCATATCAAGCAGCAACCAGTATTCCAGCGTATCAAGCATCTCTTCAAAACAAGGAACTAAACAAGAGACTTAATTCGGATGCTGAATTTTTAAAGTTAATGAAAGAGGTTGAAGAGCAAGCTAAGTTAACAAACGTTGTTGACTTTACTACTGGAAAAACGAAGGATGGAAAGATCGATGCAAAATATCTTGAAATAAGAAAAAAGGTTGCAGCTAGAACTGAAGTAATTAAAAGTCAGTTAATGAATGCTGGTTCTACCGGTACATCAGGTACGGCTGGTACCGCAGGTAAAATCTAATTAATTGTTAATGAAGCACTTACAACTGTTTGAAAACTGGAAAGACGAATTATCTACAAGCCAATCTCAATTGGCTGAGCTCGATGCTCTGCGCGATTTCGCAATTATATCAGCAGACGATTACGCTCAACAAGGAAAGGCTCTTCTGAGCAAGATCGCTGGAATTAATCGTAAACTTCTTAAAGACGCTGATGCGACTCATCCTCGATGGTCAGCTGAGTGGTTAGCTGAAATTTCTGAGTACCCTTCTCTTACTTGGTTAACTGATTCGCTAGCTTCGCCTGAATTACAGTCACTATTGGCAAAAGGATTTTATCCATGTTCAAGTAATATTCAACTGGGAAACCGTACCTTAATGCTATCTAAAAATCCTAACTATTCTCCATTAACTGATACAGCAATTGGATTCTTTTCTTCAATTAATGTAGTACGTCGAATCGTGCAGAAGCCTAATCCTAAGATGACTTACATGGATCAAAAGCTTAAAGAACTAGATGGAGGTCTTTCTCCAGTAGAGTTCATGAAGCAGGCAAGTCTATGGGTTCAGGAGAATTTAGTTCTAGAAGTAGACTACCTTCCAAGTAAAAGAGCTTATGCAAGTGATGTAAAGAAAGAGAATCAAGTCGAATTAATGTATTCAACTCTTGAGACTAAATTTGCAGAGCGCGGCGTTAATTTAGATAGAACACAAATTAAAGCTCTTCCAATTCGAGGTCTGTATCACGGGTCAGTTGAGATGGCAAAATTAATAAAGCTGCTACAAAAGCAAACCGATCAGTCAAAACCTCTTGAGCTGCCGTTAAACGAGTGGAGTAAATACACTCAGTCAGAAATAGATGCAATGTCTAATCCTAATTTAGTATGGACCGTTTCAGCAAACGGCCAGCTCCGATTTGGGTTAGGCTACCCTTACGACAACAATATCCCAACCGATATTAGCAGATTAAATATCAAGCTTGAGTCTACGACTATTCTTGATTACGTATCGGCTGCTAGTACTCAGGTTACGAATCAGTTATTAACTAAATTATCTCAAGCTGGACTGCAATTCATACAGAAGCTTGAGTGTCCAACTGAAGAGATTGACTTGGACATGTACCCAACTATTCAAGTTAATGAAATCAAAAATATCAGAGACCAACGTCGATGAAACACATACAGCTATACGAAAGCTGGATATTTGAGAATGTCCAAGCAGCAAAAGCATACATGCTTAAGAGAGCAGCACAGTCTCTAGGAAAAGAAGTAAGTGAACTTACTCCTGAGGAACAGACTCGTGCTCTAAACAATCGTCAATACCTAGAAGTACTTGAATTACTTGGTCAAAAATACAATGGTTACTTAGGAACTTTCGTTAAATTCCATTTCGAACAGAGAATTTCAGTAGACCAATTGAAACAACTATTGGACCAAATGATTAAGTACCGTCAACTAGTTAGCACTCTTCCATATACACTAGATGCCTATTCAAACGGAAATCCTGAACCTGGATCTACAGTTTCAGGTTTTGAAGCGCTAATGGACCAGTTCAGAACATTTGAATTTAATTCCAAAGGTAAATGGATAATTGATGCTCTTCCTAGAGAACTTAGAGATCAGGCTCGTGCTCTTGATCCGGAAAAACAAAAGGAACTTATTCGTATTGGTTGGACAATCGCTGATCAGGGCGAAGCTATTCAAAAGAGAGTAATGTCCAAAGTTGCTCGCTACCGAACTATTCAAGATTTCATGAAGTATGCATTAGATATTTCAAGCTCAGATGAAGGTTCTCAAAAATTAGTAGCTCAAGCTGAAAGTCTTTCTCCTGAAATTCAGGTAATGTACGATGATAATAATTACGTGGTCTTTTCAGTTAGGACTGAAGCTGCACAGAAAGCAATATTCCGTATGGCTAACTGGTGTCTAAACACTGGAAGTTGGGACTCTTATGTAAGTCGTGGAGTTCAATTAAATATCCTTAACTTTAATGTTCCGAATAGTGATCCAATGTTTGTAACTGGAACAACAGTCCTTGCCTCAGACTCAAGTGTTAAAGCGTCACACGATGCAAACGACCGCAATATAAAGAAAGATTCTGATCCAGCTACTCATTTACAAATGAACGGCTATCCGGAAGATCTTGTTAATCAAGTAATTGCACTACTTCCGTCTGAGATAGTGGTGAAGACTGTTCTTGCAAATATTATGTCTAAAGCAGGAGTTGATGCAAAGATCCAATCACTTGCGGTTGCAGGTCATGATCTAGAAACCCTAACTGATCCAGTCGCTAGAGAACAGGTTGAAAGAGATTTGCTAATTATTATTGATAACGAATTTGAATCAGAGAATTTCTCAACTGAAGCAATGTTGGAAGGATTCAAGAAACATGGAATACTTTCAATGTTCGCTGCTAAGCTATACCATAAACTTCTAGTAGGTAAAATCTCTCAAGAAGATGTTGATGCAATCTTTGCTAAGACAGAAAGAGGCTTTGAACTCTTAACCAGAAATGTAAACAACTGGCCTGATCCAAAGATTAAGGCAAAGATTACTGCCGTGCTTGCCGCGAAAGATCAAATTCTGAATTTAGCAAGAACTGTCTAAGACTTATTTAGTATAATAGTCTTAATGATAGACAATTTACAACTTATTAAACCCCTTTTAAACTTTTCAGAGAAGGGAGACTTCTATATGCTGTACGTGTTTAAACGTAAGAAGGATCAGCCGGAGGGAGAGAGAGACAATCACCAGTCAGTTAGAACAATCAAAACCTATTGTATTGAAAGCCTTGACCATTTAGATAGAAGATGGGAAGAGATCTTGCAGTTATGTGAGATGTTTAAGGCTCGTGCATACATTCATGTACAAAAACAGAATCATTTTGACGTTAGCTTAAACATGATGGTTGCTCTTGCTCAAAGAATTCAAGACGGCAACACCAATCAAAAGGGTCTGTTCGACTCAGTCGTCGGTCAAATCAAAACTCAAGAAAAGAGATGGATTGTTGATATCGATACTAAAGATGAGATCACAGTTCATAGGATCGTTCATATAATCGATTCAAATATAAAGCCTGAGGGCTCAAAGATTATTACATGTATTCCAACCAAGAACGGTTATCACCTGATCACCAAGCGTTTTGATGTATTGGAGTTTACAAAATACATGAAACTTCAAGGAGATGTTCCAGATATTCAAAAGAAGAACCCTACTTTATTATATTATCCAAATAGTTTAGATTAATTATGCAAAATCAAATCATTCAAGACGTATGTCTTTATTTCTTATTCGGTATTTGTTGGATGATACTCGTTGAGTACATCGACTCCAAACAACCTGAGAAACAGTTAACTGTAATTGCTAGAATAGTAATTATCGTAACGTGGCCGCTAGCCGCATTCATTGGGATCCTAACCCTAATTCGAAAATCATTAAACAATTAACAATGGCAAAAACCGTAGTAGTAAAAGAACAGTTCAGAACAAACGAACTAAGCCTAAACCCAGGTGGGTACACAGTTACCGTAGTATATTCAAACGGCGACAAGCGAGTTTATAATAACGTAAAGAATCCCAAAGCCTACATTGGATCAATATCGAAAGCACAAGATGTTTCTCAAGCCCTAGTTGACGGAGAACTTTATTGGTCTCGATAAATAACTAGAAAGCACTATGCATAAATTAAGTTTCGTTTGCACGTCCTATCGTAGGTACCGTTGCGTTGAACGAATAATCGAACAGTACTTACAACAAGACTATCGAAATGCTGAGCTAATTATCTTAAATACTGATACTGACAATCCATTTCGGTTATCTGATGGATTGCTGTATGCAAATATTACAGTAATTAATAATTCAATTGATTACGTTACTGGATTACCGTATACTAATCGTGGAGCCATTTGTAGAGATGCAGTCTCCCATGCAACTGGCGACTACTTCATGTTAGCTGATGACGATGATGTTTACTTGCCTTGGCATTTTAGACAAGCAGTTGAAGGTATAATTGAAATCGGGCACGATTCATGGAAACCTGAGATGAGTATGTTTGCGGCTCCTAATAAGCTAGAGCTTGTTCGTAATACAATGGAGGCATCCGTTATTGTAAAGATGCACAGAATCAGAGAGATTGGTTTCCGAACTGATGCAACCGGGTATGAAGGTTTAAGCTGGTACACCAAGCTTAGAGATGAGGGTCAATTGGACGAGCACAACCCACGATATATTCCTTCTTACTGCTTTAACTGGTCAGATCCAGCTGAATTGGCTGGCCATAAACAGAGCGGCGATATCAACAATCCAAATAACTTTGAGAACCATAAGTTAAGTTCAAGAGATATTTCAGATAAGCCACTAGATCGCTGCGGCTCTCTAGAGATTACTAAGTTCTATCAAAAGTACTTTGATTTCTTACGAGCAAATCAAGATAAGTTCAGTCAAGATCTTTGGGGCAGGTACGCAAAAACGTATATCGGTTAAGAATTTGTCTAATAAATAACTTAGATGAAACACTTAAAACCATACAACCAGTTCCTTAATGAGGGAGAATTCTACAAAGGAGAATTGAACTCTATATTCTGGCAGGACCAGAAGTTTAACCCAGAGGTTCGTACGAAACTTTTGCAGATTGCAACTGATTTCTATACTGACCTAAAAGTTGAAGCACCAATCATAGACATTCATTTGACTGGATCTCTAGCTAACTTTAACTGGACAGAACACTCTGACTTGGACGTCCATGTTATTCTAGACTTTACTATTATCGGAGATGACGTTGAGCTTGTAAAGAAAGCAGTTGATGGATTACGTTTTATCTGGAATCTTAGACACCCAGTAAAGATCCAAGGTTTTGATGTTGAATTGTATGCACAAGACAAGGACGAACCACACGTTGCATCAGGTTTATATTCCCTAATGAAAGACGAATGGATCACGGTTCCTGAACCAAGTAATCCACAGATTGACGAAAAGGATGTTTACCGTAAAGTAGAGGCATTCATTACTGAAATTGAGGAACTTGAAAAGGAAGTAGTTAAGTCAGATTCAGATCAGGCTAGAGAAGTACAGGACAGAATCTCTGCTCTTAAACAGAAAATCATGAAGGCTCGTAAAGAGGGTCTTGCTGCAAACGGTGAGTTCTCTATCGAGAATCTAGTATTTAAACAGTTGCGTAATCAAGGTTACCTTGAGAGATTGATTGACTTAGGCGCTGATGCATATTCCCATATCTATTCTGAACCAAACGATTCACTAGACGATAAGCCATCTGATGTAAACGAAAATATCTCAATGGGAAAAGGCAGTTGCGTTCTAGTACTTGGTCCTGAAGTTCAGGGTCAAAAGAGACTATTCGCGTTTCATGCAGAATACATTAATGAAGTTGAACGAAACGGTTGGCAAGTAAAAATGGTTGGACTTGGCGCTCCAAGTCTGGTTGTTAATCAAGACGGTAGACTTGTTGCAAAGCAGGTTAACATGAATGCTGCTAATCTAAAGAAGTTCGCAGGTCTTTCCAGCAATACAGTAGTCTTAAATTCAAAAACCAAGACCCCATACTGGCACCAAACCGTTAAGTACACGAATCATCAAACTCTACTAAACGACATGGGTCGTACATTAATGTCAATTCCCGGAGTTTCTTTCGACTAATCTTATCACTTACTGTAGTATAATAACAACAAGCGTAAATACTATTGGGCTTGACAGAAATATCTATGTCTTAAAACTTTTAGGACTTTTACAAATACAATAGACAATATGGCATCAAACAAAGAAATCAGTAAAAAGTACCAGTTACTTGACGAGATCGAACACGTTCTGAAAAGACCGGGTATGTACATTGGCTCGACTAAACCTCACACAGGAAACGAATGGATCCTTGAAGATGATGTTTACGAAAAATACGAGCTAAGCTACAATCCAGGATTTTTGAAGTTATTCGATGAAATCATTTCAAACTCAGTGGACGAACACAAGAGAACTGGTAAAATCAATACAATTAAAGTAAACGTTACTCTCGATACAATTACGGTATGGGATAACGGCGGAATTCCAGTAGTACAACACCCTGACCATAAAGTTTGGATTCCTGAATTAATCTTCTCTAATCTTAGAGCCGGTTCTAATTTCAATGACGATGAAGGTCGTACTGTCGCTGGAACAAATGGAGTTGGTGCATCGCTAGTAAATATCTTTTCAAAGAAGTTTATTATTGATACAGCAGACGGCAAGAATAGACTTTTACAAATCTTTACAGATAACATGTCAAAGAGAACCTCTGCTAAGATTTCAAAAACGGCTCAAGGCTTTACTGAAATAACTTACGTACCTGATCTTGCTCGTTTTGAAATGGAAGAGATTGACTCGGCTCATTGGAAAATGATGCGTAAGCGAGTAATCGATATTGCTGCTGCAAATCCTGGACTTAAATTAGAATTCTGTGGAGAGAAATACAAGTTTAAAACATTTAAGGAGTACGTTGATCTTTACGTAAAGGATTCCATTTGGGAAAAGTCAAAGGACTGGGAGTTTGCAATGGGAGTTTCAAAGGATGGATACCAATCAATATCGTTCGTTAACTCAATTCAAACAAAAGACGGTGGAACTCATGAGAACTATATCTTGAATCAGGTTATTGAGCATCTCAGAGTTATGATAAAGAAGAAGCATAAAGTTGATGTTAAACCTTCTGAAATCAAGAATCACATATTCCTTTTTATAAATTGTACAGTAATTAATCCAGCATTCTCTTCGCAAACTAAAGAGAAGCTTATTACTGAAGCAAAAGAATTTGGAACCAAGCATGACGTAACTGAAAAGTTCGCAAAAGCAGTCTTTACATCAGAAGTAATCCAGTCTCTACTTGATTGGATTGAACAAAAGAAAAATGCCGAGGAACGAGCAGAGCTTCGTAAACTAAACAAGTCCTTGGCGAATACAAAAGTTTTAAAATTAATTGATGCAAAAGGTAAGGATCGTAGCAAATGTGTCTTGGGAATATTTGAAGGTATGTCAGCACTATCTGCCGTTCGTAAATTCAGAGATCCTCAAAATTTTGGGGCCTTTCCATTAAAAGGTAAGTTCTTAAACGTCAGTGAGATGACAAACTCTGGAGTCATCCAGAATGATGAGGTCGTCCAGCTTATGGCATCATTAGGAATCAAATTAGGAGAGGAACCGGGTGATCTGAGATATGGAAAAGTATACATCTATACTGATGCAGATCCAGACGGAGACTCTATTGCAAGTCTACTAATCAACTTCTTTAATAAGTACTGGCCGGAACTATTTAATCAGGGCAGAATCTTTAAGGTAATGACCCCATTAGTTGTAGCTAAGAAAGGAAAAGAGGTAAAGCCATTCTATTCAAATGACGAGTACTCTGCATGGGAAAAGAAAACCGGCGCAAGGGGCTGGGATGTTGAATACAAAAAGGGTCTTGCTGCACTAGAGGATGTAGAGTACAGAGACATTATTCACAGCCCAGTTCTAGTTAATATACAGAATGACAAGCTGTACAAGGACAGTTTATCAAACTGGTTCGGGTCAGATTCAGAACCACGTAAAGAGAAACTACTTAAACTTTCAATATAATGACAGACAACAAAACGTTAATCCTTGCAGAGTTTGAAAAACTTAAAGGACAATTTGTAATCAATGCAAGCTGGGATATCGAAAGATTAGTAGCAGTCGGAGAAGACGAGATGGACTATTACTGGATAACATACGATGGCCGAAAACTCAAATGGAATACTTGCGTTGGAGGTCTTATGCCACTTAAAGGCCATTTACGAGATAAAGATTATGCTGAGTTAGTTAGATTAGCTAAGCTAAACCATTTCGATCAGGCAACGGTTTGGGGAAATAGAAATCCGGAAGAGGCTGAAGCCTTTAATCAAAACCATATTGCTGAGCTTGTGCAATTACCCGAAGATCACAGGTTCCTAACGAAAGTTTGTCTAGAATTAAACTCATGAAAATAGAAGCACTATTCATATCAGACGTTCACCTTGGAAGTAAGGGCTCAAACGCGGCTGCGTTATTGGAAACGCTAAAGAAGTACGAACCTAAAAGGTTATTCATTGTGGGAGACTTCATTGACGGCTGGCTCTTGAAGAAGAGACACTATTGGACTCAAGACTACACTAACGTAATTAGAAAAATCTTGTCCTACTCAAAGAAGGGAACGATTGTAACCTACATTACTGGAAATCACGATGAGTTTCTAAGACACTATTCTCCACAGACTTTCGGTAGTAATATCGAAATCGTGGATGAAGTTATTTGGAAGGGATATTACATAACTCATGGAGACCTATACGATGGAGTCGTTAGCTTAAAATGGCTAGCTCATTTAGGATCAGCCGGTTATGAATTAGCAATTACCCTTGACCGATTCATGAAACGATTAGGATACAAAAAATCTCTGTCGAAATGGGCAAAGGATTCAGTGAAAGGTGCAGTTAAATTCATTACTTCATTTGAAGATCAATTAGTTTATCAAGCAAAACGCCGAGGTTGCAAAGGAGTTATATGCGGACACATACATAAACCTGAAAACCGAACGATTGATTCAATCCACTATCTTAACTGTGGAGATTGGATAGAAAATAACAGTTACATCATTTATGATAAAGGACATTTTAACCATTATAATTCCCTGTAAGAACGAAGAGACTTACATAATTAAAACACTAGAATCAATTGAAAGACAGAAATATTCAGAGGGCTTACGAGTTATAATAGCTGATGCAAACTCAACTGACTCTACTCGGAGTTTAATCGAAGACTTTGCAACTGATAGTAAACTATGTGTTGAAATAATTGATGGAGGTCCAGTTGCAGTAGGCCGAAACACTGGAGCAGATTTAGTAACTACTGATTGGCTACTTTTCATAGATGCGGATACTCAATTACTAAATCATGAAACCTTATTTAATTGCGTCTACCATACCATCTTTGGAACTTACGATATAATAACGTGCACGGTTAAACCGGCTGAACCTAATGCTAAAGTATGGATTGCACATAAGTTATTTAGAGTGACCCAAGCTATTTTACCGGAATCATTTTGCCCAGGAGTATTCTTCTTAATTAGAAAATCAACATACCTGCAATTTGGTAAATTTGACGAGAGCGTGCAGCATTCAGAAGACTACTTATTATCTAGGAATATCAAAAAAGATAAGTTTTTAATATTACCAGACGGAGTTACTCAAGACGATAGGCGTTTTAAAAAAATGGGTTACTTTGGAATGTTTAAATTTATATTCAATAATTACATTAATCGTAAAAACCTAGACCACTTTAGAAAAAACATAAACTATTGGTGATCAATTAAAGTACAATAACTAAATGAATGTAAACCAAATAAAAACAGAAATTCTTTCAGGTTTAACTATTGCAATTGCTCTTGTACCTGAAGCAATTTCATTTGCTTTATTAGTCGGAGCTTCTCCTCAAATTGGATTATGGGCAGCAGTCTTCATGGCTCTGTCTACTGCAATATTCGGCGGAAGACCTGGTTTAATTAGTGGAGCGACTGGGGCAACTGCCGTAATTATGGCCGGCCTCGTATCAATTGCTGGAATTGAATCGCTTTTCCTTGGAGTAGTAGTTGCTGGAATTATTCAATTGATAATTTGGGCTTCAGGTGCATGGAAAATATTTAAAAAGATTCCGCCTTCTGCTATTTCAGGTTTCTTAATTGCACTAGCGATTATGATTTTAGTAAGCCAGTTTAAATACTTAACTATCGGTAATCCATCTTCTACTGGCCTAATATTAACTATATCAACTATATTATTATGCGCAGCTGCAATGATATGGTCCTCACGGAAATTTAGTTTTCCTCCAGCGTTAGTGTCGATTACAGTTGGTTGCTTAATGGGAATTCCATTAGGCTTAGCGACAGTCGGCGATCTATCGCCAGTAACCGCAAGCTTGCCAACGCTAGCTATCCCAACCTTTAGTTGGAGTCTGCTATTGACAGTCTTACCGTATTCATTCGGGATGGCTGTGTCTGGCTTAACTGAATCTCTGTTGACTGTCGATACTGTGTCTCATAAATTAAATGAACACGGCGATAAAGCAAAAGAGACATTTGCTCAAGGGCTTGGTAATATAGTTAGCGGATTCTTTGGAACAATGGGAGGCTGCGTCCTAGTCGGACAGACTAATTTAAACGTAAATGCTGGAGCAAAGCATCGACTCTCTGGAATAGTTGCAGGGATTGGGCTCTCTCTAATTATTCTATTGTTTGGGAAATGGATTGAACAACTACCGCTAGTTGGATTAATTGGAGTAATGTTGGTAGTTGTATATCAAACTGGGGATTGGCAAAGCATAAAATCAGGAAATAAACTTAACTTATTGAGTATTATATTGACAGTTATTATTTCGTTAGCTACTCATAACTTAGCAATCGGTGTAATCATCGGGTCAATTGTATTCTATTTTAGTAAATTAATATTAAAGCATGACACACGTAAAGAATAAAACAGTAACTGAATACTTAGATCAGGACTATGCGATGTACGGAATGTACACGTTAGAAAACCGGGCAATTCCTTCTGTAATAGATGGTTTCAAACCTACTCAGCGTAAAATCATTTATATCTCAGATAAAGTCTGGAAATCAGGCAATGAAAAGCCATTAAAGATATTCCAGTTAGGTGGTAAGATCGCAGCAGATGCCCACTACCATCACGGTGACGGGTCTCTAAATGGTGCAATCATTGGGATGGCTCAGTCATTTAAGAATTCATTACCTCTTCTTGACGAGATAGGCCAGTTCGGATCTCTAAGATCTCCTGAAGCTGGTGCGGCTCGTTATATTTCAACTAAACTTACTGGAAATTTTAGACTTCTTTACAAGGATTTTGAATTGCTTGAGAATCAAGTCGAAGAAGGAAATACGATTGAACCTAAATTCTTCTTGCCAATTATCCCAACCGTTCTACTAAACGGAAGCTCAGGTATTGCAGTAGGATTTGCCACTAACATATTAAATCGTAATCCATTAGACTTAGTAGACTCATGTCTTAAAGTATTAGATGGCAAGAAAATAGGCAAACTGCTTCCATGGTGGAGAGACTACATTGGCCCAGTCGAGTCAGTCGTTGGAACTAACCAGTACATTATGCGTGGAGTATACGAAGTTCTGAATACTACTACTGTCAAGATTACAGAGCTTCCGCCATCAATGACTTTTCAGAAATACGAAGTTCATTTGAATACTCTACAAGATAGAGGAATTATTGTTTCGTACGATGACAATTCTTCAAATGGAATCAACTACACTCTTAAATTTGCAAGAGCTACACTAGCTGACCTAATTGGAAAAGGCCGGCTCGACCAAACCCTTAAGATGATTGAGACTGAAACTGAGAACTTAACCTGCTTAAATGAAAAGGGCAAGCTTGCAATCTTTGAGGACATTACTCAAGTGGTAGATTACTTTGTAAACTTTAGATTAAGTTTCTATGATAAACGCAAAGCATTCTTAATCAAGAAGTACGGTGAAGAATTAATTTACTTATCGAACCGAGCTAAATTCATTAAGCTTATTATTGATGGTAAACTTAAAGTAAATAACGTTCCACGTAAAGAGATCATTCTCTACCTGCAAACGGCAGACTTCGACGAAGTTAATGGATCGTATAACTACTTACTCAACATGCCAATCCACTCTCTGACTAAAGAAACTTACGAGCAATTATTGAAAGAAGTTGCTGATATTAAATCGCTATTAGTCGATATTAAAAAGAAGGATCCAACTGAGATGTATCGAGAAGATTTATTTGAGCTAAAGAAAAACCTAAAGTATTCTTCAAAGTAAAATAAAAATAAAGTAATCAACCATGTTAAAATCATTTAGCCAATTCGTAACTGGATTATTTGAAAAGAAAGGAGACGCTCATAGTTATGGATGTGCAATGGTCTATTTCAATTTTCCAACAATGCCTGAACTGCATTCAAAAATAGATGAAGCAGATATCTACACAGAAGAGGGCGATCGTTCATACGGTCTTGAGGATGAACCTCATACAACTCTTTTATATGGACTTCATTCGGCAGATATTAATGACGCTAAGGTATTAGAGATATGTAAATCTAAACCAATCGGTCAACTGACTCTACATAATGCATCTCTATTTGAGAATGCTAAATACGATGTACTTAAGTTTGATGTAGAAAATCCAGTGTTGGCTGAGATTAATGCAGAACTTAGTAAGTTACCTCACACTACTGATTTCCCAGACTACCATCCACATGCAACAATCGGGTACCTAAAGCCTGGAACCGGCAAGAAATACGTTGACTTATTTAATGGTAATCGGCATGAAGTCGCTGCTCATAAAATAGTTTATTCAAAACCTGACGACAGTCGAATCGAAGAAGAATGGAATTAATTAGTACATACATTTGCAAGCAAGGAGATATTGGTGTCCACAATAATATGTTTGGTGGAATTATCCTTTCTATTATTGACGATGCTGCTGCAAGTTATGCATCTCAAATATGCGACACCCAACGAGTAGTAACCCTAAAAATTGACGAGCTGGTTTTTTCAAAGCCAGTAAAGGTCGGTAATATTATAAAAATATACGGATCAGTAAAGGCGTTTGGAACAACTTCAGTTACTCTATACATTGAAGTTCGTAAGCATAATGTTTACACTGGAGTTCAAACAGTAGTTACTCACACAAATATAAAATTCGTTCGGATTGACGATGAGGGTAATTCCCTAGCAATTAGCGAAGGAGTCAAAGTTAGATACACTGATCGAGTTAAGGAATTCGGCAGAGCTCTACTTGATCCAGACGAAATGTCAACTCGTAAAAATAAAAACAAATAACATGATAACTCAAGAAATCTTAGACTCATTCGTTTATGAAACGCTTTCCGGAGAGTGGAACGTAACTGACCCTACTGAATTTGATCAGGTCCTAGTGGCAGGCCCATTTAAAACCAAAGAAGCAGCTGAAGCTGCTCTTATTGAATACGTTAAAGTAAATGAAATTACTTTCGAGTAATTAAAAGATATACTTTAAAAGAACTGACGCAGTTTCCTGAGAAGGATTAACTGAGTCTGTTATGTAATGAGGGTAACCTTGATAGCTATACGTATAAACTAATCCTATTTCTAAATTCTTTTTAATCTTAAGTGCGATTGTGTTTGTACTTCGCATGTTTAAATTATCTAGAAAAGAAACTTCTCTGCTTGAATAAATTGCTGGCTGAAATAGAGTAACTGACGAGATCTTAATCAATCCGCTTTCGTAATTTGCTCTAAGTCTAGATGATGCTCTTACTGTAAAGTTATTATTTGAAACCTTAATGCTGGACCAAAAATACTCTGGCAAAATTACTTCAGAGAAAACAATATCGAACTTCTTATTCTTGATAATTGATACGCCTAATCCCAAACCAGCTGAGCTTCGAAGATCTATTTTTCTCATGTATGATCTCTCATCTTCAGTAAATCCAATAACTTTAAACTTACCTATCTGTTTTGAAATATTTCCAGTCAAGTAGACTTCATTTTCGTACTGAGTCATTTCAGATTTTCCATACGCGGATTGCTTGCTCCAACGGTAAGTAGTATTTAGATTCCATTGATACGATCCAGTATCTCTTTTTAATTCAGCTTTCGTTGTAATACCAATTGCACTAAAGTTTCCCCTAGTTCCATCTCCTCCAACCGATATTGATTTTTTAATTTGACTAAATACAGGTAATGAGACTGTCAGTAATAGTATCGTTAATATAAACTTCATTATTTGTTACGTGTATTTTTTAACTGTATTATTTGGTTAACTGCATTTAGGAATAACCAGTCCTCGACATCAGTTAACTTACATAAAAAATTATATTCATGCATGTAACACATGAGCTCCTCTTCTCTTGCTGTAAACTTAATCAAGTTATTCCATAAGTACAGGTGATACGACTCATGCACCAATACGGCCGCTAAATTATTAATAGACGGACTAGTTACGTCCTTTGTATTAATCACAATAGTATTGGGTGGAAGGTTAGTAGATCTATCGCCCATTATAAACTCAATTCGTTTACAATTCGTAATCAGAGTTTGGTAACTAACTGAGTCAGTATCTTTTACAAGTAAAATAGCCCTCTCGACTCTAGCCTTCCAGCCGTCTCCGACATCGTCTATTACTATTTGAGAAAATCCAAATACTGGAATCGTTAATATTAATACAATTAAGGCATTTTTAAAATACATTGTTCAAGTGCTTTTTTGATAGAATTAGATACTGTCATTTTAGAAAACGGCATAGCACCCTCTTCCAATTCAATCATTACGGCTCTCACCTCAGTCTCAGACTCGCCAGTCCCTTCGTACTTTTGCCCGTTATAATAAATTCGAACAGCGACTTGTGTAACCTGCTCAGTCTTTTCTATTCCAGCAATACGTATGGTACTTTTAGGAATACCGAAATAATAGATCTCAATCTTAATTGGGGATCCTGCATCAGATAGACAGTATTTAGAAGAAAGTAGGTCTTCTGCTATTTGCTTTACACCAAACCGAATATCACGGTTTCCTAATTCCCTAACCTTTGCGGTAGAATATACTGTGTCTATTTTAATACACATGTGAATTGGGCTAGTTTGCGAAAAAGCCAGCAGCTGTACCAATAGTAAAACTGCAAGCAATAAAATAAACTTCTTCATCTTATAAAATTTATTATTTTTTTAGTTCAATTATTGCATCCTCAACGTATTTATCACGTTGGTCTTGTAAGTATTGTATTCGATCGAGCATAATTTGTTTATCATCCTTTACTGTTTGCTCAGTATAGGCTTTTTGTGCTTCATATAGTTTTTGCCAATACGCTACACGCTCTTCCATCATCACGCCTTGATACCAAATAACCGCTATCATAAGTACGATGGTAAATGATTGTTCTTTTAGTTTAGAAAAGAAGGTATCCGTAAATCCTGAAGTAGGGTTTGTTTCTTCTGCCATATTTAATTTGTTTTTTTTATTTATTGTGTATAGCCAGTCCGTAACAGATAAAAGCTAGTAGTTCCTCCATTAGTTGGTGTTGAAATAATCATTGATTGAACTCCTGGTATACTGGAGCGTAGATCACTTGTCCCGGAATTAATAGTTGTCCATTGAGCTGGCGTAAATATCCGATACGACGGATATGCATTTATCCAATTTGGAAATCTACCTGAAATTTTACCGAATATGCAATAGGAATCCGTTACATTAAACCGAGTATCTTGATTAACGTCCATTGTATAATACAATTTAGAGCTTGGCATCACCGAGTATAATAACATTTGAATAGGGTATTGAGCAGCAGTTGATATTGGATTACTAATAGTCAGATTTTCTAATCTAATTTGGAAATCATGGGACGCGTCATCTAAATTAGGTACCATTGAATATAGACCCAACGAATTAGTGTAATATGTTCCCTTTATGCTGAATGTAGTTTCCGGTGAAGCTGGTGTAAATCTAACTGAATAATTAGTTGCGCTCCATTGAGATGCATTCTTTCCACCGACTGGAACAACCGTTGACGAAGAAGTTGATATTAGACCGGCGGTCGCGTTATTACTACCACATAAAGGTTTTGAGGCATAATTTATATCTATTAAATTCGACGTTTCATATAGAATGAACTGAAATGTGTGTAGATTTGTTCTACACCCATAATGCGGAACTGCATTAAAAGAGACAGTCAACGATCTATTGGGCGATGTTCCTGATGTTACGTATCTGATGTTAGCTGATCCAGGAAATAAGTCCTCCCAATCCGCTAAAATTGCGTTTAATGGAGACCCTGCATTTGGAATAAAGGCTGCAGTATATCCAGTTGTTTGGCCCGAGCTAAACCCGATCCATCCATTTGATCCAACGTAAAATTGAGTATACGTATTTCCAAAGTAGGTAAAACTAAATCCTATATTAAATGGTCCATGTGTAGCATCGTCCGATGATGGAATTACGGTACCGGTTGTATAACTAGGAGAAGTCGGATAAGTAGGAAAAGTTACTTCATATTGAACAATCCTTTTGCCGTATAGCAAGACTGGTATATTTTGTAAGCCTTGACCATTAGCTCCATAAACATATCCTGAATAAGTAAATGGTTGAGCATACACCGACCCTATAATCAATGTAGCAATTAGTGTGATGATAAACTTTCTCATAATAGCATGCGAGTTCCCAGCATGATGGTATAGTTTAATGTGGATTCATTAATCGCCCAAGCTCCACCGGCGTTTATGTTAAGCTTAAATCGTTTAGTTATCCCGATATTAGTTCCCATAATAGGTAAAACCACATGTGGTGATTTTAATAGAACATCATTATAGTAACTAACGTATGGGGCATACACGTACAAACATAACATTTTTACTGAAATTCTCTTAGAGATTTTCCAGTCATACATTCCTCCAGCAATAGCAGCAGTTCCTATAAAAGCAGTCCCTGATACTTGGCCGACTGAACCGGTTAGCATATAAAGAGCTTTTAGGTTTTTCGGCTTATTTAGAGTCCACATTTGACCTACTGCTAATGTTCCATAGACAGTCATTTGTCTTTCAAAACCAATAGTAAGCGATGTAGAGATTAAATCTATTCTTCGCTTATTCATGAATGCATAAAAGCCTGTAATATTTGGACCCTTTATAGCAGTCGTATAGTCTGCACTAATTCCGTGAGATCTCTTTCCGTCCCATCTCATTGATGAGTAACCTCCAGTGACCTTTCCTCCAACTGTAACATCTGAATTTTTAAAATTGAATCCAACGAAATCGCTGCTTGCTAAAATACTAGGTCGATTCCCATTTTTATTAGAGGCACCGGCTGCTCCTCCACCTGCGGAAGTTGATTCCTGTACTGAACCAACTGATCCGCCAATTAAGTTAGTTTTTCCACCTGCTTCTGTTTCAGAAGTTGGCGTTGACTGATTATTTGAGCCGCTTGTTCCAGAGCCAGCGGTCGTTCCAGACCCGCCTCCATTAACATTGCCGCTATTTGAAGTTGATCCGCTAGCTTGAGATCCGGTAGTTCCGTTGCCGGTTGTTGATCCGCTTCCGGTAGTTGAGCCGGTCGTTGAACCGCTTCCGGTAGTTGAGCCGGTCGTTGAACCGCTTCCAGTGGTTGATCCACCTGCTTGAGACCCAGAGGTTCCATTGCCAGCTTGAGACCCAGCTGTTCCGTTACCGGCAGTTGATCCTGGTTCTCCAGATCCTCCGCTGCTTGTCGAGCCAGTTTCGTTCGAACCTTGAGTCTGTGAGCCCTGTGTCGTAGAAGATCCACTACTGCTAGTAGAGCTCCCATTGTTACTAGTGGTCCCAGAGTTAGAGCTACCACCAGTACTTCCATTAGATTGTGCATTTGTTGAAGTACTATTTTCTGCAGGTTTATCCGCCCCGCCTTTATTTTTGGAGTTACCCTTTGACTTGGAGGAATTTTGTACACTAGAGACAGTTCCGCCAATCATATTACTTGATCCGCCAGCCATATCAGATAGAGCCGATAATGAGTTTACTATTCCTAGAAAACTAATTGCTGTATTTTGTGCTATATTAACTGAAGTAGGCATTCCTACTAAACTTGCACATGGGTTGTTATTACCAAAGGAAGAATAAACGCCTTGAGCCCATGTCTCAAAACCTCCATTGTAAAAATCCGTTGGTTGAAATGTATTTACTTGACCGTAATAGGTTACTGTTATTCCGTTTGATGGAACTTGTATTGTTTTGTTTATTCCAGTACATGGATCAGTGTAATTGTAGGAAAAGGTTTGAGCCATTCCCAATGACGATACTAAGATCCACGCAATAAGCAGTATAATTTTTTTAACATACATTTGCGTTTCATATTTTAATTTTTGAAGATATTCTTCTTAATCATTCTCACCACTATCCTAGACGATGCTGTCTCTAACGCCTTTTTAGTTGTAATACCAATGGTAGATTGGTTAAATTTAATTTCACTATCGTCCACTCCATCTAAAATAGAAACGGTTTTAATAGTGGAAGCTTCGCCTAATCCTGAACCAACTAGAACTTCTCCAGTCTCAGCATCAACGAATTTTACCTGTAAACCCAGTCGAGTTGTTTGAGTTGTTTTAGACTCGCCGTTTATTCTAACGACTTCATCTTCTGATACAGAGAAATCGTAAACTTCAATATAGACAAAGTATTTTGCTAACTTGATTTTACCACGGCCGTCTAGTTTATTCTCAGTGAATCCTTTATCAGACGCTTTAAATTGACTAATCATTCTCTCTTTAATTTCAAGTTTGTCTTCAGTAAATACAAAACGGTTTGTGTATTCCAAATATTCCAATACAATATTTGTTACACCAAGACCAACCCGTTTATCCTTTAACTCAGGATACATTTCGTAAAGCTCCTCATTAATTCCAATCTTTAATAATTGAATAGGAATTTTAATTGTGTCAGTATATTCCGGAACAGAGTCAATTGACATCTTCTTTTCAAAAGAAGCTCGGTACTGCTCAGTCTTGATTGAACCAGGCTGAGCAATACATAAGCTTACTGAGAAAAGCATTATTAAGATAAGTGCTAATCTCTTCATGATTATTCGGTTACGTTATTTGAAGTAGTATTAGAAAGAGATACTCCATCTTCTTCGTCAACCTTTTGAATTAACATTTTATCACGATCTTCTGAATTGAACCAGTAGTCAACTACTTTATTTAGGTTACCAACAAAGGCTCCCAATAAAAGAAGTAGTAATTCTTTCCAATCTTCTGCGATTGTTACTCCAAAAAATACAGCTGAATTAATTCCAGCAATAATAAAGAAGAAAAGAAATAGAACGATTCCTGTAATTTTCCAACGGTTTGACTGCATTTGTTGTAGCATGTAGTAGAAGCGATTCTTGTCTTCAACCTTTACGTATGCAGATTCACCGATTAATAATTTTTTCAAATTAGACATTGTAGTAGTAGTTTATTTTTAGTTCTGAAAATAAAAAGGCGGACGTTAATCCGCCTTCTGATTACCAAGGAGCGTCTTCAGACTCGCTCTTCTTCTTTTCCGCTGGTTTTTCAGCTGGAGCTTTCTCAACAACTCTCTCACGGATTACTGTGTTAGTTCCGCCTGATTGTTTTTGTTGATTTGTATTATTGTTTTCAAGATTAACGTTGATAACTGGTTGAGCTGCTGGTGCAACCTGTTCAGTTTTCGTTTCTTCTTTTTCATGGTCACCTCCGTTAAATAGAGTAGTTGTAAGCCATGTACCTCCAGCTAAAACTGCCGTAGAGATCGTACCGATCAGGGTCTTCTTAAGACCTGACCATGTTCCATCATTTGTTTCTGCTGCGTTTGTTTCCTCAGACATTGTTTGTTTATTTTTTTATGATTTTAGTAGAGTTAATTTGATCAACTGCCTGTAAAGAAGCAACGTATAATCCGCTAGTTAACTGATTAATATTGGAAGAGTATACGTATTTTCCAGCTGGCATGTCTTGATCAAGTATAACAAATTGTTCTGATCCGTTTAGGTCAACGATTACTAACTTAACCATTCCGCTATTCTTAACTGAGAAGTCAAAGCTTATCTCTCCAGTAGTTGGATTGGGAAATGCGGTAATTTCAAAGTTATCCAATTGACCAGAAGGTCCAGCCATTTTAGCAACGATTAAGATGCCGTTTGCTGCGGTGATTGATAAATCCCTAGATTGATTGTCTCCTGAGAATTTTCTAGAAGTATACAAAGGCGATGCCTCCCAATCAATTTGAGGTTTAAGTGCGATAAATCTCAATTTAAAAACTTCATAATTATCTGGAATCATGTAGCTTTTGTTAGCTGATGGATCGTAACCGGCCCATTCGATAATTCCGCCAGTTGGATTGAATGAAGACATCCACTGCATTGATTTAGCAGAGTTAGTAATGTCTTTAAATTCCAATAAGGTCTGATCGTATAACATTGCTAATTGAAGAGACGAAATATCCTTTCCTCCAGTTTTAACAGTAACCGGTATTTCTACTAGATTTCCTGAATTTACAGAAAGATTAGGAAGATTAACTTCAATTGAGCTCGTTGGAAAATCGTATTCAACTGTCATATCAATTACGTTTTCAGTTTGAGCTGGGGTTCCAGCCGGTGGATTGATCATTACTTCAATTGGCGTTAAACGAGCCATGTTGTAACCCGTACCGTTTGCATCTCCTGGAACAAGTACGTAATATTGAACTGAATCAGGTTGTCCTGGTAAAATGTCGTAGTAGAAGTTTGTTACTCCAGCATAAGTTGAAGTATAGTTAGTCGATGGAGATCCTGTGATTGTTGTGTATTGGGCAGCAGTAAAGAACTTAACATCCTCAACGGCATTAGGCCATTCAGTGAATCTTCCAGCAATTCTACCAAATACTCCGTATGCATCAGTTATTGTTACGTTAGTTGAACCGTTAACATCTGCTGTATAGAAGTCGAATCCGGAAGGAGTCGCTGACCCTAACACCCATTGATTAATTAATTGAGCATCTGCTGTTGATATAACGTTTCCTACCGTCATCGTATCACCTTTAATTGCAAGGCGTACATCATAATAAGTAGTATCAATAATTTCGCTAAATGCAAAATTTCCACTTAGGTCAGTTACGTACGTATCATGAGTTCCCCAAGTACCTCCAGCTTTTACCTTTTTCTCAAGAGCTAAAGTTAAGTTCTTTGCTCCAGTTCCAGTAACGTTTGTAAATTTACCATGGAAGTCTAAAGTAGGCTGTTCCCATACACCGCCGTAGCTATGCTTGCTTAGAGTAGTATCTAAACCTGTCTGAGATGCAGCGAGTGTAGTAAAAGAAGCTGCGCCACTAAACGTAAGAGCACTGATTGAGGGTAACGCATAAAACGATGCAGCTGCAACGTGAGTAAAGGTTATTTCAAAGGTTTCACCGTCCGCTAGAGTATAAGTACTGCTGTTTCCAGTATACACTAATGAAAGGGTTACGTAACCGGTAGCATTACTATCTACTGACTGTAAATATAAGTTAGTAGGCGATCCAACTAGCGCAACTGATGCACTAGCAAATGCATCCTTATCGTAAAATATTCGAGTTTGAATACCTGTGTATTTTGAGATAGTTGCATTCTTTAGCGTGATTCTGGCTTTGGACTGACCTAGCGTACTTGTACCAACTTGATATGTCGTATCAATGATTGTCCAAATTCCTGCGCCTGGGGCAGGAGGTCCACTTTGAGCATAAACTCCAGTAGAGAGTGCGCACGTGACTAGTGCGAATAGAATAAAGATTATTTTTTTCATCGAAGAACATTTGTTTTTTTATTTTAATAAAGCGTAATACTCGTTAAAGTGTTTAATACGGTCAGCCAAACCAATCGTTCCACCATTAACTCTCTTAGTTACCGCAGTTACAGCAGCAGTGTCTGCTCCTTTATCACAAATCGCCCATAAGCCATTAGACTGAAAAAAGAAAGCAGCCGATGCGAGTGGGTATTTTGTAGCGACTAGATCCGGATTAGCAACAGTATCCTCGCCGATAAATTTTGCAAAGTTTGTGTAATTCGATTTACCAGTCAATTGAATGTAACCGCGACCTCTGAATTTAAAACCTTCTTTCGAAGCTTCATCTCCATTACCCATTCTAGAAGCATACACTCTAGCAGCGATTTTTTCAGGTTGACGAGCATAAGACTCGTTTAAGTTACCAGGAAAATACTTTCCGAAGATCTTTTTAAGACCGTCAGCTGAATAGTTTAGATTCTCGTTAACTGCTTTGAATCCTCCACTTTCGTGTCCACATTGCGCAAGGAAGTGAGCTAATCTTAAAGGATTAGTGATTCCGAATTTTGCAGCTGTGTCAGGAATTTGAGCGATTACTGCTGCTGGTACATGTCCAGCTAGTTTTTCAAGTTTAAAACTTGATGGTGGGATTGGCGTAGCTGCTGGAGCTGCAACTGGAGCTGCACCAAACATCTTAGCCCAAGTAGCATCTCCGACGATACCGTCAGGAGTAAGCCCGTTTGCTTGCTGCCATGCTTTGACAGCGGTTTCTGTTCCAGGTCCGAAGCTTCCATCTGCGCCTACTCCTAGGAGTGCTTGCATTTTGGCAACCTCTGGGCCATTAGATCCATTCTTTAATAGCATTTGAAAAGGGTTTTTTGTTATTTATCAATTACTGACCTAAAAAAGAGTCATTAAAAAACCCCCAGTTTAAGCTGGGGGTTACTAGTAAACTCGTAAATTCTTAAACAATATCAGTTGATTCCAATAGAGTGTAAGTGAATGAATTTCCGTGGATTGCTTTAGCTAGATTTGCAAGTTTCATTAAGGCATTAAAGTCTGCAACCTTTTTAAATACTTGACAACCTTCGGACCAGTTTTCAACGTATTCAGATTGAGTTTTTGGGTTAGAGCGGTGACCGTTAATTCCAAAGATTCCTTCTTGAATTGTTGTTTCGTCATACTTCATGTCTTTGTTTTTATCACGATAAACTTTAACTGGCTTAACCTGTCTTAGTGCTTCGTATTTGCCCTGGTGTAATCCAATCGCCCACATTCCACGATATTGTCCTGGAACTACTCGAGCAACTCCATTTGGATTGTGATATTCAAGCATAGCTTTCTTACCCGGATCAGTAGTTATTGGCCAGCAGTTAAATTGCCATACGCCGTTAACTTTATAAGAAGCAGTCATCCAATCGTCAAATAGATTAGTAACTTTATCTGCGATTGCCGCTGAGTTATTTCTAACCCCAACTAGATTTAGGTCATAGTCTTTGGCCCCTTCGAACCAAGCATAACCCTTTGCCTTAACTGCAGCCTCGATCATTTCTTTTGTGTAATTCATAATATTTTCCTTTGTACTTTTTATTATTTAACTAACAGGCTATGCTTAAAACTATGATAAATAACCTTACCGTGAGAGAATACATTAATAAGAAGAGTGCGAATCTTCTTTTGGGATGGTGTATTGAAAAGTATGGCCCAAGTAAGTACAACAATCTCAAAACGTTGAAGATTCAGATTGATCCGAACCATATACATTTCGGAATGTATGAACCTTGTCAAAACACAATCATTTTAAATCCAAAAAGACACAGGTCGTTACTTTCTTGGTGCAGCACAGTAATCCATGAATACACCCATTTCAAACAGGACATGGAAAAATACGGAGAATACCGAACAAGTTACGAAAAACATCCATACGAGATAACGTGTAATAAGAGAGGATATCGCGATCAACTTGAGGCCAGAAGATGGCTTATTCGGAAACTCTGCACAAATTCTTAGTATAATAATTCTCTAAATTAAAAACAAAAATAACCAGAAACATGAAGAAATCAATTTTGCTTTTCGCTTTTGCACTAGTTGCAATGATCGCTATCACTAGCTGTTCTAACTCTGCTCCAGCTGACTCTACTGTTACTGTTGCTGACTCAACTCTAGTTGACTCAACTTCAGTAACCACTGACTCAACTCTAGTTGACACAGTTACTGTAAAGTAATCAGAGAAACCTCTCGACTCTAAGTGCCTAGATTTCTAGGCATTTTTTGTTTAACTTGTTAAACCCTTTCGACTTTTATAGTAGAATAAATTAAACTGAAATATGGATCAAAATGTCAGAGTCGGTCTTGAAAATTCAAGCCCAATCGTTTGCGAATCTTGCGGGAACGATACGTTTAAAGAAGCGAGCTACTTACGTAGAGTTTCTAAATTATTAACAGGATCAGCTGAGGATATGATTGTCCCAGTTCCTACTTTTACCTGCTCAAAGTGCTCTCACGTAAATGAACAGTTTCAAGTAAAGGACGCTAAACCTCAATCAACTGACAAACCTAAAATTATCTCTTAACTTATGTTAATTATAACAGACTATTGGGCTCCATGGTGCGGTCCTTGTAAAGTAATGATGCCAGCTATTTCAGAATTATCGGAACGATTTAATGTACCTGATTCTCAAATTGAGATTAGAAAGGTAAACGTTGACGAAAATCCTGAACTTGCCAGTAAATTTGGAATCAGGGGAATCCCTACTCTTATTTTTGTTAAAGACGATCAAGAAGTAAAGAGACTTAGTGGTCTTAGAACAAAGAATCAGATACTTGAAGAAATCGAAACAATACAAAATTCATAATGGAAATTACATTTATAAGTGATACACATTGGATTGTATCTGATCCAGTTAATACAGAAGACCTAAATGATCTTCTGCCTGGAGGTCCTATCTTGGTCCACGCAGGTGATGTATCTGGGCGTGGAACTGAGCGTGAAATTAGAGTATTCCTTAAATGGTTTAGTTCACAACCCTATATGCATAAGATCCTAATTGCTGGAAACCACGACTTCTTTTTTGAGGTAGCAAAACCAGAGGAGGTTCAGGCTCTGCTTGCTGAGTATCCTGGAATTACCTACTTAAATGATAGTGGCGTAACGATTGAGGGTATTAAATTCTGGGGAAGTCCAGTAACTCCATTCTTTCATAATTGGGCATTTAATCGATATGAAAATGAAATAGGTCCACATTGGGATCTTATTCCGGAAGGAATTGATGTTCTGATAACGCACGGGCCTCCTCATGGAATCTTGGATAAAACTATCAGAGAAGGTTGGAGCGTTGGTTGTAAAAGTCTAAAGGCTAAGGTTGATCAAATTAAACCCCAAGTTCATGTATTCGGCCACATACACGAAGAGATGGGCCAAGTAGAAATAGGCGGTACTACATTTATTAATGCGTCAGTGGTCGATGAACGATATCGACTATGGCATAATCGCCCGCCAGTTATTAACGTTGAACCAAGATCAGAAAATTTAGTATAATAACTCTATGGAAATAGAAACTAATAAACCACGAGTTGTTTGGAATCCTGGAATTTATTCAATCTTTGCACTGCTAACTGCGATGATCGGTTATCAGATTCACAATAGCATTTTTTGGGCGATCATGGACTTCTTTTTCATGCCATTCGCTTGGATTAAATGGTTAATCATGCATGAAGTAAATATCACAATCATTAAGGAAACGTTTTCCTTTTTTCTAAAATAAAAATCAATATGAAAAAATTAGTAATTTTAACAGCGATCCTATTCTCATTCGCTTCATGTACTGAAAACTCGCGAGTTAAAAACTTCGGCGGTGAAGGCACTATCAATTTACCAAAGGGCAGAAAATTGGTAACTGTAACGTGGAAAGAGACTCAAATCTGGTATTTGACTCGGCCGATGGATTCAAGTGATGTTGCTCAAACCTATCAGTTCCATGAAGAATCGAGTTATGGCGTAATGGAAGGTACGTATAATATAATCGAGTCTAAGTAACTCAAAGGAGGATTGGCAGAGTGGTCGATCGCGGCAGTCTTGAAAACTGTTGTACCGCAAGGTACCGTAGGTTCGAATCCTACATCCTCCGCCAAAAAAATCAATAAACAATGGGACTATTCGGAGCAATCGCTAATATAGCAAGCGCAACAGTAAAAACAGCATTGTCACCAATCGCAGTCGTAAAGGATGCAGTTGACGTGGCAACCGGTGGCGAAGCTACCGCAACAAAGGATTTAATAAACTCGGTCGGCGAAGACTTATCTGACGCAGTCGATGAGGTAGTTGATCCTTATTAAAAAAATAACAGTATATGTTAATTAAAAATCAAACGCCATACCTTGGCAAAATTCAGTTGAAGTTCGAGAGATTTCCTCACTACACTGGCAAAACTAAATTAAATAAGATCCACTTGGATCTGGGATTTACTAAGTTAGTAAGCCGAATCCGACCTGAAAGAGATTTGGAAGGTTGGGCTGTAAATCCTGAATGTATTAAACAAATTGAAGCAACTACTGGGCTAAAGGTAGGAGTTCATAAGTTCGGACCAGACGATGAGTACTCATTACCCAATTCATGCATGAATCCAGACGGAGTTTACGTTGGATCAATTGAAGAAGGTTGGTGGTACTACAACAATGGCCTCAGAGCAACAAAGGGATCTCATCCTCATACTGCATGGAGTAAGAAGGCAAAGCAGTGGATTGGTTATTCTCACCGTGCTTCTTGTGCATTCGGAAAAGGCGATAAACTATTTGATGCTAAATGGAAACCTGCTGAACAAGACCTTCCTCAATACGAAAAGTTCTACGGCAAGCACCTGGACTCGTATTATAAAGAGTGCGAAGAATGGGCAAAGAGTACCTCTGACCATAAAGCGTCAGAAGAAGAAATGACCCTTGCTGGTTGGGCAGTAGATCATATTCCTTTTAGACTACGTGGTGCTAAGACAATTCATTCGTATGAAGATGCTTACAAGGCAGCAGTTAACTTTGCAAAATACGTATCGTAATGGCAAAAGGCTCTATATTAAATGCACTAAAGAACGAGGCGGACATGAAACGTCTCGTTCTTGAGTTTACTGAGAAATTAGAACATGACCCGTACCAACCGGGGCTAGTTCATCCGGAAGTCTATCCGGACGATGTTCAGGAAGTACTTGAAGATCTACTGTGGATTAGGGGATTCGATGAAGCGACTATCAGAGTTAGAAAGAATCCAGATGGAGTATCTGTATCAGTAGAAGTTTTGGGCAGAACTAAGGGATAAATAATAAAAATAAGATCCCTAATGAAACTTAAGAGATTTTCACAATTTGTAAAAGAGAGCTTGATAACAGAATCTTCGTCAGTTATTGAAGTTGAAGAAAATATATTCTTAATAGACGAAATAATCTACATAATTTGGCTTGTTACACTAGACGTATCTTTCGATTATGAGCCTGACGATAGCAGTGTCGGATTCGTTGGCGGCTATTCAGTTGATGATGTTGACTTTGATGGAGTAGACGGAGTGTATAAAGTAACTGATCCTTCAGTAATTTCGCAGGTTAAAGCCATGCTAGATTCCCCTGAAGCTGAAGAGTTAAAAAGCATGGGATTTGAAGGAGCTGATGAATATGCAGCAATTGGCGATTTAATATACGATGCAGAGCAAGAAGAAATTACAGGAGAAGAGCTCAAGGACTTCATTAATAAATTCAAAGCTCTTTACGATTCAAATACTCTAGTCGATTTAACTGGTACTTTCAAAAAAAGAACTGACTCTGCTCTCGATAGAGCGGTTGAGGATTTTGAACCTGATGAGCCTGACTACGATGATTACGACGATGATCGTTATTAATAAATAAACAAAAATTACTTTTTAAAATGAAACTTAAAAGATTCACACAATTTGTTAACGAAGCAAAGATTAACGAAGCTCAAATCAAAGATAAAACTATCGTTGCTAAGCTTGATAGAATTCACGAAATCAAAACTCGATTAAAAGAATTGACAGCTGAAACAAAAGCTATCAATACTGAGCTTGGTGCATTTGATGCAACAATGAAGCCGATCTTTGATGCAATGAAAGTCCTAAATGATAAGCTTGCAACAACTGAAAAATACGTTATCAAGATTTCAAGATACGGCGGATCTTCTGAAAACCCATCTTATGCTAAAGCTGTAGAGCAGGCACTAGGGTTAGTCGATGCTGCTGCTCAAGCAATTATCAACGAATGTGTTAGACAAAACACAGCAATATCAAACGTAAAACACTCATACGATATTGAAAAACTAGATGAATCTAAATTAACTGATAAAGCTAAAGCGATCGTTGCTAGGTTGTCTGGTAAAATCACAGCAATCGTTGCCAAGTTAAAGTCTTTCTTTGAGTCTAAATTCTCTAAGATCGATCAAGCAAACGAAAAACTTGCAGCAATGATAAAGTAATTTTTAGTAAAGGGAAACCTTTTTTAAAAAGTTGGTATAATAACTAGATAAATAACTAGACAAAAAAATTAAACTCGTGCAAATAACTACGAACATATCAAAAAATACTCAAAACTGGAATCAGTATCCGGCAGGCACAGTTAATGTGATTGCAATGGAGACGATTAAAGATTTTGGGGTATTGCGAGGTTCTAGTGGTATAAGTTAAGAAATTACATAACTAACAACAACGAACCTCGAACCTAAAAAATTCGAGGTTTTTTGTTTTAGCATGGTGAGGTAGCTCAGATGGTAGAGCACAGGACTGAAAATCCTGGTGTCGGCGGTTCGATCCCGCCCCTCACCACCAACAAAAAAATGAATAAGAATATGAAACGTAAACGCTAAAGGCCCAGTGACTCCCAGAGTTACAGGTCTAAATACACAGGTCTTCGTAGCTCAGTTGGTTAGAGCACCTCACTTTTAATGAGGGAGTCACAGGTTCGAGTCCTGTCGGGGACACTAAACTGGAATATAGCTCAATTGGTTAGAGCATTCGCCTGATACGCGAAAGGTTATAGGTTCGATTCCTATTATTCCAACCAAACATTGCGGGATGCGTAGAAAGCGGTTATCTCGTCAGTCTCATAAGCTGAAGTTCCCGGTTCGAGTCCGGGTCCCGCAACCAAAAGAATACACGGATGTGGTGCAATGGTAGCATGCGGGTCTCCAAAACCCTAGATGGGAGTTCGAATCTCTCCGACCGTGCAAATCTTTCGAAAGAAAGTGACTAAATTAAACCTAATGTGGTATAGTAATCATATAAGTTTAACAAGAGTTCTTTGACTTATTGGAGATTGAAAATTGTCCTGTGGTGTAATGGCAGCACGTCTGGTTTTGGTCCAGAAGATCGAGGTTCGAATCCTTGCGGGACAACATATTGCGGGGTAGAGCAGTGGTAGCTCGTTGGGCTCATAACCCAAAGGTCGTCGGTTCGAATCCGGCCCCCGCTACTAATGATTAGATGGGCGTAATGCGGGATGGTACCCAAGTCCCGAACTCGAAAGAGGTAAGGTTGTCTACTCCGTCTTGCACGGTATCCGGTTCGAGTCCGGCTCTAATCACCCGGATCCATGCACGTCGAGCGCAAACCAATCGCTCTTCAGGTAGATTTGCATGGATAAACAACCCGTCACGGTATACCCACAGGGTAGGAGTGAACTGGAGAGAAATGGTCCTGTAGTTAATCGGCTATAACGCCGCCCTGTCACGGCGGTATGCCGGGTTCGATTCCCGGTGGGACCGCGAAAGTATATCAACAGAAGTCCGACTTGCACGGATGAAAGGAACCTTGGCTCCATGGGATTAGCTACCCAACCGGAGAGATATAAATGACCCAAGGTACTCTGTTCAGGTCCCTGCTCTACTGTGCACAGTATCAGGTTATGGGGAACAAACCATAAGTAAAAACCGGAGCACGGTATACTTTTATTTGGCCCGTTAGTCTATCGGTTAGGACACGCCCCTTTCACGGGTGAGAGACGAGTTCGATTCTCGTACGGGCTACTAAGAACAACGGTCTCTCCGGCCAATGTGATGTCGACAATCACGGTCGGATCAAGAGTTCACCACCCTCAGCCTGGGCCCAGAGAAAACTCTGATGAAGCTGTTAAGATTGGAGCGAGACGGGTACTCCAACGTTGTTCTTAAATGGGCTGTTAGCTCAGTTGGCTAGAGCACCGCACTTGCACTGCGGGGGTCGAGAGTTCGAGTCTCTCACGGTCCACCAACATTGCCTCCTTAGCTCAGTTGGCCAGAGCGCCTCACTTGTAATGAGGATGTCGGCGGTTCGAATCCGTCAGGAGGCTCACATCGTATTAGGGTCGTGCCGCATTTTGCCACGATACGAAATAGACTTGAGAGGATCAGAGGCGGCCGTGACTACCTCAAGTCGAAGTTAGATAGTGTCTCGGTACGCTCTGGTTAGTCGCAAGACTTTCTAACGACGAGGTCCCGGTGGGCAGAACGCGTCTGATCCCACCCACTTGCGGGAGTAGCTCAGTTGGTAGAGCGCAACCTTGCCAAGGTTGAGGTCGCCGGTTCGAACCCGGCCTCCCGCTCCATAAGCGGATGTCGTATAATGGCTTATTACTCCAGCCTTCCAAGCTGGAGATGCGAGTTCGATTCTCGCCATCCGCTCGACCGGTGGCTCCCTTAATGGTTCGAGGCCGACCTCAAACATCGGTGATACGTCATACAGGGGGCGAAAGCGTATCAAACAGTCCTTTAGCTCAGTTGGTAGAGCATCTGTTTTACATGCAGAGGGTCGTAGGTTCGAATCCTACAGGGACTACTATGAGCAAGAGATACTCAGTAAGATTGGTCGCATTCTTTAAAAAAGCGATGGTAGTGAAAAAGTCCTCGACCTTAATGGGGGATCGATTCGGGTAAACGTGAGCAAGACTCTGCCGCGCCGACGTAGAGAGTTGACAGGTTTTTATGTGGTAAGACACTAATGAAAAAGACTTATTGGGGGAGGACCGTATAGTCTAAGACGTCAATAAGGGATATGGTTCTCGAAACAGTCAGAGAAACCCGTTAAAATCCAGTCTTCGTACAAGTCTCAGTATGGAGCAAATTATCGAGATGTTGGGGAGTCCGGTTACCCCGCCTGCTTTGGGAGCAGGAGAACTCGCAGGTTCGAATCCTGCCATCTCGACAAAAGAACCTTAGTAGAGGCTGACTCCACCAGCTAGGACGTAACGTTCAAGCCTAGCTGAAAGCACGCGCTTGCGCTGAAATGGTGGTCGAGGTTCTTTTATTTTATTGGGTGTTAGCTCAGCGGTAGAGCTCTCGACTGTTAATCGAGTGGTCCCAGGTTCGAATCCTGGACACCCAGCCAAGGTTGATTAGGGAATGATTGTGTCAATAGTTCGAGAGTGAATGCTGACTGACATAATCGGAGTTTGCAGGCATTCACCAGAGTAATGCTAATCGTAAAATGAGATGTCCACTGAACCATCTTCTCATTTCCTTACCTGCCGTAGCGCTGAAGTTGGAGAGTCAGGACAGACTGTAAATCTGTTGTCGTAAGGCTGAGTAGGTTCGAATCCTACCTGCGGCACCAAGTAGTTTTGAGGTGGGCGAATTCTACTCTAAAAAAATAATCCCTCCACCAGGACCTTTAGCTCAGTTGGTTAGAGCAGCGCACTCATAATGCGAAGGTCTCAGGTTCGAGCCCTGAATGGTCCACAAATTTTTTAGATTTTTTATCATCCGATTAAACCTAAATCGATTTTTAATAGTATAGTAATAGTGTATCTTAATTTAAAACAAATGACAAATACAAATTTAACTAACACAGTAGAACGATTAATGGAATTGCCTCAAGCAATCCAAGAATTGCAAATGGAAATTTTAGACCTAAACACTGAGTCTAACAAGAGTACCGAATTAATCTCCAATATCCAGTCAAAAATCAAGGTTGAAATTAACTCTGAAGTTGATGCAAACGGAAAGAAAACTTTCTCTAATGCAGAGGCAAGAGATGCTGAATTCATTGAGCGTACAAAGTTCAATTCTGAATTAGCAGGCCTTCGATCAGAGCATGACGCTTTACAGAGAGAAATTCAAGAGAAGAAAATTCAAGTTGAGTGCTTATCAAATGAGCAACGCAATAGCCGTTCAATCCTGAACTTTTTTGCAGGAGAAAACGAGACAGTTTAAAGACATTAACTTTTAGCACTTTAGTTAATAAAGTTTCGATGAGTACTTTTCGCGAAACTCCAAAAAGGCCAACATTTGTAACGTTTATGTTGTAAAGGGTGACACTACCTGCAGAGGCAAATCATCCAATAACGATACAAGCTATTTCATTTAGCGTCTTTATGAAGTAGTGGTTGCTGACCCCAACCAGCAAGACCAAAGCATGTAACTATGCGGGTAGAGTTTGGGACAAAGGCGTGAGGAACAGTAAAGGCAGCCATGACTACTTGATTGGAAATGTTTTACCCAGTACAATAAACCTTGCCGGGATGGTTACTACGCTGCAACGTGTCTTGCGGATATGGCAAAGGGATACTATAGACTCTGACTATATAAACATCGAATTGAAAGGTACTTAATTGCCGGAAGAGGAGATAAAAAGAGTGTAGCTGAACAGAGCAGCGATGACACAGCACTCTTTTGATTTTAAACCACCATTCATTAATAATTAAAACCGGCGTCAGCCGGTTTTTTTATGTGAGATAAATAATAACACAAAATAATTAATTGGATGGCGACTACTCCATTTGCATACAACCCATCGCAAGCTACAATCTCAGGAGCTACTAATTTAGTAAATCTTGCAATAGGCGAGTCTGCTCAAGACTATTCAGCTCAGCCAGGCGGAGTTACTTGGTGGATGGGACCTGAAGATACAACCGGTTACTTAATTTGTAGACCTGTACCTGCAGGTAATCAGCCAACTCAATTAGGCGCAATCGGAACAGTTCGATTTGCCAGAAGTGCAGCTAAAACCGATCAATCTTTTCTAGACCTGGCGAATTATTTAAAGAGGGACTTGGGAGGATCTCCTAATTTAGCTAGCGCATCGGCTGCTCTTACTTGGTTAAATTCAAATGGATTTTGGACTTCATGGGTTCAGCCTTACGTTGCAGGTTTATATAAAACTACATACTCTGGGTATTTTGCAGATAATGTCAGTTTCTTTGCAACCGCAACGCCTCAAACATTCGGAGCAAATCCAGCTACTTCAGTACAAACTACTGTAATTACTGAACCGGGAACAGACGATGGATCAGATTTTAGTTGCCAATGGTTAGGTTATTTCAAACCAGCTACTACTGAAACTTATACATTTTACACATCAAGTGATGATGCATCGTATATGTGGATAGGTGCAAATGCTCAGACCGGTTTCACTACAACAAATGCAACGGTTAATAATGGTGGATTACATGGGCCGGTAGAAGCATCAGGTACAGCATCATTAACGGCCGGCGCGTATTATCCGGTCCGAATTCAATTTGGCGAACGCGGTGGAGGTGATGTACTAACATTTAACTACTCAACTCCGACTATCACTAAAACGACTAATGTAACCGGATTAGTTTTCTATAATTCATCTACTAATAACTTCTAATTGTCTATTCATATTGGTATATTAATACCATGATGAATGAATTTCAAAAGTACGCAATGAGCGAGCACGGGGTGTCCTCATTGAAATTAGATTATTACGGTAAACAAGTTGAGTCATCGATGACTCCTTATATTTTAGAGGAACGTGAAATGCGAGTTACTCAAATGGATATTTTCTCCAGATTAATGAGGGATCGTATTCTATGGGTCGCTGGACCAGTAAACGACTACATGTCAACTATTGTACAGGCTCAGTTAATGTTCCTAGATTCTGTTGATAATTCAGATATCACAATGCACGTTGACTCTCCAGGAGGATCGGTTAAGTCTGGTCTATCAATGGTCGACGTAATGGACTATATCAAAGCCGATATCCGAACCGTAAATACTGGCATGGCCGCATCGATGGGATCAGTGCTATTGGGCGCAGGAACAAAAGGCAAACGTAGTTCCCTAAGACACTCAACCACAATGCTGCACCAATCGTCTGGCGGTTTTAGCGGCAATATTCAGGATGCTGAAGTTGACTGGGCTGAATGGCAAAAAGTCAATCATGAACTTTTCGTTCTACTTGGTAAATACTGTGGTAAGAAAGCTGACCAAGTAAAGAAGGATGCAACCAGAGATTTCTGGTTAAATGCTGAAGAGGCAGTTAAGTACGGAATTATAGATCAAGTAATCACAAAGAAACCTTAATATGAATAGAGTCTTAATTCTCCTACGTGGAGTTCCTGGTGCAGGTAAATCAACTGTTGCCAATTCAATATGGAATGAGTATGCCGTTTGCGAAGCTGACAAGTATTTTCACAACAAGGAAACTGGTGCATACGAATTTGATGTTACTAAACTGAAGGATGCACATGAATGGTGTAGATCCCAGGTCGAGACCAGAATGAAAGACAGTCTGGTGAATCCACAATTTTACCCAGAGATTGTTGTCTCAAACACATTCACCCAAGAGTGGGAGATGCAGGCATACTTCGATCTTGCAAAACAATACGATTACCGAGTAGTTTCTCTAATCGTTGAGAACCGTCATGGTGGAGAGAACGTGCATGGAGTACCAGCAGATAAGGTACAAGCAATGAGGGATCGTTTCCAAATTAAATTATGATAAAAACCGAGTCCTTTCTGGAGTATAGGATTACTTACTCATGTCCGTTGACTGGCATGACTGGTGTGTGCTTCTGTAAGTGGTATGAGAAACTTAATGAGGTAATTAATATTTTTAAAATACCAAGTGAGTTTAAGCTGGAAGGATTTGACGGACTCAATTGGAAACTTATTAACAATAGCGTGCCAATTTTGGTATAATAATATAAACCTTAAACATATAAAAGTTATGGACAAAAAACAAGTAATGCAAACGATCCTAGATAAATTAGGAAAGTTGAGCAAAAAATTGGGCAACTTAATGATTTTAGCATTAGCTCTAGTTGCAGGCTTCTTTATTGGTTATTACTACTGGATGGTAACAAATAAAACCGCAAAAACTGAATGGGAAAATATTAAACCCCTATCAGAAACATCGGTTGCAATCAATGAGCGAAATGAATTGCTTGTAATCGACCGAAAATCTGGAATCTATTCAATTTATCAGGATTCAATCGGTATCGTTATTTTTAACCTGTATGCCAATCGCATCTACAAACAAGTGGCACCAGCTGCTCAACAATAAAATCATGTTCTCCGTAAAATCTCTAGTTGTTCTAATATGCTTAGTAGTATTTGGCGCAACATGGGCTTACGAAATGCGTGAAAGGAAATCGAATGAATTGCCGGATGGGGTAATGAATATTCAAGATGCCCCTCCGTCAATTCAATTATACGACTACTTAAAGAAATACTCTGAACAATATGGAGTTCCTTTCAATATCGCGTATGGAGTGGCTCACAAAGAAACAGGTTATGATGGTCCATTTGATTGGAAATACAATCCACAATTAACTTCATCAGCCGCAGCGTATGGTGCAATGCAGATACAGGTTCCAACTGGCCAATCTGCATGGAAAGACGTCAAGGTAACTAAACACATGCTGTTGACTGATCTTGAATTCAATGTCGAAACATCAATGCGAGTTCTTTCTAAATTAAAGAAGAGATTTGGCAGATGGGATATTGCTCTTGGCTGTTATAACACTGGAAGACCTTTGGTAAACTCATACGCAATCGCAATCATAAACACAAAGATAAATTAATAATGGCAGACTTTTGTAATAAATGCGCAGACGAAATGTTCGGCGAAGATGCTTCACCGGATATTCAAGTTGAATCAATTGCAACTGGCCTTGAACCGGGATATTACATGCCAGTTCTATGCGAAGGTTGCGTAATGAGAATGATCGTCAAAGAAGAAGACGGCACAGTTAAAATTGGATACGATCCGCTTGACGACAGTGACGAATTTGTATTTGAAACTCTTGAAGAGTACTTACGTAAAGACTCTTCCCTTAACCGTGAACCCCTCCGTTGATAGTATCGGCGGACCGACGGCCTCCGATTGGAGGCCGTTTATTTTTTCGATAGTATAATAACTAAAAATATAAAATGACTGAGTTAGAAAAATTTCAAATAGTAAATTCTTGCGAAACTCCTAAGGAGTTAGCTGATACGCTAATAAAATTAGCAGATCCTGAAACTGGCAGAATCCAAGGCAGACTTAAAAGCTTTGATGCAAAGAGAATGTCTATATGCATCGGCCCAGTAATCTACGAAGGAGCTCCTGCTAATTTATTAACAAGAGAGTTTGGGATTCGACAACAAGCTCTCTATATTAGGTACTGTATACAAAACGGAATATAATGAAAGTATTAAGACCTGAAGTACAAGCTTGCCTAAAATCAGTCCTACCTGGCAAGCATGGAATAACTGACCTAATGGATGACATGATGATCTCCAGCTTTAACATAACTGACGATGAGTTTGATTTCATTTGCGAAAATGCAGAAGAGTCCGAATTAAACGCAATCGTTTTACCGGACGGCGCCTCGTTTTCTAAAAGACGAAAAGCGATCGAAATCCGAAATAAGTACCTTGAACTTTTTAACAATCAATAAAAATGAGAGACGTAAACATGGACGGCATTACACCAAATGAGTACATCTCAAAAGCTCTGGTGCAGTTACGTAATTTTAAACAGGCTGCTCTGCTTGAAAGATCTTTACTTACGACTAAACATGTTGTTAGTGAAGAACTTAAGTCAGCCAATCCGCAGTTAGATATTGATAAGATGGTAAGTGCTCAGCTGATGCAGAAAGTCGCAAAGCACATGATTGACGAGTTTGAAGATCAGATAACAACAGAACCTCATCCAATCATTGGAGGCGAGACCTTATACACGTTTCAGGTAATGGTACTACCGACCGACGACTTAAAACATATTGTAGAATATTGCATTCGCCAAATCCCTGAGGAAATCTTGAGTAAAATAAAAAAAGGAGAATAACTATGACAACTGTAGATAAAATTAAGAGCCTAATTTCAGCAATTTCAAAAAGAGGAATTGGCCATACTGAGCTAATGAGGCAAGGAACTAATCACTACGATCGACCCTTTGCTATTGTTGCAAATACAATGGACTCCGCAAAGCGATTGGCCGGCGAGTCTGACCTCGCTACACCAGTTACGATAAGTAATATTGATCACTTAATAGGATCAGATTTGCCAGTTGCAATAGATCATTACCAAGTTCAGCAATTACTACAGTCAGCTCTAATTGAGATTTCCGATAGAGATTTTAAATTACAGAGAGCAATGACCATCCAGGAAAAGATGATGACACTTGTTGAATTGTATCAGAAGAGAGCTCATGAAATTGAGTCAATTAGTTCAGATCTATTGGCATGTAATTGGTGGGACGTTAAGAAGATTATCTCTACTGAACGTAAGCTTCATAAAGCAATCTTAAAATACAATACTGAATACGATGGTATTGCCCAAACGTTTGACACCTTAACTAAAATAGCAAAACATACACATGAGACTACTAACTCTTAATCTAGCAAATCCGGAAAACGAAGGACGAGACCACTTTGAAAGAAGTGCATTCGTTGATTTCAAAGTTTCAAAGTTTGCTGACGGTCAACAGTCATTAACTCTAACTGGCGATATGCGTGGAAACTTAAGTTACCTACACGAAGCTGATGTCGTAATAAAATCTAGACTAAATAACTTCAAGGATCTTGAGTTAATTATCTGTGCAAATCAGGCTCTTCGCGAATGTGGAGTCGCGACAGTTTCCCTGTATGTTCCCTATTTCTTGGGAGCACGTAGTGACCGTAAATTCTCAGAAGGTTCTTCAAATTACCTAAAGACCGTTATTTGCCCAATCATTAATTCTCAGAAATTTGAATCTGTGCAGGTTCTGGATCCTCACTCTGATGTATTGGAAGCCTGTCTCAATAATTTCCAAAAAGTATCTAATTACTTACTCGTTAAGTACGCGCTTACTGATATTGATAACACGAATCAGGCAAGAGAGAATATTGTTCTTGTTTCTCCAGACGCAGGTGCTCTAAGGAAAATTTACAAAGTCGCTGACTGGTTTGACTTAAATGAGGTGGTGACTGCGGTAAAGCACAGAGATCCAAAAACCAGTAAAATCACTCACACCGATATTTCCTTAAAACCATTAGTGCATGAGTACGGCAAGAAATTCGTTATCGTGGACGATATTTGCGATAGTGCTGGAACTTCAATTGAATTAGCAAAAGCAATCAAGGAGAGAACTCAAGATTCGAAAATATACTTGATAGCGACCCATGGAATTTTCAGTTCAGGATTATTTGATCTTTCTGCATACTTCGAAAAAGTTTACTGTACAAATTCAGTACAGGATATTAAAGCTGACGAGTACTCTGACTACACAGTTAGCGCAGATTTCGTAAAACAATTTAACTTATTTTAGTAACATAAAAAACCCATAAATTATGATAGGTATAACTACCCTCCTTATTACAACAGTGGCAGCCTTTGTTCTATTTGTTGTGCTAGGCTTGGCACTAGGCAACAGACGCGATAGAATTGCAGCAGAGCACTATATGAAATCGCTTGACGAATTTAAAAGAGCAAACAAAGAGGCGGAAGCCAACGGCGAACCTCTATTTTGTGAGTCTACTAAAAAGCCAAGCGAGAATCTTTATCGCGAAGTACTAACTACGACTCAGTCCCCATCGAGCACAGATGACAACGATTAGTACGGTGCCCAGTTTAAAACTAGTCAACTATTAAAAATAAAAAGGAACCGACTAGGTTCCTTTTTTGGTAAATTAGATTTATGAAAATTACATTACAGCCTCATCAGCGAATATGGTTCACGTCAGATACTCACTACAAACACTCAAATATTTGTAGAGGAACGTCTAATTGGCCGGCCGAGAGTAAGACCAGAGATTTCGATACCCTGGATAAAATGAATGATACGATTGTTAACAATATCAATCACCTAGTCAGCGAAGACGATATTCTTTTCCACTTAGGAGACTGGTCGTTCGGAGGATTTGATAACATCCAGGAGTTCAGAGACAGGTTGCTCTGTAAGAACATTCATTTGGTTCTAGGTAATCACGACCAGCACATCGAGAATGACAAGGGAGGAGTCAAGGCTCTATTTGCATCAGTGAATCATTACGTTAGACTGGAACTTACTGTTCCAAACGTGCCGAACGAAATAAATCCAGCGAAGACTATTAAGAAAACGTTTGTGCTATGTCATTACCCAATCGCAAGTTGGCACGATATGAACCGTGGAGTAATTCAATTACATGGTCACGTTCACTTAGGCCCACACAATAAATTACATGCAGGTAAAGCAATGGACGTTGGCATGGACGGCAACTTCATGGACCCATATTCTCTTCAAGAAATCGCAAAGATTATGAGAGACCGTCCAGTTAAGTGTTTGGTTTTACCGAACGATCACCATGAAACAAACGAAGGAAGATGATACAGAATACACACAATAAAATCGGCGAGGGTAATCGACTCCTTGCGCAATTCATGGGAGGCACAATTGTCTCTAGTGAAACCTACGAAATGCCACACGGCTCAAACGGCAAAGGCGTCTTTGAAAAATGGGGTGGACTCTCTGGAATTCCCAGTCACGATCAGGAATTGGCTGCACTTGGAATATTTAGATATGAAACCTCATGGAGCTGGATTTTTCCAGTAATCGAAAAGATCGAGAGTCTTGGTTTCTGCGTCAGCATTCACCGTAGAGGAATTCAAATTATTAAGTACGACAAGGATCGAAGATTTGAAGCGACTGACCTAATTATCGATGAAGACTTCTTAGATGATTATTCTGGAGATGTTAAGCGAATTGCTGCATGGGACTGTTGCGTTTCTTTTGTTGACTGGTACACAAAGAGGAGCCAATAATGGAATTAACGGGACCCTCTAAACTAGTAGTCGCATCCAGTCCAATACACGGACTTGGAGTATTCGCAACGCAATCTATTAGCCCAGGCGAGATTATTGAAGAATGTCATTTCATAACATTCGATGCGACATCAGATGATCCTATTTTTAATGATTATCGATTCATAGTCGGCCGTTCTGAGAAATTAGGCTGCGTAGAGTATGGCGTTCTTCTTGGATTCGGAGGAATCTACAATCACAGTGAAACTCCAAATATAAATTGGAGACATGATACTGAAAAGAATTGTTTTACGTTCTTTGCACTAGTCGATATTAATCCAGGAGACGAATTGTGCTCGTATTACGGAGGGCCTGAATATTGGAAATCAATTGGTATGGAAATTTAGTATAATAACAAAGTAGTTAGCTAATCGGGCTAATGTAATCTCTATATTTTAATAATTAATAAAAACAAAAAAAAATGACAGAAATCATCACATCATCACTTATGTACGGACTACCGGCCTTAATAGGGGTAATCGTATTTTTTTATGCACTATCTCTACGTCGAATCGTGCCAACTAACGTAGTCCACATCGTTCAACGAGGAGACAAAACTGTTTCCTATGGCGTAGGTAAAGGCTCTAACGTTTATTATGAGTGGCCGAAGTGGTTACCTAAAATCGGAGTTATGGTCAGATCATTGCCAGTATCTAACTTTGATATTGACTTAGCTAAATATTCAGCGTATGATAAGGACCGTGTCCCTTTCGTAGTTGACGTTAAGGCATTCTTCCACATTGCTGATACAAATAAAGCTGCCGAGAAAGTAGAATCATTTGACGAGTTGAAAAAGCAGCTGGAAAATGTAGTTCAAGGAGCAGTTCGTTCTATTTTAGCAAAGTCTAAATTGGAGGAAATTATGGAAGAACGATCTATCTTTGGCGAAAAATTTACTGAAAGTGTTAAAGTTGATTTATCTAATTGGGGAGTTGAGCCTATTAAAAATATCGAGTTAATGGATGTTAGAGATACTGACGGTTCGAGCGTTATTCACCAGATTATGGCTAAGCGAATGTCTGCGATTGATATGGAATCCAGAACTGAAGTTGCTAAAAACACTAAATTGGCAGAGCAGGCGGAACTAACTGCTCAACAAGAAATTGATGTAACTAAAGCAGAAACTCAGAAAATTGCAGGAGAGGCGCAAGCTCAATCAATACAGGCAATCGGTATTGCCAAAGCAGAGGCTACAAAAAAGGCAGGTATTGCAGAACAAGAGTCAATATCAGATATCGCTCAAGCTGAACGAGCTACTGCTGAACAGCAAATGGAGGTCGTTAAAGTTAATGAGATTAAGCAGGCTGAAATTGATAAGGAAAAGGCAATTATTGCAGCTGAGCAACAAAAACGCAAAACTGAAATTGACGCAGAGGCTAATAAATTTAGAATTGAGACTGAGGCTTCTGCTACACTTGAAGCACAGATCAAAAATGCAGAAGGTGTTAAAACTCTGGGCCAAGCAGAAGCAGATATTATTAAAGCAAAGGGTATATCGCAGGCTGAATCCAAGAAAGCAATGGAGCTTGCTGGAGTAACTGCCCAAACAACCCTAGCAAAAGAGATTGGCGAAAACAAATCTTACCAAGAATACTTGATCAAAATTAGAGAAGTTGAAGTAACTCAAGTAGTCGGAGTTGCACAATACGAATCGATGGCAAAAGCAATGGCTGGAGCTGACTTGAAACTATTGGTAAATAGTGGAGACGTACACTCAGGAATTGGCAAGTTAAGCGACCTATTCACAGCTAAAGGAGGTTCACAGATTAACGGGCTTCTTGAATCATTGAAACAGACACCTGAAGGTAAAGGCTTACTGGCTATGCTTAACAAGCTTACACCAGGCGCAGAATAATTTTTAATAAATTTAAGACAAAAAGTCTCTAGATTTGTCTAGAGACTTTTTTATTTTGGTATAATAGTAAAAAGAAATAACATGACAGCACCATTTGAATTTTACGAAGTAGGCGGAAAGGTAAGAGACGAGATCTTGGGACTTCAGTCCAAAGACGTTGATTACGTAGCCGTGCCGAAAGCAACTCTGCTTGAGGAATTTCCTGAGGCGGCTGATATGTTTGACTTGCTAGTTGACTACTTAACTCGTGAAAAATTCCAGATATTCCTGATCACCAAAGAATGTTACACAATCAGAGCAAAATTTCCAGACGGACATAAGTACCAAGGAGTTGCTGATTTTGTAATGTCTAGAAAAGAGACTGGATACGTGCCGTTTACCAGAACTCCGATCATTAAGCCTGGAACCCTATTCGACGATTTACAGAGAAGAGACTTTACTCTTAATGCCCTGGCAAGAGAAGCGGACGGCTCGATCATTGACTACTTTGATGGGCTGACTCACTTGAAGCTTGGGCTATTAGTAACGCCATTACCTTGCGAGGAAACGTTTCACGATGATCCTTTGAGAATCTTGAGAGCTATTAGATTTTCAATCACTAAAGGATTTACTATCCCTGAGGAAATGTCTCAAGTAATAAAGCACTACGATTACGAAGTTAAGATGTGTGTAGTATCAGCTGAGAGAATCAGGGAAGAGCTCTTTAAGTGTTTCAAACATGACACTCATGCAACGATACTTAAGTTATCAGAGTACCCTTTCCTTATGGAATACATTTTTAGAACACAAATCTGGTTAAAACCAACAATGGAAGAATAATGGAAGCAACAATAAATGGAAGAATAATGGAAGCAAAAATAAACTGGGTTCTAGACCAACATAGAGACACGAATCACATGTACGATAAGTACTTGCCTTATGAATTTCATTTACGTATGGTCGTTGAAGTTGCAAAGAAATTTCAATCTTTAATTACGTATGAGAAAGATTTTGAGCATGTACTACTTGGAGCATGGGGCCATGATCTTATTGAAGACACCAGAGTTTCATACAATGATGTTAAGCAGGCGCTTGGAGAAATGGCAGCAGATATTGTCTATGCGTGCTCAAACGAGAAAGGCAAGAGTCGTAATGATCGGGCTAACTACCGATACTACGATGGAATCAGAACAACGCCGTATGCGATATTCGTTAAGTTATGCGACCGAATTGCAAACGTGCAGTACTCAAAAATGTCTGGCAGCAGAATGTTCGAGATGTACAGAAAAGAAAATCCCGAATTCATGCAGCAATTAGGCTGGACGGCTGAAGAAAAATATCTTCATGAGTATGCCAATATGTTTGTATACTTAAGTAAATTATTCGAAGACTGAAAATAAAAAAATTAATATAATGGAAAATCAAAACAGCGTATGTTACATTGGAAAAGTAACAGAAATCAAGGCAATCGAAGGAGCTGACAATATTGAGTTAGCGATCATCGGTGGATGGAATTGTATTACTAAAAAAGGACTACACAAGGCGGACGAATTTGTTATCATTGCAACAACTGATGCAGTTATTCCGGAAGAGTTATCCGAAAAATTGGGAGTAACCGGTTACCTGCGTAAGGGCAATCGAGTTAGAACAGTTAAGTTGAGAGGAGTTTACAGTGAGTGTCTAATCATTCCGCTTAATGTGCTTGAAGGTTCAGAAGAAATGAAGATCGGAGTTAGTAAACAGCCTTGGGGCGATCAATTACAGTTGGGCCCTTATGACGATGCACTCGTTATTGAAGAAGGAGTTGACGTTAGTGAGATGCTTGGAATTTTCAAGTACGAACCGCCAGTTAGACAGGTCCAACTTGCTTCAGGTAAAAAGGTTCGTTATCAAGACAATCCAAACTTTCATGTCTACTACAAGTTTCCTAACTTGAAAAATGTTAGTGGAATGTTTACTGAAGAGGATATTGTGCAAATCACGCGTAAGATCCACGGTACGAATGCACGATACGGTATAGTTAAGAAGAATCGCTTGTCCTTCATGGATAGGATTAAAAAATTCTTTGGATTCGCCGGAGAGCTCTTTGAGTACGAGTACGTTTATGGATCTCATAATGTCGAGAAGGGTTCTGATTCTCAAGGGTTCTATTCAACTGATGTCTGGAGAACAATTGCCGAGAAGTACGATATCAAGAACAGGTTGCTTACCTTAGCAAAAACTAAAAATAGGATTGGTGAACTTGGAGCTGGTATTGTAATTTACGGAGAAATTTACGGTGCAGGTATTCAAAAGAATTACGAGTACGGTCTGACTGATATTGAATTCGTTGGATTCGATGCCACAGTAAACGGCAAATACGAGTCCACTATTTACACTGAATTCCTTTTCAAAGAAGCGCTAGAGTTACCTCACGTTGGAGTCCTATACACAGGACCGTGGTCACAAGAGACACAAGACCAGTTCGTCTTTGGTAATATGATCAAAGGAACTAAGGTGCCGCATGAAGGCATTGTTATTAAGCACATAAGCGGTGAGCGTAATCGAGTAGCAAAGGTAATTAATCCAGACTATTTGATTTACGGAGAAAAGCACGATATTGGAGACTCACATTAATAAAACAAATACAAATGGAAGAAGAAAAATTACCGATCAGAATCTATTTAGATGACGTTCGAACACCAATTGAACAGGACTGGATAGTTGTTAGATCATACCAGGAGTTCAAGGACAAGGTGATGGAAATTGGATTAAAGAACATTCACATGATCTCATTGGATCACGACTTGGGTGACTCAGCTATGTCAGAGTACTTCACGAATGTAAGTCCTAACTATAAGCTAGACTACACGAACATTACTGAAAAAACTGGAATGGATTGCACTAAGTGGTTGGTGAATCAGTTCTACGACGAGAATCCAAAGAGAATTGAGATGAGTCGTTTCGATAAGCGTAATGTGCCGATTCGGTTTCCAGCAGTCTACGTACACTCAGCGAATCCAATTGGATCAGCGAACATGATGGGTTACATTAATAACTTCTTCATGAATGAGGGAGAACCTCAAAACTGCGTGAGAGTTCAGATACCTCACACGGTAATGTAATTATTAAAAATAGATTAACTAATGAAAGTTGTACAAGAATTTCCTAACGGGCTTATATCAGTTTATCCATCCGTGTTTGGCGATGAAAGAGGATTTTTTCTAGAATCGTTTAATCAGCTGAAATATTCTGAATTTCTTAATGAGCATTCATTTGTTCAGGATAATTTATCTAGATCCAAAAAAGGAGTCCTTCGTGGATTGCATTTTCAAGCTCCACCGTTTGATCAAGGAAAATTGGTTCAGGTAATTACAGGAAGCGTGTTGGATGTTGCGGTAGATATTCGTCGAGACTCTCCAAGCTACGGTAAATCCTTTCAAGTTGTATTAAATACGACTGATCGCAATCAACTTTGGATTCCACCAGGCTTTGCGCATGGCTTCGTTAGCCTAGAAGACGACACTATTTTTTCCTATAAATGCACAAACGGTTATTCAAAAGAACATGAAGGCTGTATATTATGGAATGATGCGGACTTAGCGATTGATTGGGAAATTGAAAATCCTATCATTTCGGATAAAGATCAATTGGGAACCCCGTTTAAAGAGTTAATCAGCCCATTCTAACGAGAATTGCTGAAAATAAAAAATGACCTCAGGAAATTATTAATAGTTATTGGGTATAATAACTTTATAACAAAACAAACGTTCTTTAAGTTGCCCTCTTGGCGGAATTGGTAGACGCGCTAGACTTAGGATCTAGTCTTAGGGTGAGAGTTCGAGTCTCTCAGAGGGTACCAAACACATATCACAAATAAAAATGTGAGTTACTTTGAAATAGCCAATTATAAGCCAACATAAAGCCGTTGGGTACAGAAGGAGTAATTAACCGGAGTATAGGCAACAATTGTGACACTGTAACAAATACCCATTTGAGTGGTATGTTTTAAATAGTCAGGTGGCGGAATTGGTAGACGCTATGTGGTGCGGAACTCGCTTCGTTCACCACTCCCTTAGCGGGGAAAACAAAGGTAAGAGATGTGACCATGCAGGTTCGAATCCTGTCCTGACTACGATTGTTAACACGCTTGCTTCGTGTTGAAATTGTCAGATAACGTGCAACGATAGTTTAAAGACTGTAGAAAAAGAAACACTGACTGGAAGGATTCTTATGGACGCATAAGAAGTAAAAGTCCACAACTAAACCTACTTACAATTGGCAAGGTAAATTGAATTAAGGCGATCGATCTAACGGTCGCCTTTTTTAGTATATTAGACTTATGAAAGTACTACACAAACAGGAGAATTCAAAGCTTATTAATTATGAGTTGTATGAAATCGCTCCAAAGATTTATGCAGTCTTGGCAAAGGACTCTTTTGAGAGAGCGATGCTCTTTCTTAGAGCACAAGAGTATTATGAATCCCCTTTTCCTGAATTTAGAGGACAGGACTTTGATATTTTTGTCTACATGAATCGTTACCGAAAAGAGAGATCAGCTAACTATTTTAGTTACACAGCGGACTGGAGCGGATACAATGTTCCTAGCGAATCTCTTGAAGCCTGTATGCGAGGAGTTTATCAGTATCATACTGACATAACTTCGTACGATCATGAAATGACAGAGGTTGTGTCTATTATTAGACAGTACCAGAAAAAAGGTAAGTTCTATCTACTTGGAGTCGATTCATTGGAATCAAGAGTAATGGATCATGAATTTGCTCACGGGCTATTCTATACAAATAAGGCGTATAAAACCGAGATGATGGAGTTAGTATTATCTTTAAAGCGAGATCTATACGAACAGCTTGAAAGCTACTTGATTCAAATCGGCTACACAAGCCACGTAATCGCGGATGAGATTCAGGCTTATATGGCGACAGGATTAACGGCAACGATGGCAAAGACCAGAGGCTCAGTTACGGCAGCTAAGAAATTCGAAAAGATATTTAAGAAATACAAGAAACAATATGGCAAACACGATAATATCAATAACCCTAAACGACAAGCAGCAGAAAAAGTTTGATGCTTGGGGTAAGCACCTAAAAGCCCTGTTTGGCGAATGGGGAAACTTAACCTGGACAGTATCATCATGTGGAATCGGAGACACAATCACTGTCACTAGCAGCAATGCACCAAAACATCCATTAGACTTAACTGATGTCGGTAGCTGGTAAGGAACGTTGCGACTGCGGAAAGATCGCAACTTGGTGTTACGGGCCAGGTTATAGAGATGGAGGTAATCCAAATTCATGTGATGATTGTGTCTCTCGTGGATGTGATTGTAATCACAATTACGTTAGTGTAAACTCGTATCATCCACCACTAGACTCACCTAATTTACCGGAAGGCGAAGAGGGAGTTGACTGGAAGTGGATTAAAGCTGATAAAGTTTGGTGCTGGATTGATGAGCGCGGTAGAGAATATCCATGCTGTGAGTACGACTACATAATAGGATCAGAAGATTAATTAAACGAAATATGAGAATAGCAGTAATTGCACACGATAATAAAAAGGCGGACATGGTGGCATTCATCATGAAGCGTCTTGATTTTTTTAAGCAGCACGAGGTTGTTGCAACTGGTACGACCGGTACTCACATTGAGCATGCAGGTCTTGAGGTCGACCGAATGAAGTCTGGACCGCAAGGCGGAGACGCTCAGATCGCAGCAGAGTTAGTCAACGGTAAAATAGATGGAGTTATCTTCTTTATTGATCCATTAACTGCACATCCGCATGAAGTTGACGTTCAAATGTTACTTAGATTGTGTAATGTGTATAATATTCCTATTGCAACGAACTATTCGACTGCAAGCTTGTTGATACAGGCAGTTTCTTCTAAAAATAACAACGATAAATGAGTAAACTCACACGGGACTTTGAAGAGTTCATAAAAGGTAAACATCCGAGCATTGAGTTTAGACCTCAGCAAAAAGAAGCGATAATCGATATTATTTCAGCATACGAAGAAGACCATAATGGAATTTATCTACTTGATGCGCCGACTGGATCAGGCAAGTCAGTTATCGCAATGTTATTTGCTGATTTTCTTGCATTTAAGGGAAATCGCGGCTATATCTTAGCATCTGACCTCTCTCTTCATGAACAATACGTCAAAGATTTTAAAAAGTTGCAGGTATGGAATTGGGGTAATATAAAAGGTGTTGATAACTACCGATGCGTTGTGAACGACGAGAAATTTTCAGTCGGTGAGTGCAAGAGTAAAGGAACCTCTTATGAAAAGGCTGAATCTCTTCCGTGTTTCAAACAATGTGGCTACTTGACCTCAAGAAAAAAGGCAATCAAGTCGCCAGTCTCTCTGTTAACCTATCCATACGCCCTGATTCAACGAAATTACGTTGAGCAAAATCAGCAAGGCAACGGTAAGGGCTCCCCATTTCCACAAAGAGATTTTGTAGTATGCGATGAGGCCCATAAGCTACTTGATATTGTACAGAGCCATTTCAGTCCAATCGTTTCGCATGAAATTGTTAAAAAGACTGAGAGCTTAATTGAAAGCACCGGCGATATTGGCCAAAAGATACCACAAGTGGACACTGAACGATTAGCAAAAGTGATTGATATGATTTACGAACAGGAGGATCATGGCAACTTGCTTAAATTACTTAAGGAGGTTACTAGACTCTTGAGCATTGCAGTTCAGGCAACCTCTTCGCTTAGAGAAAATGCATCAATTGAATTTTTAGAGGGCAGCATTCCATCCGAATGGTTGGCTGTCTTTGGCATGGCGGACTGGTGTAAGGACGTTCACTGTAAACTAGAAGACTATTGTAAAATCATTGAACAAGTAGGTCTTGAGAAGCTCGTAAAGAATCCTGGCGAAAAGTCAATCACATTCAACTGTATCGATGAGTACTACCTATTACAGAAACACTTCTTTACGAAATTTGGATTCAAGTTACTGATGACTGCTACAATGGGCAGTCCCAGCGATTTCATGAGAAATCACGGAATCAAGAAGGCTAAGTACTTTAAGATTGAAAGTCATTTCAATTGGGAGAAGTCACCTATCATTTTCTATCCAGGTAAAAAAATGTCAACCAGATTCCTACAAGAGAATCTACAATGGGCAATTGATTCAGTAACCAGAATAGTCAGGGAGAACTCTGAGCACTCCGGAATCATTCATTCAGGTTCTTATGAATTGAATACTAAGATCTGGACAGGTCTTCCCAAAGATGTTAAGAAACGCATTGTTCTCTATAAAGGATCTGAAGAGAAAGAGATCGCGCTAAAGATAATGAAGAAGAAGAAGGCAATGGTACTGATGGGTCCATCTATTCTTGAAGGCTTGAACATGGTTGACGACCAGAGTAGATTCCAAATCTTCTTAAAGGTTCCGTACCCTCATCTCGGCGACAAGTACGTTGCTGCTAAATTGGAATACAGCCAGCAATGGTACAATTGGAAGACCTCAATCGCTGTCCTGCAAGGAGTAGGCCGCTCAATACGTACACCTGAGGATTGGGCGGTGACTCATCTACTTGATGGATGTTTCGCAGACCTAATGAAATCCGCAGGTGATCAATTCCCACCTGACTTCAAAGCGAGATTGCGAATAGAGTATAAATAACTCTATGAAACACCTTAAACTATACGAAGAATTTGATCTTGACAGATTCCTAGACAATCCAGAAAAGGAATTAGCTGATGACAATTCACCAGAGATCAATGTAGGAAATTACGTTGACTCATACCGAGGTAAAGGCCAAGTGCTTGATATCGATAGCGATTTTGCAAAAGTTGAATTACATAACTCAAAAGGCAATATTGTTAAAGTTCCAGTTTTTGCTCTAACTAAAATATCTCACGAAGACCTAACTTCAGCCAAGGTCGGAGATTCTCAAGCTGAACTTGCGGAGCTAGTGAGTCAGGCCAGACAGTACAATGATTACCTTGACTCAACTGAAGATTATGATAACGAAGATGAAGAGGATGGAGTTTACTCAGCAAGTCAGGTAAATTTCGATACCCTACTAGCATATATTCAAGATACAACGATCGATGTTATCTCTATTAAAAATAACGATAGTGCATACGATACCTATTCAGAATATCACGAACTGATTAATTTAGTCGGCTCAATCGCTGGAGCAATTCAGAGAGCAAGACCGGACTTAATGGATGAAGTTGATGCAGCACTAGACAATTTCCCAGGATAATGAGACTTAAACGATTTACACAATTCGTTAATGAAAATACTGATGATGCTGAAGAATTAGCAGCATTAGGTTTTAATTCAAAGATTGACACGGATGAAATTCAAGGATTAATGGCCGAATACAACCCAGAGGAGAAGACCGACACGACATTAGGTTTCGATTTGGGATTTGATATGACAGCTGATGATTTAGGACTTGATCCAGAAAGAGCAGAGGCTGCTGAATTAGATAGCGTGTTCCTTGTTCAGTACTATGTTGATTTCGACTTTGAGACAATGAAATCTAAAGTACAAGTGGCAGTCTTAAATTCTGGGATTGATTTTGACGGTGCAGGTAATGCGTATGAAGTTGATTTTAAACTGGATTCAGAAAATCACGATTCTCAAGGAATCGCTGATGAGTTAACTCAGATTTTGCAGCGAATTGAATACGAAGGCATGTTTGTAGACATGGCAGTCGATATAGTAAATGACATAATCGATAGACGTCTTGGAGAAGTATCAGAAAAGAAGAAACTTAAATGGCATGATTCTGATGAGCCTAACACAAAAGGAAAATTCATAATTGAGAACTTATCTGATGAAGAAGCTGCAGAACTAAGAGCAATGGGTTTTGGTGGAGTTGACACTGATGCAATCGCAGAACTAGTCAATGGAGCAACTGCAGAAGATCAAATCGTTATTGTTTCAGGCCAGTTCAATCAATCTATAGATGATTACGGAATAGATTCATCCGAATATCCGGATATAGAAAGAGACGTATGGACTGATTTTGAAGTCAGAATAAACTTTATCGATGAAACTGTTAAGTCGTCAGTTAGTGTCGCACAAAAAGATATCGGACTTTACGAAGATGCTGAACTTGAAGACTATGAATGGTCTGACCTATTCCAAAATGGAGATCCAGTTTCAATGAAGTCTAATGAGATAGCTGAAGATATTGAACTCTTTATGAGTGCCGTAACTGGTTTCGAAGACTCGCTTGGAATGTACGACAAAATTCAAGATCTTTTAAATAAGGCAATTGAGGAACAGTATCACAGATGGGATGACGAAGAAGATGATGAAGCTGATGAAGATGAAATTTCAGAAAAGAAAAAACTTAAATGGCACGATTCTGATGCACCTGATGCAAATGGAAAATTCAGAGACCTTGGAGTTAATAAATTAGCGGATTGGTTAATCAGAACAAGAGGTGGTAACATGCAAAAGATTACTGGATCGCTAAATCAACAAATTAATTTTAACAAGCGAAAAAATCCAAGTTATGCCAAGAAAATGGAGTCGACTCGGGAAGCAGTTAAAAGAAAATTAGCAAAAAGAAAAGAATAAATAAAACCAATTAGAAATATTGTAGTATATTATTAACATGAAAACATTATCCTTACATTCACTTTGTTTACGTTCGTTGAGATTAAGTCTCGATGTGTCTAGGCCGTGATGTAAGATAAGAAAACTTCTACTGAAAAGGCTTAGACTAACGTTTAAGCCTTTTTTGTTTTTGGTCAGTTTGGTCGTGGAGGCCGTCAGGTCTGCAAAATCTGAGGAGTTGGTTCGATTCCAACATTGACCTCAAAAACTGGAAGAGTAATTCAGCTGGCGCTGGACCTAGTCTTGAAAACTAGTGGTACCTTCGGGTATGGGGATCGATACCTCACTCTTCCGCTCGTTCTTTTACATGGTAGACGTAGCTCAGTTGGTTAGAGCGCCTGATTGTGGTTCAGGAGGTCGTCGGTTCGATCCCGATCGTTTACCCCAACTGCCTCTGTGGGTAAACTGGTAAAGCCGCTTGACTTAGGATCAAGAGATTTTGTGGGTTCGAATCCCACCAGAGGTACAAAAATGCTCCCGTGGTGAAACTGGTAAACACGCTCGGCTTAAGATCGAGTGCGCAATGCTTGTGGGTTCGAGTCCCACCGGGAGTACTAATGGAGAGTGAAGCAACAAGGTGTTGTCGCCGCCTGCTAAGCGAGCGGTTCCCGAAAGGGAATGGGGATCGAGACCTCCACTCTCCGCCATAGTCCAGTAGCTCAGTGGAATAGAGCAACCGCCTTCTAAGCGGTAGGTCGCAGGTTCGAGTCCTGCCTGGATTACAAATTATTTAGTACAATATAGCTATGGAAGAAATAACAAACGCAGAAAGAGAATTCATGTTCTATAAGATTGGAACAGCTGGATCGTTTCACACAGCCTTGATTCAGACAATTATGAAGGCTGATATTCGTAATCAGGCTAAGCTTGCACTAGGTTTTCCCGAAGATGTTCAAGTGGTTCAACGTTTTCAAAACGAAAGTGGCTACTGGGAAGGTCTGCAAGAGCGCTGGAAAGCTGCACATAACCGAAACTAATTAGTACCTGCCCCGGTAGTTCAATGGATCAGAACACACGGCTACGGACCGTGAGATGGGGGTTCGAATCCCTCCTGGGGTACTTAACTTAATCAACATGGCAAATTTAAAAAAGGGTAATATCATAGTCTTTTCTAGAAAGGACAAACCTAATGAAACTATAATTAAGGGCTCAAGCGATCCAATTAATGGAATGGTCACTACCGACAAGCAGGAATACTCAGTAGATTTCCTTAATCGATGGGTCCATTTTGGTTTCTGTAGAGTATTTAAACCTGCAGATCTGCCTTCAGAATACGTAGGGAAGTAGTCGAGTCGTATAAATAAACTTCAAATAGAATGATTAATTTTGAAGTTACTTAAATTTACACAATTCATAACTGAAGCCCGAATCTCTTCTCACGGAGAGGGTCGTATAGATCAACGAATCTATAATCTAGAGTCAATTAACTTACCTAAGCCAGCGAGACAATTTATTCGAGAAGCTGGATTTGAAATAAACGAAGTCTACTCTCAACTCATTGATGCTATTAAATCTGAATTTAAAAAGAGCCAAGACCATATTGAGAGAACTCAATTTCCATCAGGCCATAAAGCCCTACCAGTAGTTGCACCATTCTTAAAGATAGAGGGTACCTCTTATCCAGTAACAATGTCTGTAAAATCATTTAGTGGAGAGATTGAAAAAATTCACATCGGCGAGCGAGTTTTCGCCTATATTTCAGATGATGTTCTTACAACAATCAAGGTGCTCCCTCACAGAATGTCTCATAAAGATATTCAAATGGATTTGGAAAATCATCTTTCTAGAAAGGGTAAAACTGGATCAGTTACCGTATATGAATTACCAGAAGAGACAGTAAATAGCGTATTTGAACTTACAGAAGACGGTCAAGTAATCCCAGAAAGAAGAGCTGCCTATACTCCAGCAGTTATTAGCGGAGAACAACAATACTCAGTCGCAGCTGGTAGAAAAATTAAGGTGTTTATTCCATTCCTAAAAGAGTTCACTGAATGCACAATTGATGGTGTCCTAAACCGTGATTCTTTTAGAGAAGACCGATTCTTGAAATTGGGAATTATTTTACCGGATGGCAGAAAGATTGCCAAAACTCTAAATCCTGGAGATACAGTCGAGCTCCCAATTGGAGAAAATGGGGACTGGGTAAAGACAAAAATCGCAGATTCACTTTACGTATACGATAAGAGAACTGCTGAACCTATTTCACTTAAAGCAATCGCTTAATCTTCTCGAGAAACTTTCTAAATTTTCTGAGTTAAATATTACTGGAACATAGAGCCTCGCTCTGTTCGTCTAGGGTTTACGAGCCCTTGAGTAATCGCGAAAGGTTACAAATAGATGAGCAAAAAATAACATAACTACTATGTACCAACAAACAATCACAACTGGTGGTTCAACTGCAGTATTTAATACTTTCAGCAGCCAACCCCAACCTACTGCCCACATAACAAAGGGCAGGGGAAGACTAAAGACCTACGGTCAGTCAGTCTATCTAAAAGACAGTTCACATTTTGAAATTGAACTGCACAATCCAAAAACAACACCAGTTCTTGCAAAAATCTGGATAAATGGGAAACTGTTATCGAATGCAGGAATTATCGTGAAACCAGGCCAGAGAGTCTATCTTGAAAGATTTATGGATGTTGCTAAAAAATTCAAGTTTGAAACTTACGACGTTGATACGTCAACTGGAACTGTTCGAGCAATCGCCGATAACGGCAAGGTCGAAGTACAGTTCTATGATGAATCGTCTTATCAGCTAAACGGCAATTCAGGTACGAATATTTGGCAACAGCCATTTACGTACACGACTCACCAGTGGCCAGGTCATACGCTAACTTCTAATATTGGAGGTTCAGCTAATGCATTTTACTGCGCAAGTTCGCTAGGTCCACAAGGTTCAAACGGCCCTCAAGGTCCAGCCGGAATACCGGGGTCGATGGAAACGGGTCGAATTGAAAAGGGCGAAAGCTCTAGTCAAAACTTCGAATATGCAGACGGCCAATACAATTCATGGAGCTGTACAACCGTCAGGTGGCAGATTCTACCGGAAAGTAAAAAACCTGTTGAAATGGGAGAAATTCGCTCTTATTGCACAGGTTGCGGTACTCGCCACAAAAAATCAAGTTGGAAATTCTGCCCTAATTGCGGAACCTCCATAACTGAGTAACATTAGTCCTGAGCGGGGCTCTAAATGTTCCAGTTATACAGATAAATAAACTCAAATTATTCAAACAAATGCATAATAATAAAATTTTAAGTTTCGAAGAATTCGTTCAACAAGGAACAGGCGAAATGGGTCAGGAAATGGGCCACGAAATGGACCATACTGCTGAAATGCCACAGGGCGGAGAAGATCAAGCACTATTACCAGCACCAGCTGAAGAAGTAGAAGGCGGAGAAACTGAACACAACGTTCCAAACCACATGCAAGATGATTCAGAAGAAGGAACTTCTGACAATGAACCTAATATTGAAGTTGAAACATCAGCTAACGATATTGAAGCACACACCGACGAAAACGGCGGATTCTAAAAAACTTTTCTTGCTAATCAAATGAGCGGTAGAACTAGAAATAACCAAGATGTCGATACTATGATGAACGACATACTTGATGCGCTCGACGTAATCAAGGCCAAATTGCCAAATGGCGAACTTAAGATAATTCAAGAGAGAATGGAAGGTTTAGAATCTTCCCAAGAGGACATGCACGAAGATCTGAGACAGATCAAAAAGCAGCTGCTTGATCCTGAAGACGGTATTGTCGTTAGAGTAAATAAGAACACTGAATTTCGTAAAAGGAAGGAAGAGGAGGCTAGAATTTATCAAGTAATATTGGATGAACATAAGGAGCTTATGTCATGGAAATCTACTGTAACTAAAATACTATGGATTATAGTAACGGCAGTTGTCGGAATTGCAGTGGGTATGATTTTTAAGTCAAATTAACGATTCATCATTTTTTTTTTTTGAAGTCTCACTTTTGTGGGACTTTTTTTGTTTTTATTAGTATATTATAAGTAATAAACAAAAAATATACTTATGGCAACATTCGAAGTAGACGTAGACGTTTCTGATATCTTATCGGAATTATCATCTCGTGAAAAGCGAGAAATGTACGAAGATTTAAAAGAAGAACTTGAAGAGGACGATGTTTCAAAAAATCCTGAGGATCTATTTAACAGCGGCACCTCCTACATGGAACAGGAAATTGGAAAGGCTTTGGCTTGGATGTGGGAATACCGCAATATGCTGACGACCTCTCAAAGAAACCGAATCCTAGCAATCACAAAAGAAAACTTCGTTGAGCAATGAAATACTACACTAGTCTCTTAATCGTGGCTTTGTTGGTAACAAGCTGCGGTTATAACAAACCGGAACCAATTCGAATTGAAAAGTACAAGGTGGTACGTACCTTTAAAAAGACCCCAATATCAATTCACGATGAAATGTCTCCACGATATAGAGCAGTATTGACGAATGGAGATACGGTTGCATGCAGAGAACACTGCAAGGCTGGAGACACAATAACATTTGAATATTATGGGACTAGATAAAATAGACTACAAAGAAGACTTGTATGAGGCAGTGCTTATTAAGCAAGCATACGACTTCATGAGTTCAGGCAAAGAAAATATAATAGTCTTTTTTGAAGAGAATTGCAACGGCCCAATTTTCCAGGAAATGGTAAGATTAAATGGAGCAAAGAGCGTTATCAACGACTTAGTAGACACAATTAACAATTTAAACTCGTAAACATGAAAAATTTATTTTTATCGATGGTATGTGCAATTATCACCATCTCAGCAAGTGCACAAATGCCGATAATAACGGCAGAAAATTCAAAGACCGTATTTGTTGATAAACCTGGAAAATGGTTAATCTATCAAACTGGAGAAATTGTAGAATTACCTGAATCAGCGGATGCTCGCAAAATATTGGTAGAGTGCGCAGATCAAGGCTGTTTTGGCTGGGTTGTTGAAAACTTGGAAGGTCAACAGTGCTACGTAACGATTACTGACGAAGGTGTTAAATTTCGCCACTCAAGAAAACCTATCGCTTCAAAGAAGGCTGACGGTTTAACGACCTCAGTTAATTAAAAAAAAAATCCATTAATTATGGCCGCAAGAAGTAACCAACCTGGGGATATTATTGTCTGGATAGAAAATATTATTGCATCATGCACGCATCCCATGCAGGAAAGTGTTGCTAGAAAGTTAATTGATCTATTTGACAAAAAGCTCGAAAGAACAAAGTATCCAACCAGTTTAAGAATACTTATTTACCGTAACCTTAGAGATAAGATTGACGATAAAATGTACGACCGAATACAAAAAAATCTAGAAAACAATGCCGACTTTAATTAAAATACACCCAGACGGACGAGAAGAGTTCAAAGAACGAGGAGCTCGAGTTGAAGCAATCGCATGGAACGAAGATCGTACCTACAAAGAGGTAGTTGACTCAATTCCAGTAGTTGGATGCTCTCTCCTAGTTGGATCAGTTACTGCCAGATCCTATTCAGCTCAAGACTATTGGTTGACTACTGTAGTAACTGAAATTCTAGAAGAGCGCAAAGACTCGGACGGCAGGTTTGAGTTTGTAAAATTTAAAACAGAAAATTCAGTATATGAGCTCAGAGGATAAAACCGTCCAGGACATTACTCACGGAATAGTTGCAGTAAGACGAGACGATAAAAAGAATGAAATGTACGTTCTGCATTTTTGTGGGTTCTTTGAAGAGCCTAGCGCTGCAGACTACGACCACCTACGAAAAGAATTAGAAGAGGATCCTGAATTTGGATTAACTGATCAGGAATTTGAATTAATCGCAGCGACTCCTCAAATGCTGGAGTACGTCAAAAATGATGCAAATCAAGGTAACTAATGAAGGTAATTTTTTTAGACCATGATGGAGTTATTTGCCTAGCTACTGAATGGGGAAGTCGATTTAAGAAGACTAAAAGGTCTAAGACTGCGATGCAAATTAATACTAAAGACAATCCAGTTGAGTTTAGATTTGACAACTTTAATCAGAAAGCAGTTTCAATACTTAACGATATTATAAAGCAGACTGATGCTGAAATTGTAGTAAGTTCAGATTGGACACGTTGGGCGACCGTTGAAGAAATGGGCGAGTATTATGAATCAAAGGGCATCTGTAAAAAGCCGATCGCATTTACCCCAGACCTAAAGGACTGTACTGTGCATGGAAGTATTTTTATCTGGTCACCGGATTGGGATCTTGAACAAGTAAGATCTATTGAAATTAAGCAGTACTTACACGATCATCCTGAAATAACTCATTGGGTTGCAATTGACGACTTAAACATGGGTAAAAGCGGCGAGAGTTGGAAAGATGTGTGGGCCTTAGATAATTTCGTACTTACACCAAAGCGAATGGAAGGCATTAAGCAGTCTGGAATAAAGGATAAAATCTTAAAATTTTTAAAGGATTAAGAGTACAATATAAAAAACAAATACTATGTCAGAAAACACAAATGCCGAACTTGGATTAATCCAAACAATAGCTAGAACTGGTGCAATCGAAACAGTTCAAGCCCTAGCACTTGCTCAACAAATGGGAATGGTCAATTCACAAGAAGAATTAACTGAATTAATTGCAGCAGGAATGGAGACGATCCTTGAAGAATACGTTCAACAAATAGAAAACCAATCTAAAATTATCCTAAATGAAGCTGGAAGTATTCGAGAAGGTAATAAACCAAATTAAAGAACAAGACGAAAAAATCAGTGCCCTGTACAAAATGGGAGTTGATTTAATCGAGTTTAGCGATTCATATTCGTCATTACGGTCTCTACTGCTTAGAGCCTATTATGGAGAAGAAGGCGAAGACTGGATTTCGTGGTTTCTTTATGAAAGAGACAGTTCAGTAGGAGCCGATCCTAATCAAGCATGGGACAAAGATGGAACACCTATTTGTTACGATATTCCAAGTTTATGGAAATGTGTTGAGGAGAGTCGATGTTCAACTGATTTTGTTGAATATGAGCTTCCTAAATCAAGAGCGACCGCTGATGATTTGTTAAATCATATAGTAAACGGACTAGGTTAATAAATTAGTAGTATAATAATCTTATGAAAACACACAATTCAGATAGAGTCGGTGCTATTAAACATAGAGCTAAGCGCATTTTTCAAAGAGTCGGTATTAAAATGACCCGATTATTTAATCCACTTGATGTAATAAGAGCTGAAGAAAATTCATCGGATCGAGATGCCTCAATTCTTTTTAGAAAGATGATTTTACAAAAGGACAGCGAATTACTAATAAGTCCAATTAGCAACCGATACTTTGTAAAAAATGATGCAAATAACATCCTATTAATCTTAGAAGAATACGAATTAGTTATTATTAATCATGTATTTGGATACAACATTAAACTTTCACAAAAGGCTTACCGTCAATTATACACAGCTTTCGTAAATGAAGTGGAGGACCGTAGAAAGCAGATGGAAAGAACTTTTAGTAAAAATGTAAAGCACTCATTACAAACGTTAATTCAAAGATTAGATGACTAAATACACAAAACTATCACTACTTGGACTATCTCCAGTTATTACGATCATACTAATGGTTGCTATTGGAACTGTATTAGCTAGATCAAGAAACTCTAAAGAAGTTCCATTCGCGAGCTCTTCTAAAATTGACACAGTTTACGTTGAAAAGCGAGTTGAGGTTGAAGTAAAGCCTGACACCGTATATTTTATTAAACCTTGTAAAAAATCACATTGCGATACAGAATCAGTTAAACCCCCAAAAATAGACTCAATACAATAATGGAAGTAAAATTCGCAGATACATTCGGAGATAGCTTAAAGCGTCTCAGGTGGCATGAAAGTAAAATTTATAAATTCTACTCGTTTTTTCGGTACGATATCGGGCGTTTCGTTAAAAACGTTTGGCGTTTTAAAAAGGCACTAAACGGTCATTACTGGTGGGACCATCATGGCTCTCTACAGTTCATGGAGATTGCGTTAACTCACATAGCTGACAATCTTGAGAAGCGAGGTCTTGAAGTAGACGGGCCTAGGCTAAAGAAGGTTGCTAAGATGCGTAGAGCAGTTGAACTTATTAAGAATTACAATCAAGATAATTATATTGAAATGGCTGAGGCTGAACTGGGCGAAATTATTCATCATGAATGGGAGTTCGAAGCGGTTCCAGACAAACCTGGATATTCTCAATTAGTCGACAACGATACTCCAGAGGAAAAAGAGCACAATCGTAAAGTTTTCAATAGAGCACGTGAAATCGAAGATACTGAATGGTCTGAACTATGGGCCATCTTACAAGGGCAAAACCGAACTCAATTTACCATGTTTGCAGACAAGTCAACTGACAAAGATTCAGCTTGGGACAATTGGTTTGATGGATCAGGTATGAAAGGTTGGTGGGATTAACACTTAAAAAGAGTATAATAACTGTATATGGCAAAACAAAACAACAAAACCGGAAAAACTCCAATGCTCGATTCGTTCGGGAAAGATCTTACTCAATTAGCTATTGAGGGAAAGTTAGATCCAGTCGTTGGTAGGGAAAAAGAAATAAAGCGTTGCAGTCAAATACTCGCACGTAGAAAAAAGAACAATCCTCTCTTGATTGGAGAGCCTGGAGTTGGTAAAACTGCCATCGTCGAAGGTCTTGCAAAAATGATCATTGACAAAACTTGTCCACGAGTTCTATTCGATAAAAAGATCGTTACTCTTGAGCTTGCGAATTTAGTAGCAGGTACAAAGTACAGAGGTCAATTCGAAGAGCGAATGGAACAAATAATTGACGAAGTTCAACAAAATCCGCATGTTATCCTATTCATAGATGAGATTCATACCCTAATTGGAGCTGGCTCAGCTAGCGGATCATTGGATGCGGCGAATATCCTGAAACCTGCACTTTCTCGTGGACAGATTCAGTGTATTGGTGCAACAACGCTTGACGAATTTAGAGGATCTATTGAAAAAGATGGTGCCCTGAATCGTAGATTTCAGCAAGTGATGGTAGATCCATCTACGCCAGAACAAGCTCGCCAGATCATCCAGAATATACGCCAGAAGTACGAAGACCATCACTCAGTAAGATACACTGACGAAGCACTTGATGCTTGCGTTACCTACAGTGATCGATACTTACAGGACAGATTTCTACCGGATAAAGCGATTGACTTAATGGACGAAGCTGGCTCAGCAGTTCACATAAACGGAGTAGTTGTACCTGAAGAAATTAAGTCACTTGAGGTAAAATTAGTTGAGGTAAGCGAACGCAAACAAAAGGCAGTAGATGGACAACAGTACGAAGCGGCTGCTAAATTGAGAGACGAAGCACTTAAGGTAATGTCAGAAATTGACGAAGAAAAATCAAAATGGGAAGAATCATTAAAGGTGAATCGCCTAAATGTTTCAGAAGAAGATATCGCATCAGTAGTTGCCGCAATTACTGGAATTCCAATTACTAGACTCAAAGGTTCTGAGCTTGAAAGACTTGCTAATATGGCAAGCTGGTTAAAGGATCGAGTAATCGGTCAGCCTGAAGCAGTGGTCAAATTAACAAAAGCAATCCAGCGATCAAGAGCAGGGCTTAAGTCTAAAAATAGACCAATTGGGACTTTCATGTTCCTCGGCCCAACTGGTGTTGGTAAAACCGAATTGGCAAAGCAGCTTGCAAAATTCATGTTCGACTCAGAGGACTCGTTAATCAGAATAGACATGACTGAGTTTGGAGAAAAATTTACGTCGACTAAATTAATAGGAGCTCCTCCAGGATACGTTGGATACGATGAAGGTGGTCAGCTTACTGAGAGAGTTAAGCGTAAACCCTATTCAGTAGTTCTATTGGACGAGGTCGAAAAAGCTCATCCTGATATTTTTCACACTCTACTTCAAGTATTGGATGAAGGCCATTTAACTGATGGGCTTGGTCGTAAAATAGATTTTAAAAATACTGTGATTATTATGACTTCTAATTTGGGAGTTAAGGAATTGCAAGATTTTGGAGGAGGTATTGGATTCTCGTCAGCTGTTGATCAATTTGAAAAGCAGAAAGAGATCGCAGCAAGCGTTCTAAAGAAGGCTGTTAGTAAGCAGTTTGCACCAGAGTTTATCAATCGACTAGATGATATTATTATCTTCGAGACTCTTAAGAAAGAAGATATTACTAAGATCGTTGAAATTGAACTTTTAGACCTGTATGCTAGAGTTAAGGAAAATGGATACACTGTTGAGTTGACTAAACAGGCAAAAGAATTCTTAATTGAAAATGGCTATGACCCTAAATTTGGAGCTCGTCCACTAAAGAGAGTTATTCAAAATCACGTAGAAGATCTTATAGCAGAGGCCTTTATCGACGGAAAGATTAAAGATGGTGATAAATTGGTGATTACTCATAAAGCCAAAGAAGAAAACTTATCATTTAAGTAAACGTCTGCAGATAAATAATCAAAAATAACCATACATAATGGGAAGATTTGGTAAAAACAGAGTGCCTAATTTCATGAAAGGTAAAGAAGATGCAATTGGCGCTAATCCAAGAGTAGCTGATGAAAATTTGGATGAAATGCATCCAGTAGAAATAGTTTCATTGGGAGATCATGGAGACGACCATGCAATGATCGTTATTAGAAGTAAATCAGGTGAAGAGCTTGAGCTTAGATTCGACTATGACGGTAACGGCATGCTAACGGCAATGCACGGAGATCATGAGTACTCTATTCCAGTAGAACTTGAAGTTGTATCTGATGAAATTGACGAAAAACTTAAAGGTAAACAAAAGAACTTAGATAAGAATCGAAATGGAAAAATTGATTCAGGCGATTTTAAATTACTTAATAAGTCGAAAGAGGATACTGAAGGTAAAGCTTCTAACACATTTGAAAATTTCGTTAATGAGTGTTGGTCACCAATGACCGAAGGCTACAGCCCAGCAATGTCAGAAGAAGCACAGAATGCAGTTAAATCAGTATGCGAAGAAATTCTAATTAAAGAGGCTCAAATGTGCGATGAAGACGCAGATCCTAACCATACATACGAGAATTACTTAAATGAAGTTGGCTCGTACATGAGTAAGTGTATGATGGAAGCAGCGGCTGAGGTTGATGTGGAAGAGCCGATTAACGAAAGAGCTATTCAATATCCAAAGGCTGGAGGAAAATGGGTAACACCAGATGCGAGTAAATACGTAGTATATGTAGGAAAAACCCCATATAAAGTAACGGTGAAGTCTCCGATCTACAGCGGCCCTATCATTATTCAACACATAGACGGTCCAAAAGAAGGTTGGATGGGAAATTACTATACGGTAACTGATAGTAAAGGACAAACTAAAGACTTTGATGAAAGCGAAATTGCTGCACTTGTTAAAAAAGAAGGAAGTAATGTTATTGAACTAGGCGGAGCATTAGGCAAAGCTATTTTTACTAAAGCTTAAATTCATAATTAAATATAAAACTAAAGCTCGGAACATTCCGAGCTTTTTTATTTAGGTTAGGCCGTGAATAAATAATCAATATGGACAATCCACATAATAATAAAATGTCATCTGGTGAAATTACTGTACCAGCCAGTTCATTTCAACAAAGAACTGATATGAATATTCAACCTACTCCAGTAAATGTGGCTGTGGGTGGGCTTCCTCAGCACTGGTTGAATACAGCGCCGTATTCTAAGCGAGATATGACAACTAATTCGACTCCATCCAGAATCGGCTCAAATCCTAGAGTTTATAAAGTCCTACGATTTAACGAGTATATGGAATCTAATAAATAATAAAAAGTAACTACTATGAGTAACAAAATTTTAAACTTCGACGATTTTCATAAAGGGTCTAACTTAAGCGATCCCAAGAAACATGCAACGGCCTCAAAACCTGATCAAGTTAAGAAAGAAAAAACAATTGATCAAGTTAAGAGTGCTGATCTATCTCAAGTTAAGGTAACTGAGCCTGATTACACGAAAGTATCTAAAACTCCTATTCAAGAGAGCTCAGCTGATACTCAAGCACAGATCGATATAATTAATCAGACCAAAGCACTTAGGGACCAAGTCGCAGCTGCTGCAACTGATGCAGAAAAGATTCAGCTATTGACTAAAATCAAGCAGATTGAACAACAAGCTGAGCAGAAAGCAAAGGCTACTAAGACTGCATAAAATTACTTAACGAAATGACGTTAGACGAGTTAATATTAGACATCCAGGATGAATTAACGTTTGCAAAAGCGCTACCTTATTCTATTCCAGAACCAGAGATTAAACGTATCATCACTAATTCTGAGAGATATTTTTATGATAACTGGAAACATGCAGTTGAACCGCGATATTTACTGATTCCTCAAGAAGTTTTTACGTCTACTGGATTTAAGCAGCACAGAACGATTCAGTTACCTGAGTGCGTAGGTTTCGTTCATGATGTTAAGCAGCCCAATTCTTCAGGCTCAATGTTTGGAACAATGGATGCGGATTTTGCGGATAATAAGTTCATTGGGTCAGAGGTATTTTTAACACCATTCATTGGGGAATCTATTATGTACAGAACGATTATCTTCTCGTTTCTTGACCTAGTTAAAGGCTTTACCATTGACACTTTTGCATACGACTACAATAAGAATACTCGAAAACTAACAATACTCGGAAGAACCCCTAGACAAAACGGTATTGTTCTAACGATCGCTAAGAAAATCCCAGCTGATGATCTGTATAATGATGAATTGTTTCAAAGATACGTAAGAGCAAAGGCTAAATTGAGACTTGGTGATCTGTTAACGACATTCGATTATAATCTTCCAGGCGGAATCAAACCTAACTACACAAATCTAGTCACTAAAGCTGAAAATGAGCTTACTCAAGTACTTGAAATGATGAAAGGCGAAAATACTCCAGACTTCTTGTACTTTGCAAGATGGTAATTAAGACATGGCAACACAACCAGTAGGAAAAGACCTATACTTACGAGCACCAGGCGATCCAAACTACCAAGAAGGTATTTATGAATCAAATGACTCAATTGAAAATGCTCTTCAACAAATTAGAATGACGCTACTTACTAGAGCAGGTGAAGTTCTTGGGGAAGATATTGGATTCAATGCCGAAAAGTATCTTTTTGAATTTGAGCAATCAGACATTAGCGCTATGGAAAAGGAGGCAAACGATCAAATTAATGAATATGTTTTATTCAGTCGACCTTACTCAATTGCAGCTAATGCATTTAAAATGGACGATATATCTGATCCATATAAAGTAGGATTAGGCTTGGACATTAAGATAGACGGACAGTCTGCGTTTGCTACAATGTTTGACCTTTAAGCCAATCTTCTAATTTAATTAACGGGTTCCAATCAAGATACGATTTAGCGGCAGTGACGTCAGCTAAACTAATCTTCGGCTCTAATCTAAAACCTACATTTACCGTTTTTCCGCCAACCATTTCAGCGATTTGATTTACGCTGATATTTTCTCCACTTCCTATATTAATAATTCGGTGATACTTATCTGAAGCGTTAGCGAGCGCATTGTATGCTGGTGAGTGTAATGCAGCAATATTTGCTCTAACTACATCTGATACGTGAATAAAATCTCTTCGCTGTTCTCCGTCATTTGTGATTGGTAAAGGTTTGCCAGCCTTAGCTTTTTCTAAAAATATTGGAATGACTGAGCGGTATGAACTGTCAGGATTTGAATTTGGACCGTAAACATTGAAATATCTAAGGCACGTCGTTTTTATTCTGTAAATTGAAGAATATAATTTGCAATAATTTTCCCCAATCTGTTTAGTTAACGCATAGGTTGAAATTGGATCAAGCGGTACAGATTCATTAGTTGGAAATAACTCAGTGTTTCCGTATACTGCACTAGTTGAGCTAAACACTAATTCCGATACACCAGCGATTCGACACGCTTCAAGCACGTTTGAGGTTCCTATTACATTTACTAAATTATATAGAGTAGGTGATTCTAATGACTCCTGGACAGAAGTTAATGCGGCTAAATGGAATACGCATTCTGAACCTTTAATGATGGCGGCGATCTTCTTGGGATCCCCTGTAATATCGTAGACTCTTAGGTCAATCGCTAAGTTTTTAATGTTGCTTTTCTTACCGGTCGATAGATTATCGATTACGGTTACTCGGAACCCTTGCTCTACGAGTGATTTAACAAGGTGAGATCCGATAAATCCGGCCCCACCTATTACTGTTACTTTACGATTCATGTATACCTAAAATTAAAGTTGTCCTGGTGTTCCTACTTCAGATGAGGTTTCTCCACCAGCCGGTTCTTCTCCAGCTGGGGCAGCAGGCGCTCCACCAGCAGCAGCGGCTCCACCAGCAGCGGCGCCACCGTCAGCTTTAGCATCATTGTCTTGAGTTGCTTGGTAGCTTCGGTTTTTAGCAATATCCTCGTCACTTAATTTCAAGTATTCTTTAATTAAGTATTCGGTTGAGAAGTAAGGTTTAGCATCATCATTCACTACCGCTTTCATTGCATTAAGGGTAGCAAGACGTTTATTAAGTAATTCCTGAGTTTTAATCTCCTCGAATACATTATCATTGTGCCATAGCATACCTACTGCATTTGAGAAACGGTGATCCGTTTTTAAATCCTTAATATCTAAGCACATTTGCAAATACAGAGGTTTGGTGATTAACTCTTTGAAGGCTGATCTTAATCTCTTGATGAATTTATTGTAGCGAATCTCCTCTCTTGAAATACCTTCCGCATTCATAGTGTATGCACCTTGACCTTCTGACCAACGTGAATATGGAAGTTTAGAGTCAAGCTTTAGTTTATCTTGAAAGTATTTTAATAATTCAGAGCCTGATAAATTTGGGCCTGGATATTCAAGTGCTTCAATATCGATTTTCTCGCCTCTATCGTTTACTGGAAGAACGTAGTTTTTATAGAAAAGAATATTAGGTTTTCCATCAACCATTAATTCTCCAGAGCTACCATCGAATGTTATATCTTCTTTTAAGGTATTGGTAAACTCACGAACATCTTCTTTGGCTTTTTGCATTGATTTTGTTCCAACTGGTACGCTTGTTTTTAAACGAATTGGCGCATTCATTGTATGCCAAATAATCTTAGAGTGTTCAATTAAACGAAGTAGGTTAAATGAACGAAGTAGTCTCTCTACGAAACTAACTCGCTTGGTTCTAAATTCATTTGAATATGAAATGTAGATAATTTGTGAATCAGTTAAGGTACGATTCATCTTATTAATGGGATCACGTTGAGACCATTGCAGATAAATTTTTCCGCCTGAATCTTTTTTTACTTCAGGATAAAGAGTAGATGGATCTAATTCCTTAAATCCAATAATATCTTTTGGATTTGAGATATTGTCGTAAATGATTTCAAATGCCAAGTGACCTTCAATTAACCATTGGTAAAAGTACTGCCATGCTGAAATTCCTCTGTCGAAACTCCATGCACTATAGATCTTTGCAAAATTTTCTTGGTACTTCTCAATTACTTTTTCTTGATAGTTAAGACGTTGGTCTTTATTCTTTCCTCGGTAATTAATTTCTCCAACTAGGTCATTTGGATAACAGAATCGATTATCTTCATCGTATACAATTGCATCATCTGCAATAGTTTCAATAACGAATTCAATTTCGCCATTTGATGCAAGATCCCTAAGTCTCTCTCTTTTCTGAACATAGTCTAATTGAAAGAACGCGATTGACTTGTTCTTTAATGAGGATGTCGTATCGGATAGAGCAAGAGTAGCCTTCATCAGATCATCTCCCATTGCGTTGTTGAAACCCGTTAACTGACCTTCAATGTAACCTATCGCTTGTGAGTTCTTCACAAGAAGGTCATCGTATTTCATACCAAATCGACTTAGTGCGGTTAAGCTTGATCTAAGCCCTTTCATTGGGTTACTGTCTAAAAATCCTGCCATTTAATTGTTTATTTTATTTCAAATAGAGAGAAACTTGATCTAGCCGATATTGTCCTGTCAGTTGAATAGTTCGCTAAGTGTAAGTTAGGAACAGTATCCCAGTCGATAAGGGTTAAGTTTCGCATCTTTTCTCTATTGTATTTATTCACCAGAAGATTGAATTTAATGTCCGGCATTCCAAGTAGGGTCTTTATAAATGTCGTATCGACCGTAAAAAATGGAGCAACTGCTCGTTCCCTGATTCGTTTATTAAATTCCATTAGGTTGCCGTCTTCAAAACAGTTAGCTAATGGAGTACTCATTTTATTTAAGTATGTCCGAATAAACCGTTTTCTTAGAGGTTGGGACATTAATTTAACATTTAGGCCCAATCCATCAGGGCTTAATGCTAGAAATATGGGGCGGTTATCATAATACGGCTTCTTTACTCGATATTTTGCAGCAAGGGCCACATCTTTTACGGAAGGATATTTAAGTAATTCGTATTCGTCCCAAGTTGGAACCTGATCTGGCCCAATTGGTTCAAGTTCAGTATGAGTATAAAAATGACCAGGAATCAGAATAGTACGGTCTCCACCACGAGTCATATTTATGAATACGTGATTTGGGTTTGGACTAAAGTCCGGGTCTGTTCCGTTTTGATAAAAGTCTTGTATAGTTTCTAATTGCGTCATTTATATCTTTTATATTGATTTGAACAGAAAGTTTTCGGTTATTATCCCAAATTTTAAACCTCTTACTGAAGCGAACTCTTTAGCTGCTTCAAATTTTGCCTGATTTACAATGTATTGCTTGGCTGCATATACATAACTTGCAGTTTGCTTGTCAGTCATTCTTGCTGGGGCAGTAGGTGGTTTGGTATACTTGTCAGGCTTTACCTCAATTAACCAAGACTGCTCCTTTCCTGAGCTATCTTTGGTTACGATATAAAAATCAACATAATATGTGTGTCCGCGTTTATCAAGAGGAGAATAGTAAGGAATTCCTACTGGTTCGCTTGAGTATTTAATAACAGTCGGGCTGTGATCACACCATTTTAGGAATTTGAATTCCCAGCTTGATCTGAATATTATTTGCGAAGTATCGCCAACGTACTTCTCAGGGAACGCTGGTTTAAAGTATCCCTGACGGATTGTTCCAGCTCGCGGTTTTAAGAAAGTCTTGATGCTCTTCTGCTCTTTCGGTTTCATATAGTTATTTATAGGTACGCCATGTCAAACACGGAATCGCTAAAATAACTATTGATCCATTCATTAAAGCTTTCAATTGAAGTATTTGAATTTCTGTCATGCATGTAACAGAAAAGGTCATTAATATCTTTGACTTTTTGTAGAGCCATCATATCTTCAGTAGAACTAAATTTTCTCTTTAGGTCACCGATTGCTTTATTCCACAAAAACACAGAGTATCCTTGCTGGATAAAATTCATCATTTGAGTCTTGCCTGCCTTATCTCGGTCAAATATAACTTGAGTAGCACCCTTTGACCCTAGATTAGAGAAAATACTTCTGGCTTTAGATGCACCAGAGGTTGCAATCGCGTTAGTTATGAACATTGAATCGAATTGACCCTCAGTCATTCTGATTGGCTTGCTGAAGTCAACGTTCAAGATATTGAAGTAGTTATTAAGAAAGTTCGCATCTTCCACCAGATCCTTCGAGAGTCCTATCTGAGAGAAGATATGAATAATATCGGAATATGACTTGATTATGTACTTACGTTCGGAATTTGGATCGAGACTTCTAATTGAGAATCCTAGTATTTTACCGGATCTTCTATCGAAATTAAAAATATAGACTTTATTATCGGATGAATCAGTATAGAGACAATCTCCGAAATCTTCAATTAAGTTGATCGCTCGGCCCTTTATGTACTGATACGCTCTAGATTCTTCTGAAACCATATCAAGTCTCTTTAACGAGAACCTATTGATTACTTCAGTTATTGTAACAAGACTTGATGTATCGGATGTTAAGAATCTAATTAATTGATTCTCTGTCTTTTTGGGTTTTGCAACTGGTGAGTATTCTGTATCTAGGATAAAGCTTGGAAGCATGATTCCATGTTCCTTACTCATTCTGGCAACAAATTCTCCCATGGTCATATATGCCATACAACCATCATTAAAACATTTATAAGCCCCAGTATCTAAATAGAGGTTACCACGCTTCTTTGAAACCTTCTTGTCCGAGTCTCCGCAAATTGGACACGCGAAATTTAGCTTACGGCCAGTCTCTCCATCAATTTTTTGTTTCTCAGGAACATCGTGGAATCTCTTACGTAATAAGGTTTCAATGAATGCGGTTATTTCCTCAATTCTCATCAGTTATAGTTACCTTCTTTACAGGTTTTGGTTTAGTTGCGTTTTTGTAAGCTTTGTCAAGATCGTATCCCATTTTGTAGTAATCCTTTCCGGTTTTAACAGCTTTTTCGTACTTGTCAGTTTGCAACCATGAACCACCAGACGGAGTATTGATTATTTCGCTCCAGCCATTCGATCTTAAGTATTCTTGCATCACTTCAACTGGAATTGCAAATGGATCTTCTACTTCAATTCCTAATTTCTTTGCTACTCGATCGCGATACTTAGTAAGTTCGTGTTTTGGAACGATTACTGTATTTAGGCCAAATTTAGAAATTGCTGAAATGTAAACTGGGAATAAATTCGCAGGTACCGGCTTGTCTGGATTACCAATGTATTCTTGGCAGCTTTCCGGAATTTCAGAATAGGCTAGAGTTTTTGAGTCAACTGCATACAGTGGGAAAGTTTCTTCGTTTGTGAATTCTTTGCTACGGCTTCTTGATTTAACAAGTTCAACTTTACGAACAAGGGCTGAAGTTAATTCCGGATAACCCATTGCAACTAATAATTTATTAATTGGCTCAATGATTAATCGGAAGAACTGTTGATCTCTATCCATAGGCACTGCGAATTCTTCTGGATAAGAGCCTGGAGCGTACGCAAAAATATCAAATTCATACTCATTCGGCGAAGCATAGTAAAATTTAATCTTTGAACCGCTTCGTATCAATGCATACTTTTGATTTTTGGTTTTCTTTATCACGTGATTGTGATATGCAGCAGCTCTACCGTAAATCGGCATTCCTTTCTCCATTACTAATGGATTTAGGCTCTTTAGGTAATCTTCGTAAACTCGAACTGAGAAGTTAAAAGCAATCTCATCGACCGTTAGCGAATTACACTCGTCTTTTAGAGCCTGTAATTTCGGAATCAAGTCTTCTTCAAGATCCAAGTTATACCCGATTCCTAAAAGATATGAATACAGCTTTTGTAAGTGCTGTCTTGCCCAAATTGGATAGGAAGCTTGAATTGCTTCAAGACCCTTAATGATTAATGATTCTTTATCAAGTAGTCGTTCGTGCTTATTATCTTTATATGATACGCTTAAGATGTATTTCTTCTTAGCGAGCCAGATTCCTGAACTAGAAAGATTTTCAAGCTCAAAATTTTGGCGATTGTCTGTGTTGAAATGAACTGCGTATTTCTCAAAAGCTTGTTCAAAATAATCCTTTAATCGGTTTCGGTTAATTGCCAAACAGAACTCAAGAGACTCTTTATTATCTAAGTCTAATCCTTCTACTGACTGAATTGCATAATCAAAACAGACATACACAGAGTCAGTATCTGTGTAAATTGCAGCTTCTTTTTCAATTTGAGAAACTTTTTTGTCTGAAATTCCTAAAATTTCATGAAGTTCAGTATCTAGGTGCCACTTGTGCTGAAAGTAGTGATTTACTGCCCGGATTGAGAATTTAATTAAATCTTGACCTTGTAGAGTAATAGATTTAGCTATTTCGTTATTATGAAAATAGAAATATCGGTTACCGAAGGCACCATAGAATGAGTTAATTAAGATTTTAATTGCATTCTGCTTTAAATCTAGTGATTTAATTTGCTGTTCTAACTGTTTTGACATATACGAGTATTGTACTTGTGAATATTCATTTGGGTTTAATTTACCAAATAAATAACTAAAAAGTTGAAAACATGGTAAACACTGATCGCTCTGTAATTAATAGAGCTTATCCATTTTTAAGCAATTTTCCATTTGATAAAGACTTTGATATTCAAATATCAACTTCTCCAGTCGCTGCTGTGATGTTCGATGACGATTTTGAAACAAGCAGATCATCAACTCCGTATGTTATCAATTTTAGACACACCGGATCTCCAATCAACGCAAGTATCTCAATTGTAAAGGATGAACTTATTTGGATCGGTGAAATTGCTGAATCCATCACAAAACTTGACAGGATAGCTAAGCGAATTGACCGAGGTATTAAAACCAAGGATCTTTTAGTAAAACGCGACATGTCTTTAGAAGCGGATGAATGGATGACTCTTGTTTCAGATCGCAAGAGCTCTCTTAGCCAGGAAACGTTTAACGAAGTGCTGGCAGGTCTAGTAGGAAATAGGTCAGTTAACCAAACTGTGACACTAATAAATAATTTGAATAAGCTTTACACTAAAACTGGTCTGGTTAAATTATCAAAGGCAGAATGTGACGTGATTTTCACGTTTCTTCATTTTAGACTGATTTATGCAAAGCTAATACTTGGCATTGTAATTGCCTCAAAAATATCAATCTAAATGGAACAATTGGATTCATTCATTGAGTATCTGTATACGGTAGAAGAGAACTTAACTCAACTAACGACAGATCAAGTAAAAAAGCTACAGTCAATTCAAACTAAAGTAAGTGAATTAGTTAATAAAATTCAAACGCCTCAACCGGCCCAGCCTCAAAGCCAACCCCAAGTTCAAGTACGATCAATGGAATTACAGTTAGCTGAAAATAAGGTTCAAAGCTTCTCAAACTACATGGAGTTAAAAGAAACAACTAAAGCAAAGAATGCTAGGTAAAAGACTCCATACATTTTCACAATTTATTCTAGAAAGAGGTGATTGGAATTACGCAAATCACTATGCTCAATACCTAAATAAGTTCACAGAAGATTCTGTTATATTGGATCTACTTAAAGACTTTGATAAACAGGTTAATGAATTGGAGGATACTTACTGGTATAATAGAGAAAGTCGAAATTTTAGAAACGACCATTATGCACTAGACATGAAAATCCACTCATACCCAGATGTACAGAAATGGGCAGCACTAAAAGGATATTCAGCTGAGGAAATTGAAGAAGATGAGTCGTCATTAGAATCAGCAATGTGGGATCAGTGGGGTAGATTCATGGAAGAGACTTACGAAGTTAATTCAGAAGACTATATGAATACGTATGACTGGTTAACTAAAGTTGGAGTAGGGGGCCAAAGCGGAGGCTGGCTATTACTAGCAATGGAGGACAGTCATTCTGACTTGGAAAGAATTCTAGAAGATAAATTCGATATGTACTTAGAAGAAGTAGCAGACGCAAATGCTGGATCAATTCAGTTACTAAAACAAATCATTGAAAATCCAGAAGAGACTGCTGAGCTCATTGAGTTTGGAATAATTGATGAAGAGACTGCTGCTAAAGCAGAGGAGATTATTGAAGCTCGAGATGAAGTTGAAAACTGGTTACGTGAAAAACTGAATGAATTGTATCAAATAGAAAGGGATCTTGATGCAATTAAAGATGATATTAATAGATTTAGACAGACTGCATTAGCTGATTTTTACGTATGGACCTCTGATTCAGAAGACTATTAATTAACGAATCTATTTAAGTCAAATTTGTGTTTTGACACAATGAATTTCTGACTCTTATAAATTTTCTCTCTAGCATGACCGTGCTTAACGATGTAGCCATTAAGATCGTCTATTAGATCGTAAATCGTTACCTTAACTTTCCCTTTTAATCCACGCATTCCCCTACCAATAGATTGACGTATTGTTACCTCAGATTTGTAACTCTCGGCCAAGATAATGTGATTAACGTTTTTTAAGTCAATTCCAGTAGAGAAAGTTCCGTATGATGCGACTAGTGTAACGCCAGGACCAGCTTCCATAATTCTTTGATATTCATCACGATCTGAGCTATCAACACCACCGTCTATGTAATAAACGTGCTCTCTCCATTCCTTAATCTTATCACAAATACGCTGGCCGTACTGATCCTTAACGTTTATGTATAGAATCAAAGTATTTCCTTCAAGTTTCTTAACGAATGCAGAAATGAAGTCAATTCTAGGTTCGTAAGAGACAATGAACGCTTTTTCAGAGTCGTACATCTCTTTACCGGACTTTCCTTCTTCTCGCAGAGCCATGTATTTCTCAACAAAAGGTTCAGTTTTAGGATATTCTAAGTAAACCATTTTAATATAGACATCAGGTGAGTAGTTATTCTCAATTAAGTGACTTGCGGATAGAGTCATACTTAATGGACCAAGAAATTCTTGAATTCTGAAGAAATCCGAATAGTCTTCTTCTATTTTAATTGTTCCGGAAAGTCCAAGTTTGTATTCGACATTAACTGACTGTATTAAAATATCCCGAACAGAGTTTCCTCTACTTGTGTGACACTCATCGATACAAACAATGCTAAATTCCTTGAAGAATTCAGGAGGTCTGTTAATTAGACTTTGGTAAGTTGAAATAACTATCTCAGATTCAGCAAATGCTTTGTCTGTGTACTTACTCTTTCCGCCGATCGTCATTACGTTAAAGCTCATCAGACCGGTATTGTAATCGTCTGTGAATTTTTCAGCAGTTTGACTAACTAGTCCAGCTCTAGGAACTACGATTAGGGCTTTTTTGCCATTTCCGGCGAGAATACCCTTTCTCTTAAGAAAGGCTAAATATAAAAAGAAAATAATTGTTTTACCAGCAGATGTTGCAAGTTCAAGAGAACAGAACTTGTATTTTAAGGCACGAAATACTGCCTCTAATTGATAGTCTCTAGCCTCAATGTTTGAACCATCCAGCATAACTGACGTAAACTTTGCAAGTTGATCCTTTGTGAAATTTAAGTTAAATAATTTCTCATAATCTTCGATATGAACCTCATACTCAAATTTCTTACTGAAATTAAATAGTTCTTTCCAAAGGCCGACTCCGATTTTGTGAGCGCCGGTTTCTTTATCGACTACAACAAAATGGTCGTATCCGTCCCATAACTTTCGTTTATATAGACGATTAAAAAGATAGCCTTTTTGCCTCTTTTTAAAATAGAATTGAAGATCTTTGAGTTCGCCCTTTGTGTCATGGCTTACAAGTACAAGAAATTGTCGATCGTTTGATAATTTAAAGGTTAACAAGCATTTAAAATATTTTTAATGCCCGTCTAGGAGCTTTTGTACGTCTAATCTGGTTTTAATACCAAATAGAACTGCGTCAATTGTTTTAATGGAATCTGAGTAAAAAGTTATCTGATTTTCAACCTGTTCGATCTTTTCTTTAAGCGAGGCGGTCTTTCCATCAACTATTGTATTCTTTTCATTAGCGCCATACCTCATTTGATGATTCTTTGATGCATCGATCCACTCTTCACCCTTCTTTTCACGGAAAGTCTTCTTAAGTTGAGTAAAGTGCTCAATAAGAGTGTGATTCTCCTCAAGCATTCTCTGCCTTAAGCTAAGAAATGTCACTTGAGCCTCAGGAATCTTACGAATGTGCTCGAGAAGTTTGATTCCTACATAGATTTCGCCAGAGAACGATTCTCGTTTCTCTCTAAAAACTTCAGCAATAGTTCTTTTTGGGGTAGTTTCTTCCATACCTATATTTTATCAAAAACTTGCAGTAAGTTTTAACTGATAAAGCAATAATATAGACTTTCGATTTGATAGAAGTCACTATTGAACTCTTGAATTATATTACTTGAGTAAATTGAATCCCCAAGTTCATGATGATCACCGTTTGTGTAGAAGACAGAGACGCCTCCATCGTAAAGGCATACAACTGAGTCTAATTTATAGTGCTGAATTGACCCTCTAACCATCTCCTTGAATTGCTCATGAGATACGTCAGAACCCTCATTAGTAACAAAGATACTAGGAAATGATCTCTTGATCCGGTGGCCGCTATTTTCTATTGAATTTAGTATTTGTAGCACATAAGGCAGCTTGCCATAGTCATCTAGGTCTTTTAGGACTTGATTGTACTGTTTTGAATTAGTAAAGTTATAAATTACGAAAGGTTTTTGCGCCTGCACACAGTCTCTAACCAATTGATAATGGTTTCCATCGTATTCTCTTGTTTTTCTTAGCGATCTGTTCATAATTTAGTATATTAGATAAAACTACTAGGTTATTTATCAGTAAAATACTCTATGGAAAATCATATTCATATTAACATATTCGACTTTGACGAAACTCTCTTTAGAGTGCCAGGTTACACATGCAAAGAAGCAAAGGGAATTACGCCCTACGACTGGTTTGACTCGCCTGAGTCTTTATCACCGGAGTTCAACATTCGAGCAATCTTAAATACTTGCGAGCAAACTCAAGCGCAACCAGACGTTCTTAGTTTTTTAATAACTCACCGAGTTAAAGCCTGTCAAGAAAGAGTTCTTGAAATACTTAGAGATAATGGCGGAATCTTATTCGATAAAACGTTCTTTCTTGGAAGAGAATCTGCTAAGGCTGAGGTTGCCCTTAAATTGATTAGAACTCACGAAGCTAATTCAATCACAATATTTGAAGATTCACTATGGGAAATCATTAAGTACACAGAAGCATTCTTGGATGCAGGCTTAATGATTGATATTGAATTCATCTTTGTTGATAAGAGTCGAGTAATTACAATCGCATGGGAAACCGCTAGGTCCATTGCTGAACTATCTCAAATTGAAAAATTAAGCATACAATGATATTATTCGTAGAAGGCGCCAGGCACTGTGGCAAAACATTTTTAATTAATCAATTTATCGAGAAGGCAAATGATCCAAGAATTGAGTACTACAAATTCTATTTCGCAGATCATATTAAAACGTTAGGATTAGTTGGATTAGACACTGATCCAAGTCTTCATTATTTTAGCTTGGGAAATATCATGACCATTATGGAAATGAATCTTAGACCTGAATATTCAGATAAAATTTGGATATTTGATCGAGCTATCATATCTGCATACACTTGGGCAATCTTAAGAAAAAGATTAACTCGAACTAAAGCTGAGCTTGAATTCTTAACTCTATTGAAAACTAATTTATATGCAAATTCAAAAACGTTAGTAGTTTCAGTTGCAGGTCAAACTGGTGATTCTAGCAGAGTTAAAGATACTTGGGATGGAGCACATTCTACACTAGAAGAACAGCAACTAATGGCTCATCTAATTGAGCTTGGTGTAAAAGATCTTGTAAATTCAGAAAAAAATAACAAACTAAGCATCGTTTTTAATAAGTTTGATGAAGATTCGGTTAATTCATTTAATGCCGAGTGTTATACATTATTAGGAATAGAGCCTAATAAATAACAGATATGGCAGGATTATCACACTTACGAGACGTTTATGAAAAGCGTGGAAAGGACTTCCTTGACAGTCTTTTAAATAAGACAGTTATCATCAACGAAAAAATTGACGGTGCCTATTTTGGTGCCAAGAAAGATGCACAACAGAATAACTTTAACTTCTTTAAAAAAGACAGCAAAATTGGTTACATCGACCGAGTTCTTAGTCGCTACTACGAGCCGGGCATTGGACATTTTGAGAGTCTTGGGACTGATGTAATTTCAGCAATTCCTGAAAATTACGTGTTTGGAATGGATTATACTCCGAATCGTGAAACTCCTCTAACCCTAAGTCACATTAAGGTATTGGATGAAAATTACCAATTATCTGAGATTATTCATGATTTCGGTAAATTAAACGAATGGGCTGGTAAGCTTGGAGTAAATCCTCCAGCGATTCTATTTCAAGGTAAACTTAATGACGAACAAAAGGTAAAGATACAGGAATTCCTGTTTACTCCAGCAGCTTCATTGATTGAAAAGTTCAAAACGATCTCATTCACTAAACACATTATGGCAGTATTGGATCCAACTGTTGACGAAACGGCTCAAACTAAAGAGTATGAGAGATCAATTGACGAAATTGTATTTAGATTCTTTGATGATAATAAAACAGCGAATGAAGCTTCAGTACTAGCGAAATTAGTTGATCCCGTTTTTTACGATAATGCAAAACAGCTATCGCCTGAGAAAGTTCAAAGGAAGAGTGATGATTATATTTGGATTATTGTTATTGATTTAATGAATTTTATTGAAGGCTACAGAATATCAGAGCTTAGGGAATTCGTTGAGGCTGGAGAAACTCCAGAGGAGAGATACGTTTCTCTGATAAATCGACTGTTTGCTGAGTTTATTAAAGAGTACGGCGACAAATACGGAGATCTAGATATTCAGGTCCCAGCGTTTCTACAAAAACCTGAGTTTGATATTAATTTAGACCTAATTAATGATCCATTCGTAACTACTATAATTGCAAAGAATCCTAATTATAAAGAAATTTACCGAATATTCATTAATATTTTTAGAAAAAAGAAAGTTAAAGTAAATTCAAATCTATTCACTGATGCAATGAAGACTAATTTATTAGCACAAATCGATAAACTTGGACAGGTTGCAATGGGAGATCAATTATTTGAAAACTATTTTCCTTCATTCAATGAATTTGTAGGAGACGATAAGAATCCTGGCTATTTTGAAACATACGATATCGCGCAAAATGAAGAGCGTAAAGTAAAGAAAGTTAATTTACTGATTTCAGAATTTCAACCGATCCATAAAGGACACCTAAAGAATGCAAAAATCCTTACTGAGAAAAACGGACTTCCTACTCTATTAATATGCGTACATCCTGGAAAATCAGGAAAAATCTTCCCGTTTAAGAAAGAAACTATTAATAACGCCCTATCTAAATTAACGGCAAACGAGAAACCTAATATAGCAGGTCACGTAATGGTTGGAGATGGAAATATTGAATCTATACTTAAAGCAATAAAACCTGGTTTTGAGCCAGTTAGCATCGCAGCAGAACCTAGCCGAATTAAAGATATCGCACTACAATTAGACTTAGCAAAAAAGAGATCAAGAAACCTAAATATTAAGAGAGAGACTTCGTTAATTGAAGTACCTACTACAAGTATTGGAGAATCAATTATGACCTCAATTAAAAACAGAGATTTTGCTTCATTTAAAGAAGCTACCCCGATCACCATACATTCAGAATTCTATAACTTAAATAAAGATCTAATGGAATCATTAACTGAATCTATTAGTCATGAGAATGTGATCGAAGATGAAATTAAGAAACCTAACCCAACTCCTATAATTCAAATAGAAGACTAACTAAACTAAAAAAGCTCCATAAGGAGCTTTTTTTATGTGATTAGGTTAGGAATCTACAGAGTTGTAAATTCTCCTTTTATAAAATTGATATGTTGCGCTTTACCATCATGGTGGATGATTACGTGTGACTGGAGCCATCCACTAGGTCCGACATTATAGTTAACTCTTAATTTAGTTGAAGTCCCTACAGCTAACGCGCCGTCCTTTCTTCCAGGAGAATGGTAATGTCCAACTACAATTTTTGTATTTAATTTTCTAAATTGAAGCAGAGATCCGCGTGATCCGTTTGAACCTACATCTCCGTGTTGAGCAAGCTCCCAGCCATTTACGACAAGGCTATCACTTCGGCCTAATGTTTTGAAACTTGGAAATCTCTCGTTGATTAGGTACGGAATAACTCCATTTGGTGCAACTCCCCTAAGCAGTAGAGAACTGTATTCCATGTACTCAAGAGAGTTCTTTATGGTTGCAGCTTTTCTCCAGTCAGTGGTTTTTAACCAACGGTCTAGAAAATCGTCATGATTACTTCTAACGATAGCTACATTATAGTCTCTAAAATCCTCAAGCCCGACTAGCATTGCATCGACCTCTTTTCTCAATGAGTTAGACCCGTCCTGCTCTCTGTGATATTGAATGAATGGGTCGTTTATTTCATGATGATTAATTGAAAGTCCATCAAATACGTCATGTAGAATAACATTTTCAGGATGAAGTTTCTTAAATAGGTCTAGGGTTTTATTAATTACACGTTGATCGTGTTGACCATAGTGAAGATCGCCTAGGATCGCGGCAGCTACTGAAGTTACTTCAGAGATTTCGCTTGATTCAGTATCGTCATTGTATTCAACTCGATTGTATAGGTCAGTGAAATTACCATCGTCGGTTGCGGTTACTTGTCTAGCGAAGAATGTATTAGAGTCTTTTATTTCAACGACTACAAAACCAAGAGTATGGTGGAATTCTCCCTTCTTACCTGATTTAGAATCAGTATAGTTAGAAACGGTGCATGCTCCAGTAGTCATCATCATTTTTGGAAGATTTCCTTCAAGTACAGGAACTGTTTCTAAATGAACTTTCGGAGAGCCAAAGACACATGAGTTAATACCAGTCATTCCCTGAAGACCAGTCATTGGATCAACTGCGGTTGGCTGAATTTTAATATCTGACATGATCCACATGTGTTTGTGAACCTCATGTCTATTTGCATCTAAATATGTTTCAATTCGACTAGACCACGTTTCGTAATTTTTATCAGAGAAAACGGAGGTTGGGTTTTTATAGCGACCTGCGATTACGTGGATATCTGCATTAATGTGATCTGCGTACTTTTCGATATTGGATACAAAGTCTTCATGAACTGGCGTATCGTTTTGGGCCCAGGTGATAATGAAACGTTTCTTCTTTTTATTGAATTTTCGCTCTCGGGCTTTAATTAATTGCGGTGATTCTTGTATTGAACTTTCAGTTATTCCTAATTTGGCTAACCATTTCTGAACAGTTCTCTCGGACTTATTTAGAAATGAGCTTAATTCTTTCATTCTGGTGTCCCAACTTAAATCCTTATTCCAATAGAGATTAGATAGGTTGGAAACATCTTCTGGGGTTAATTCGTTAAACTTCATTGATGTATACAGTTTTTGTTAACTAATTATATTTAATACTTGGATAAAGTTTTACTTGAGAACTTCCAAAGTAGTGGAAGATTGCCTAATAAATAACCCTATGGAAAAGAGCGCTAAAAACGTAGATAACTACCGGAAGGGTAAAGAACCTTTAAAGAATGCTGTGATGCAGCATCCAACCGGGAACGAAGTATACGATTTTTTACAGAAAAAAGTGAATCGCGACTTTTGGGTTACACCGTTTAAGAAATGGCAGAAAATCCAAAAATATAATAATAAAGCGAATGACTATATGCAGGATCACGACTATCTTGGTCCGCTTGGCCGTGGAGATAATGACAGATAAAAATACTTTAAAAACTAATGTTTGGACTAGAAGACCTTACTGAACCACATACGGGTGAAGACAAAACAATCGCCTATTTCGTGCTATCTCTAATGCAGATCGCGGATCAGGCAAAAATAATTCACTGGCAAACTGGATACGATACTGAACACCGTCACTTTGGAGCTTTCTACGAAGGTTTTATTGAGAGCATGGACACAATAGTTGAAGCGATTGCTGGTAAATACGGATCACAAAATCTTAAGTTCGGAGAAGCAGCTATTATGGTTTACGATTATGATATGGCTTACATGGAATTCTTTAAATTAGTAGATGAAGCATTACGTGGAACATTTGCAGAAATATTTGATAGAGAGGAAGATTCTGATCTGTATAATTTAATAGATGAGGTACTAGTCCTTAAAAACAAAACGCAATATTTGCTACAACAAAAGTAATATGTTTTTAAAAGTAAGAAAATTACAATCAATTGAGAATTTAATTCTTGAAACTGACCTGATTCAGATCGGCGATGAGGCTAACGATATTCTCAATAAAGTAAAGTCCGAAGATGATACGACTGGATCTGGGCCTACTGGCGATAATAACGAGGACCTAAATCGTCTTCTTGATATGCTATTTAATTTAGGAGAAGATGAGCTTACTGGAAAATTAGATGATCCGACTCTGTCAAAGATATTTTCGGATCCTAAAATGAAGCAAACTCTTGAGGAGTATTTTGCATATTTACAGGAAAGAATCAAAGTCTTTAGAGAAGAGTTAATGAAAGCTCTAAATGAGGTTCCGGTAAATGAAGCAAAAGTTGGTCAAATTACAGATAAAATTACAAAATTTGTTTGTAGAGTTAGAGTAATTGAGCTAATTTATCAAAACAAAGCCTCTAAAAAGAAAGCTGGTGACGAGCCTGATTTTAGTGAAGAAATTAATAAAAAGGTTTCTGAAATAAACGATGAACTCTATAATTTGTATTCACTAATGGTAATTATACCAGCAGAGAAAACTAAACAGTCTTATTCTAAATTTCAAGGAGCTCAAAATCAAGAAGAAAAAGAAGCTGCTGCACAGGAAGTATTTTCAAATTTAGAAGCAGCTGAAATCTTAGCAGCGGAAATGCCGGAGGAAGTTTCAGCCGGAATTGAAGATGCTACAGCAACGTACACTTCTCAAATATCATCAGAACTTGGAAATGACGTAACCTCTGACATTAAGGCTGGAGTTTACGTAAATAAGAACGTTGCCTCTTTAATTAGACGAATATTTGAATTTCAATACACAAATTGGACAAACGAGAATGATATTTTAGCGGAAGCGAATAAGCTTAGAACAAGCGTTAATGGATTTCCGGACGTATCGACTGAAGCAAAGGAATACCTATTGCGACTAATTGACCAGATTCAAGTAGCGTTAATTGAAAAGGCTAAGAATAAGCAATTCGATACCAAGAAATATAAAGGAATCCATTACGATTTTAATAAGAAACTACCGTTATACGAAAGAACTTCTCTTCCAGTAAATGGAAAACAAATAGCAGACGAAACTAAATTAATGAAATTTAGAAAAGCTGCTCAATCGTTAATGGAGTTGATATTCGGTGGAGAAAAAACCGGCGGAGTAACTGCACAAGCTTTTGAAAGAACTGGTAAATGGGCACATGCGATTTATGCAAAAACCCTAAACGGCGCAGCTAAAGTAATAGGAAAAGCGGTAAAAGGCCGAGAAGGAGAAATGAAAGCTGATGCGTTTAGTCGACTATTCATATTCGATACTTCTGTAGTAGACGAACCTAAGGCTAAACAGGTTAGCGAAGATGGAGTAGCTCCTGGAGTTTCTCCACAGGTACCTGGATCAATTGGCGGAATGGGAGCTATTACACCACCGACTGAAACATCATTTGGTTCTGGAGATAATTTCGGAATTCAGAAAAAAGGCAAAAAGAAAAAGTATGGCGTTGTATTAGGCTTCGCTGATTTTATAAAAGAACAAAATAACCTATAATAATGAATAAAATTGTTAAAACATTTGAAAATTTCCTAGAAGGACCAGAACACCATGAAATGATGCCGCATAGAGCGCCTCATCACGATATGGAACAACGAGTAGCTCACACAACTGATCATGATGATCATAGAGCTGAGAATTATATGTTCTTTGGAAATCTAGAGACAATTAAGAGACTTGTTGATATTTTATTGGAAATGGATCCATCAAAAGTGGATGCGGTTCTAACGAATGGACACGATTGGGCAGCAGATCATATAGCTACATCAAAGGACGATATCGAAGAAGTTGCAAATTTCTTAATCAATGAAATGGCAGAAGACTCTATTCGCGAGAACGACGAGTCGGAAGAAAACTCTATGGTTTGCGAAAACTGCGGAGTTGGGTATTCAGTTAACGAAGAACACCTTTGCGAAGAGGCTTAAATAATATTAAATTATGCAAATGCAAAACCATATTAAACCATTTAAAGCATTCAATGAATCAGTTGAAGAAGTAGATGGTGAATGGTACTATGGGATCGCTGATTGCAAGGGTCTTGAATCTTTTATGCCTGCTCCAAACGTAGAAGAACTAGGAGAGCTTGAAGACATGGGATTTACTGGAGGTCAAGCTAAATCGTTCAATCATACACTAAGTATGATGAGTATGAGATGCCACTTCAATCAACAAAGACACCCAGTAGTTTACATGGCAAAACTTGCAGCAGACGATGCAGAAATGGTTCAGGATCTATTGGATTCAGGGGATTATATTAATGCATTAGAGGTAGTAAAAGCAAATTCAATAGAAGTTAAATTAGCTAGAGGTCAAGGAGCAAATCTAGAGAAACGATGGAGAATGATTCCTAATCCGGATCTTGATCCAATGTCTGAAGGTTTAGAATACCATATCACAAATAATTTATCAGTATGCGAGTCTATTTATAGACCAGCCAGTGATGCTCACTTTAGCCTATTAGCTGAAGCCCGAAGTCGATTTGAGTCAGGCGAATTAGCACTGTCTGGAATAGATCAGATTCTGTTTGAAGAAACGGATTTAGGTTTATTTGGAGAATACGGTGGAGAACTAGTTCCATTAGATTTTCTATTTGAGGCAGAGTATCAAGGAAGATCGGTTGAACTTGGAAAACCTGCTCGAGGTGGAGCCAAGAAATACCACGTTTACGTAATGAATCCAAAAACAAAAAGGGTAAAGAAGATTTCATTTGGAGACGTTCACGGTGGACTAACTGCAAAGGTTAGTGATCCGAAAGCTAGAAAAAGTTTCGCGGCTAGGCACCAATGTCATCTAAAAAATGATAGACTTACTGCCGGTTATTGGGCATGTAGAATAAATCGATATGCTAACTTATGGGGAGGTAAAACTTACCCAGGATTTTGGTAAAATAAAATAGGTACAAATGAACGAAGGCAAGGTAACTGGAAAATCAGGTCCGTATTTTAAAGGACTGGCTAAGGATCAAAAGAATAAAAAGCTGAATCAAATGAATCGTCAATCAAAAATGAGCGATTCGGACGATAATGCATATAAACCAATGCCCGGAGACCTAGATAAATCAGGAAAATTTAAAGGCTCTAAAGTTAAAAGCTCATTTACCAAAAAGGTGAATCGTGAAATGGATGAGACTCTCGTCTATAAATTTTCCGAATGGGTAGAAATTAATGAGTCTAGCCCAGCAGACAAATCACTAAAGAAGAAAGCTGAAAAATATAAGATGCCATTTGGTATTCTTAAGCAAGTATTTAATAGAGGAATGGCTGCTTGGAAGACAGGTCACCGACCAGGTCAAAGTCAAGAAGCATGGGCCCATGCTAGAGTAAACTCTTTTGTTACAAAATCAAGTGGAACTTGGGGAAAGGCGGATAAGGACTTAGCTCAAAAGGTAAGAAAGAAATGATAAAGCCTTATGTTGATATTAATGAGGTTGGTACTGAACTTGTTAGAACCTTCTCACAAGACATAGATCCAATTGAGTTAAAATGGCATAGAGACGACGAAACTCGACATTTAATTTCAGAAAATGACACGGACTGGATGATTCAAATGGATAATGCACTGCCGACGTCGTTAAATAATATAGTAACGATTCCTAAACATGACTGGCACCGCCTTATTAAAGGAACCGAAGACTTAACCCTAAAAATTAAAAAAGAGAAAGTATGAAATTTTCAGTCGGAGACAAGGTGGTAATCAAGACGGACGTTGAGGAGATGCAAAACGGTCTGTTGGAATTAGTAGATGGCCTTGAAGCAGTAATCACCGAGATTTATCAAAACAGTTACGAACCAGATGTGGATCGTTTTGAAGTAGAATTAGTTAGACCAATTGAGTTTAACGGAGAAGAAATTGTGGTAGTCCCAGGACTTTACCAAGATAATATCGACCTTGTTAAGAAGGTTGATGAGTCTAAAAAACGTAATTTAGCTAAGAGTAAATTAGTTAATGAACGTCGAGTGTCTTCGTTTAAGGAGCTGGAATATAGATTAGCAGTAATTGCTAAATCCGAAGCAGTTTCAGAGAAGAAAAAATTAAAATTCGCTAAATAATGCAGAAACACGTAGCTCTATACGAAGAATACAAAAATCCATGGGCAGATGATGTATTGACCATGGAAGTGGAAAGATATGACGTTGACTTAACTAATTTTCCTAGACAGATTGAAAACAAGGCTGCTGGTATTTCTCCTGAAGATAAGGACCAGCTGAAAGATTTAGGTTTTGACTCAATGGCGGAAATAAACGACCATTCTCACGGAACATGCAAGATACTGTATAAAATCGATGCAGTTCACTCACGACATGGAATTGAGGATATTGATTTTGAACTTAAGGGCTTCTATCTTATGATAGAATATTCAATTTGGGACGAGGCTACCGATGAAGAAATTTGGCACGAGATTGAATTAGAAGACGGCGGAGATTTCTCAGGAAGAGTTGAAGCTAAGATAGAAGGCTTGCCTTTTTATCCACATGGTATTGAAATAGACATGCACGGTGGATTTGACGTAAGTAAATTTACATACACGGTGCAGATCGGAAGCTAATCAGTTACTCTGAAATACTGGAAAGGAAGGTCTGTCGATCTTCCTTTTTTTATTTAGGTCGATAAATAACTATAACGAAACAAATCAAAAGAAATGGCAGACGAAATAACAACGCATACTAATCTAGTAACCGATACGGCATTCGCTGGAGTTAATTACATGGAGGCCTTAGCTAAAGTTGGAGGTACTGGAACTCTAAAAGGCGATTTTGGAGAACTTGGATCTCTAATCGGAACTGAGAATAACGGAATAATCCAACATAATGTAAGTTCGATATTTAATAAATTTACAGTTTTTCAGTACTCTCCTTTAAATGCAGGAAGTAAATATCGAGCAGAAGGTCACTTTATTGGATTTTCAAGTAATTTAAAAGATTCAAGCCAATACGAAGCAGAAGATAAAGCAGCAAGTGACATACAATTGGCGATTATTGGAATTAATGCCAGTGGAATAACTGACCCGGCAGAAAGGACTAAAGCTCTACTTGCAAAGCTTGCACAATGGGAAAAAGTGGCTGGCCCTCTTAGGCAGAAGGCTAGAAATTTTAAGACTAATCAAGAAGGAATTTTATCGAATCCGTCTGCTACTAAATTAAAGCAGTGGGGAGCAAACATATCGGCGGGGACCTCAGTTGGTTTCCAGCCTTATGCATTAACTGATTTTATGTATTGTAAAGACTATGGAAAGGTTCCGAATAATAGATTAGTAACCCTACGTAGATACCCATTCCCAATTGCAGATAGCTTGAGACTCGGTCAAGCGGATCAGCGTAAAAATGCAATACCTATTGCACAGGCAGTTACTTGGTTTGGGTCAGACACTCTTAACGACTTAAATAAATTAGGAATATTTGCTTGGGACATTCCATGGGAATCATTGACTGTTTCTGAACAAGAAATCACAGGTAATGAGGTTACGTTTAGTGAATTATTATCAACTATACAGGGTCTTCCTGGAGGAGCTGCATTAAAAACTACACTTGAGGCAGCATACGCAACATTTAGTGGGTCGGATCAAAACATCCAGGAGCTTAGTGGATACGATGCAAAAATGCAACAGTATCAAAAGAACTTATATACAACTGGTCCATATTGGAATAGAATATACGGGCCAGTTAACGTAATTGATAAGACTTCTAGAAGAAAACGCGGTATGCAAGAAACTAATAGTCAAACTGGAATGACGATTAAATTCGCATATTCATTTAGGTCTTTTAATGGATTAAGTCCAAAAATAGCAGCACTAGACCTAATTTCTAATTTTATGAATTTAACTTACAATGATGCACAATTTTTAGGGCAGCTTGCTAGATATTACCCTAAAGTAGGTTTAAAGTTTAGCCCTACAATGACTGAGGCGTTGGGAAAGATGCTGACTAGCTGGGGGTCGACTTATTCAGGCAATAATTCAGAAGAATTTTCTAAGATCGTAAGCAGTATGTTGTCAGCAGTTGACCTAGCCGGTAGTAAATTTATGAATGACCCGGCTAAATTATTAAGTGATGGAATACAGTCTGCGCTGATGACTAAGCTTGGATCAGCAGTGCCTGACCTAATTTCAATTAAGGCAGCACTATCGGACCGACCGGTTGGAGAGTGGCATCTAGTCGTTGGAAATCCAATGAACCCTATTTTCGTAATGGGGGATTTAATTTGTACGAATACTGCAATGGAGTGGGATCAAGAAATTGGCCCTGACGATTTTCCTACTGGCGTAACATTTACGGTTACTTTAAAACAAGGAAAGCCGAGAGATAAAACGGCAATTGAGAGAATGCTTAACGCTGGTGAGACTAAGTTAACGGCAGGTATGCTAAAATCGTCAACTTTAGAAGACACCTTTGGCGAACAGAATAATACTACATGGAATGCTATTGCTGGAACAAGTGGAGATGCGTCTACTGAAAAATTAACTGAGTATTACAATAGTCTAAGCGCGGGATCAAAAGGTCGCTATCATAACTTTAGAAATAGATTTCTCGGAGGATATGGATTTGAGCAAAATGAGGCTAAATTCAATGATGCAGATAAGAGTGGAGGCCTTGATGATAGTTTACTTCTATACTATTACCAAAGAGAATACGGACAAAATTAATAAGATTAAGTATGCTAGATTTAAAAGTTTTACAACAAAAAGGCGACTTTACAAAAACAAACGGCGATGTAGTTAACGACTTAACTCGGCGAAGTGTTTCGTTTAGAGGAGTTCTAGTTAACCAAGGAAGAACGTATGCAGTCGAAGAAGGAATTCAGATGCGAGGGGATTTGATTTCCAAAATATTTTATCAGACTGCCAGTTTCGTATGTGTTCTTTTTAAATACAACGGAATCTCTAATCCATTTTCGCTAGACGTTAATGACTTAATAAAAGTACCAGACGGCTCTGCTCTATCTGGGATGTTGGTCAAACCGGTTGATATTAATGGAAATAATGAGAATTGGCAGACTTCTACTAGAAAGAAGAAAAAGACTGCGTTTATTTCTCCTAAAACTAAACAGGATAAGAATCGCCTTGACTATCTACAGGCTAATTCAGCAGCAACGGTGGCTCCGCCTAATATCGCTAAAGATAATTCAGTGAAGGTTGTTAATGGTAAAATTGTATTTGGAACCGACGTAACGTCAGTTAAGAAAGAAGATTGTCCTGATCCAATTTCTAGAACCAAGCTACAGGCAGCGTTAGTAAAAAATAAGATATTTTCATAATGGCATTGTCCGACCAAATACTATTATCGCTTGAGCCAAAGATAACTCCGCCAAGTATTGATGTACTGGACCTAGAAACACCAGACTCTACTAGACAGATTCGTAATCCGGACGCTTCAGGTTTTGCTCAGAATTTGGGTAGAAAATCTCCATTAATAATGATTGGGAATTCTAGAATGCCAGCTGATAGTATTTTAGGAATGACGGTTTTTACAAACTCATTAATTCCAACCATTCATGTCAGTGTGTTAGATTCGACTGGCTCGCTAACCTCAGTAGGGTACCCAAAAACCAAGCCCCTATTAACAGCGTACGTTGCAACTGGCCATCCTAAGCTTAAATCATTTTCTCAAACTTTCCTGATTACTGGAGTTCAGTCAATTCCAGTCGGAGGTTTTTCAGTTAGATATGAATTCTTTGGAGAGTTATATGTCCCTAAGTTAAATGGGAATTTTATAAAGTCCTATTCAAATATGACGTCTGCTCAAGCTTTAAAAAAGATAGCAGAGGAACTTGGCCTTGGTTTTGCCAGTAATGAAGATTCAACTAATGATGCAATGACTTGGATTAATCCTAATCTAAATTATAAATCGTTTATTAAACAGGTAACAGATCATTCATACAAGAACGAAAAGACGTTTTTTGACTGCTTTATTGACAGGTATTATGTCTTAAATTTTATTAACGTAGAGAAGCAATTTAAACAATTTAAAGATGACGCTGAAATACCTCAAAGTTATCCATCGTACGCGACTGATTACTTAGACGTAAGCCGTGCAGAAAAAGGTGGAAAGTTAGATTCGACTGAATCGACTATTTCATTAGTTCTATCAAACGCTGAAGTTGGAACAACTATGTCAGATCTAAAGATTCTTGAGTACTCAATGATAGGTGACAATGGTGATATCCTAAAAACTGAAGGATTTCGAAAGAGGGTTGTTCTATACCGCCACGGAGAAGAATCTCCAGTAAAAGACTGGTATTCTGAGCCTTTATCTGAGCCTTCACCTGATGGATTAAGCGTGTATCAGGCCCCTGAATTAACTGATTATTTGGAAAATGATATTGTTAAATGGGCTGGGACAGATTACCTTAACTCTCACACTAATTATAAATTCTCAAAATTATTAAACACACATAATAAAATTGAAGCTGAAAAGAATGTATTGAAGGTAAAACTTCCAGGATTCAATCAAAATATACTAAGAGGAAGTAGAATAAAGGTTAACATTTACTCAAGTCGTGCAAAAAAAGCGTATGACGATAGTTTAAATGACGATAAAACTCAAACTAATTCGCAAAAGCCAGAGATTGCAGATAAAGCTAGATCAACTGACTTAGTACTTGATACAAATTTAACTGATACGTATTATGTTAAAGATATCGTGTACCGATACAACCCGCTAAACGAATCTACATCGTTCACTACTGAAATTTTATTAAGTAGAAGAAATTGGATTCCTGCACAAAAAATGGAAAATAAAGTTTAATTATGGCAGTAGAATTTAAAACAAACGGCCCAAGAAGATGGAAACAGTTCGTAAAGAGTTCCATATACGATATTCAGGATCCAGTATTCTTGACTTTTGATATTGATTTTTTTCCACCTAAATATTCAAATGATGGAGAAATGGCTCTGTATTGGGACCAGTTATTTGCAAATCCTAATACTGATAAAACAATAAATACATACAATGTAGTAGAATGGTCAGCAATTGACTTCTTAACTGCATACGATTCGCCGTGGACAAGGGCATACGCTCATCACTTAACCTCGGCGCAGGCTAATTTACAACTACTACAGAATTCTCCATGGTATTTTCAGTCAATAGCAGGAATAGATTCATTATGGAAAGCAGCAAGTAGAATAAAGGAGGGTAATAAAAAGGCTGAAATCACAATTAACTGCATTGATTCTATACAGCAACCATTACTTAAGTTTGCAGAAAATTATAGACGAGCTATATACGATCAGGATAAATTAGCGTATACTCTTCCGGATAACTTAAGAACATTTGACATGACAATTACTCTATTTGAAATAAGAGATATTAGGGATGATAACGGCCGCTTAGAAAGTGGAGTACAGCAGTTAAAGTACAGACTAAGTCGTTGTGAGTTTGATTTTGATGGATTTATGAGCGGCCCAACCTCGCTTGAAATGAAGGCGTTCACTCAAGATCAGCCATTTAACACTTCATTTAAGATTAAAGCTGGATGGGTAACCGAAGAATCAGAATCTTCAGCTCAATCTGATTATCAGTCTCTTGGTATTTTCTCAGGTTTAGCAAATAGCCTAGAAGGAAGAGCTCAGCGCTTTTTATCAAGTGCAGCAAGTCTACCTGCAAGATTAATAGGCGACTTAACTAACCAATTACAGACTAGACTTGAAACCGCATTATCGCAAAATGTGTATAATAGAACAAATGAAGTACTTTCAACTAATCAGGTATTCGGGCGAAGATCGCCAGTTGGGCCGGTTGGAGGACAGACTGTAGGAGATGACACTTACCCAGGATCAGATGTAAAACCAAATGTATCAGATGGTTCATTGGGGGATGTTTATCCATAAAATATAGAATAGCGAATGAATCCAAATCACGATATAATGAAGGATCCTACTGGGTCGGATCGCCTAACTACTAAGTATTTAGGAGAAGTCGTTGATGTGACTGATCCTCTAAGAGAAGGTCGCTGTAAAGTTAAAGTATTTAGCCTATTTGATACGTTGCCAGTTGAAGATATTCCATGGGCAGTTCAATCTCAAAAGCCCGCATTTTTCGGGCAGGACGCAAAGGCTGGATCAATATCAATTCCTAAAAAGGGAGCGATTGTTAATGTGAGATTTAATAATGGTGACTTATATTCGCCAGAGTACGAACAGGTTCAGGAAATAGGCGACGATATTAAGGAAGAGCTTAAGAAGAGTACAGAATACGAGTACGAAGGAGCTCACTATATCCTATTTGATGGAGATGAGCAGATAAAATTCTGGTTTAATAAAGGTCGAGGGTTAACTCTTGAAATGAAAGACTCTTACCTAAATATTGATCAAAATTCAAAAATTGAATTGTATCACAAAGACGGCCTTTCCTCAGTTGAATTAGATGGAAACGTAATCACAGTAATGAGCCAGTCTCAAGTTAACGTTATTTCCAATTCAATTAAAACAAGCGCACAAACAGTTCACGTAGATGGAAAGACTACCCGATTGGGTTCGTCAAATGTTGTTGAAAGTGCAGTGATGGGTGATTCAATGTTTGCAGCTCTTATGGGATTAGCTGCAATGGTTGATGCTAAAATGCCTTCTACTGGAGCGGCAGCTCAATCTCTAATTAATAACATGAAAGATCAGATCCTATCTGAAACCGTATCAATTGGGCGTTAATCCAAATTGATCTTCACATTTAACTAATTCAAGCTCAGTATTTAAGTGACTAATTGCATCTCCGAAATGGATTGCATTATAGGTAAGTTTACCGGTGCTCTTAGCACGGTCAATATCTTCTGATAAAGTAGGTAACTGTTGTCTATTTCTAAAATATCGACTTGACGCTTGGTATTTTCCAAGCAAGTCTTCTCTGACCATTTCCATGTGATGCATCGTTATAACTCCTGGGTCAAATACTCGCGATCTTTCGTATGAGTCATCCGCTATTCCGCGAGTAGGGTCTATATCAGAAAACATGAATTGCACTGAATGATGCCTACTGGCCGATCCTATCTTGTAGATAAATGGGACCTTAAACTTGGAGTACCCTTGGTGTAGAGTTGGCGTTACGTAATTTATGTACTTAACCGCAGTCGCATGTAAATTATTATCAATGATTTGTCGCTTAGCTTCGTCAAATTCGTCTTTAACATAGAATTCATCCGCGTCCATTGAAAGATAATGGGTTGCTCCTAATTCAAGAGATTTTTCCAATAGGCTTTGACGTTTATTGCACTCATAAACCTTAGCTCTCAGCACATCTTCAGCAGTGGTTAGGGATGATGGTACAAAGTCTGTGAATACTATTATGGCGTCAATTAATCCTTTCTTCTTGAGTCTCTCTAACATTGGAACTAGGTTAGGAGAACACTCAGTGTTTCCCCAAGAAACAGTTTGATATGACACGAGAACAAGGTCAACTGATTCTCGGATTGAGCGTATTGATTGCTCTAGTGTCTCTAGTCCGTCAAAGACAACGTATCCTGCTGATAATTTCATAATTAAAGTTTTTCAAAATATCCGCCTACTTCAAAAGACGAATTCATGTTAATTGAGCCTGCTTTAGTTGGAATAAATTTAGCTGGATCAACTAATCTAAAGTCAACTGATACTCGAGTAGAGTCAGAGGTGTTTGTTTTATTTCCATGAAGTAGATTAGCTCCATTAAATACTAAAATTTCTCCGTATTTTACAGTATACGGCATGAAATCTTCCTTTCCTTCAGAACTTTCCATCCAAATAGTATTGGTCTCGTTAGTATCAGTAAATGGCATCCAAAAGTTAACTTCAGAAGTTCCGTGATTGTATGCTCGGTCCCTGTGCCATTCGCCGACTGCTAAATTATTAACGAGTTGGGTTCTAAACGTTGGGATTTTTTGATAAATGATTGATTCATACTCGAATGAGTTCGCTAATTCTTTAACTAATTCAACGTACGTTGGGTAAAACAACTCACTGAATTTTGAGTAATAAGCTTTGTGCCAATCAGTAGATTGATCCATTTCTCTAGAAAAGAAAAGGTAGTCTTTTAATTTGTGCAGTTCAGATAGATTATCAACTTCTAGAATTGACTCGACGATTTCCTTAAATGGAAATTTTTGTGTGTCATACTGAACTTTGTAAGGTACTGGTAAATACATTATTATTTTGTAGTTTTTTTATTAGTTATTAAGTTTAGAGCCGACTTGTCTACACCGTCATTTCTATTCGCCCAAAAGAAATCGTCAGTTGATCTAGGTTCAACATTGAGAGTTATGCGGCCTCGATTGATCTTCCAGTTGAATTCTTCCCATGATTTACAAAAATAATGGTTGATTTGTGCAATACTAGTTGTATTTATTTGACTCGCATGACCTGTTACTAATTCACCAGTTAACTCGAATATTTCACCGTCGACTGTCAAATCAGGCATGTGAGGATTTGTATACCTAACTACTTTTTTACAGTCGATGATTGTTTTGAAATGGTCAGAGCAATCGTCTTGGCATTTAATGAATCTCTCCAAGACTGGTCGATCTGAGTAACGAATATGACCGTTTGACCCAAAGAATCGCCAATGGATTACTACACCAGCTGAAGTTAAGTAGGTTTGAATGAATTCGTTAATTGATAAATCATTATGAATTACTAAAAACTCATCAATATCGAGTGCCATTGCATAGTCAAAGTCGCTAGCAAAATTTTCTAGAAAATTATTATATGCTGGAATTTGCATCCCTTTTCCAGGAAAATAGATGATCTTAACTGAGTCTGAGGCAAAGTCTCGTAGTTTGTTATTTGCTGAATTATCGTAAATGACAAAGTCAGTAACTCCTAATCTCTTGTGGTAGTCTAGCCATTCAGCTAAATACCTCTCCTCGTCTAATGCTATTGCAAAAATGGCAAGTTTCATTTATTATCGTATATTTTTGTTAGGTGATTTCGGAGTCTTACCGATTCTAGAAATATGAGTTAGCATTTGATTAACTTGAGCTGATCCCAATTTAGAAATGAGGATCGGCTTCCAATAGTCAATTAGTTTATTATATGGGCCAGTTTCCTGATTTGGAACTAGTGCTAAGCATTTAATTAACGGAAATCCTATTTTTAGTAGAGTATAAAAATGATCAGAATAGACATAGTCTCCTCCTATTTTTGAATGAAATATTCTTGACATTATATCGCTAGTTATGCCTGAATAATTTCCGGAAAGTAGCGAAAGGACCTCAGTTGTTAATTGAGTATCATTCGATCTAATGTACTCATCTAGACTGACTGTGCTTATGTAACAACCGGTCCTATAACCATTCTTAATTAACATCTCAGATAAACCTAGCTCATACTTGTCAACTATTTCTGATTTATTATGAGAAACTGTTATACTGTTCATAAACTGAGAGAACGGTTTTGCCGTAAATACTGCTCGGTTAACTGAGAAAAAATTACTTTGTAAATAGCACTTGCCCTCTATTAGTTTTGGGTCGGGCGCATGATCACATAGTGCCCATGCATCAACGGATGCACCAGTCATAGTGTCAAAGACTGGAGTTAGATCGCCCACACAATAACCTGAATCATTAACAAAAAGAAATTGATCAATTTTAGAAATGTCAGACTTGTACTTTTCAATTATTAAATTGAAACCTCTCTTGTAACTACCTAAATCGTTTGATTCACCGTGCCTTCCACATATACTATCAGATATTAAATGAGAGATTTTTTCCAGCTCAGAAGGATTTACGTTACCGTCAGACACAAATATTATTTTGTCACAAAATTTACTAAGTTTAGTTAAATAGTCAACTACATAATCGTCGATCTGGTTAAGGACATCATAATGAGCAAATACTGCAATTCGATTGTGCATATTAAAACCAAGTCGACTCATCGCTGATTTAATAACAGCTTTATTACTTTTGTTAAATTCACGAACCTGATTATCAGCTAGTGCCAATTTTAGAAGCCGATCTGCTTCAGTAACACTGGAATATCTTAAAATCGGTAAATCGTGGTAATTATCATCAACTGAAACTTCGGAAACGACTTTACACCCGTAGCTTAAGGCTTCATATACTCTAACTACTTCAAGATTTCCATTATCGTAGTAGTGGTGATTTAGTACAACTTTAGTTCTCTTGAGAATATCTACGATATCTGATCCAAACTTATGTACGCTAAATCCGTCTACTACTTTGATGGACCTAAGCTCTCTCATACTATCTAGAAATTCAGTTCTTCGACTGCTGCCTGAGTATTCTCCATAAAACAGGACATCTATATCTCTAGCTTGGTTAACTATATCAACATCATGTTCAACTCGACCGATTGGTACAAATATATGAGGTCTTCCAAATTTTCCTTTGAAATAATTGATATTGTATTCTGAATAATCCCATATTTCAATCGCACAATTTAGCCTGTGTATGTAATCTTTAGTGAACCAGCTTGAATGGGCTTGTTCAAATTGGTAGGCTATGTAATTCTTTGGGAAATCCGTGAATACATTTGGGCACATGACGATATGCAAGTTAGGGTCATTTGGGTTTAGAGCACTACCTGGAGATTTAATTGAAGACTTTACAATAAACCCTAATTCGGTTAGGGTCTTTTCTAAATTCTTAGCGTGATTAGCTACCTGTTTTGTGTAGATCAGATTGATCTGTACCGTATTGGTGAGTTTGTCTGAATACTTTTTAAAGTTTTCGTAAGATATTGGAACTGCTGCATTATTTTGAGTAGCAGTAACTAGTGACTGATCTAGGTATTGGTATTTTTTCTTGATAAAGGCAAGTAGCTGCTTTTTCTTTTTGGCAACATGATTATCTCTAATTCCGGAAATTTCCTTGAAATGTGAAGTCCTACTTAAATTTAAAAAATCAAAGCCGAGTATCTTATCTTCCTTTAATTCAACTTCATCACTAGGTCTGGTAAAGATAAAAAGATCAGACCGTATCGACTTTTCAGAAAAGGCTAGTGAGTTCGTTATAAAGAAATTAAAGGCCTGGATTATTGATATGTTAGTATAATCCTGGTTTATTAGAATTTGATTAGCAAGCCGACTAATCTCAGAAGAAGGCTTAAATTTAAAAAAGCTCGTAGATATTAATGAGTTCTGGGAAAAGAAAAATTGATTGGAATTATTGGTTAAGTCTATATCCTTTATTAAAAACACATGGGGGTCGAATACAGTAATATCCGATGCTTCTGAATAAGAAAGTGCTGTTAATATGAAAGGGTTAACTATAGTTGGGTTAGAATTACTTGAAAATTTCTTCTTCAACGAGATAGATTGCTCGTTTGGGGAGATCTTAATCACTTGAATAATTTCGCATAATGCCGATATTATGGTTTTAGGCAAAGGTATATCGGAGCAAATGACTAGGCTGTCGTATTTTCCTGAATAGTAGAGGAATGTTTCCACATTTTTTAAGAAAATATCGGAGACTGCATTTGAGTAATAGGTAAAAGCAATGGGCTTCACATAAATTGATTTTTTATAAGGTTATTTAATCGAAAGTAAACTAACTAACGATTTCTAGTATTATACTAGAAACAAAAAGACAGGTTTACCGTTTGAAAAATTATTATAAAATTCTCGAAGTTCCCGAAACAGCGGACTCTGCTGAAATAAAGAAAGCTTACAGAAAGCTTGCTTCTAAATACCACCCTGACAAAAATGGTGGAAGTAAAGAATTTGAAGAAAAATTCAAAGAAGTAGCTGAGGCGTATGAACATATTGGATCAGAAGATAAGAAACGAGTATACGATTCTGCCCGGGCACCTAAAAATTCTTCATTTAATTCGGAATTCTTTGGGTCGTTTCATGATTTCTCTTTCTCTGGAGCAAGAACTCAAGACTTTAGGCACTTAACGGTTACTGTTGACAAATGGGCAACCATCAAAGAATTAATGGACGGTTCGGTATTTGATATTGGATACCCGATATCAAAAAAGTCAAAAGACGGTGCATTAAAGTTCGAAGACAAGCAAATTAGAGCAGAAGTTAATTTAGCAATTAACCCTTATCCAATTTCTTTTGAAAACGGTAAATATTTTTTAGTCCTAAAAGTCAGAGGAGGAGGGTCCAGTCAGGAAACTGAGGAAGTCGATTACTTTAACAGAAAGCGGGCAGGCAATGTGGTTGGCGATTTAATTATTCGCATAAATGTTGATATGCTGGGCCTTGAACTTGAAGATAGTGATCTAGTTCAAGAGATTGAGATCAGCCTATATGATATTTTGTTTAATGAAGAAGTCATTTTAGAGAGCCCATTGGGTAAAAAGTACAGAATAAAATCATTTAACCGGGATTCACTTAGTGACTTAGTAGTTAAGATACCCAACCAAGGACTCGTATCCGCATTTGGTAAAAGAGGAAGCCATCTCTTTAAAATAATTGTGAACCGTCCGGACTTTTCGAAATTAAGTGAAGAAAAGTTAAAGGAATTCAAAGACTTACTGATTAGCATTAATAAATAATGTTAGTACGGCTCACCATGTATGACAGGTGGCGCGTATAAATAATCAAAAAAGTCTGATACAATTGGCTAATCCTAAAATACAAAGTTTGAACAAGACATCTGTTCCTGACAACTCAGTATTCATTATTGAGAAAATCAACGAAGCTGTCACTGTAACTAGAGAAGATAACGACATTATCCTTGAAGGTACTGCCGCTGTTTTTGGAGTAATGAACGAGAATAATCGAGTTTACGAAAAACAGGAGTATTTACCTCATCTAGAATACCTAAAAAAGAAGATCGAAGAGCGCAGACTCTTTGGTGAACTTGATCACCCACAAAAATTTGATGTTTCTTTAGCTAACGTATCTCACGTAGTAGAAGGACTTACTTACGATGAAGGTTCAAATAGCGTAAAGATTAGACTTCGTCTTCTTGATACTCCTTGTGGAAAGATCGCTAAGACCTTAGTTGAAGCTGGTTGCACAACAGCAGTTTCATCAAGAGCAGCAGGTAACGTTTCTGAAAACGGAAAAGTTAAGTTGCATAAAATCTTTACTTATGATTTAGTAGCAGAACCTGGTTTCTCTCAAGCATCATTAAGTCAAGTGTCTGAAAGTTTACAAGGTAACTTTGCTTCTATCTTTGAATCATTGGATACACTAAAGACAACTGCTATAACTAGCAAACTAACAGATATTTCTGAAAATTTCAACTTTGCAGATTCTGTAAAGATTTATAAAATAAATAATTCTGAAATTCCAACCCAACAAAATAATACACAGCAAATGGCTAATGAGTTTGTAACAAAAGATGAAATGAACCAATACTCTGAATTGGTTAAGAAGAAATTCTCAACTTTACAAGAGAGTATTTCAAAAAACAATAAAGGTCTTAAGCAGATCAGCGAAAGCACAGCTGGTGAATCTCCAGTAGTTGCTAAAATGGTAGAATACGTTAATTACCTAGCAGGTGAAATGGAGCAGTTAGTTGAATATTCTAACTACCTATCAGCAATGTTAGGAAAAGGTATCAACTACACTGAGCACGTTGCAGAAAAAGTTAATAATGTTATTGACTATTCTGACTACTTAGGAGAAAAAGTTGAAAAGAATATCCAGTATTCTGAATACTTAGGAGAAAAAGTTAACCAAAACATTAACTACTCTGAATACGTTGCAGAAAACGTTGAAAAAACTATCGAATACACTAATTACTTAGCTGAGAACGTTGATAGAGGAATTCAATACGCTGAATACGTTGGAGAAAATGCAGAAAAAGGAATCCACTATTCTAACTATATCGCTGAAAACTTAGAAGCCGCTATTAAATATTCTGATTACTTAGGTGAAAACTTAAATAAAGGTATTAAATACTCTGAGTATATCGCAGAATCACTTAATGAAAAAGTTCTTCCAGGAGCAACAGCTAAGACTCGTTCTCTACTTGGAGAAGTTAAGAAATTAAACGAAGGTGTTGAATTTGAAATCAGTGAAACTTCTACAGTAGATGACCTAGTTGGTGCAGTAGACGGTATCTTAACACATATTAAATCTAATTCAGCAAACGCAGTTCTAGAAGGTAAATATCCTTTCTTAAAATTGTTAAGCGAAGGCCGTAAACAAGCATTTTACAAGTTAGATCAACCTACTAAAACCGCAATCGTTGAAACTCTTAGAGGAGCAATCTACTTTAATGAAGAAGAGGTAGTTAATATCATGGAGGCAGTTCTTAACAAACAGGTTGAAAACACTCCTAACTATATTAAATTTATGCCAGCTGCTTACAAAAATGTATTTGAAAGTATGACTGAAGGAGAAAGAAATTGGGTTGCTGCTCAAGCAAACACACTAGTTCTTAATTCAGCATATCAAGTTAAATCTTTCTGGGATTCTCGTGACTTCAGAGGAATTAATGAAAGAATTGCAACAGAGACTATTATAAATAATAACACTATTAACGAAAGCCAAGGTAAAGAAGGTTATGTGTCGTTAAATCAAGTACACGAAAGCTTAAGAGGCTATTCAAATACTTACATAGACATGCTTAAAAGAAAAGCACAAAACTAAAAAAACATTTTTAAAAAATGGCAACTAAAATTTTCAAAAAATTGAACGACGCTTCAATTAACGAAACTTGGACTCCAGTTTTAGAAGGTTACGGTGCAGACGTAAAAGCTCGCCCTTGGTTAGTAGACTACGCTCACAACCACGCAATTTTCGATAACGCAGGTTCAATCAATGAATCAGCGGTAGCTCCAGGATTGTTCTTACAACAACCAGGTTCTATCTCTTCAATCGGTGCAATCTCTGCTCCAACTAGCTCAATGACTCCATTCTCATCTGCTGGTGTAAAAAACGGTTACGGTGCTTCTGCATCAGGTTCTGGTGATAAATTCCCAAGCCTTTTACCGGTAGCTATCCAAGTAGCTGCTAAAACTATCGGTTTCGACCTAGTTGGTGTAGTTCCTATGGATTCTCCAGTAGGTTTCTTACCTTATTTGGATTACGTATACCAAGGTGGTAACACTGATAAAGCATACGAGCCATTCATGGTTAAAGTTCCTTCAATCAGCGCATCTATCGCAGTTGGTAAATTCATCGACGGTACTAACGCAGATTGGAAATTCCAATTGGTTGGAAAATCACGTGTTGATGGTCAACCAATCCTTAAAGTAGTAACTGGTACTGATGGTGCTACTACTGTTGCTGACTTCCTTGCATCAATTAGTGCTACAGCAATCGGTTCTGGAACTGGTGCTACAGGCGATCCTTACGATGGTTTAGGTACAACTGCATTCGCAGCTAACACAGTTACTTTGGTATCTGCTTTAGAAAACCACATCTCTGGATTTACTTCAGTAAGTGATGATGATTATGCAACAACTGCATTTGATGGTCCTTTCTTAGGCGACACAGGTTCTCAATTACCATTCGAAGGAATGAAGAGAGAAGTTGCTGAGGTTTCTAAATTCCGTCAAATGGGTCTTCGTATGTTTACGAAATTCATTGAGGCTAAAGGTGACCAAGTTGCTATCTCTGCAACTGTTGAGCAAATCCAAGATCTTAACCGAGTTTGGAATTTCGACGTAATCTCTATGTTAGAGAACGTAGCAGTTAACGAGCTTGCTCAATCAATCAACAAAAAATTAGTTGACCGTGTATTCAAATTAGGTTCTGTTCACAACACTGCTATCGCAGCAGTTGAAGGTGCAGGAATCACTACTTTGGACTTAACTGTAGGTTCAACTGGTTTCGAGAACATCTCAACTTTACAACGTCGTGTTGTAACTAAAATCCTTGAAATGGCTAACTTGATTTATCATAGAGGTCGTTTCGGTGCAGGTACTTACATCGTTACTAACGGTCGTGTTGCTTCTGCTTTAGCAGACGTAGCTGGTTACTCGTTCGCTCCTTTCAATAACGATCTTCCATCTGCTGCTGGTCAATTGTACCCTGCAGGTAAAGTTCACGGTTTAACTGTGTACGTAGATCCTAACTTGAAATTCAGCGACGATCGTATCCATATCGGTCGTAAAGGCGCTGATGAAGAGCCAGGTGTTAAATTCCTTCCATATATCATGGCAGAGTCTCTTCAAACAATCGCAGAGGGAACTTTCTCTCCGAAAATTGGTATGAAGTCTCGTTATGCTATTACAGAAGCTGGATGGCACCCAGAAACTCAATACATTACCTTGAACGTAACAGGTCTAGGTGTATTGACTGGTTCTACTCGTCCTTCTGCATCTTACTAATCGTAAGCAAACGGAAATACATAAGCAAAAGGCTCCTCAAAAGGGAGCCTTTTCTTTTTTTATAGGAGAATCGCTAATAAATAACTATCTAAAAACAATAAACAAAATAATAAAGCACAATGAGCAACACCGTTTTAAATTACGCACAATTTCTTTTAGAGAAAAAAGCGATCAACCAGGAAATGGCAGATCTTCCTAAGGGTAAAGGTTCTAAATCTAACAAGTCAGTTAATGCTGAGATGAAAGAACTTCCTAAAGGTAAAGGTTCTAACTCAAATAAAACTGTTAAACCTGAAATGGCAAGTCTTCCTAAAGGTAAAGGTACAACTAGTACAAAAACAGTTGATACTAAAACTTCTAAATTGCCTACTAGCAAAGGTACGGCTTCTAATAAAGTAGTAGATTCTAAAATGGCGAAGATCGTTATTAAAGGAAATGCTATTAATAAGAAAGTTGAGCCTAGCATGGCTAAAATGCCTAAGTAATTAAAAAATCAATCTCGACCATGTCAGATAAAAATAAAAACAGACTAACTCCATTTAAACAGTTCGTAATTCAAGAGAATTCTATAAAGGATTTAGTTGGAAAATCAGACGACGAGGAATTGGATTTAGATGATGCACGTAGCATCGGAAAGAAAATTTCACGTATGAAGGGCGAAGATCGTAAGAAATTCGTAGGGATTGTCAATTTCATGGGAGCTTCATGCCGAATCTATAATGAGATTTGGGCAAATTACAAGCCAGTTGATCCAACTAAGAAAAAATCCAACCGCGGAAAAGAATTCCAAGGCGAAAAAGAAATAGGATAATAATTGAGCGCACAAGGAGTTATATCAGAATCACTAATTAGCTTTAACATAACTTGGAGTAATCCAGGGAAAGGTCAACAGTCTAAGTGGGATCAAACAAAGCAAGGAATCGAAATTCACGAGACTGACGTGTATCCTGATTTACAATATACGTCTGCCTATGCAGCTCCATTGTATGTTAAGTACACATCAGGGGCTCTACTCAATGATCTAATATCTGAAATCAATAAGATAATTGATGCACGAATTGCAAGTGAATCTAGTAAAAAGAATGAGGCTACTGAAGCTTTACCTCCTGGGCCAAATGCACCCAAACAGTTAGGGTCTGGAGAAGAGGAGGAAGAGGATGAAGAAACTCAAAAAGCTTTACCTCCTGGGCCAGACGCTCCTAAACAATTAGCAGGATACTCGCCTGGTGGTGACCTGGTTAAGGTAGAAGAACCTGGATTACCTGCGATTATTGATACTAAGCCTGAGGAAATTGATGTACCAGATGTGACGCCTGACGAAACTGCTGCAGTTAGCGACTATGCATACACAGTAGTAGTTAAAGGAGATCGTCTTAGATTTTTAGAAGGTCAGCAAGAAAGAGGAGCTTACTCTGCAGGGGTTAAGTTTCTATATCAAGTATCAAATAATCTATCAAAAGTAGTATCGGGAGAAACGATTGATAATAAAACTAAAATTTATGCAGAAATTTCAATGTCAGGTCTATTAGGCAGAACATTTAGAATGGAATTTCCAGAGTTTGACGAAAAGGAATTTAAGTTTGGTGGAAATTTGTTAGCTCAAATATTACCATCGATCGAATTAAGCTTTACGCCTGATCAAAATTCAGTATATTCAAAAGAGAAACCTGAATTAGATATAGCAGACGTTATTAAAGCAACAAATATTACACTGGGAAGTAAAACTACTTCTGAAATTAAGGCTTTACAAAAGCAAATACAAAAAGAAATTGAAGCAAGGGAACCTTCTCAATCAGAAGGATCATCCGATAAACAAGTTGCTTCGGACAAGAATAAATAACTAAAAAATAAGAGACAAGATGGCAGGTCTACCACATTTTAAAAACTCAACAGCCGGTCCTGGAAAGTACGAGCCGTTGTACCTTAATCAATTTGAGGTAATTATTACTCCTCCACCAGCAGTTGCTGGTAAAATAGGTTTCGGTAACAACTTAATGCTTGAACACGTTCTTAAGGTAACTAGTTTACCAGAGCTTGCAGGTTCAGGTTCAGCAGTAATTACGCAGAACTATAAATTCGCTCAAAGAACTTATGCTCCAGCTAAACCAGCTCAGACGTATCATCAGTTTAATATTGATTTTGAGGTTAACTTAAACAATAATAATGATATGTACATCTACAATGCACTAAGAGCATGGGCAGATTTAATTTACGATCCATTAACTGGTCGTCAAGGTTTAAAAGTTGACTACGCGGATGCCAGCATTCAAGTAACGCAATTTAATAGAGCTGGTGTAATTTACAGAGACTTTATGTTCTCACCAGTATTCATTGGACCAAATAAATTAACTGAAACTGCACTAGATTACGCAGGAGACGGTATTTATAAACTAACCGCACAATTCACAGCGGATATGTACACTGAATCTAGAATCGGACAATAAAAAAATCATCGCTAACTGACTATGGACATGTTTAACGTAAAACGCAGAGATAATCCTTCTATGGATCGATACAGTGACTTGAAGAAGCCTGCATTCGGAGGTCCCAAAGAGAAGGAAGACTTTGATAAATCAAAAAGAAAATCACTTGATGGATACCAACGAGTAGTCGACAGAAATGCCGATTTTGAAGGTGGAAAATTCAATCATAATTATGACACGACGTGGAAAGCAGTAACTCGTGACTTAATCTCAAGAACTGCTAAGAAAAAACCATTTGACCCTATGTACGCAAAACCAACAATCGCAACAGTTGACGCTGTTGAAGAAGGAAAAATTAAACGTTTCGAACAATTCGTAAACGAAAATGAAGGCTATAACATGTTCGCAGAAGCTGAAGAGGAAGCTCCAGAAATGGAAGAGACTCCAGAAGAAGGAGCAGAAGTAGAAGAAATTGAAGTAGACGAAGAGCAATTAGAAAATCTAATGGCTGATTTCGGAGAAGATCTTGAAGCTATGATCGAAGATATCGCTGAAAAGATGGAAATTGAAAAAGAAGAAGTTTGCAATCTACTTTGTGCAGCTGTTAAAAAACTTTGTTTAGAAGAAGAATCTGAAGAAGGTGAAGAAGACGAGAACGAAGAAGAAGAGAACGAAGAAGAAGACGAAATGATGTAATTCTTTAGAAACTTAATAAAAAAGAAAAGGGACTTTATAGTCCCTTTTTTATTGTTTCAACTCCAGTTAATTCTCCAATTTCAAGATCCCCATCTATTAATTGAGGGATAAACTCTACTGACTGATACGCAGTATTTAGGAATTTTATAGCATTATTTACGCTACTTGCACTAAGTCCAGAATTAACGTAAATGATTCTATTGTATTTACGGTTTCTAACGTTAATTGCTTTATCGATTAATTTCTTAATCTCATAATTAATTAGGAACGATTGGATCTTATTTGGCACAAGAATTTCCTGTTCAAATTTCTCCTTGATTATTTTATTTACGTTTAGTAAATAATCGCATTTCTGCTTCTTACTAAAGGTTTGAATAAATTGTTTTTGGTCTTTTACGAAAACGATTTCAAGTCTTCTGTCATCTGTATCAATCATATTGAATCTAGGCTGATTTTTTTAACGTCTACCCCGGCTCTTCTTAAAAAATCAAGTCCAGCAATATCTCGATATTCCTCTAGATAAACAACTTTTTTTATTCCAGCTTGAAGTATTAATTTACTGCAATCTGTACATGGGGAGTAAGTTATGTATAAGGTCGATCCATCGCAACTTTGAGTAGATTTAGCAACTTTAGCTAAAGCATTAGACTCTGCGTGTAGAACGTACCATTTTGTTTTGTATTCTCTAAATGAACCGTCTTCGTTCATTACGGCCTCTTCGCATTCATTTTCAAATCCAGAAGGAGTACCATTGAATCCATCTGCAATAATCGTGTTATTCTTAACAATTAATGCTCCAACTTTTTTACGAGTTGCATGAGATAATTCTGCCCAAACTTGGGCCATTTTGATGTAGGCGACATCAACCTTATGTTGCCTCTGTACGGATAGTGAGTTAGTAGTTGACATTTCCTTGAGATTTTTCAAATATCCATTTCAAAAGGTCTTCGCCATTTTGAAAAATTAGGACATCGTCTGTATGTTTATTAATAGAATCAAATAGTATTTCAAAATCTTTACTAGGAGTTCCGTCTATTTCGATTAAATCAGATACGATAGCTGGTAAAGTTACTGGTGAAAATTCATTTTGTAACATGTAGCCAGCTAGATCGTAGTGTCTATCGTAAACATGATATGAATTAGCGACATGAGTATACGATCCTAATTCCAATTCTGGATAGAATTGCTTAAGATGAGAATGGATTTGCATTTGTAGAGAACAGAAGAAAGCAACATCAGTTGGTGTACCCCATACTGCATCGTTACTTCTCATGAAAACACTCATGTAAAGTTTATTATTTCGAATATGAAGATTTGCGTACATAGTACAAACAAAATCTTTATTTGAAAAATGCTGGTGAACTGGTTTATTGAAGTGCAGAACTGCTTGGCGAGTGTTCGAATCGTTCATTAGGCTTTGAATTGCCCATTGATACTGAGTCAAATCATGAGAGTTTGTCTCTTTAAAGATTAGATTACCGTAAGCAGAGTTTGCGGTGCCGTCTGTGTTCTGAATTGTTTCCCAGAATTTAGCCCATTTTGAAATAAACGCTACATCATTACGACCCATGTAATACCATAGGAATTCAGCTGCAATGTATTTCATTTGCGAACTTCTAGCCTGATTTAGGTATAGGCATTGAGTTGGATCTTCGACTTCGAGTGCAACATCTAGTAATTCTTTACTGGTAGTTCCTCTAGCGTTATTCACAAGACCGTTAGCCATTAAATACTTAATGGAGTCTTCATAGCATGAAGCGAAAGTCTTTCCTTTAAATGTAATCATATTAATTGTGTTAAACTAGTAACTATAATACTCAAAAAAAGGAAAAAGGTTAACTATACAATAGCTAAATCTGAAAAATGGTCAGTATTTTCAACCTGGATCTTAGTATCGAAGTATTCTTCAGGTAATGGATCATGCGAGATAACAAACACGGTCATATTATACTTCTTTGAGAAAGTTTTTAAGAGGTCAACTACTCTAAAAATAGAGTCTACGTCAAGAGAAGAAAATACTTCGTCTAAGAATAACACGTTTACTTTATTATGTTTAAGTTTAATAAGTTCAAGTATACAAAGCAGAACGATTAAGTTCATTTTCTTTTGTTCTCCAGCAGATAATGAGTCTGGTGAAACTTGCATTCCTAAATGAGTAATGATCGGATTGAACTCTAGGTCAAACTCGAACGAAAACTTAAATTCTAATACTTTAGCGGTTTTTAGGATCTTCTTATTTAATAGTGGAATAATTTGACTCATTAGCATACGTTTCATTCCGTTATCCGATAAGATCATTTCCATTTCTTGCGAAACTTTTAACTTTTCTTGCTCAACTTTTAAGGTCTTACTAGAATCATCAATTTCAGACTGTATGTTTTTAATTACTTCAGCTAAATGATGATCAGTTGTTTTAACTGTTTGCGTTTTTAATCCAGAGAGTTCTCTCTTAAGAGATGTAATATTTGCATCGATTGAATAGTAATCGGCCTTTGCTGTATTTTGAGACTCCTCAATCTTTTTAAGACCTGTCGCCTGACTTGCAAGCGATTCAGTAATCGATGGAATTAGGGACTCTTGTTGAATCTTCTTTGCCTGTAACTTATCTTTAATTTGGCTGTGTAATTCGTCAGTTAAGTCAGATAAACAGTGAGGGCATTTATTTTTTGCATAGATATCTAGCTTCTTTTGGATTTCTGAGATATTTAAACGAGTAGAAGACTGGCTATCTTGACTAGTTCGGATTGAGGTTCGGATTTCCTCTATTTTAGTATTAAAAGAAGCTGCTTCAGTTCTCTTAGCCTGTTTGTCTATTTCTAATTGAGATATTTGAGCAGTAATTTCAGAAATTCGAGTCTCATTTGAAGTTTCAATTTCAACTTTTAGATTTTCAAGCTGAAGAAGAGACGACTCAAGAAGTCTCTGATTACTTGAAATAGCCGTTTCATGGGCAGAAACATCCCCTTTAATTTTCTTGGATTCTTCTTTCACGATTTTAGACATGTCATTAACTATATCTAGTCCAAAGATCTTATCGATAATTTGACGTTTATCTGCTGGACTTAATTTAACGAAGCTCTTAAAATCATTTACTGATAGACTGATTGTATTTGAGAATACGTTAAATGGGATTCTGGCTAATTCATCTTCTATGAACTCATCAACTCTGCGTTTATCCGGTAAGTTATATTCAGCGCCGTCTACTGATACTTTTGAAAAGTTTGGTTCAAGCCCACGTTCAATATCAATTAATTTACCACCATCGGTTAAGAATTTAATTTGAGTATAGGCATTCTTGTTAATACGATTAGGAATCTCCTTGGTTTTTCGGATTGCCGATTTTCCATAGATAGAAACAGTTAAGGCATCAGAAATTGAAGATTTACCTGAGCCGTTTTTACCTTGAACTAGAACAAGTCGAGGCTCGTCAGTAAATTTAAACGTCTGTAATTTATTTCCGTATGAACAAATGTTTCGGAATGAGAATTCTTGTATCTTCATTAGTTTGAAAAGTATGTAAGTTCTTGGTTGGGCATAATGTCTTGTACTGCATAGAATTTATACAGTTTTGAGGTAGAGTCATAGGACCAGTTTATATTGGGAGAATCTGAGCGTCTATAAACTGAGCCGTATCCTAATAGGATTGCATGCGAATTAATATTCATCATTTTATCTGGATTAACAACATCTAATAAAATTGCTTTGAATTGAGCTTGAGAAATTAAGCCTTGATCAAGCCTTTCCTGTAGGTCAAGCTCAGCAAGTCGGCTCGCAATCTCTCTCTCCTTTTCGATTCCATCAGGGTTAGGGAATAGTTTATTGGTTAAGAATTGATCATTTTTACTTAAAAGAATTTGGGTCCTTTGTGTAACCGGCAACCAGGCACAAACTTCAATAACTGAGTCTCTAAAAATCTGACGATTAGTAAAAACGCAAAACTCAGATCCTATTTTTTGGATTGATATTGATTCTAAAATATTTGGTCTATTCATCGCCTCTTTCTTGTTTTACCAGTCCATGTACTTCTATAAACTTTCGAGCTAAGTCCGTCTTAAAGGTCTGTGAGTAGTCTCTAGATTTAATGAAACTTTTAAAAATATCAATAACATTAAACTGATCTTCTGGATTAAAGTCTACTGACGTCTTATCGTCAGCGATATCGTCAACATACGTAAAAAATTCAACCTTTCTATGTTTTGATTTTGAAATTAATTCAAGAAATCTTGTTACTGGAAATTTGTTTACGAAATTAACGCTAATCATCACATCAACGAATGAATTTTGAAAATGAGAAATAACTTGATCTGCTGGCATTTCCAATAATTCATAAATATCAAACTTTTTATAGGTAGGAGATTGAGTATTAAGAACGAATGTTTCAATTAGATTAGAGCCGCTTAGGTCTAATTGATAAAAACCTTTTTGATTATCTCTATCGCCTCGATCCATTTGATATGGGGTTCCAGTGTATAGAACATTTTTAAATTCTTGTCTATGATGAATATGACCTGCGTAAACGCGCTTGTATGAAGTTAACATGTCAACCTCTACTCCGTGCTCAACTTTAGTCCACTTATTAAAACGTAATCCTTTAATATCGGCATGGCATACGATGTATTCACATAGATCCTGATGATCGGTTATTATTTGATTGATTCTATTAGTGTCTTCTACCCAAGGTAACATTAGGAAATTTTGAGTTCCATTAATCGTTAAGATTTCCGGGTTTTCAAACACATGAATGTTATCTGCAATATGCGAAATCGCCTTTAGTGAGTGAACCACATTTCGGTCTTTATAGTAGACATCATGGTTTCCAATAATAATGTAAATACCTCTCTTAAACTTCTCAGACAATTTCTTAAAGATAGTTAAAGCCTCATCGTGAATTCTAACATTAATTGATTCGCGTGAATGGAAAATATCTCCTTCTAAAAACAGAACATCTCGATCTTCATCGAAATCTTTGTCAACTTCACTAATTAAAAAATCCAGTAAAAAGTCCTTTTGTATTTGGAGCCACTCTACTGAATTGTTTTTAATTCCTAGGTGTAAATCACCAACTAGTGTTATTTTTCTAATATTGTTTAATTTCATCTTAAAACATTTTATAGTTCTTACCCATACTATCAAGGAATCCATATTTGCTGTTTAGCTCAATAAGAAGAAGTTCCTTATTTTCATAAGTCAACATGTCAAATATTTTTTTGTATTCCATGTTAACGGTACTAGATATTGAATCAAGTACATGAATTGGACTAATGAATACGTTTAGGCTTACTCCTTTACTTAAACCTGATAGAATTAAATTAAATAGAAGATTCATCTCAGGTTTAGTAAATTTCTTCTTTTCAGGTTCATCACCAAGTATCGCTAGAACCTCTGAATTACCTTGGATGAATGAATTTATATCTTTACGGACGATCCCTAGATCCACATGTTCGGCGTATCGACTGGGATCAGTTAAGTGGTAATCGGCTGAGCTGCTATCTAATTTAATTTCAGAACTTCCTCTTGAAGATCCAGCATTATCTTCGTCTTCTTCAGTAAATTCTAATCCTAAATTATAAGTATTATTAAAGATTTTATCAGTCTTCTTTAGGTCTGAGTAAGCAGATCGACGTCTTTCCAATTCGTCTTCGTCATAGTCATCATCGGATATTCCGTTGTTTAAACGGTCATACTCATCTTCAAGACCTAATTCGAGTTCCTGATCGATATTATTGTCGTCTTCATGTAAATCTAAGAAATCTTCATCTGTTTGTTTTGGTATCAAAATAGTTATGATTTTTTTATATTGAATTTAATAAGTCATCGTACTCAGCAGAAGATTTCCCTGGATTAGCTACTGGCGCTGGATAGTCAGGGCTTATTGCTAAGTCGTATGGAATTAAATTCGGTGGCATTGTTGTTGTGTGAACTGTATTGTATTGAGTTCGCATTTGATTTTCCAGAGATTGAGTATCATCATCATCTGAGTAGAACTCGCTAGCTGGATCGTATTCTTCAGTTAGTTTTGCAAATTCATAACTCATTCGATACATTTTGAAACTTTCGGTGTATCCACCATCACGGTTTGCAATTAACTTAATCTTCATTCGTTTTTCCATAGGTCCTCTAATCAAACCGAATAGAGAATCTACTGTATGTACAAGCCCAAATGATTCTGCGATATCTGACATGCTTAAGTCTTGATCGTCTACTGCATCTCTTTTAATTTGAGTTGCTGTAATAATACACCATTCATTTCGAATAGCAACAGCTCTTAATTCCTCAGAGATTACTTTGATCTTTTCGTAAACGTTTCCTTGCTCTCGCATCGGTCTCATTAAGTTAATATAGTCAACTACGACTACTGTAAATTTCTTTCCAGTATTTTGCTGAACTTTTAGGAAATAATTTTCTACATCAATCGCTGAGGCAGTTCCGGTTGGAAATTCTTTAACTACTAATTCGCCTAGGTGAGAAGATTTGCTTCTAAGATCAGCGATCCGTTGAGTTACTTCTCCGACTTGAGTGTTATCTAGTAGGGCATCATAATTTTTAAATGGAATATCTAGAATCATTGACCCAAGTCGCTTCATGTATTTACGGTCAGATAACTCAAGAGTTGCAATTCCGACATGACATCCGGCAACAAATGCTCGACCTGCAATATTAGAAAGGACCATTGACTTTCCTACTTTTGGACGCCCTTGAAAAACTACTAGCGTTTTAGGATTCCATCCACCGCCTAGTGTCTTATCAAAGAATGGGAAACCTGTAGGATTTCCAATTTTAGATAGCTGAACGTGATCAATTGGAGTAAAGAAGTCTAGGCCTGATTCGGCACTAGTAAATGATACGTTTAATTTTTGATTAAATTTTTCACGAACTTCGTTAGTTATTAGCTCAACATTCTCTGGGTTAATGTCAGTTGTTTTTAAATACGAAAGAACATCAATTACTGAACCGTTTAGATTTTTGTAAAAGATGAAGGCTTTTGTGTACTTAAATAAGAAATCGTAATTGTAAGTAGTCAAGTCTACTTCGAATAGAGCTTTGTATTTAGAATCAGGAATATCTAGATTCGCTAGATTAATAAGTTCACGAAGTTCATTACGAGTTGGGATCTTTGAATATTCGACGAAAAACTTCTTTGCGAGACGGTACACTCTTTGTAAAGTGTCGTCGTTAAAGTAGTGAGCTTTGATTAATGGAATAACCTCCCTCTTGTCCATTGAATCGTAATTCTTAGGCTTAATGATAATATCATTATCGTCTTCAGTTAGGACAAAATTAAAGATTATTTTTTCGAGAAGCTCAATGTTCTCTTTGAAGTCTATCATCATATTTTTTAATTGGCTATTGTGTAATATTTTAAAAATTCAGATTCATTGATTGTAATGAATTCTCCTTTTTTTATAAGTATATCATCTTCTATCAAAGTTTTCATGATAAGTTTTATCTTATCTCTAAACTCTTCATCATTCATTTTATCCCCAAATACGTATTTCAACGTTTTAGTAGAGAATTTAATGTCAGTTTGATCAAATTCCTTTGATTTTGAAATTGTGACTTTGACTATGTAGGACAGAATATCGAACACAAAGTCCTGCCCAGTTGGATAACTAGGCAGAGCGATGTGAGATTCTAGTAAGTATTTAAGTGGGATTGTTTGCTGTAAATTAATCTGCATCTTCTGAACTAGTTAAGTCTTCTAATTCATCTATTTCAATCTCGTCTATTCCGTCTTGTGTTTCTGGGAATTTAAAAGTAGGTTTAATAACTTTCTCATCCAGTTCAGTTAAGACTTCCTTGGTGAATAGTCGATCAGAGAAAAATTCTTTTACTGGAACGGCATCGCCATTATGTCTAATGATGTAGGTTTTTCCAAGTTTCTTAGGTAGGAAATAAAAAGTCTCACCGTTTAATTGAAACGCTGAACATAAGTCAGCCTCATCAGGTTTAAGTTTTGAGAATTCTTTCTCGGTTAACTTATTACCACGACCGACTCCACAATTTTCCCAGTTTACGTATTGTTCCAGTCCAACAAACTGATTCATACCTTTATGGAAAGAGATATGGAACTCAATATCAATTGGTCTAGCTAAACGATTCTTCTTAGTTTTAGATCTAACGATAATTCCAGTAGTTGTTTTAGCTTCATCCCTAAGGGTTCCTTTACTTAACATCAAGATAATTGAGGCAGAGAACTCTGGACCTCCACCGCCTGACATACCTTTTGGAGTATATTGATCCATTGAAGCGTATGTGTGGTTAGTAAAGATAAACGGAACTTTATAATTTGAAAGATCTAACGTTAATGACTTGAATAGGGATCTCATCTCTTTTGCACGTAATCCCATATCTGCTGCATTTTTACCTGCATCCATATCACGTTGACTTTTATCAGTATCCAACATTCCTACTGAATCTACAAATAGAGCAAGCTTAAGTCCTGGATTTTCTTTAATTGTTTCAATTAGGTCATGAACGAAGAATTTAACTTCGCTGATAAGGCCCATACGTAAATATTTTAATTTAGTTAAGTCTACTCCAAATTTAACGTAATCACTTGAATCGATTGCACCTTCGGTGTCAATATAGATTACCATGTAGTCTTTCTTCTGCAACTCACGAACTGCATTTAAACATAAGAATGTTTTACCTGAACCTGAGTCTCCAGCAATTCCAATACTACGAGTGTTAGGATAACCTCCAAAAAGGGATCCTGACATTTGAGCATTTAATAAGTAGTTTCCAGTCGGGATGTACTCTTCGATGTCAGAGAATCCGCGAATCTCAATTTTTGATTTTACTTTCTTTTCGAGCAAGTCGTTAAACTTAGCGAAAGCGTCCATTGTTGTTTTTGCCATGTTGTAAAAATTATTTTAGTATCTTTTACAAGGGATACTAAAATGGGTTTAGTTAAAGTATGAAATTAATAAAAATGATCCAGAAAGGACCGTTGTGTCTGAGTAGTCTCCATTTACTACTTGGTGAAATCCGACTTTCACTATATTAGAATTATCTTTAGTGAAGTGGTCCTTTGATAGGTTTCGAGTAAAAGAAATGTCGTTCTTTGAAGTTAGGTTAACTCCGTAACAGTGCATCTTTAGCGACATTGGAGAATTCATTGAAATATCTCCCAAGTAAAAAATACTGTCTTCAGTAAGTCCAACCTCATCGATATTTAAACCAGCTTCCTCAATTAAAGCTCGACATACTGAGTCGTATGGAGTTTTATCTAGATCTGGGTTAACTGTGTCAATTACTAATGAATTACCGGTTTGGCCATTTACCATATTCGGAGACTCGAGTAAAAATATTGACTTAATTGACTTAGTATCTGGGCTTAATTCAAATGGAATAATGCAGATATAATCTAGATCATCTGATAAGTAATCGGCTGAATGTTGGTCCTTTTTTAAAGTTAACACCTTAAATTTTCCGATTTGGGTTCTAGTTTCGTTATTAGTCATTTGCGGCTACTCCTTTTTGTTTAGGTGATGCGCTTAAAGTCTTCTTCATAGTTTTCTTAATCGCATCAACGGTTATGCTGTTATTTATATAGTTTGACAGTTTAGTCAAAAACTCCTCTTTGTTCTTGGAATTAGTGTACATCATTTTCAATAGACTCTTACTTGGAAGTTTAATCCTAACTGCTAAGTTTAGGTCAGTATCCTCCAATGAAAACATTCCAAATAGATCGCTTGGATCTACTTGAACTTGTTGACGAAGAGCTGTTTGATTAACTGGTTCAGCAGGTCTAGCTACTGGTGCAATCTCTTTTACCGTATTAGCAAATTCAGCAGGAATTTCGGGAGCAACTTGAATATCTTCAGTTAAGGAAGGTATGTAGTTAATTGACTGGATTTCAGCCATTGATAATCTAGGCTGGTCGTCAGTGATCATCATTAAGTCTGATGAAACTGCATCTGTGTCCATTTGACTTCCATCAGATAGGACTGCTAGAAATCGACCGTTTCGTCCAGGCAGTACGTCCCTAACGGTTACAATAGTACCAGCTTTTCGTGGATCATTTGTTTTAATCCATTGAAACTCATTTGATTGAAAGCTACTCTTAATAGCCATCATCGTTTCGATATCGTAATTCATAATTATGTTTTTTATTTTTTTAAGCCACTTTATCACTGGACAATTGTTCTTCTAATTTTTTCATTTCGTCCTTAGTATCAACACGACCATTGTATAGTCTTGTTAAAATAGTTCGAGCAGCTGAATCGTATTTCTTAGTAAATAACGTGTCGTTCTTGGTTAAGACCTGATCAATCGTAGGTTCTTGACCAGCTTTAATTTTTCCACCGTATGAATCTGGTGAAATATTAAATTGGATTTGGATATTGGGATACATTGAGGCAAAGTCAAAACATGAAACGTATTTGTAATATCCAGGTTCAGGCTTAGCGACGTATGCTCCATCGTAAGTTGCATCTTCTTCTAATTCTCTTCGGTCGTTTGCCATATACAAACCTCTTTCTAAGAATTCACGACACATTAGAGTTTCAGTAATGAATACTGCAGAGAATACTTTTGATACATCGACCTTTGCAAACTTGGAGATAGCGAAGGCTACATCAAGCAATCCAAGCTTATCTTCAATTAGTTTAACTAGAATTGTATCGATAATGTTATACTTTGTAAAGTTCTCAACGTCTTGCTGAGCTTCCATCATTGTTGCATATTCACTATGTAATTTAGTTGTTCCTAATACTAAATTTGCAATGTAATCTAACTTGTAATTCTCAACTACTTTGTAAGGTTTAGTATTCATAAACACTTCCATGTAATCCAGAAGTCCTAAGTGAACTGGCATTTTGGCCTTGCCGATTAGGGTTTTAGAAGGCATGTTTAACATTGGTTCAATTCCTAAATTCTTACAACGATTAATTAAATACAACCAGTCAAATCCAATTACGTTCCAGCCTGTTAAGAAAGGAATCTTTGGAAGAACTTTGTGAAAGAAAGTTTTCATTAAGTCTTCTTCATGTTCAAAGAATAGGTGCTTAACTACGAACGTTTGCTCATGCGCTTTAAAATAATCATTTACTTCGTCTTCTAGTCGAGTAACTACATCAGGTGCAAGATCTCGCATAGTTGACATTACGAAACATACGTTATCTTCATTTACGAAAGTAATCATATTAACCGGCATTGCGGCTTTAGCTGGATCTGGGAAATCTTGAGAAATAAGCTGAATCTCAATATCCAGATAGTATTTCTTTGGGCTATCATCTGAATAAATTGAAGCGAGCTCAGTTTCGGCTAACCTAGTTTGAGTTAACTCTTCAAGCCTAAATCGACTTAACCATTTTCCTTGAACCTTCTTTAGGAATCTTCCATCCCAATTTCTATGTTCAGTTGGAGTTGGCGTTAGATTCCAGTTGTACAGGTCATGCGGAAGTATTGGTTTCTTCATGAATCCGATATTTCCATCTGGTTTATAATATGAGATTAGAAGAGCTGAGTCTTCTGTGTGAAATTCTGTACTTACAATCATATTGTATATTTTACTAAATTAATAACCTCTCTGTTGGCGAGCCTTGTTCTCCTCATTCTTAGACATGTACATATTGAACATTTCCTGAGAAGTCATTCCTACTGATACTGCATAGTTCATAAAGAAGTGTAGCATATCAATTATTTCAAATTTGCACTCAAGCTGATCAGACTCTGATAAATCTGAGAACTTTTTATCTGAGTAGCCTTCATGTGCGGATTTCCAACGCTTCCAAATAGCATTACCTGAACCGTCATTGATTCCACCTAATGCATCGGTTGCTTCGTGGATCTCATCTATCATTGCATGGTTATTCATGTGCCAAAAGGTCATAAGCTCCCTAAGATTCATGTTGGCAAAGTCATACCCGTAAACATTCTTTTGTGTATCAGCCTGAATGTCCATGATTTGGCCTAATGTGTCTTCGTTCACTTCTGTTCTGTCTGACCAGTGATCTTTAATTTCTAATTTTGCACACGAGTTGTCTGTATTTGCCATATTTATGTAGTTTTACAGGATCTTTTACCCTAAAAGTGAAAAAGGTTTAAGTTTAGTTAGAATAATACTGATAAATAACAGTAGCAACAACTAGACCAAGTTCAAAAGTTATGAATTTGGGACTAATGCGATAAATAAATAACTTAAAATAATACGCAAACTCGATGGCAGAAAAATTAAATCTGAACCGATACAAAGCAAGTGGTGTCTATACGGTAGAAATTGACGAAAGCACTAACCTTAGCTTACCTCTTTCAACTGGAAGATTAGTAATCGGCTCTAGCAAAAAAGGACCTATCAATTCAGTAGTATTAGTGAATGACAATCGTTCACTATCCGCTGTATATGGTGAGACTGACACTAAATTGGAAAAAAACGGAAGCTTTTTCCACAGAACTATTGATGTTGCTTTACGTCAAGGCCCAGTTTACGCTTTAAACTTGTTACCGATTGCTGACACAGATGTTGCATACTTTACAACATTTAATACTGAGTCAGCATCTAACAATTCAACGTGGTCGGCAAATCTTTATCAAGATAGCATTTCAAGATTCTATAATACTCAAAAATTGTGGTTCGCTGATGTTGATGCGGTTAACAAATACAAAAATCTTGCGTTAGGTGATACGTTCCCTGCGACTGGAACAATAGACAAGGATGCTAACAAAATCTTAAGTTTAGTAAATCTTTCTAAGAAAGCAGTTACTGCATGGGCAAGAATTGCTGATACTACTGGTTATGATATTAAAGTTAAAGAATACTATCAACTATTAGGAGACCGAGTAGAAGTTCCAGAATTTTTACACCCGGACGATTATGTTGCAGATTACTTTGTTGAGCTTGCAGTAGTTGATGGTGATTGGACTGACTATATTCGTTTGTCGACTGACCCTATTTACAGACAGTACTTTACAGCAAACGGAATCATTCTTTCTAAACTGGACGACTTTTTATCACTAAGAGATGTTGTTGTAGTTAATCGTACAATTGGAGCAATCATTCCTGACTTTAAGGATTTGGCTGGATCAACTGCATCATTAGATACACTGTTTAATAGAAAATTCAGTAGCTCTAACGTATTTTGTGCAATTGACTACAAAAAAGTAGACTTAATTGACTTAACTAGCTCTACGTTTAATAGCGGTAGTTCAACTGAACCTATTGCACAACAGCGTATTGATTTAGTAGGTCACGGATTTGGTGAGCTTAATACAACTGATGGTAGTAAAACACTATACACTGTAGATAATGGAATAAGCGGAACTGATCCAATTGCTCTAATCGACGTGTTAAGTTACAAAAAATCAGCTGGATACGAATACTACTTTGAGTTAGACGGTCTTGCTCACTCAACTACTTTAGCAGCTGGTGAAACATACACAATGAATACAGGTGGAGACCTCTATATTACGGCTACTCAAGGAAGTAAATTATATGAAGCATGGGCAAATGGATTTGTTAAAGCTGGAGATACTTTACACTATTTAGCTGCACCGTCTAGTACTCCTACTACTCTATATTTAGGAACTGACAACTTAGTTAAAACTCAAACTACTGGTCAAATTAAGTATATTGAATTTACAGCATATTCGGATATAACTAGAACTAATCAAGTAGATGCTCAATACATCACAGATGGAGCGCTTGAATTATTACACATTAAATCAACGGTAGTTAACCAATTTAATTATGAGTTTGACTTAACTAGTTCAGCTTTCTTTAATACAGTTGGAGCAAATAACTATCAGTATTTTTCTCCAAATCAATTAGTGTTCACATTGAATACGAATCTTTATGGAAATGTGGCTAAGAAAGAAACTGTTAATTTAGCGTACGACTCAGCACGCAGAGCATTAATTGATGGGTTCTTTGTACCAGGTCAATACATTAAAGCTAAGATCGCAACTGATGCGAATGGTGATAATGTAATTAGAGATCGAGTTTTAAAAATTAAATCAGTTTACGCTCAACTAATATCAGTTCCAGTTGGACCTTCTAGTACTCCTACTAAAACTTTAAAGTACACGATTACGGTAGATAATGCATACGATGCTAATGTTCAAGGAATTGATCTTACTGGTCAAACCGTTAAGGTTTATAAAGGAATTAAAAATTACGTAACTAATTTACGAGGTTTCCACGTTCCAGCAATGGTAGTTGATGAGACTGCTCTTTATCCAAACGGTACAGCTTCTAGACAAGATGAAATTCTTGACTATATGTTTGATTCAACTAATATTGCATCAACTCTAGCGGATAATGAGACTCTTGATTATCGTTATATTATTGATTCGTATGAAGGTCAAATTTCAAATGCATCAAAACAACAACTTGTTCAACTTGCAGCAAATCACGGAAAAGCGTTAGCTATCTGTAATGCTCCATCTTTAGCACAATACGAAAAATCAAGTGACCCAAGCTTTATTGATTTTAATACTAACTTAGTATCAGCTGAATACATTTCAACTGGTGGTAATTTATCTTCTAACCCAGCATTTACTTTTGGATTTGCAACTGGAGATAAAAATGGTATTGCAATCTCTACTTACGCTGCATACTTTATGCCTAACTTGTTAATTTTCGAAGGAGGTAAAAACAAATCTATTCCGCCTGCAGCGTTCGTTGCTAACACGTACATGAAGAAATACTCAAGTGGAAATACTTTCTCTATCGTTGCTGGTAAAAGAGGTATTATTACAGAAGCTGAAGTTACTGGACTTGAATACGATTTAACTGATGACGATCGCGCTTACTTAGAGCCTGTTGGATTTAACTTAATTGTTAGACGTAGAGGTTTTGGAGTAATGATTTTCTCTAATAACACAGGTTATCAAAGAGTAAGATCAGCACTTAATAACGTTCACGTTAGAGAGGCATTAGTAACAATCGAAAGAGACGTTGAGAGAATCTTATTGAACTTCTTATTTGAATTCAATGATCCTACTACACGATTAAGAGTTAAAACTCTAGTTAAAAACTACTTAACTGCAGTTCAAGACGCTAGAGGTATTGCAACTTTCGATATTGTATTTGATGATTCAAATAACGGTCCTGAAGTTCTTGAAAACAATGCAGGTATCATCGATATTATCGTTGACTTCCCAAGAGGTATTCACAAGTTCATCAATCGTATTACAATCACAAGAGCTGGAGGTCAATTGGCTTCTAACTCAACAGGATTTACTCCTTCATTCTAAGGAATACATTAATAAAATAAAAAAGGACTCTAGTAATAGAGTCCTTTTTTTGTTAGGGCCGACTTGGAAGTCGAATTCCACCACTTGGTTTAAGTCCAAGAACTATTAGTCACGACCGGTCATGATCTCTTCCATAACTCTAACTGTATCAGTTGAATCGTTATGTAAGATACCCGTTCCGCCGTGCTCAATCCATTTCTCCAATTTCTTTTTAAAATCGTCGATTAGAATGTCTTTTTCGCTAGTTGCGTACTTCCATTTGTCTTGATCTAGAACAAGCCTAGTATCAGGAGTCATATCCGCTGGGTCAGTTACTGGCTCTTGGTCAATTCCTAAATTTGAATTTACCCAACGAGTCTTACCAATAAGACACTCAGGACTACGGCTTGGTGCAGATAATAAAATTGGGTCATATCTTTGTAAGTAATCCCATAATTCTCTGCCGTCTTTGGTCCATTGTAGGTTAGCCCAGAAGTCTGCTCCTAACTTATCCAGTAATGGCCAAATTGAGTTCTTTCCGTTTTTCTTTTCGTATTCCTTAGGTGAAAGATTTTCAGTGTTTTCTTCAATATCTTGAAAGCCTCTATCAAAATCGACAAGGACTCCATCTAAATCACAGAACACTCGATATTTACCCTCTTTACCTTCGTTTACGAATTGTTTAAATTTCTTAAGCATTTTCTTTAAGTTCAAATTGTGTAGTCTCGTCTTTGTTTATAATGGCGACAAGATCGTTTGCCATAATGATGTGGTAGTTAGTACCGTCCCACTGGACGTCAAGTCCTGAGTATCGTTGATATAAAACTCGATCGCCTTCTTTGATTGGGCAACCTGAATTACTGGAAACCAGATGGCCTACTGCAATTACTACTCCGGTATTGGGTCTTTTTCTAGCATCAACTGATAAAATGATGCCTGTTTCAGTTTTAGACTCTACTGAGTCCGGTAAAACTAATATTCTTTCGAATAGAGGAATAAATCCTCCTTTGATTGGTGTACTCATTAATTCTTGTAATTTTTTTTGAATTGGTAGTAATTGAATTTTCTACGAGTAGTCAAGTCAACGTTTTCTTTAATTGCATCAAGTACGTCTTTTGGAAAAACTGCTGTACTTAATCTGATTAAGGTCTTGTTACGATTAAGGTTGTTCTCGATCGTCAGCCATTCACCAGGTTCCTTTATTTTAAGGACTTCACATGTTACTTCACGTAATAAATCCATGAAACCTAGATCACCTGAATCAATGAAGTAAATAACGTCTTTCCATTGAAGCGATTGCTTTACGTATTCGACAATTTTTGTTACTTTAGAGGCTGTCATCTTGGGATGGACTCTTGGAATATTGTCTGATGCATCACCCGCTAAACACTTAACTAAGATATCTAAAGTTGGATCAACGGTTAAGTGTTGATAGTCCTTTTGAGTTAAGTCGTTGATTATGTTAGTTACAGCTGAATTGTCTATTGAGTCAATATCAAAATTAAAAAGGTCAACTTCAGCGGGTTCAACTTTACCGAAATCTTCAGTTGTGTAGATCTTTTTGTATTTCGTCATTTGCTTAGGCATAATCAAAATAACTTTACGTTTGTCACTTTCAAGTAACTGGGTTAAGTCTTTGTCTACTGACCAAATACAAATATCTTCTTTTAAATTTTCGCAAATGTAAGCAATTAAATCATCACCTTCTGCTCCAGGAACACGGTTTACTACAACTCCATAATCGTCAGATATTGTACTTAGAATTTCATTTTGAAAGTATTCAAAGAACAGATAAATTTTATCATCGTATTTTCTTTGACCTTTATAACTGAAATCCCCTTCTCCGTGTGTTTCAAAATGTTCTTTGATATATTTCTTTCTCCAACTCTTAGAGTCAAATACAAAAAATACTGAACTGATGTTTTCCTTAAATGGAGCAAGAATGCTGCCAAAGTAATTTACAGAAAATTGTCTAAATGTATCTTTGCTTACCTGCTTTAGAATAAACTTATCGTCATTTAATAAGTCATTGACATAATACTTTTCGCCAACTCTCTTATCGTTAGCTAATATATTTTTTGCGATACTTACTGCGACATTCAGAAACGCATTTCCGTCAATGATTAAATTCATAGTTTAAGGTTTTGGAGCGTCAGCTTGTTCCGGCTGAACACTTAGTGTTTTAATTGACTTAGCAATTAACTCAGCTTCATCCAATGTAAATATACCCTTTGACTGACAGTGATTAGCTGCGGAAATCAAAACGATTACTGAATGTTCTGGTGTTAAATTAGCTAAGAAGTTATCGTAATCAGCTTGATTAGTATAACTGATTGAAGAAAGTAGTGTTGCAATCGGAGCAGCATCCGGCTGAACTTGGTCAGCCGGTGCACTCTTGATTTCTTCAACTACAGTCGCGGTTTGTTTTTTAGAACTTGCCATGTTTGTATGTTGTTATTTTTTATAGATCTTTGAATAAATCGTCTAAGTCATCTGCTTTAGCTGGAGCAGCTGGCGCAGATTTTACTGGAGCTGGACTTTCCGTTATTGAACCAAAATCATCGTCTAATTCAATTGACATATTAGAGCTTGATGTAGCTGGCGCAGCTGGCGTATATTCCAAAGATTCTCCCATTGGTGCTTGAGAACGATTAACTGGAGCAGAGTTAGTAAAGTGTTTCTTCATTCTCTCATCTTTAGTGTTTGCAACTAAGTTATCGATGATTTGTTTGTAAGGAACGATTGCTTTGATAAATTCTGCAACTTTTTCATACTCATGGTCAGTCCACTCTTTTAAGAAGTATTGACTCATGTCCGGTGAGTTCTTTTTAAAGAACTCACTAGTAAATTGCATTACTTTAGGCTCATTAGATACTGCGATCTCTTTTCCTGCATGAGAGATAATCAAAGGACTAACTTCATTCATGAATTTACTTGAACTGAAATCTCTCCATGCTTTCGTTTTACGTTTAATAACTAATACGAAGTCCTTACCAGTAGTAAGAGAGAATGGATTGATTTTTTGAGTTGTTACTAACTCATTTTCTGGATTGATCTCTTGTTGAATCAAGTTATCAATAGTGTATCCGTAAGAATAAACTTTGATTTTGCCTTCCAATTGTGGAAATTGAGGGTCTTTCTTGATGTAAACACAAGAGTAATAATTGTAGTAACGATTGAAGTACTTCTGAATTTCTTCAACAATTGAAGGTTCTTCGTTTTTCAAACGTTTTAATTCCAAGTCCAATGTCCAAAGAATTGATGATGCGCCAGTAGTAGAAGGGCAGTCAACGTACAACTTCTCATTTGTTAGAGGGTTGATAAGTTTTGCTGCGTACTTCTTGTAGCGGCTTTTACTAGGATCCGTTACCCATGGGATAAAACGGATTACTGATTTGTAGATTCCGTTCTGACCTTGGTCTGGACCCGGATTGTACATGTTTTCGTCGACTTTGCGAGCGTTTGCTGATGATTTACCTGAGAAATCATCGAGATTGAGATTGAATAGATCTTCCATGTTCAAAAATGATTTTAATTTATAGAATTATACTAAATAAGTGTGAGAGGTTTCCAAAAAAATAGGGCGAGTTTTAATACCCGCCCTCTAATGTGAACTTTTAATCTAAAATTAAGCTTTTGGAGCTGTCTTAGAAGATTGAACGTGAGTTCTTCCCTCTTGGCAAGTAGCTTTAATTTCTTGAAGAAGACCACGAGTTCTAGTACCCGCAGATTTATTTCCTTTTTCGTAGAATTTAACCGCTTCTGCTTCAAGTTGAGCAACTTGGTCCTTTAATTGTGTTAACCATTCTGGTGTCATAATCAATAAGTATTTTTGTATCTTATATTACGAAACTTCACCCGGTTTTAAATATTATTGATATTTGGTTGAAAATATTGCATCTGGGAATGATTTCTTAGTAAATCGTATCCAGGTTTGCATTACTTCTTCGAATTCTGATTTAGAGATTACGCCGGAAGAAACGAAAGGCCGTAAGTATGAATTGAATTCTGAATCTATTGGGACTCTCTTTTTAACAGCAGCTGCGTGCATCCCTGAGACCATTGCTGGTATTTCATCAGGTAAAAGAAAATACTTGTAATTGTCTTGAGCACCATCTCTAACTTTTTTTGAGGTTTTTACAATGTGACCGACTTTCTTGTTTACTCCTTTTTGTAAAAGGTGCTCCAATTCGTGTCTAAGTGTATCAACTATTTTAAAGTTTAAGTCTTGGTATTTAGAAGGTTCAGCGTCAGGGCTAATGTAAATAACTAGGTCTATCTCTGGAGAGTCTGGATCAGATTCAGCTGGGATATACACGTTTGCATCAACTACAAATCCATTCTCTTCGAAATTAATGGTTTCCCAAGGAAGTCCATTAAAATCAGTAGTTTCAGAAGGATCAAAGTCGACCACTCTAACTATTTTAACAGTTAAGTCAAATTCAATAGGTTCAGAGTAGGTAAAACTCTCAGTTTTAGGTTTGCCTATTGTTGAGCCGGCTGTTTTTTTGATAAATGAAAATACATCGCTCGCATAAGAAGATGATAGCGTGTCGTATTTTGATTCGTATATAAATTGACTAAATCTTTTTATCATTTCTTTAAGAAGATTACATCGAGATCACTAGTAGATGGAATTGACTTATCGTCATAGTTAATATCAATATCTCCACGATCCTTCCCTAGTTTATCAGAAGATAGTGCTGATTTTAATTTATCGTATATGTCTTCAGGTAAAGCCTTTGTTCCAGTAAGAGCGACTGTAATCTGTTCTTTTTTATCTGTGAAGTTGTTATCGGTGATCCATTTATCTAGATCAGCTTGAGCCAATTCATATTCTTTGTATCTCTTAACTCCACCACCGTCTGTGAATTCCGAATGCCATGACTTGTCTTTATCTAAGAATACGATTCGAGTAGAACCTGTACCAGAAGAAGCAACTGGAGCATTTGGATCGGGCGGAAGTGCTGCACTAGCAAAAGGATCAGCCATTGGATCAGGAGATGATGGTGCTGGAGCATCGGCTGGAGCATCTGCTGGTGGAGCAGGTTCAGCTGGAGTTTCGTCAGCGGGTGGTTCAACCGGTTCCGCTGCAGGCTCTGTTTCTGGATCGCCTTCTGCTTCCAATAACAGTTTAAATTTACTAAAGTTAAGTATTTCCATAATAGTCTATTTGTTACTGTTATTTATAAACAAAAATAGGAGCGCTAGGCTCCTATTTAAGTCAGTATAGTTTAAGGATTTATGATCCGCAAGCTTCGCATGCATCTGGGTTATCAAGAGAACATACTATATCTTCCGCACTTGTATTAAGCGCTTCAAATACTGGTGCAATTTGGACAGTTGGAGCAACTTTTCCAGTAGCCATATTTACTCCTAGTCCAGCAATTGCCGAACTCGCAGCTTCAGTTCTAAGATAATACATTCCTGTCTTTAATCCGCTTTTCCAAGAATGGAAGTGAGCTGATGTTAATTTTGCAGTATTTACGTCTCTAAAGAATAAATTCAGAGATTGTGATTGACAAATAAATTTACCACGATCAGCTGACATGTCGATGATGGTCTTTTGAGAAATTTCCCAAACTGTTTTATAAACAGCTCTTAATTCCTCTGGAATCTCAACGATATTTTGAACAGAACCTTTTTCCAAGATTACTCGATTTCTCATAGAATCTCCCCAAAGTCCTAGTTCAGCTAGATCTCTAACTAGATGTTTATTAACTACAATAAATTCTCCAGCTAAAGTTCGACGAGTTCCTATATTCGAAGTGAATGCCTCGAATGCTTCATTGTTACCCATGATTTGGGCAGTAGAGGCAGTTGGCATTGGCGCAAGCAATAGAGAATTTCGGGATCCATGCTTCATAAGTTTTCTACGAAGAGCTACCCAATTCCAACGACCTGATAATTGGTCATCCGTTACTCCCCATAAGTTAAACTGAAATTGTCCTGAGCTTAATGGAGAACCTTCGTATGAGGCGTATGCCCCATCCTTCTTTGCAAGATCAATTGATGCTTCCATTGCAGCGAAGTAGATTGTTTCAAATATCTCAGAGTTTAATTTCTTTGAGGCTTCTCCGCCAAATTCAATTCCCATTATTGCAAAAGTATCAGCTAAACCTTGAATACCTATTCCAATTGGGCGGTGTTTCTCGTTAGATGCTTTAGTTTCTGCAGTAGGGTAGAAGTTTACGTCAATTACTTTATTTAGATTTAGTGTTGTTTGATATGCTACATCATATAGAGCCTCATAGTCGTACTCACAATTAGGTTTTCTTAGTTTACCTGTACGCTTTCCGATTGTAATAAATTGATTTACTGGAATAGACGCTAAGTTACAAACAGCCTGTTCTTCTTTTGAGGTGTACTCTATAATTTCAGTACATAAGTTAGAAGATTTGATTGTTCCTAAATTCTTTTGATTTGATTTACGATTAGCTGAATCTTTGAAAAGAATATATGGCGTGCCTGTCTCAACTTGTGATTCAAGGATTTTTTGCCATAGGGTTCTAGCCTTCATAGTATGACGACCTTTTCCTTCAGCTTCAAGTCTTTCGTAATTACTCTCGAATTCCTCTCCGTACATTTCCCAAAGCTCGCAGTCAATTTCAGCTGGACAGAATAGTGTCCAATCGCCATCCTCTTCAACTCTCTTCATGAAAAGATCTGGTGTCCACATAGCTAAGAAAAGATCTCGAGCTCTACGCTCTTCTTTACCGTGGTTTTTACGTAAATCCAAGAAATCTTCAATATCTGCATGCCATGGCTCCAAGTAAATAGCAAAAGAGCCTTTACGTTTTCCTCCGCCTTGATCTACATAACGAGCAGTCTCATTGTAAACCTTTAGCATTGGAATAATTCCATTTGACGTACCGTTTGTTCCTTTGATATAAGAACCAGTAGCTCTAATATTTGAAACCGATAAGCCGATGCCTCCAGCATTTTGTGAAATTGCAGCTACATCAGATAGAGTTTTGTAAATTCCTGAAATTGAATCTTCATGCATAGTTAATAAGAAGCATGAAGATAATTGTGGACGTTTGGTTCCAGCGTTAAACAGGGTTGGAGTGGCATGAGTCATTTTGTGAGTTGACAGAAGCTCATACGTTTTTAATACGTTTTGAATGTCTGTTCCCCAAATACCTACAGCTACCCTCATGTATAAATGTTGAGGAGTTTCAGCCGGCTGGCCGTATGTCTTTAATAAGTAACTACGCTCTAATGTCTTAAATCCAAAGTAGTCAAAGTTAAGATCGCGATCATGAATGATTGCTTCGTTTAGCGTATTCTTATTCTTCTGTACAGCAGCATAGGTTTCATCAGAGATAATGCCTGCCACCTTTCCAGTCTTTGGATCTATGTAATTATATAGGTGGTCAATTGTATCACTAAATGACTTGTGGGTCGTTTTGTGCAATCGGGTAATTGCAATTCTTGCAGCTAAGATTGAGTAGTCTGGGTGAATATGAGCTAGAGCAGCAGCAGTTTCAGCCGCGAGTAGATCAAGTTGCTGTGTGTTAATTCCATCGTATATTCCAGATACTACTTTAGTGGCTACTTCAAGTGAGTCAACGTAGTCTGTATCCAATCCGTATGTTTGCTTTTTAATACGGTTTGTTATTTTATCGAGCTTTAGCGTTTCGCTATGCCCATCTCTTTTTATTACCTTCATGTAGTTTCGTATTTTTAAAAGTCTGCGTCTAATGAAAATCCGGTGTTATCTCCGGTTTTTACCCCTGCTTTTTGGTATTCGCCTACTCTTTTTTCGAAAAAGTTAGTTTTTCCGTTTAGTGCGATGTTAACCATGAAGTCAAAGGGATTTATTGAATTAAATACAGGTTCACAACCTAAATCAGATAATAGTCTGTCTGTTACAAATTCTAAATACTGAGCCATCAAATCTGAATTCATGCCGATTAGTTTAACTGGAAGAGCCTCAATTATAAACTCTTTCTCAATCTCAAGGGCAGATAATATAATTTCTTTAATTCGATCTGGTGACACTTTATCTACAATGTGATGATTGTGTAGGTGAACTGCAAAGTCTGTATGAGAACCTTCATCTCTGGAAATAAGTTCATTAGAAAAACTTAGTCCTGGCATTAGGCCTCTTTTCTTAAGCCAAAAAATAGAACAGAATGAACCTGAAAAGAATATTCCTTCAACTGCAGCAAATGCAACGAGTCTTTCTTGGAAAGTTGAGTTCTTGATCCATCTTAGTGCCCATTCAGCTTTTTTCTGAACGGCTGGGATTGTGTCAATTGCTCGTAATAGGTGCATTTTCTCGTCTTGATCAGTAATATACGTATCGATTAACAGAGAATATGTTTCAGAATGGATATTTTCCATCATGATTTGAAAGCCATAGAAGAATTTTGCTTCTGGATACTGGACGTCTTTTACAAAGTTCTCAGCTAAATTTTCATTAACGATTCCGTCGCTTGCGGCAAAAAATGCCAATATATGTTTAATAAAATGGCGTTCACCATCGTTAAGGTTTTTTCTCCAGTCGACTAAGTCTGCTGCTAAGTCAATTTCCTCTGCTGTCCAAAATGACGCTTCTGACTTCTTGTAAAATTCCCAAATATCATGATGCTGAATTGGGAAGACAACGAAGCGGTTTGGATTCTCTGTTAAAATAGGTTCCATTTTTGTAATTTTTTTAATTAAGTGTGTGTAAGTGATTGAATAATCGAATATGGTGTCGTCTGTCGGCTAATAGTGGTTGCAAAATGCTTGATATGGTTAGCCAGGTGAACAGCGAACAGTAAAATGCGTGGTATTTTAAATTTCGAGTTATCCATCTGGATTATTTATATCGAAACTATAATACCACGCAACTTATAAAATTAGACGAATTCGAACTTTAATTGCTTTCTAATCGCATCTACTTTGTAGACTTGGATTTGGCCTGAATCGCTCACCTTGGTTCTACCTTTAAGGTGATTTACGTCAGTTGTAAAAACTGTATCTGAATCAGGTAACTCAATTTCTAAAACAAAAGTTTGTTTGTTAAGTGTGAAATTTAATGTTTGACCTTCGATTCGGTCTTTTAGGTTTTGCCAAGTTAACTGCTCTTCTCCTACTTTCTCTAATGAATCAGTTAAAATAATTCTAGGCTCTCCTTTCTTGATTACGATATCTTTGATATAGAAATCAATTGAATCTCCGGATTTATAACCTTTACTGAATTCTTCGTAATTTGCAAATTCAGTTTTGTGTAATAGCCCGGTAAAATAGTTTTGGAATTCAACGAACATTCCGAAATCATAAGGTTTGTTAGTTAAAATACCTGTGTACTTTTCTCCAAATTTAAGTTCGTGAACTCTTTGAGGTAAAGTTTGTTTAATATATTTCTTGTATGAAACAATGAATAGATCATTTGTTTGATCGTAGTTCTCAATCATTACTGGAATCTCTTTATTCAAGTATTCATTGAAGTCTCGAATAACGTTTGCAGCAGCATGTGATCCAGGTAGGAAACATTTAACTGTTCCTTTATACAGTGCAAGGTAACCTCCTTTAACTAGGTTAGTAACCTTAACATAGAACCATTTTTCTTCTTTTAAGAACTCGTTAAGATCGTCTCGGTAAGAAAGAGCAGCGCAACGTTTTTCTGATCCTAAATAATCGCCGGCATCGGCTTTGTAGATAACAACTTTGAACTTTGCACTTGTTTCATTCTGTAATAACAAAGAAGGCTCTTCGCTAAATTCTCTAAATGGAACAAAGATAGTAGACAAGGAATCATCATCTTGAACTTCGATTTGTTTGTTTTCAAAATCAATTTTCTTGGCAGTTACTTTACAAACATGACCTATTTCAAAGTCTTTATTTGCGGTTGCGCCGAATGTATTTGATGAATAGTACTTGTCGTAAAGCTCTTGGGCATAAGGTTCTTTACAGAAAATCTTTAAGCCCGCTTTTTTATCCGCTGGAGTTAATTTAATGCTTTTGTTTACTCGGGAATTTCCCTGGCTAAACAGTAAGTCAAAATCAATAACTTCTTGGACGTTTTCGTTTTTTTGCATGTTTTTGTTAGATTAAAAAAGTTAACTAATAAATTATACACAGAAACTGCCTAGAGTTTTAAATTGTATGAATTCCTGGATCAACAAATATACTTGGTGCCCAGGTGGTTGGATACAGCCCTGGCATTTTACTTTGGAATATTAAGGTGCCGGTTGAAAGTAGGCTTGATCTCCAAGCTAACTCATCCAGAAATATTGCAAATAATGGATTTTTATGAGTTAATCTTTCCCAAGGCGGAAGATCATCCTGGTTAAAAAATGGGCTTGATGCTACTCTAGCTAACTGAACGCCGGGCTTACTTAGAAAAGAACACGATATGATTGCGCCCAAGTATGCTATCTCTTTTACGACTGGTTCAGTAGCAGTGATAACTGGAATATAGGCGGCTTTAATCAAATCCATTGCATCTAAATTAGTGAGTCTAACCTTTGTTGAATTAGGTATCTGTAATTGAAGCGCCATTATAATTAATTTAATTGGAAGAATGTATGGATTCGCTGATTCAATGATGTTAAACGATAGATCCTTTAAGGATTTAGTTAATCCAAGAATTGGCTCAACGATAGACTTAACCGGTTGCAATATTCCGTCGATTGCCGTATTAATTAAGCTTCTGATTAATTCAACCAAGTCAGTAGAGGTAAGTAATGAAAAATAACTGACTATGTCTAATGGAATCATTGGAATTTTAGGAAGCTTAAGTTTAAATCCATTAGGTAAAGTAATTGTGACGAATTTTGAAGCGGCGGTTGTAGTTACAGTAGCGGTTTGTGAATTTCCACATGGTATTAATTGAAGTATCTCACCGACTGTCGTAGAAGCAGCCGATCCGGCTCCGGACGTTAATAAATTTCCAGCATCGGCTAGCATTCTTAAAATTAGTTCAAGAAGGTAAGCAATTGCTGATTTAAGAAGAGGCTTAATTAGTGCGTCTAATGGAATTGATACTTGAATCGGAAAGGGTAGTCCCAAAGGATTTGGTGCTTGTGGGACGTGTAATGCAGTTAATACTGGAATAAGCATTGCTTGTGAAATTGCAACTAAATCTGCTTTATTAGGTAAAACAATTGGTGGAAATGCTGAAAGTATAGAATCAAATAGGCTTGTTATGCTAGATATTCCAATATTAGATAGAGAATCTCCAAGTAAGGCTTTTAGTGATTCAACGGTTAATCCGCTTAGTACTGCATCTAATAACGCATTAAATATTGCAATCGCGGCTAATATTTGAGGAGACGCTGGTAATTCAAGTGAAGTCTCTTCAGTTGAGCAGCATGGGGCAAATGGATCAAATAATTTTAAACTCGGTGAGACTATTGATAGCGAAGTAAACGCCAGTGCCGACTTTAAGCGAGCCTTTCTAAGATCGGCTGCTTTTTTTATTCTTGCTTTTTCTTCATCACTTAAATTTGGATCAATGTCATCTGCTGGGGACTTTACTCCTTGCAGATAATCCATTGCCTCTTTTGTGTACTCTTTTATCGCTTTTTTAAATTCAACAATATCTTCTTGCTTGTTTAGATTAAACGATTTTTTTGATTTTAATTTTGAGGTATCTACTTGAGCAGCCATTCTTTTAATCTTTGCAATAAAGTTAACTGAGTCGAGGTCAAGATTAAGTTCGCCTTTTGCGGCTTGTTCAACAATTGGCTGCATCGCACTAACTGCATTAGGTAGAGGTGGATTTAATTTAGTCGGATCGTTAGGGAATGAAATTGTTCCTAATTTGATTTTATCAATGTACTTATTGAAATCTTCTAGCACTCCATCAATTTTAGACTGTAGTGTTATTGGATCAAGCGATCGAGCCTTCTTTTTAGTTTCGCGCTTCTTTGCTAAGTTTTCTTCAGACTCAGCGCCTTTAACTTGAGAGTCTCTCTCGTTTCTAGTCTTTTCCTTTAACTTAGTTATCGCGGTAATTTGAATTTCCCCAAGTCTATCGAATTGCTTGTTAATTGATCTCTTAAATTCGTTTACTTGTTTTGTAAAATCATTGGACGCTTCCATATCGAGGGCGTCCGCTAATTTCTCAGAAAGCCCAGTATATTTAGCAAGATAAGTCACAGGATCAATTTGTCCTAACACTGCTCCTGCTCCATTCTTTATGTCAATGCCCTTTCCTAATGCAACAGCCGCGGCGACGGTTGCAACTCTAATTGCCTTTGATGCTTTTGCTGAAATTGTAATTGGTATACTTAGAGAGCCTTTAGTAAGCTGTCCTTTAAATGGGTCAGTTGGATTTATACCTAATGGGTTCTGAGAAGCTGGGCTGTTGTCTACCTCAAATCCAACTTTAGATCCACCTGGGATTAGTAGGAATGGAATATTTGGAGCAACTAGCATGTATTTTCTACCATCCGGTGCTATGTATAACACGTAAACTGATGGTAATGGGATTCCAACAATTACGACTGGCATTGTTATAAATGTAACAATTGTGCCAAGCGGAGTAGATAAAGAAAATAACGGAGTCCACTTTTGAGGTATAGGAATCATTACTATACCAAGTGGAGTTGGAATAATATTGTTAATTGGATAATATCTAAATAATGGAGAGCTTAGATCAGGAATAGGTAATAAACTTACTTTGTTTAACGCTTTTGCAAACTCTTTCCAATAACATGGGTTATTCATGTCAGGTAATTTAGAATCATTTCCATTTAATGTTCTAATAAAGAGAGGATCTTTTCCTAATTTCGCGAGAGTTTCAGCTTCACAATCTTTGGCAACGGCTTTTGACTTAGCTGCTTCGCTAAAACATTTTATCTTGGAAATTTTAACTTCAAGAACCTTGGGGTCCATTGAATTTTCTTTTATTAGTAGATCTAAGTTAGCGATATCTTTTTGACAAGCCTGTATTTTTAGAGCAGCTTCATCGTATGCTTTTTGATAGTACGCTAACCTTTGAGAAATCACGGTGTCTAGCGTAGAATACTTGAATACTCCTTGTGTATAAACAGTTGAAGCTCCTGCCCTATATGAAGTCGGTCTAGCTAATTTAATTGATGCGTCAGTAGTCCTTCTAAAAAAGTCAGCAACTTCTCTTTTTGCAATAGTAGATAGGGAGGTTAAAGTTGGTGCTATTTCCGCTGGAAACACCTGCTCCTTTTCTTTCTTAATTCTATCAGGTAAACTTTTATTAGCAGTATCATAGAAGGTAGAGTAGGCTTCTTGACTACTTATATAAAACGTGATGTCTCCTTCTTTTAAAGAAACTGGCGCGTTTTCAACGTCTTTTATTAACGGATCAATTTTAGTTGGATCAACAGTTAATCCTCTTTCCTCTGGTGTATATAGATTTGAAATCGGATTGGCTAATTTTTTATAAAGCCCTCTATATCCGCTAGCAGTTAAGTTGTATAAAGCACCAGAGATAAAATCATAGTCTCTATTCTGTTTGTATTGCTCAAATGGAATTGACTGACAACTAGTAGCAACTGAATTAGAGAATGGAGAATTTTTTAGGTATGGGCTATTGCGTATAACTAATGTTTTTTCAACTTGAGAAGTTTCTCCATTTTCCAATAATTTAGGGACCGTTAATTTAGTAAAATCTAAATCGATTAATCTCATTGAAAACACAGCCGTTCTAGCTGGAGCAATAAGTCCTCCAGTTAGAGAAGATTCAGTATCTGAAAAAATAGGTATTAATTGACCGCTTATTTTTGAAGTTAGCGAATTTAAAGTGGACTCAACTGTTGAACTATCGCTTAAGGCTGGATAGTTTTGAATACTTTGAGATAGTGCATTTGCTGCTCCTTGCTTAGAAAGAAGTTGACGCTCTTCTGCTAAGATTCTATTTTTTCTAGCTGTATAATACTTGAGGTATATTGGAGTATTGACAATATAGTTAAAATAGGTTTGGGTAATAAGATTAGATAAGACAGTTGAATTATACGTAGTGATAGTTTTAAATTGAGAATCAGTTAGTGAAACTACTAACTTGATTCCATAATTTACATAGTCAAACGACTGAAACGTTGAATTATAGTCCTCAATTATTTTATCTTCAATTGCTTTAGTTCTATCATACTCGTCCGTCCAATACAGATACTGGGAGGTGAGAGGTTCAACTGTACTTATGGTGGAAGTAAAGAATTCAACCCTAGCCTTATAATAATTAGAAATGACTTTGTAATGATCTAGTGCTTCTTCTACTTTACCTTTAATTGTTCCAAGTTCAACAACTACATCTTGTTTCGAAAGCTGTTCGGTTAGGATCTTTTTAACCTGGATTAATCCATCGTTAACGCATGAGCTCTCTGATGGAACTGTAACTTTTACCTCTTTAGTAGGTTGAGCTATTGGTTCAGGAATACAGGCTTTTACTTTAGCTAAATCATCTTCCGTAAACGCTGGGGATGCTAGCTTTCCGCATTTAATATCTGTTAATATTTCCTTAAATGTTTTATCCACTTAGGGTTTTGCTTTATTTTATCTATCGCCCTTCTAAAACAGAGCAGCGCCTGCGAGTATTACTCAACAAGCGCCGTTCTTCGATGGCTAATCTTAAATTTATTGAACTTGAGAGTTCACTTGGGGTTTTTGTACCATTAGGCAGTCAGTCGTAATCAATAGACTTGCGATTGAAACTGCATTCTCTAGAGCAGTACGGGTAACTTTAACTGGATCAATGATTCCAGCGTCAATCATATTTACATACTCCTCGGTTTTCGCGTTGTATCCTAATTCGCCTTCTTGAATTTTAGATAGAACTACATCTGCATTAACTCCAGCATTTGCTAAAATTATACGGAAAGGTTCGTGACACGCTTTTTTAATTAAGTCTAATCCTAGCTGAATATCTCTATTCTCAGAAGTAGACTTCATTGCTTGAACTGCTTTAATTAGAGCAATTCCTCCTCCGACAACGATTCCTTCAGCAACTGCAGCTCTAGTAGCACCTAGTGCATCATCGATACGATCAGATTTTTCATGAGCTTCAATTTCAGAAGTAGCTCCAATCTTAATAATTGCAACTCCGCCTTCGAATTTAGAAAGACGCTCTTTTAACACAATTGCAGTTGAAGGATTTTCGCATGCAGCAATTTGGTTTTTAAGGTCTCCAGTTAATTCAGCAATTGCAGCAGAATCTCCGAATCCACCAATGATAGTGGTAGACTCTCCAGTAATTGTAATTTTGTCACAACCGCCTACATAGTCAGCCGCGATAGTTTCTTTAAGTAGAATACCGTCCATTTCTGAAACAAGTTTTCCACCAGTTAAAGTGGCAATATCCTGTAATTTAGAACGGCGATTTTCTCCAAATCCTGGAGCTTTAACTGCGGCTACTCGTAATGTTCCTTGTAACTTATTAACAAGCATTGTGTTTAGGGCTTCTCCATCAACTCCATCACTAATAATTAATAAAGGGCGTCTCTGTTTGTTTGAGTACTCTAAATACTGCAACATATCTTGTAAGTTAGAAATTTTACCGTCATATAATAAGATTAACGGTTTCTCAAACTCAACTGTATTCTTTTCTGGGTTTGTAATGAAATACGGAGATAGGTAACCGTTTCCAAATTGCATACCCTCAACGATCTCTACAAAAGTTTCGCCGGTTTTACTCTCTCCAGCAGTAATAATTCCATCAAATCCTACGTGCTCCATTGCGTCCGCAATAATTTGACCAATTTCCTCATCGTTATTAGCTGAAATAGTTGCTACTTGGCGAATTTTTTCGAAATCTTCAACTTTTTGAGATTGGCTCTTTAAGTTTTCAATAATTTCTTTCATTCCAATTTCAATTCCTTTCTTAAGGTCCATTGGATGTGCGCCGATTTCAACAAGACGATTACCTTCAGTAAAGATTGCATGAGCTAATACAGTGGCAGTAGTTGTACCGTCACCTGCTTCAATCGCAACTTTATTTGCAACTTGTTTTACCATTTGAGCACCTACATTTTCCATGTAATCTTCTAAATGTACTTCACGAGCTACGGTAACACCGTCTTTGGTGATTGCTACGCTATTATCACGAGCGATAACTACATTACGACCACGTGGGCCTAATGTTACTTTAACTGCATCAGCTAAAGCGTTAATACCACGCGCTAACTCCTGACGAGCTTCTGATCTAAATTTTGTTTGCTTCACTTATTGTGTGGTTATTTTACTTTATTATTATACCAGATTTTTCAATTTGGTTTAGGTTAGAAAGCTTTAAAGCTATCTGAATTAACGTAATTACGTCTTTTTGGCAGTATTCTTTAATTCTTTCGATATTACCGGCCCAGTAATTCTCATGAACTTGATCACCTTTGATATCGTCTTTCGGTGAATCGACTCCTAGAATAGTGGCTAATAAGTCGAGTGAAGTGAATCCTTCTTGCCATGCACCAAATGACCAAAGCTCAGAAGTATCAATAATTGAAGTTTCCCAAGGTTTTTTATCCCATACTTGAAGAGGTATTGGTGTTTCTACTCCTAGTATAAATGCTCTTTTGCAAAGATATGGAACATCGAATCTTTTAACGTTATGGCCAGTTAATTTAGCACCAGTTTTCCCAAGACCACCAATTACCTTAAAGGCTTGACGTAAAATGTCTTCTTCATCTTCTCCAGAGTAGGAAACTATTTGAGCTACGGGTTCGCCGTCCACCCATTTAATTTTACCGAAGGAAATACAGACAACTCTACCGAATTCAGCGTGAAGAGCTGATTTCATTTGATAAAGCTCATCGTCTGATTTATCTTTATTGTCTGGATACTTTGCACCCAATTGATTTCTAAGGATTTCCGAACGATTTGCCCAAAGTTCTTGCATTTTCTCTGAAAGATCTCCAGAATGGCTAACTGTTCCAGCTGTTTCTATATCGAAGAACAGCATTTTTTCTAATTGATGTGGATCAAACATATTTTAATTTTATGAATTAGTTGAAATATACTAAAAATCAGGACTAAGTAGCTAAGTGCTTAGGATTAAGGTAGTAAGTTTACTTAATTCTTTATATTAATAATATAAGTAGACTAAGTTCCTAAGACTCTAAGCTCTATACCCTCCCAACACCCTTATTCTACAGTACATTTTACAAAGGTTTCAAAAAACTTAATCTTTTTATTCAGTAGAATACTTCAAATCACTTAGAATGACTCTTGGTAGTAATAGGAATAGATTTCTCAATACAGTTTCCAGCTGTTTGTATTTGCAAAGACTTTAAAAGTTTTCGCTGGATCGCGTGTGTCAATTCCAATACGACTAAAGCCCACCGGAAGTTACTAGAGGACACTCAATTAGAATTTCCTGAGCTAGAGTTTATTTTTCTCCCCCCTAAGAACTTTAAATATGATACCTATTCTGGAGTAGAAAGGGCTAAATTAGCTAATTATTCGCTACTAGTCGATACATTAATCGATAGAGTGGAAGAAGTTATTAAAGATGAGCCTAACCGAATCATTTCAATTGAAGGTATAGCATACGGTGCTCAAGGCAATGCACTAATTGATATTGCTCAATCTACTGGCATGTTAAGAAAGAAAGTACTTGACAATTTATTAAATAATAATCAAGAGAGTCTATTCATATTTTCTCCTGGGGAACTAAAAAATGCAATTGGAGCAAAAGGAAATGCCGGTAAGTTTGACGTGTACGAACAATTTAAGGAAACTCCTATGCTGGCCGAAGGCAGTAGTCTTCATCAAGTACTACTTAAATACGAAGATCAAATTGTTAAAAAAGAGGTAATTGGATCCCCGTATATGGATATGATTGACTCGTACTTAGCAGTTCTTAAAATATACACGTCACTAAAAGAATCATAACCAAATGTCAAAAGCTAGAGAAAGTAAGTACTACATCAACAACCGGGATTTTACAAATGAAATAATTAGGTGTAAACACGGTCTACTAAACGAAGAGACTGGATACCAGCACACAGCTGGTGAATTATCCCCAATTGCAATTAACTATTTTATAATCCTGGCAAATAGAGCGATCCTAAAACTTAGGTTCAGTAATCCACTTGATAAAGAAGACTGTATTCAGTCAGCTCTATTGGACCTGTTGCGATATTGGAGAAACTTTAATGAGGAAAAATCAAATAATGCATTTGCATACTTTACTCAGATCTCTAAAAACGGGTATGCTAAAGAGTACAAGAAAATCTATAAGCACATAGGCAAGGGTGAAAAAGTAGAATTTGTTTCGTTAAGCCACTCAGGCGAGAGCGAGATCTTTACTATTTAATTCCAGTTGTCTGGCTTAATAAATAAAGGTAAAGAGCTAGCATTAGCGTATGAATATTAATAATCTCTTATTTTTTGATAAAAATGGTGAATCGTACAACTTTTCACAGAACTCGGATGGAGTATGGGAAGGTGCTGACTATTTTCTTCCTATTTCAACTGCTCTATACGATGTATCTAACCTTTTTATTCTAGAAAGTACAAATAGCGGTTACCGGTTCCCAGTTATGGAGCCAGGTTCAAAGATTATTGCAAAATGGATAACTTCTGAAAATTCCGATAATTTTTTCCTATTTACCGTAGCTAAAGAGGACTCACATACTGATTCTACCACGTATATCACAAGACAAACTGGTATTACTATTGACTATGAGGATCTTTTGCCATCAGGTACCACAAATCTTGACTTAACTTACCCTCTTCAATTAAATGTGAGTTTTTCTCCAGCTGAAGAGGTATCATACAATCGAACTCTTGAACTTTATTACGAAACTTCATCAACTACCACAAAAATCGCATCCATTTATTTTTATGGAGAAGGCGAGGACGAAGACGAGCGTTTCCGAATTTGGTTAACTAACTTTGGTATTAAATTTAACAGAGAGGATGCCCTTCTACTTAAAGATTATGACTTAAAAGAAGGTCTTCCTGACTGGAAGCAAATTAACCAAGCCCGAAAAGAGATTCTAGTAAATAGAGATCAAATTTACCCGTATGTTGGAACTTACAAAGGATTAATTAACTTAATTGACATTTTGGGCTATCGTGACGTACTGCGAGTAAAGGAGTATTGGAAAGATGCTGATACAAACTCACCGTATTACAATAAGTTTGCAATGGTTGATGTTACTGACCTAATGACAGCTGGTTCAATTGACTCAATTAACCTAGTTGACCTAAATGGCCAAATTAAAAAAGGCGGCAAGTTTAAAAAGACTGAATTCCTAGCTTTAGCTTACGAATTTTCCGTAGCTAGTGATAATTATGATGATGATGGTGTTCCAGAAGTTGAATTTACCACAGATTTTGAAGTAGATGAAATTTTCTATAAATTAAATCGCCTTTCAACTAAATTAAAAACAGAAATACTTCCAGTAAATGTTGTAATTAAGGACATTATTGGAGAATTCATATATTTTGACAAATTTAATCTTCGTAATTGGTCAGATGTTACCTACATCAACTCATTAGAAATAAACGACGACTATAATTTAGTAATAAATCAGCCGGTTACAACTTCTCAGTTATTACAGATTAGAGATATTAAAACCCTGTATCATAAAACAAACTCAACCTCTGAATTTCCAGAAATAAGTTTTAATACATCAAACATAAACCCATACGAGTTTAACCAACAGTATCCAGTAACAAGTATTCCATCTCTATTAACTGGAATTCAGGATTATTATCTAAACTTACGGAATTATGAGTTTGCGTATCACGGCCAAAGTAATCCAATGCAAAGCGTTGATGATATCGATGGAAAAGTAGGTTGCCCAGTTTCATTAGAGGCGTATATTCCCGATTTTACATTGGGAGGACTAGACGGATCTAAGTTTATTGACTTTGCAAACTCGCATTTCACAATCGGAAATATCAGATACCGTAACGGATATGAAATTGAATGGACCATTACTGGACCGCAAGGTTATAATTTTTCATGGAGAGGACTATTAGCTGATTTAGTTAAGCTTCCTCATATTTTGCCTCACATTGGGACCTACGTAATAACTTCAAATGTATATGATTTACAAGGAGGACAAAACGTAAGCCACCTAACGGTTACTGTATTGACTGAGGAGCCGGTTATTGAAGTTTTTGCTAAGATTCAAGATAAAAATTCATATAGATTTAGAGATCTTCATAATGTAACGATAGGACAAATTCAAAACAATCCAATCTACTTACAATTCGCAAATATTGTTCAGACTGGAGAAACTTCGTCTACTTTAAGTTCTCACTATTTAGACTGGTTCACATATTCAAATAATTTTGGAGTAGGTAATCCACAAAATGAAGTTCAAATATTTACAGATGGAATAGGTTTCGAAGATATTTCAACATCTACTAACTTACTTAAATCACAGTGGGGTACTGGATCACATGCATTTGGCCAACCATCATTAGGCGATTACGAAAATGCAATGATTAAGGACTTAAAAATGAATCGAATGATTGATTTATCGTATGTTCCAGATAGACTTAATGGATTCATATTGGATTTACCTACTATGGGAGTTTTGGAATTTATTAATTTTGCGGATTGGGACGTTCATAATAGCTATGTAGTATCTTCTTATTCAACAAGTGAAGATTTAACTAACCAGTTAAATGCGTCAACTAATCCACATGTTAGCGAATATCGGTATGTTTTAGTTAACGGAAAAATTCACGCTCATGCAAAAAGACAGGATGTAACTCTACACCGAATCATTAGAGTAACTGATGACTCTGGAGAATATTACCGAATTTATACTTTCTGTTATCCATTTGGAGTTTATTCAAACGGGCTAATCGATTCAATTAATACTCAATTAGCAACAGTTTCACGTGAATTAGACGAAGACCTTTTATTCTTAGATTCTCCGTTTGACGATTGTTTAAAAAGAACTGGCGAAACTGTTACTTCAAATACAACAGCGACTATCCCAACGAGTTTTCCAACTAACATTACTTTAACTCTGGCTAGGGCGTTTACCTTTACGAATGGAGTTACAATCAAAGCTTCAAGTATATCTAATCCGAGTAGATGGATAACTGGAACAGTTATCCAAAATAGTCCAAACTCAATAGTAATCACAACCAGTTCAAGTTCAGGTTCAGCTGTATCAGTTAGCGATTGGAAGTTTGAATACGTTAAACCAGTTGACGCAAATGCATCAGATATTAATTATTGGATAAACAAGAAATTTGTAGAATTTACAAATAATCAAGTACCAGAAGTTGAAATGAGAGGGTACCTACCGTCAAACTATGACGAGAACAGCTTTAACTTCTCTAACCTAAAAATCGGATTAGACGGAATAACTATTCCACTACACCATCCAGTGTTTGCAGCAGTATCTAACATTGATTCCAAAAAGGAGTGTATTTGGACACTATCGTTATTTGGAGAAACTGTGGTTCAAATTAAAGCTAACTCTACTTTTATTTGGAGATTTTCTGAACCTGGAGACTATTTGCTTTCAGTAAAAGTAACCGATGTCAATAACAACGTATATGAATTAACTAAAGAATTTAATGCGTTTGATCCAAGAACAGTTCACGATTACCAAGATCATATAGAAAACACGTTAAATCGTAGGAAAGCCTTAATGTAAGGTTCCCTTGGGTTTGCTTAATAAATAAAAAAGACAAAAAATTCTTAAACAATGGCATTTACTAATGTATCCTTAAACACTCAAACTCTACTTGAGACTACTTTTATCTCAGACATGCGTCTAATACTTAACGCAAATGTCACTGTGGTAAAGTCAAAACTTGAGGACGTTATTAACACTCTTGAAATCGACTTAGTTAATAAGTACATCGGGGTAGACAATTACGTTAACCAAGTAAAAACAAACAATGTTATTCTAGGAAATGGAATAACTTTCATGGACTCAACCAATACAATTGGAAGTCTAACAAAAAGTGCTGGCAAGTCAATTCTATCAATTGATAAGTTAATTATTCAAGCCGGTGGAACAATCGATATGACTGGAGCAGCAAATGCAATGGCAATCACTCGATTGGGCGTAGGTATTCCATTAGCTAGTGTAACAGCAGATGGATTTTACGTAGGTAACTTAAGTACTTCTGTTAAGTCTCAGTTTTACGGAGAAGTTAGTTTTCCAGCGCAAGCAATCACCCAAAGTACGGAAGGTTCAACTAATACAGTTGTTACAACTACCGCAATTAATGTTAGTAGTACTGACTACTATTACGGAGTTCTTAAACTAAGTAAAACAAGCAAGCAATTCATCTATGTCACAATTAAATGTGCAGATAACAGCCCATCTTCAAGTAAGCCGATTATCTTATTTGTTTACGAAGACGTTGCAAGCCGCCCAGACAATGGACAAAGCTTCACTGTGATTGTTAAAGAATACATAAATTCAAGTTCAGCTACAATTGCAACAACTAACTGGGGAGACATTAAAATTCTTCCAGGATTTACTCTACTTGCAAACGGTACTCCAGGATTAATTAATTCAGGAACCCTAGTTGCACAAACTACTGCGAGTACAGCAATCGGCCAATTAGCAGCTGGAACACCAGTGCAACATATCACCACTTATAATACAAACGTGCAAGCTTCAACTACTAGTTCTAGACTATTTGGTTCTAGTGTAACTTTAACCAAGTTCGAAAATACAATGTCTGGCCTTAATTTCGTAAGTTCAAGATTCGTTATCACAAGCTCACACAACATTGAAATAACAAACTAATAACTAACTACTATGGCAGTTGCACCATTAATAAAACCAATTCAAACCCAGAAAGGAATGTTCTATTCTTTTCAAAGTGCGATTGAAGACTTAAGCTTAACATTTAACAATAATACAAATAAGTTTAAGTTTTCTAAATTCGCCCTGTTACGTATTCCAGAAATAGGTATACCAACTACTATGGAAACTGATAACAAAGTACAGTTTATTGCGCAAGGTGAAACTCCAATCATTAATAATTTATCAGTAAATGAAAATATTAACCTAGCTCAAAGTTTCCAAAATTACGCTCTAAATTTCGAGAGTTTGCTGATTTCACAATCGTCATACAATCGAGAAAAAAAGCTAAATGTTTCCGAAAGAGTTTTTTGGAAGTGGTTAAAGGAGCTTGGAGCAGTTCGTTGGAGAGACGCTAACTCAACTGAAGTTAATCAATCACTACCGGTTAGTGAAAAAAGATGGGCAGAAGACTGGTACGATCCAACTACTTCTACCTATGACCGAGTAGTTAAGTATATTGGAGAAATTGATGTAGTTAACTCAGTTCGCAGCAAAGATAATTCATACAGCGAATTGTACATTCACGTGCCAACTAATGTTGGAACTACTCCAACTGTCTTATTCAAGTCAAAGCCTGACGAGAATTACGGTCCAGGAATGGTAATCGTAAATACGCCAGGGGATCCACTTGACGCGGAATACTTAAACGGTAGACACTACACAGACACTCATCCATTTGCTGGAATGGGGTTAGAAGCGTTTTATGACTTAGATTCAAACGCGGTAACTACATATACTTCGAATATTTTAAATACTACACCGGTTGCTACCGGATTCTGGTGGGGAGCATCATCTGTCAATAATTCATATTACACTGATCAGGCTGCATACTTTGGAACACCTTACAATACTGGAAGCTCTGCTCCAAAAACTCAAAGAATCAAAAAGACCTACACTGCAGGTTTAAATACCAGAACAGTCGAGTACCTTAGATCAACCCACGACGGTATGACTATTGATTTTGACTTAACTGACTACTTAATTGCTTCTCAAAATACAACAATCAAATCATTCTCTCAACTAAATGACAGCGTTGGAAATGAGGATTTTGAATTTAATGCAATTTTAGTTTACTATGACGTATATGATCCAGCGCCAAACGCGGTAGCCGGCACCGAACCAGTTAGCGTTTCTAACTTATATGGAGTTTACTTCCTAAACCGAGTGGTTCAAAGCGGAAGTGAATTTATTATCCCAATGATCACCAAAAACAAACCGGATACTATTAATAAAACTAATGGTAACTCGTTTGCATTCAAAGTAAACCTTAAATTTGATACTTCAATTGAAGATGTTTCAGTTGAAAAATCAATTAATGACTACAATACATTTTCATTGAACTTGTTTACCGATGTATTGACTGAAATTAGACAGCTTCAAACTAAATTTAACGATAAATTAGCGGCTCTTGAGAATTTAAGAGTTAACGTCGATACCGCAAAAGACGCATTATTAAATTCAACTGCGATGTCTAGCTTAGCTAAAAGAATCGCCGTATTGGAAACAACTGTTTCTGCATCAAGTGCAGCCTTTGCCGAGTCAACTGCAATTATGGATTTAATCGGGAGCACAAATGATAGAATAGACGAGATTTTAACAGGAACAACTTCATTGCAAATATCATATAATATGGATGCATTCAAGCCAGGTTACGGAATTTCTCTTGGAAAACTTATCCCAGGTCAAATTACAATAGGATCAAACGTTCAAGGCTATTCAGATATAACCGAAGTCGACTTTAGTACAAATGCATTAGGCGTAAAAACCGTTTCATTAGGAATCTCATCAACTCAAATCCGACATCTAAAATTAAATGGATCAAGTAGCCCAATTCCATTTAATCTTTCTCAAGATTTAACGATTTACATAGATGATTCTATTAATACTTGGAAGAAGGGTCAGCTACTTAAAGTAGTATGTGACTCTCCAATTATTCCTGGGCCGTACACAATAACACTAAAAACTGATTCACAAAACATCACAAATGCACTGTCAGCAAACAGCGTACTTATAGCAACATTAACCGCTGCGGATTTTCCAACAAACTACGGAAGAACTGCTAAGCCTATTATAGAAATTGTTTGTACAAATGCTGAAACTTTAACGTTTGCGGTTGATAAAATAATAAGATAAACTAAATGGCAGACAAATCATCATTAACGGATTACTTAGCAGAACTTGGAGTTGATGTTAACAATATGCAGGAGTTTTTATTAAAACTTTCTACATCACTTTCCACAACCGCAAAAAGCGTCAATGTAAATCAAACTTTACAAGACGGTTCTACTCAAGTGTTCACAATCCCGTCATTTACCTATCTAGACAATAGAGTTTCCAACCTTGATGCTAAAATTACTGAATTACTAAGCGGCAATGCAAATCAATTAGGAGTAAAGGATGCAGATGGAAATCTTAGAACATTTGAATTAAAAGATATTTCTTCAGTAATCTCTGATCTAGAAAATGTTACTAATACTGGAGTTGCCGTACCTTCAAGTTTTAATTACAAAACTAACTGGTTTTTTGAATCATTCTTAAATCCATTATTGTATATTAATATCGACACAGCAACTTTAACAACTGATCCAGATATTAACCGTTTTGAAGTTAGGCGATTGATCATTACTTCAACATCTGCTACTGAAATTGCATATTTTGATACAAATTACAAAGGCATAAATAACCTTTCATATTCTGCAGTAATTAGCGATTTAGGGACTAGGGCTATCGATTATTTCGAAGATTCAAGCGAATTGACTCTACCGCCAGCAACAAATACAGTTAGGGGAACATTTGATATTTTAGATATTTTAGAAGATTCATCTACTGCCGTAATTGGCGGACAAACTTTAACTGAGCAGGTTCGTAAGTATCGTTTAAGCTCTTTAAAATACACAAGTTTAGCAACTAGTGGAGACGTTGAAAAAACTCTACAGGCTGGAAATATCTTAATCAGCTCAAATAATTCAGAGTATAAAATTAAGTCAGTTGACTCAAACTCAAAAACCATTATTCTGGAAAATACTTTTGGAGTTGATGGATTAGCAGTCGGCGCAGCCCAACTAAGAATGAAACCTATTTTAACTAGGTCTTCATTAGTTCAATTAAACCTAGGTTATAACGAAAGAAATATTATCTTCTTAAAACCAATAAGCGACCGACTAGCCGTCACGACTGATCAATTTTCGCAAGGATTTGGAATCTTAACCAATGAGTTACAGATTACAATGAATAACGGAAAACAAATGACGCTAACTGATTTTTACCAGACATTCGTTTCTGATTTCGGTATGTTATTCCTAAGTTATGCTAAAGAGAAAAAATTACCTTCAGCTCTAGGAGATACTCCAAATACCGTAACTATCGCTGCGGAAAATTTTAAAGTTATTCAAACTGATCAGCACATTCAAGACGCTGATAATACGTTAGGTATTAAGCAAAAAATTTCAGCAAAAGAGCAAGCCTCTTCTCAAATTAGGGAAATTGATACTCAGATTTCTGATACTAGAGCTAATTTAAACACAAACGCTTCATTAAATGAAGCACAGCGACTAAAACTACAAAAGGACTTAACTAATTTTGCGGATAAGCGATTGACTTTGACTAAAAGTCAGCAAAGTTTAATTTCAGATATTACCACCTCAATTAAATCAACTCCCAGCTTTATAACTAATCCAATGTATAGTGTTAGAGGATTTTGGGCAATACCTGAACCTAGAACTACTTTACATGGAGTTCAACAAGTAGCTCAGTTTAAAATAGCATATCGAACACTAAGTAAAACTGGAAGCACTAAACCTGCTGATCAACTTGAGTTTGTTGACGCAAGCGGAAATAAAGTTACTGGAGCATTTTCTCCATGGACAGAATTCAAATCTAAGTCTAGAGCTAAAATTTATAATTCAGCGACTGGATTCTATGAATGGGCAGATGAAAATATCTCTGATCCAAACGAAGTAAATTCAAACCAATTAGATATTCCAATTAAAAAAGGAGAAGTTCTTGAAATTAGAATAAAGAGTTTATCTGAAGCTGGATGGCCTGATTCACCAGTTGAATCCGCATGGTCTGATAGTATTTTAGTTGAATTTCCAGCAAATATCGAAACTGCCGAAGATGCAACAATTGTTTCTCAACAGGCATTTGCTGAAGAAACTAAAATATCATTTCAAGAAGAGCTTAACTCAAAGGGATTAGACATTCACTTAGGAACTTCATTTACTACTAGAGATAAGTACTACGCTCATAAATCAGAAGATATTGCAAGTGGATTCTTTGCAACTGATGGAAATATTGTTGATCTATACACTAAATTGAAATCTATATCAGATTCTCTTTCCGCTGTACAGACGGCCTTATCTACTGGTGCTGGTGCATTAACTGTAAGTATCGTTGATCAAGTAGGTAATACCAAGACTTTAACTAACGGTCAAAGCCTTGAACTATTCGCTGGATACTACAAAGATTTAATCAAAGATACTAGCGTAACTCCAGTTGCATATAACCACGGTAAAGTAGTAGCAGTTCAATACTTAATTCAACTGCAAAATACTTCACAAACTCCTCTTCAATTAATTTCAACATTAAACGGGGGAATTGGAGAAACCGCAACTCTATCTGATCCAACTGCCTACCCTACGGTAAATTATCATACTAACCTAAGATATGACACAGCTCCTATTGCAATTAACAATTCAACTACTTCAGTATTAGGATCGTTTATTCAAAAGGATGCATACCAGTCGTCTCAAGTAAAGAGCCAATTTGTTTATTCTAGATATAAAAACGTAACTCTTGCAAATACTCTGTACTCTGGAGATAATTTAGCAGTCGGCGTTACTTATTCAAATGCCGTTTCCGGAAATTATGCATATAATGGAAGAACCGTCAGTGCAGTAACTGTACCTTACGTATACGGACACTATTTACCATTTAACCCAACTCTAACCACTATTCCAGGATATGCAACTAGTGCTAATCCTAAAGTTTGGAATGGAACTCTTGATGCAAACCAAGCTCCAATCGGCGGAGGAAAACTAAGCGAATTCTGTATTCATAAAGACCACCCATACATTAAAGTAGGCGGTGCATACAATATCGCTTGGAATAATACAACATTGACTATTGCTAGACCAGCGTATTCGACTGGCGCAACTAATCAACTGTATTTACCGTTTAGCCAAGCAATTCACTCTGAGATAACTGAAGCTGAGGGAACAAACGCGTTCGGCGCACTACATTACCAACAAGCAGTGTACAGTGATGCTGCTCCAGTAAACGTTACTGCCCCAGTTACAAGTGCAAACATGAGAGAAAACCAATATCCTATAAAAAATGGATATTTAATAGAAGACGCTTACTTAATTGGTAAGTACACATGTGGTGCTTACTTATCAATTGCACCATCTTCTCATGCTAATATATCAGTAGACGGATTAAGCCCAGCAGGTTCACAAAAAATGTTGGAGTTCGGAGCAGACTCAGCAATTAAGATTCCATTAATCTTCCAATTCCGAGCATCTGATGCCCTAGGCTATGTAGGCGGATGGCGTTCAGCTGTTCCAGCTGGATTAAAAAATGTTAAGTACTCTAAGAAAATAGGAATTGATATTTACTCATTAAATTCAGTTTTCTCATTTGATGTAACTGTTAAAACACAATACGAGAAAGAAACAGCAGTAGTTACTCCAGTAAGTCAATTATCGATTAACTCAACTGGGATAAGTGCTTCTGCTTAAAATAAAAATTAAATAGTGGCGAATCCAAATTTAACATACACTCAATTAGCTGAGAGAAATGTCAGTTTTCAATTATTACGAACTAACCCTAAATTAACAACTAATTTAAAGTTAACCGTTGATTCAGTTGGAGATCTGTGGTTTAATTCAATTGACGCTAACGAAAAATTAGCGAATCAAAAATACAAACGATTCTCAATAAATGAGAATTCAAGCCATGAAGTTAATTTATATAAGTTCTATGATAATGGAAAAACTCCATCCACTATTGCCTATGAAGTTGGTTCAACTATTGGGAAAACCGCGACAGCTAAAGATCTAAAAGATCAATATGACTTTGACTTGTATACAAGTGGCGCGAAGTACTTATCAAGTAGACAATACTCTGAGAAATTTACTTACTTAGCTCCATTATACGTAGACCAAATCATTCCGACTAAATTCGTAATATTTAAAGTTCCTGGGCCTTCTAACTATACAGCTGGCCAAGGAAAGGACCTAGACGGTATTGTTAAACCTGAGGATTTCGCAACTGACTTATTTAAAAATGCGACCGTCGTTAAAGTATTTGACATGGGGCCTACTTCCAAGATAGGAAAATACTTGGAAAACATAAAGAAGAATCCAATGTTTACAAAAAATCCACTTTATGTTAATTATAAAGCGGACGGGTTTTCGATATACCGAGGTCCTTCTATTAAAACTGGAACATACGTTGAACTTCCTGAGCAATTAAGTACGGTCTTAACTAGAGCTCTTCCATTATTAAAAGTTGAGCAATTTATAACTCAAGGATTTGAGAGAAATAATATAGTTCACCCTAGTATTTTAAATCTGGAATTTTTATTTAATGACGATACGTCTAACCCTTACGAATTTAATAGGTATTTTGGATTCTATTGCAACGATATTGATTTAGAAACATTTGATATTGACTTAACTGCAATGTTTAATTCAAAAATCACAGCATCAGATTCAATAGACATATCAACTGCTCTTGCTAGTTCAGAAATAGGTGGAGGCACAGTTAAAACAATAACAGTTGATCCAGCTACCGATAAAATGTATATTGGTGGAACATTCACTAGTTATAATGGATATCCAGCAAATGGAATAATCCGTCTTAACTCAACTGGCGAAATTGACTTTTCATTTCATTACGGAAGTGGTTTTTCCCCAGCTAAAGTTGAATCAATTGAACTTGATAAATTTGGAAAAGTATACGTTGGTGGAGAAATGCTATCGTATAATGGAACACCAATTAGCAATTTTATAAAATTAAATACAGACGGTTCAATCGAATCGACTGATTTTTCATTTGACTCAACTGTACGTACAATCCACATAACTCCATCACAGGACATTTACGTTGGAGGTACTTTTACCGAATACACAAATAGTGGAGATGTATTACCATCAGTTGGACTAGTTAAAATTAATTTAGACGGAGTCGCTGACTCGTCGTTTGATGTCGGCTCTACTGGATTTAGTGGAGGCGCCGGACTAGTTAAGAAACTAATAGTAAATTCCTCGAATAAAGTTATTGTAATTGGGGATTTTACTAGCTACAAAGGAACCACCGCAAACGGCATTGTTCAGTTAACGAACACCGCCACTATCGATTCAACTTTTGTATATGGAACTGGTTTCAATAATGTCTCTACTGTAAATGATATTGTGTTAGACGAAGTAGGCGAAGTTTATGTAGCCGGTGGATTCACCAGTTATAATTCAAATACAGTTAATCGATTAATTAAATTAACTGAGGCTGGTGCAATCGATCTAGCATTTAATTATCAAACTGGAGCAAATGGCACCATTTCTAAAATATCACTAGACTTAAATGGAAATTTTTACATAGGTGGAGCATTCACGTCATATAAAGGAGTTCCAGCTAGAGGAATTGCTAGAATATTTAAAAATGGAGAACTTGATTTTTCATTTAATACTTCAACCGGCCTTAGTCCTCAATCCGTTACTGATATAGTGGTTCATGATGAATCTCATATTTATGTAGCTGGAGGATTTACTAAATTTCAGGAAGTTACAACTGGAGGACTGCTTAATTTAGCAAATGTTGGAATCGATAATGATCAGTTGATACCAATCAACTATAAACAAACAGATGACATATCATTTTTATTAACTAATCCAACTGGGGTTAAACTAAGAGGTATGAATCTTACGCAAGACTTATCTGATCTAACTAATAACCGTACATCAAAAGACACATTATTCTTTCCATACTTAAAAACAAAAGACGGAGATATTCACTTAATAAATTCAGAAGATTGGAATCAATCTGGTAGTATTGTTGACTTTAAAATAGACAATACTTCATTTGATTTAGGTTTAACATTTGGCCCAAAAGAATTAGTTACTCAAGAGATTGCAGAGATTTCAACGAAAGACTCTAAATCAACTATATCAATTGAAATTATTTCAAAGCCAAACCACTTAGATAAAATTCGAATCTACCACCCAAGTGGATCAGTTATTGATTCACTAGACCTAAATGGAAAATACGATGAGCTTGTATTTACTCGAAATTATTTACCTATTACTACACCGTATACTTTAGCCTATTCAGCAGGGATATCAACTATCTACGTTAATGGCGACCGTGATCTCGATCAAATCGCACAATCAATATCCGATATCTCAGATATTCTAAATAATACATCAATTAGTGGAGTAACTTTAAACACTACATCGTTTCTACAAACAAATCGATTCGGAGATGCATACGGTGAATTAAAAGTTAAAGTTCTTCCAGTTTCAAGTAGTTACAATTTTGTCAAATTAAATAATTCAGTAACTACTGATATTGTTTACGCAGATGGTGGATTTTTAAATAAATCCCATGCAATAATTGATATTGGAAATATTTCCAAGTTAACTCAATTACTAGATACTCTAGTAATTAAAACTGATCAAAACTGGTCAAGCATTAGTCGATTATGCAACGCCTCTGACTTAATTACTAATGGGTTATCTAGTGATGCTAAGCTATCAGCAATTTCTAATTTTAACACAAAGGCAACCATTCAGTTAACTGACGACGAGACAGTTAATGTCAAATACGGAAAAATTGAAATTCGTAAATTATTTAGACCAACCGTAGGAGTTCTTTCCATATTTGAGACAATGGATTTTAATTTCTCAACTTATTCTAGTGACTATTCTAGAAATTTACTAATTGACTTATATAAAGATTTTTACATTCCAGCTGGAGCAAAGGTCCTTGACTTTACTAAGTATACGTATAAAGCAATAGGTACCGGTGCAATTTCAATAAACGGAACAATCTACGATTCTACTGATATTGCAGCAAGTGGCGAACGTAATTTAATATGGCAAAATACTGATTTAATTTCATACTTTGAAAATATAGACGGCGACGTTATCCTAATATATGGAAATAAATTGCCGCTAACTACGCTTGACCCAGGAGATTCAGCCTTTAGTAATCGTCTCGATATTCCTTACTTTGACGAGACCGAGGACGCATTTGACTATATAGGCCCATTCAGCTTAAAAGCGGATCATACGTCAGCCTCTACGAGTTTAGCTACATATCCGTATCGTGAAAAGTTTTTGTCTGGCAGTTTATCTAGTGAGTATCATGCAAACTTGGAAAATTTCATTTCTGATTTTGCAACAGATGGTCGGGTAATTCCATACATTGCTAAATGGGGAATTGCAGACTCTAGTGATAGTCGAGATAATCCATACCGACTAAACTCAGACTTGTTATTTGGAAAAGACAATTTTGGGCCATCTCATAGAGAGACTTCTCCTACCCCTGAGAAAATGACACATGAGTGGTTTTATATAGAGTCGGACTTTGGATACTCAGATGATATTAAATCAATTAGAAATAATTATTCGTATTTTAATGAAAACTTAAATATAAACTCACTAATTTCTGATTCTAATTACTTTGAGCAATATTTTACGTATGTGCCGGTTATTAATTCAATTCAAATAGCTAGACCTCAGTATAGATATTCGATTCTTAATAAAAATCAGTTTAATAAACAGTATGAGACTCTTTTTAAAGGGGCAATGTTTAGATTTTATGAGTTAGCTCAAAACGGCTCAGCTGTTTCAGATACTCTACGATTTGAAGATTATAAGTTTAGCGTAATATTAAAACCGGTTAAGGAAGATCCTACTATTAATAGACAACCTGTTAAATATCGAGTAATTGAGAACACTAATTCAAAATCGATTACTGTGGTTATTGAATTAGTATTGGGACATAAAGAGCTATTACCTGAAACTATTTTATCTAGTAATTGGTCAGCTGGTACAAACGACCAAGTAACGCAAGCTAATCTATTCACCGGTTCAGTTATGTCTTCTCCGGTAAATTACCAAATTGACCAAGAAATTACAGCAGCGTCATTGCTTGAGTACAATAACCTAATTTCCGGAAGTTCTGCCATCTCAGCAAGTCCAGGCGACACAATACAAGTCGTATATGGAAATAAGTCAACGATATTAGCAACATTAGGGTCTCCAGTATACGAGGCTGTTAGTAATTCACTAATTTCTACTGGTGATAAATTAGGAACTCGAATTTATGCAAAAGTCGATCAGTCTACGCCAATTATATTAACAAGTGGAGTATACTCAGGCGTTAGAATCCAGGGAGTATTCGAAGATGCATGGGTAAACCAAGTTTCCGGAATAGTAGGTACGATTATTGCAGACGATGATCCAATCGGGGCAACGGTTACTCATTTTGCATTATCAAGCACCTCAGCTACTCCAGCTCAATCTGTAACTGGATATTTCCAGTTTAATGATGGTGGTGGTATTAACCAAACAGAAATACTTGACGAATTATTATCAACTAATACTCGATTTAGTTTAATTTATAGCGATATTTCAAGTATCGTATACAATGAAGCTGTGTACGAGGTAGATCCATCCACACTTTCATCAAGTAATGGAGTATACGATTTTGACGTAACGTACATAAGCGGATCGTTAGGATCAGCGTCGTATGACGAACCTATATTATTTAGAGCCGACTGGTCAGTGCCAACTCAAAACAGCACTTTCTCAGTGTATCATAAAGTATCTTACATGGATTCTCTTTTTGGAGACTATCGAATATCCTTTAACTCAAACAGCGTTTCTAATTTAACTCACTCATTCCTTTACTATGCAAAGGATAAAAAGTATAACACTAAAGCTACTGCATATTCCACCATTAAACTGTCTAGGGGAGTTAATTTATCCGCGAGCGGCCTTAACTTAAATCCATCAACTCTAGTTATCGAGTCAATACGCACATCATTACTTCCAGGCTTAGAAAGTTATGACGCATTAGCTGATTCTGAAATAAATCGAATTAGTAATGATTTTGCACCTCTTTATATAATTAAAGCGGGTGAAAAAAGCGTGCTTCTTAAACTTGCAGCCGGTGTATCCGTAACGACCGCAGCACTAGGCAATTCAGCCTTAACGATTGATGGAGTAGATGGTGCTCTACAAGATGTCGTTAATATCACCAATATCAGCGGACAACCATACACAATCATTCCACTCCCAACTGGGCTTGGCGATTTAGTACAATACGTATATTCAGCAAACCCAGTGCCAAATAACACAACTTCATATTGGATAGAAGACATTAATCAATTCCAAATATTCGGTGGAGTAAAATATTTTGAAAAAGTATTTGAAAATTTATCATTCGCTAAATTTTTAAACTTAACTGAAAAGAGTCAAGGCGTTATTAGTTGGGAGTCGTATACTGATGGAATATTAACTCCATACAAAACAATGGCGATTGAAATTGTACAAGCTGACCAAATTAATAAATCGACAATTGTAAAACTTGACCAAGTTGAAGTTAACTCAGGTCAAATTAATGGAGTGGCTGGATTCGCTTATTCAGAAGTCCCATCTCAAGAGTATTCTGTCAACCGATATTCTTCCGAATATGAAGTATTGACAAAACCTGTAGCTGGATTCAAATATGAATTTTCAATAAATGATAATATTTTACATGGAGCAAATGTTTGCCTAAATCCATACGTCGATAATTTCTTTATTATAAAGGACTATGAATTTGTGAAATACTCAAAATCTTCAATTCTTGATCTTGAAAACAGTCAAAAATACTCATCCGTTTATCCATATATCGGAGAGACTCCGATTAGTCGAACTGACTTTAATATGTTATCTTCGAGTTGGGATTACGGATATCATTTCGAATACTCTAATAAAACAGATTACGTAAAGGTTCCAGGAACACGTCGAGTTACTGAAGATTATTCATTTATTTCCAAGTTATTAAATGTTCCTATGCAATTCATAATGGAAGACTTTACTTCAATTGAATTAAACAATACTGACTTTTTAGCATCGTCCGCTACTCAAGCAAATATTGTGTATTCTCAATTTGCAACTGAGATTAAATTCAAATTAAATATACCAGATTTAATAACTAAGCACTTATCAAATAACGGACTTCGTGACCAATTTTTAAAGTTCTTTAAATATTCAAACGGTTCTCAAATTACAACAGACCCAGTATTCCTAGATCAGCTTACATTTGAAGAATACTTATCTCAATATTGCTCAACTAACTTAACAAAATTATATCAAGTAGAAGCATTTGAATTTTATGAATTAGATGATAGAACGATCAATAATAACTTAGTTTCATTCGAATCGGTTGAGTATGATTTACTCGGAGACTTAGGTTACGACTTAATTCGATCAGTCCGAATAAATAATACCAAATCTAATGTAATTGAAGGATCGATTTTGATAAAACCGAATACTGGAGTTAAATTAGTTCCAAAAATAAAAATTAAGTTCATTTAATGGCAGTCATTATAAATCTAAGGGAAGTATCCGCACTTGATAGTCAATCTGACTTATCTAGTAAATTAAATTTCAACTTTAACCAGCTAATCGCATTAGGGATTGGCCAAACTGGTCCTACTGGACCTGCTGGTTTAACTGGAGCAGCCGGTCCAATTGGGCCAATTGGACTTACTGGACCGCAGGGCTCAGTAACTTATGGGTTATCTGCTGCGATTGCACCAGTAACTGCACCGACTGGCGGATCCTATCCGTCTGCTATGGTTTTGGGCGATATTTTAATAACAGCCGACACTATATTAAAGAAAGTATCCGGTGGAAACGGTTGGTTAGAATTAGCGAATTTTAATACTCTTGTACAAACTGCCCTAAGTTCAAATATTTCGCCATTTGTAAGATTAACTCCTACCTCTAGAATACTGAAAGCTAGAGTATCGTCTGGGTCTGATTTAACAAATAGTGCAACATCAACTGATCCAAGTTATGCAACTCCTGGAGCAGGAGTTAACTATCAAACTGTTCTTTATAACTTTAATGAGTTAAACTCTAAATCTGTAATATTCGATGGATCAAATATCGTAATTAGTGCAAACTCGTCAACCGCTAAGACCTTTGCTCCAGCAACCGCGGTTAATACGTCAACTGAAGAAATTACATTTACGTCAAATCACGGATTAGTGGATGGCCAATTTGTTACATACTCAGCGGAAGGTGGAACTGCAATAGGCGGACTTTCTAATTTCAATGGATATTTTGTTCTTAAGATTAGCGATACAGTTATTCAATTATGTGAAACTGCCGCTGATGTTACTAACACAAATCCAATAAATTTAACTTCTACTGGTTCAGGAACCTCTCCGCATAAATTAATAACGTACCCTTCTTCTACTGAGAAGATGTTTCCAGCTACTTCAAACCTATCATTATACTCTTATTTTAATGGAACCGCAACTGAGGCTAAGGAATTTGCAACAACAAGTAAAGGATACCGACATCAATTAGAATTAGGATCAATTGATGCCCTTTCCACTTCATATACTTCAGGCTCAGCTGGCGAATCTTACGTAATTAGTCCAAGTTTTGAAAATCTACGAATGCGTAAATATCGATTATCGTACGGAACTTCTTTTGGTAATGAAGCTAATCCTGGAACCTATTTTCTAAGAGCGGAATACGACTTATCTTCGAGCGGAATAACTGCTTCGCCTGAGTCATTTGCTCCAAGAAGAAGTAGTGAGCAAATTTGGAAAATTAACCGAGCTGAGGCTCTTCAAGCTGACGGTCGTTCAATTGAAATGAAGTTTACGAACTATCGAATCTTAACGGACACTGAGTCAGCCAGTACAATTTCAATCGATGGATTATTTTTTAAGAGAAACGCAAGTTTTGGTGGCGGATCAGCTGCTGCCTATTGGGGAGCAGGTTTTAACTCAGCCAACAATAATATTACCTTTAAAATAGGGAGTACCAGTTCAGTATTTGAGTTTAGAAACCCCATTCAAGTCATTAGCTCAACCGGCGCAGTTACTACATACGGAGGTACTGGAATAACTGGCGTTCCTACTAGCGGCAACTCATTTACGATTGCGGCGCCGGTTACAGACTTAGCAATATTAACAGTAGACGCCACTAAAGAGCTACGTCTTAATAATGCAATTAAGATCAAAGGTGATCGTCTTAATCAAGGAATCCCTTTTCCAGCTACACAAATTCCATCAGCGGATGCAAATACGCTAGATGATTACGAGGAGGGTACCGTTACTAATGCTCTATTCTTAGGACGATATGAAACTCTTAGTGGTGGTAAACTCATACTTCCAACCAATTATCATTCATACGCGACGGCTAACTCATTTTCAGGCTTTCAGCTGTCTCAGTCATTCACATACACTAAAATAGGTAGACGCGTTCATTTTAATTCAATTTATACACTAGACCTCAACTCTTGGCCAGCTGACGACATGACATCAGGTTCAGGCTACTATACATACACTGGGTTAGGGCTTTCATTACCATTTTCAGCAAGTGCACACGGTCATCTAAATGCACAAGTGACCGTTACTGATATAACTACTTTACCGGATCCTCAGCCTGACTATACTGGAATCTCGTATATACAAACATACTCTAATTATTTAGGAAGCCTTATTTCTAATGGTGATGCCGCGAGAGGATGGATTTATCTGCAGTCACAACACGCTTTTCCAGCAAATGAAGGCTCAACTGTTACTAATCGACTAAGCCAATTTTCGCTATTTAACCGAGCTGCTCGCGCTCCGCTAAACACCTCAAACGGAGAATATGGAGGTAACGTAACTATTCGAATCTCTGGATCGTATGACGCGACCGCTTAAACCTTAAGCTTAAACGGAATAGCTTTCTTTTTATCAAGCATACGTTCATAGTCCAGTAATACATTAGCATCAAATCCATGGCTAAGGTTCATTATCTTATTTAGTAAAATAATGTCCTTAGTCAGACAAATTCCATCCGATATTACAACTTGGTCCGTGCCAGATACAACAATAACGTTTTTATCCGGTTGAAAATCAGTGAGAGTCGGCATCTCAACCAGAAGCCTATCCTTGAACTCATTATTCTTTAATCCCGGAAGATGCAATACAGCCTTTCGGCTAATTGAGTAGCCTAACGGTCTATTGCTTTTAGTATTTAGTTTAAAAATCTCGTACCGGTCAAGCTTTTCTGATTTACATACAATATAGATCACAGCCTGTTTATGTAGAGCAGTATTAGTCAAATGAAAGTTTAGGTGCTCCAATACAGGAATCTGTTTTCTTAAGTAAACCGTCATTACCTCAGATAGAATAGCTGACGCCATTCGAACGATTTCCTTACCATTAGAGTCATTCGATTGGGCCAATTGAGATACTATAACCATTAAGTTTTGATGTGCCCTAACTGCGTTTAAATGTGAATCGTAGACCTTCTTATCAGCTATAATAGTATTGATATTTAGGTAGTGAAATGCAATTTCGTAAAAGTTAGAGAAATCAGTCTCAAGCTGATTGAGATACTTTTGTTTTGCGTCCATTAGAATGTACGTGTAGTATTCCAGATCGACAAAATTCGCTTGGCATAGCCACATAGGGTCTAGGACAAGCTTCGGGTTCAAAGGCTTCATGTGTAACCCCGATTTTCTTATTATTTATTTTAGTCTAAAACCGTAATACTCTGCGATAAATAACAAAAAGACAAAATTAATGCAAGTAGTCACCTACAAGATAATTCCGGAACCTGATAAGAACTCGGTTGCGTACAGTAAAAATTATAGAATATTTTCTACTGGCGAACCTTTACCTGGGGCTGTGAAAATCGTGGGATTCGATGAATCGCTTGAGCTTGGAACAGCGGTCTCTACTAATATTAATCGTAAATTTAGATATTCGTTAAACCGTGGAAACTGGTCACTTTGGTATTCCTTTAGCCCAGACGATCTTTCTGAAATTAACGTGCTAGACTTTGCAAATAGCGACGTCTTCTTTGAGGTCAAGTACGAATACGATAACGGAATTAATTACGATGCGCTTACCTCTCCATTAATCGTTAACAATATTAAATTTAGAGTTCAAAGCACTCACATTGATGTAACTCTATACACACCGACCGTTTACTGTTCAGCTGAACGCTGTCCAGCTCTAATCGCTGAGAGAGAAGCTTCATTTAAACCTTATGAAGTTGGAAGTGCGATCGGAATCTCTAAGGAATTGAGCCTACAAACAAATAAATTGTTTGGCCATGAAGTAGTTTACTTTAAAACTGAGCCGGATAGAGATGGCGGAGATTTTATATTTAAAGAGTGGACTCTATTTAAAACACTGGATCGAAAATGTGTTAAAGTAGTAGTTCCAAATAATGTATTCCCAGATAATAAACCTAACTTTACTGAGTTTGGTGTAGATTTTGAAATACCATTTGAGATTCATATCGATAATATCTACTTTCAGTCTATTTTTGGACCAAACACACAACCTCGTAAAAGAGATTACATGTACTTTCCATTAACCAATCGAATGTACGAAATTCAAGGATCTTATCTGTTTAGAGGATTCATGATGGAGCCTCTTTACTGGAAAATTCAATTAACTAAATTTCATCCAAATATCGATATGCTAATGAAAGAGCCTGATCGAATATTCCTTGACAATATTATTATGACAAGCGATGAACTATTCGGTGTACAAGCTGAAGTTCAGACAAATGATGCTCTGGATAAACAACAGTTTAAAACGATTTCGCACAAATTCGATGAGACTCGTAGATCACTACACCCAGATCTTGATAATAAAATTTTGGATAAAACTTTTAACTATGCTCCATTAATCGAGTACTATTACGATATGAGTGCAGTTAAACCAGTCTTGCAAAATTACATAACTACTACCTCAAACACAAAGGAAGATCAGTACCTAAAAACTACTGCAAAACCTTACGAAATTTGGGCATACGAAAGCAGTTCAATTTACAGTGCATGGCTGAATAACCAATTAAATACTGGAGACAGTTACCTAGATTCTACTGGTAAATTAGTCTCAGTTAAAATGAATGGGCCCAAAGATTCTTTCCTTGATCACTTAGGCAAATATGTGGTAGTTGAAGGTTATCGAGACCTGAGCCTAACCTCTAGATTTCAAGATTTAACCCAAAGTTTTGTTGGCAAATTTCAATTCAAGCAATCCGAGCATGCAGTTGTCTATAAAGCAGTTGCCTCAACTGAAGTTACTCCAAATATGACATTTAGCGCGCTAGTTAAATTCAATGCAGGATCACAGACCATCCGAATATTTGATGGATATGATAACATCAATAGTAAAGGCTTAGTCATCTCCTGTGGAATAACTGACGTTTCTGGATTACCTAGCGTAACGATTCACGTAAGAATTAATAGCAGTCAATACTCATTTACTGTTGGCGAATTGTTATACGATGAATGGTATTCAATAATCGTTCCAGTATCCGCTCAATACGGCCAGCTTGAAGTTAACGTATATGAATTTAATCAGGACCCAGCGAATATTAAAAACTACAATCGACTTGACTTAGTATTTAACGGCTCAGCTAAACCTGGAACATTTAGCTTTGTAACTACTCAAAATTGGGCTCTACCTTCTGCTAATTATTCAATTGCAAATGTTAGACTATTTAATACAATGGTTCAGTCAGAGGATCACGAATTTATAGTGAGTCAGCTATTCGTTAGAGACGAATCTACTCTAGCTATAATTGATAATGCTCGACCTCGACTAAATGTACCATTCATTGCAATAAACAAATAACAATTATGTATAAAGATCTAAATCAACAACGTCTTTTTGACAACGTAAATATTGGATTCGAATTTGAATTCTTTTCTCCAATCGGTAGGGCTGAGCTTGCTGAAAAATTGGAAGTATTACTTGGCAAAAAAGTAATCAGCACAAACGAATACAATTCAGATATTGCCGTAAGTTACTCAGAATTCAAATTAGAGCCAGATTTTTCAGGCGGATTTAAAATGAATGAGCTTATTACTGGAGTAATGCCATATAATGAAGCAATTCACGTTATGTATAAAGTTATGAATTTTATCGATGAAAATGGATTCACGACCGAACGTACTGGACTGCATATTAATATGTCACTAAATGAATTTGATCTTGGTTTAAGAGAGCGTCTTCAGAATCTAAATGTTTTTAAGTACATTCTTGGACTAAATGAGGAGAAAATCTTTGACATGTGGCCTTCTGCTAAATCTAGAATTCAAAAGATTTACAAGAATCCAGTAACAAATATTTACCCTAAAAATAAGTTCCTAGCTGAGACGTCAATCGCCTATTCAAAACCCAGCAGTCCACTTGAATTTAATTACCCTCAATCTAAATACTTTGGAATTAATTTCGATAAGTTAAAAGACGGTTACGTTGAAGTTAGATACGCAGGTGGAGCCGACTATCAAAATAAGAGATCTAGTGCAACTAACTTAGTTAACTACATAGCCGAGTCTCTGTACAACACGCTTCAATCTAATTACCAATACTCAATTGATGAACAGAAAAAAGTTCACGATGTTTTGAAAAAACAAAGAGATAACACTCTTGCTCTAAAGTCATACGAAAATTTCACTAAGAATTTTCCAAATATCGATCTTTACGTTGACTTAAAAGATGACCCTCGTATTCTTGAAGCAAATTACCTAAAGGTTAGAGATAGCCTATTTGACTTAATTACTTTTGGCCAAATGACTAAAGGTTCTATTAACTATGATACTGATACGGAGAGAGTTCAATTAAAAGATTCTTCGTTAAAGGAAGGATTTGGAATTAAAGGGCTTGACTTGATAAATTGCTCAATTGAGGCAGAGATTACAGACTGTATGCTTTATGGCTGCAAAGTAAGATCATCACATATAACCGAATGTCGAATCCTAACCGGAAACGATATCCGATACTGTCACCTAGACGAGTGTATGTTTGAAAAAGGTAGCGTTAATCGAATAGACCTTAGTTATATCAAAAGTTCTCCAGAAAGTGTCATCTATGCTAATCTAAATGAGTGTATCGTTAGATCAGGTATTATTGCACTAGATGCAGAAGTTGATAGTAAAACAGAAGTTCTTTCAGGTACAGCAAAAGGCAGTAAAAATCCAATAAAATAACGATTCTTCTTTCAAGTTAATAAATAACTAAAAAGTTAGATACTTTAAATAACGATGTCAATTCAATTAAAAATTTCAAGTGTAAAATCAATTAACGGTGCTAGCTTAACTAGCGTTGTTGATTTGGCTAATTTTAATTTTAGCACAATAAAGTCAGCAATAACTGAGTTTCTATCAGCCGTTAACTTCGATCAAACTGGTGGAGTTTCAGTTGACATTGAAGGAATTTCAGCAAACACAATCATCGTTAGGCAAGGTCTAACTGTATACGGTGCACAGCAACAAAATGGGTCGTATCCTGAAGTAATAAAACTCTACCCAACTGGCGCAATCACCGGTAAAAATGCGGTAATGGAAGATGTAGTTGAAGGTAAAAGGCTTCGACTTAAAGTATACGGAGCAATTCCGCCAACTGGAGTTCCAGGAGAAGTAATCTACATTACTCAACAGGGCGGCCGAATTGAAGGATTTTATGGATATTTAGTATCAACTGGCTGGACGCTACTCAGCGGAGGCGGTGCAGGTTCTTGTAGAGCGGCTGTAACCAGATCGGTAACGCCAAATGTAATTACTGGAGACTCTGCTTTAGTTTCACCAGGATTACTTCCGATGCCCGCGCCGATCACGACTAGTGAGTACTTATTGTTCATTAACGGCCAACAAATAATCATAGGAGATGGCACCAAAGTAGCGCCAGCGTACTTTAGTAAAGACAATGGGACTACTGCAAGTAATTACGGGGCAGTTGATTCAACTGATGAACTTTATTGGAACACTTCTGTTGCTGGATATGGACTAGACGGTGGCGATTTTGTAACTCTAATTTACACATCAGCTGATCCTTATTGCGGAGCAGCTGGCGTTTTATGTACGACCGAAATTGTGCAAGCTGGTCAAAGTTCAACGAATCACCCACAGGTTGGAGTATCGGTTGTGTTAGATACAAACGCTACAGAATCTGCGCCAATCACAGTATGTTCTGTACCAGCGCCGACTCTATCTCCATCTGGTATTTTACCGGCAGGTTATTACTTAAATAATGCAGCAATGGCATTTGATATTTCAACTCCATTAACTATTGGAGCTCTTCTTGAATTTACTCTACCTCAAGCAATGACTGAGCCGGTATTTGACACAGTTCGAATATTCCATAATGTAAATGGAGTCTATGTTGATGAAACTGTCTTAACTGGACCGTATGCTCCTGACTATGCAACTAGAAAAATATGGGCGCAAGTAACCTCATTTAGTCCTTTTTACGCTATTCCTTTTCAGGCTACTCCAACTACAACAACTACAACGGTTTCGCCTACCTTGACTACTACGATCGCACCAACAAGTACAACAACGACTTGTGCTCCAGGCTCAATTAATTACTCAGTTGCTGAAAACTTAAATGCAACAGTCATATCATTTATAGGAACTCCAACTGGTCCGTATTCAGTAGTCTTTGCGTCAGCAGGTGGACCTACCTACAATCTGACTGAATTGCATGGAGTTAACATAAGTCTTTCATGGATATTTAACAGAACTGATTCTGAGTACTTATCTTCAAATATTAATACCGTATATGGTACGTACACGTTTACCAATGCGGCAGGCTGCCAATACGTAGTTAACGTTGAGTTTGGTGCAGTTACCACAACAACTACCACCGCTGCTCCAACCACTACGACGACAATTGCGCCGACTACTACGACGATTGCACCGACTACCACTACAACAATCGCTCCGACTACTACTACGACAATTGAGCCGACTACTACTACGACAATTGAGCCGACTACCACTACAACAATCGCTCCGACTACTACAACGACGATTGCTCCGACTACTACAACGACGACGATTGATCCATGTAGCGAATTCACAGTTACTCCATCCCAGACTGGCGAAAGTCAATATACTTTTCAAGTTACTGGGCCTGGAGGATTACTTTATACGATCCAGCAATTTGCCGATATTATTTACACAGGTACAACTAGAATTCCGGCTGAAAATTTAGCGCTAATCGATGGACCTCTCAAAGTAACAATTAACTCGACATGTACATTCTGTTATGAATTTGATGCAGGTGCTCAAACTTTAACTGTGATAGATTGCGGACTGTATAGCGGAATTACTACTACGACTACAACGCTAGCGGCAACGACCACAACCACTACGCTTGCTCCATCAACTACCACTACTACTACAATTGGATGCCCATCTGTATCAATTGAGTATTATCAAGACCGTGAGGCTAAGACTATATCGTTTGTTTTATCAACAACTGAGTATTCAGTAATTCAAATATTTGATAATATAAACGCGCCTATTTCAGAAGGTATGTATACTGTAACAATCGACGGATCTGATACTATAATCGAAGGTATATTTACAATCGACCCAATTGGTAAGTGGAAAATCATATTAGATGAGTGTCTGTATGAAGTTAACGTAACTGAATATCTAACTACAACTACTACCATTAGAGGATAAACCTTAAGCCAATTAGTAGTATAAATTAGTATGCTAACTAAGAAGACTATATTTATGTCCGCTCAGCCGGACCACCCGTATTTTCATTGGCAAGTTGAGGTAGTAATTCATAATTTTATGAAGAGCGGAATAAACCCTAACTGGATAGATATTCTATTTGCCTATGATAATGAACCTTCGCCTGAAGGTAGAGCTCTTGCTTCCAAATATCCAATGGTAAGATTCTTTTTCTATAAAAAGAGAATAACTGAAAATTATGGATACATTCCGATCCTAAGACCTGATATTCTAGAACAGCACTTTAGAGCTCATCCGGAACTTCGTGGAGAAACTGTCTTTTACCATGATTCTGATATTATTTTTAGAGAACTTCCTAACTTTGATGCCCTACATGGAGATCTTTATTGGTACGTAAGCGACACAATTTCATACATTGGTGCGAAGTACATTAAGAGCAAATCAGAAGATATTTTCACAGATCTATGCAGTCTTTCAGGAATTCCACCGGAATTAGTGGAAGCAAATGAGGCTGGCTCAGGCGGTGCTCAATACTTAATGAAAGGTGTAACTGCCGATTTCTGGAAAGAAGTAGCCGAGGACACATTGACTATTTACAAGTACATGTGTGATAGAGAGCATCAAGACCGCTCTAATTTATCTACAGAAGAAGCGGCTCAATTTAATCCAATTCAAAAGTGGTGTGCTGATATGTGGTCAGTTCTTTGGGGAGCATGGAAAATGGGAGCCCAGACGATTGTTACTCCTGAACTTGATTTTAGTTGGGGAACTTCTGATATCCATGCATACAATAAGTGCCCAATTATGCACAATGCTGGAGTAACTGATTCAACCAAAGATACGTTATTTTATAAAGCAGATTTTCGATCAAGTAGTCCATTTGATACTGATCTATCGTACGTTGATCCGGAAAGCGCATCTGGGAAATACGTTGCTGCTATTTTATATGCCAAGGAGAAACGGAAATAGATTACTTGGATCTACTAGTGATGATAAATAACTGTAGTAGAAAAATGTAAATTAAAACCGAATGTCCCACAAACTTAAAATAAAACAAGTTGATCTTAGCGGAGTATCCCAGGATAACACCAAGACTAAATTTTTAGCAATAGATAATTCGGGTAATTTATATTGGAATGATTCTCCAAATACCGGCTCAAGTGGAATTAGCGGAATTGATTTTTATGATGAAGGCGTTCTTGTCGGAAATTATTCAAAAGTTAATTTTGTTGGAATTGATATACTTGGAGCTCAGAAACCTGGAGATTCAAGTACAATAAATGTTTACGTTCCTACTCCAACATTCGCAAGTCACTTTGGCACAAACGACGGAACCTCGTCTGGATTAGTATCAGAAACTTTAGCTAGATCAACGGTTAGAATAAGCAATCCAACGACTGAAGGAACTCCATTTAAGGCTGGAACTTGGGCAGGTACAAATCAGTCAACGACAACTAGTAGCACAGTCTCATTCAGTACAGCAAATGCGGTAACTGGTCAAGGCGGAGACGCTACGGTAACCGTTGATGTATATGATGCAGATGGCACCACTATTATTTCAACATTTTCTCAGGGAGTTACTGCAGACGGGACATATTCAAGTACAGACGGTATTGACATTATTATTGCCGGTTTTGCAACTGATAGTTTAAAACAAAAAGCTGACATTACCGTAACCGTTGATATTGATCAAGTACTATCTGGCGTAGGTTTAATAGACGGCGGTAAATACAATATAGTTATTACAAACCTAACTGATTCAACTAGTGATGGTGCTCAAACTTTCACTTATACACAATCTGCAGTTTTCTTTGATACAAATGCATCTACTCCAAGCTTTGGAGCCGGTTCAACTTGTACAATCGAAGAAACTCTAGGAAATATTGTAACCAAGCATCTAAGCGGTGTTGAGTACTACACTCTAACTTCACAGTTTAGTGCACACGTTGATGCAATTAATAACCTAAACGCAAATACTCAAGGCCGTGCTCTTGGCGCAAATACTAATTTTCAATTTGTTGCACCATCGTACGGAGTTCCAACTATTGCTGAATATGCATGGTCACCAACTTCTGGTACTTTTACTGGATGGACCAATTTCTTCAACAATACAGCTGCTGAATATGATATTTTAAATTGGGCGATTAATTCTTCAAATTTTAGGTATCGAGGAGCAACTGCAGCCGCGACTGCTTCACTATTTGATCCATGGTCTTCAGGCGGAACTAAATCTTCTTCAACTCATTCAATATTAGTGGACACATATCCAACTAGTGGAAATAGCACTCAATACGTAGAGCGATTTGACGATGAGGCTTTTAGATTACAAAGCGATTACACGACTGCATGGGTTTCTACCGCAAGTCTATCAAACGGAAATGCTTGCGTTGTCGGTGGTACAATCGTTAGACCTGATCAATATTTCTTAACTGCACCAAATACTGCAACAATTCAACCCGATCTAGCTGCTTTTAAATCAGACTTAAATGGTTCAAACCCAAACTATTCTTCACTTACTGCAGCTGCATCGTACTATAGAAAATTTTATACTACACTAAGTTCGTCAAGCGTTCCAATTCCTAGTTTTTCAATGGTATTCGCTGGAACTTTCGCAGGCGGATCTGCTCTAGCTGATTTAATTAGCGGTGCTCTTACTGTAACTGTTCGTAAAATAGGAGCAACCGTTGGAGTTTTTGGACCTACTTCGTATCCATTAATCCTAAACGGTTCAGGTTATAATTTTGGAACATTTGATGATGGTGCAACTGATGGTCAAATCCGATTAGGTTCATCCAGTGGAAATACAATAAATGGAACATTTGGAGGATTTAATGCAACAAACGGAATATACGTAGAATTTAAAATCCACAATTCAGCTATTAGAATCGATACAGTGACTGTAACATTCAACTAAAAAAAAATTAATAATATGGAAAAAAGTTTCGATAAAAAGCTTAAGGTTAAAATAGATAAAGATAAGCAGAGTGTTTCTCTTAGTATACGAGTTTCTGATGATATGGTTAACGTATTTAAAACAACAATAAATGAATTTAATATTATGGTTGCAGAATACGAAGGTCAATTATATGAGGCAAACCAGGAAGAATCAATAGAAAACGAAATAATATAATTAGTAAATGGCAGGCTATACAGATAATGAAAGATTAAAACTCGTATTTAAGGTCCAAGCCGCAAACGTAATTGATTCTGCCTCTAATTTTAATTGGTACGAAGCAAAGTTTGCGTTTAACCCTAATATATCAGCTGCTCGAGTTTTAACTCAGTTCGATGTTGTTAAACAAAACCCAGTTGCAAATAAATCAGCGGCTGTTGCTCTATTAGCATCAGGTCAACCGTTGGAAACGATTGTAGCAGACGCATATTCTACAGGAAATGCCGTAGAATTAAGTCAAGTTATTTCAGGTAATAATACTACATGGGTAGCCTGTTCGACGCTTAACGATTTTAACACACAAATCCTAGACTGGATTCAACCTCAAAAGATATTGCAAGCAAGCGGTGCTCCTTCAATTGGATGGACCGCTGAATTTTGGAATGGTAATCCTGCATCAGGCGGAACCCAAATCTTAACTACTGATAATGCAGGCACTGAAGTAAGTTGGGTTTTTAATTACGATAATGGTATTCTACTATTATCAGATTCAATGGTTACTTATTTAACTTCTACTTATGGATCAGTTGATCCATATATTAAAGGTTTTTACTATATTGGTACAACATTAGAAGATGGACTTACTAGTTCATCCGGTACTTCAGGAACAAGTGGAACTTCCGGTACTGCCGGTTCATCTGGTACGTCAGGTACTTCAGGTACGTCCGGTTCAACCGGTACTTCTGGTACATCCGGCTCAAACGGTTCAAGTGGAACGTCTGGTTCAGCTGGGACTTCTGGTGCAGATGGCAGCTCTGGTACTTCAGGAATAGATGGAGTCTCTGGAACAAACGGTTCTTCTGGAACTTCAGGTTCAGACGGCAGCTCAGGTACATCAGGTACTTCTGGTTCAACTGGTACATCAGGTTCTTCAGGTACTTCTGGTTCAGACGGTAGCTCAGGTACTTCAGGAATAGATGGAGTCTCTGGAACAAACGGTTCTTCTGGAACTTCAGGTTCAGACGGTAGCTCAGGTACATCAGGTACATCAGGTACTTCTGGTTCAACTGGTACATCAGGTTCTTCAGGTACTTCTGGTTCAGACGGTAGCTCAGGTACTTCAGGAATAGATGGAGTTTCCGGAACTTCAGGTTCAGCTGGAACTTCAGGTTCAGACGGTAGCTCAGGTACTTCAGGTTCTTCGGGAACATCAGGTACTTCAGGGTCAGCCGGTACTTCAGGTACTTCTGGTTCAGACGGTAGTTCAGGTACTTCAGGAATAGATGGAGTCTCAGGAACAAGCGGTTCTTCTGGAACAAGCGGTTCAGACGGTAGCTCTGGAACATCAGGCTCAAACGGTTCTTCTGGAACTTCAGGTTCTAACGGCTCAAGCGGTACATCAGGCTCAAATGGTAGCTCTGGAACTTCAGGGTCAGACGGTTCTTCGGGAACATCAGGAATAGACGGAGTTTCCGGAACTTCAGGTTCAGCAGGTACGTCAGGTTCAGACGGTAGCTCAGGTACTTCCGGTTCAAATGGTTCTTCTGGAACTTCCGGTTCAAACGGTTCTTCTGGAACTTCTGGTTCAAATGGATCTTCCGGAACATCAGGAATAGACGGAGTCTCAGGAACATCAGGTTCGGCTGGAACTTCAGGGTCAGATGGCTCAAGCGGTACTTCAGGTTCAAATGGTACCTCAGGTACTTCAGGTTCAAATGGTAGCTCTGGAACTTCAGGATCAAACGGTAGCTCAGGTACTTCAGGATCAGACGGTAGCTCAGGTACTTCTGGAATAGACGGAGTATCAGGAACTTCAGGTTCTGCCGGTACGTCCGGTTCAGATGGTTCTTCTGGAACTTCGGGTTCAAACGGAACTTCAGGTTCAAACGGTTCAAATGGTACCTCAGGTACTTCAGGTTCAAATGGTACCTCAGGTACTTCAGGATCAGACGGTAGCTCAGGTACATCAGGAATAGATGGAGTCTCAGGAACAAATGGTTCATCTGGTACGTCAGGTTCAGATGGTTCTTCTGGAACTTCAGGATCAAACGGTTCTTCTGGAACATCCGGTACATCAGGTTCAAACGGTTCTTCTGGAACTTCAGGTTCAGATGGTTCTTCAGGTACTTCTGGAATAGATGGTGTATCAGGAACTTCAGGTTCAGCAGGTACGTCAGGTTCAGACGGTAGCTCAGGTACTTCTGGTTCTAACGGTTCTTCAGGTACTTCAGGAACTTCAGGTTCAAACGGCTCAAGCGGTACTTCTGGTTCATCTGGTACTTCGGGTACTTCAGGTTCAAATGGTAGCTCAGGTACTAGTGGCTCAAATGGTAGCTCGGGTACTAGCGGATCAAGTGGAACAAGTGGTTCAGCTGGAACTTCCGGCACAAGCGGAACTTCAGGTTCAAACGGTTCTTCTGGAACTTCGGGTTCAAACGGCTCAAGCGGTACTAGCGGTTCAGACGGTTCTTCTGGAACTTCTGGAATAGACGGAGTTTCTGGAACAAATGGTTCTTCGGGAACATCAGGTTCAGATGGTAGCTCAGGTACTTCAGGTTCTTCTGGAACATCAGGTACCTCCGGTTCAAATGGTAGCTCTGGTACTTCAGGAACATCTGGTTCAAATGGTTCTTCTGGTACTAGTGGCTCAGACGGTAGCTCAGGTACTTCAGGCTCAAACGGTAGCTCTGGTACTTCAGGTTCTTCTGGAACTTCAGGTACTTCAGGTTCTAACGGTTCTTCGGGAACATCTGGTACATCTGGTACTTCAGGCTCTAACGGCTCAAGCGGTACATCAGGTTCAGACGGTTCTTCTGGAACTTCTGGAATAGATGGAGTCTCAGGAACAAACGGCTCAAGCGGAACTTCCGGCTCAGATGGTAGCTCAGGTACTTCAGGTACTTCAGGTTCAAATGGTAGCTCTGGAACATCAGGTTCAAACGGTTCTTCAGGAACTTCAGGTTCAGACGGTTCTTCAGGAACATCCGGTACTTCTGGTTCAACTGGTACTTCAGGTACTTCAGGTTCAAACGGTTCTTCTGGAACATCAGGGACTTCCGGTTCAAATGGTAGCTCAGGTACTTCTGGAACAAGTGGTTCTAATGGTTCGTCAGGAACATCTGGTACATCAGGTTCAAATGGTTCTTCTGGAACGTCAGGATCAGATGGTTCTTCAGGTACTTCTGGAATAGACGGAGTCTCAGGAACAAATGGTTCTTCTGGAACTTCAGGTTCAGACGGTAGCTCAGGTACTTCTGGTTCGTCAGGAACATCTGGTTCAAATGGATCAAGCGGAACGGCTGGAACATCAGGTTCTTCTGGAACTACTGGAACTTCTGGTTCAAGTGGAACTTCGGGAACATCAGGTTCATCCGGCACGGCGGGTACAAGCGGAACTTCTGGAACTTCAGGTTCGTCAGGAACTTCTGGAACAAGCGGAACTTCTGGAACTTCCGGTTCAAGTGGAACATCTGGTTCTTCAGGAACTAGTGGAGCTACTGGAATATCGGCAGGTCAAATTTATTATTTTAATCAGTCAGTTGCTTCTGGAATAGGTACGTATAGAGACCTAAATATTAATCCGACCGGCGCTGCTCAACAATCAATACTTAAAACTACAACAGGTACTACTCCAGTATTAGTACAACAATTTATAACTCCTGAATTAGGATTTTCTGTAATACCAGGAGGAACACAAAGATTCCATTTACATTTCTTAAAAGACGGCGCAGGATTTAATACAGACACATTTGTTACTATTGAATTAGCAAATAGTGCAGGTGTTAGTTATGGAACAGTAATACCAACTAATCAAGTTCTTATAGGTTGGATTAGTTCAACGATTCCAGTTGAAGCTAACGTTGATGTAGTGCTACCAACAACAACTATTAATCCAACGGATAGAATGATTGTTAAAATATACGTAGTCGATCAGTCTAGTGGAAATCATGATGTGACTTGGTACACTGAGGGAACTCAAAATTACTCTTTTGTGTTAACCTCAACTGGCCAAATTTCAAGTTCTTCTGGAACATCAGGTTCATCAGGCACTGCTGGTACAAGCGGAACATCCGGAACGTCAGGATCGACTGGTACAAGCGGAACCTCAGGAACTTCAGGTACGTCTGGAACCTCAGGAACCGCCGGTACTTCTGGTTCAAACGGCTCAAGTGGAACATCTGGTTCTAATGGTAGCTCAGGTACTTCTGGGACAAGCGGTTCTAATGGTTCTTCTGGAACAGCTGGAACTTCAGGTTCAAACGGCAGCTCAGGAACGTCAGGTACTTCTGGTTCAAACGGCTCAAGCGGTACTTCAGGATCAAATGGAAGTTCCGGAACAGCCGGTTCTTCTGGTACTTCCGGTATAGATGGAGTATCTGGAACTTCAGGTTCTGCTGGTACTTCAGGCTCTAATGGTTCTTCTGGAACTTCAGGTTCAAACGGATCAAGTGGAACTTCAGGTTCAAACGGTTCTTCTGGAACAAGTGGTTCAAATGGTAGCTCAGGTTCTTCTGGAACACGAGGTACTTCTGGTACTTCAGGTATAAGCGGAGTAGATGGTTCAAATGGTACATCCGGTACTTCAGGTTCTTCTGGAACCTCAGGTTCTAATGGATCTTCTGGTACATCTGGTTCTAATGGATCTTCTGGAACTTCAGGTACATCAGGTTCAAACGGTTCTTCTGGAACATCTGGAACTTCAGGGTCAAACGGATCAAGTGGTACAAGCGGTTCTTCTGGAACTTCTGGTTCTAATGGAAGCTCTGGCACATCAGGAACTTCCGGTTCAAATGGAAGTTCAGGTTCTTCTGGAACACGAGGTACTTCTGGAACAAGCGGTACTTCAGGTACAAGTGGTAGCTCGGGAACTTCCGGTATAGATGGAGTATCAGGAACGTCAGGTTCAGCTGGTACTTCAGGATCAAATGGAAGCTCCGGAACTTCTGGTTCAAACGGTTCGTCTGGTTCTTCTGGAACAAGAGGTACTTCTGGAACATCCGGAACATCAGGTTCAAATGGTTCTTCTGGAACAAGCGGTACGTCCGGTTCAAATGGTTCTTCTGGAACATCTGGAACTTCTGGTTCAAACGGAAGCTCTGGTACTTCAGGTACATCAGGTTCAAATGGTAGCTCAGGAACATCGGGTACTTCAGGAACATCAGGTACTTCCGGTTCAAATGGAAGCTCAGGTACTTCTGGAACTTCCGGGTCAAACGGTTCTTCCGGAACATCTGGGACTTCAGGTTCAAATGGAAGTTCAGGTACTTCAGGTACTTCAGGATCAAACGGTTCTTCTGGAACTTCTGGTTCAAATGGCTCTTCAGGTTCTTCTGGAACAAGAGGTACTTCAGGTACTTCAGGTTCAAGCGGAACATCAGGTATAGATGGAGTATCAGGAACGTCAGGTTCTGCTGGTACTTCTGGAACTTCTGGTTCAAATGGTTCTTCTGGTTCTTCTGGAACAAGAGGTACTTCAGGAACATCGGGTTCTAATGGTTCTTCAGGAACATCTGGGACTTCTGGTTCAAATGGAAGTTCAGGTACGTCAGGAACATCCGGTTCAAGCGGAACTTCCGGTTCTTCAGGTTCTTCAGGTACTTCTGGTACATCTGGTTCTAATGGATCTTCTGGAACTTCTGGTTCTAATGGAAGCTCTGGAACATCAGGAACTTCCGGTTCAAACGGTAGCTCGGGTACTTCAGGTACTTCAGGATCAAACGGTTCGTCTGGAACTTCAGGTTCTTCTGGAACTTCTGGATCTAATGGTTCAAGCGGTACTGCTGGAACATCTGGTACATCAGGTTCAACTGGTACATCCGGTACATCTGGTTCTAATGGAAGCTCAGGTTCTTCTGGAACAAGCGGAACTTCTGGGTCTAATGGCTCAAGCGGTACTTCCGGTTCTTCTGGAACCGCTGGAACTTCAGGTTCTTCAGGAACTTCCGGCTCAAGTGGAACTTCTGGTTCAAATGGTTCTTCTGGTTCTTCTGGAACAAGAGGTACTTCTGGAACATCAGGTACATCAGGCTCAAATGGTAGCTCTGGAACGTCAGGTATAGACGGTGTTTCTGGAACATCAGGTTCAGCTGGTACTTCAGGTTCAAATGGTAGCTCTGGTACTTCTGGAACAAGCGGAACTTCAGGATCAAATGGTAGCTCTGGTACATCAGGTTCTTCAGGTTCAAACGGTTCTTCTGGAACTAGTGGTTCAAACGGCTCAAGCGGTTCTTCTGGAACAAGAGGTACTTCAGGTACAAGCGGTACTTCAGGTACTTCTGGTTCTAATGGTTCTTCTGGAACTAGTGGAACTTCAGGTTCTAATGGTTCTTCTGGAACTAGTGGAACTTCAGGTTCTAATGGAAGTTCAGGTACTTCTGGAACTTCAGGTTCAAACGGTTCATCTGGCACGTCTGGTTCAAATGGTAGCTCAGGTACATCAGGTACTTCTGGTTCAAACGGTTCTTCGGGAACTTCTGGTTCTAACGGTAGCTCAGGTTCTTCTGGAACAAGAGGTACTTCAGGTACATCCGGAACAAGTGGTACAGCTGGAACGTCCGGTTCTTCAGGTACTTCAGGTATAGACGGTGTATCCGGAACCTCAGGTTCAGCTGGAACATCAGGTTCTAACGGCTCAAGTGGAACTTCTGGTTCAAATGGAAGCTCAGGTTCTTCTGGAACAAGAGGAACATCCGGTACAAGCGGGACTTCAGGAACAAGCGGGACGTCCGGTTCAAATGGATCTTCTGGGACTTCTGGTTCTAACGGTTCTTCAGGAACAAGCGGGACTTCTGGTTCTAACGGTAGCTCAGGAACAAGCGGAACATCAGGTTCAAACGGATCAAGTGGTACTTCAGGTTCAAACGGATCAAGTGGAACATCCGGTACTTCCGGTTCAAATGGTTCTTCCGGAACATCTGGTTCTAACGGTTCTTCCGGAACAGCTGGTACTTCAGGTTCTTCAGGTACTTCCGGCTCAAGTGGAACATCAGGTTCAAACGGTTCTTCTGGAACAAGTGGTTCAAATGGTAGCTCAGGTTCTTCTGGAACACGAGGTACTTCAGGTACAAGCGGTACCTCAGGTACGTCAGGTTCAAGTGGAACATCAGGTATAGATGGAGTATCAGGAACTTCAGGTTCTGCTGGTACTTCCGGTTCAAATGGAAGCTCAGGTACTTCCGGTTCAAGTGGTTCTAACGGCTCAAGTGGTTCTTCTGGAACAAGAGGAACTAGTGGTACTTCAGGTACAGCTGGTACTTCCGGTTCAAATGGTTCTTCTGGAACTAGTGGAACTTCAGGTTCAAACGGTTCTTCTGGAACCTCAGGTTCTAATGGTTCTTCCGGCACTTCAGGAACATCAGGTTCAAATGGTAGCTCTGGAACTTCTGGAACAAGCGGTACAGCTGGTACTTCCGGTTCAAACGGTTCATCTGGAACAAGCGGCGCATCTGGAGCATCAGGTACTTCTGGTACTTCAGGATCAAGCGGCTCAAACGGTAGCTCAGGTACGTCTGGTTCAAACGGTAGCTCAGGTACGTCAGGTACTTCAGGTTCAAACGGTAGCTCAGGTACGTCAGGTACTTCTGGTTCTAATGGAAGCTCTGGTACATCAGGTTCAAATGGATCAAGTGGAACATCTGGAACATCAGGTTCAAACGGTTCAAGCGGCTCAAGCGGGACTTCAGGTTCAAATGGTTCAAGTGGTACTTCAGGTTCAAACGGCTCAAGTGGTTCTTCTGGAACAAGAGGAACAAGCGGTACTTCTGGAACTTCAGGTTCTAATGGATCTTCTGGAACTTCTGGTATAGATGGAGTATCTGGAACATCAGGTTCTTCTGGAACATCAGGCTCTAACGGATCAAGCGGTTCTTCTGGAACACGAGGTACTTCTGGTACATCTGGTACATCAGGTACAAGCGGTTCTAATGGTAGCTCAGGTACAAGCGGAACTTCAGGTTCAAATGGAAGTTCAGGTACTTCAGGCTCAAACGGTAGCTCCGGTTCTTCTGGAACAAGAGGCACAAGCGGTACATCAGGTACATCTGGTTCAAATGGATCAAGTGGAACCTCTGGTACTTCCGGTTCAAATGGATCAAGTGGAACCTCTGGTACTTCCGGTTCAAATGGTTCTTCTGGAACTTCAGGAACATCTGGTTCAAATGGTTCTTCTGGAACAAGCGGAACTTCAGGTTCAAATGGAAGTTCAGGTACGTCAGGCTCAAACGGTAGCTCCGGTTCTTCTGGAACAAGAGGTACTTCAGGAACATCTGGTACATCTGGAACGTCAGGTTCAAACGGATCAAGTGGAACATCTGGTATAGATGGAGTATCAGGAACTTCAGGTTCGTCAGGTACTTCCGGTTCAAATGGTAGTTCCGGTACGTCAGGTTCAAATGGTAGCTCAGGTTCTTCTGGAACAAGAGGTACAAGCGGTACAAGCGGTACTTCTGGAACAGCCGGTTCTTCAGGCACATCAGGTACATCAGGTTCAAATGGTTCTTCTGGAACTTCAGGTTCAAATGGTTCTTCGGGAACTTCGGGAACTTCAGGTTCAAATGGTTCTTCTGGAACGTCAGGTTCAAACGGCTCAAGTGGTACAAGTGGTTCTTCAGGTACTTCTGGTTCGAATGGAAGCTCTGGTACTTCAGGTTCAAACGGTAGTTCAGGTTCTTCTGGAACAAGAGGTACTTCTGGTACTTCAGGAACATCTGGTTCTAACGGCTCAAGTGGAACTTCAGGTACATCTGGTTCAAATGGATCAAGCGGAACTTCCGGAACATCCGGCTCTAACGGTTCTTCTGGAACATCTGGTACTTCTGGTTCAAATGGATCAAGTGGAACTTCGGGTTCTAATGGTAGCTCAGGTACTTCAGGTACGTCAGGTTCTAATGGAAGTTCAGGTACATCTGGTACTTCCGGTTCAAATGGTTCTTCTGGTTCTTCTGGAACAAGAGGTACTTCTGGTACTTCAGGTACTTCCGGTTCAAGCGGAACTTCTGGTATAGACGGAGTATCCGGAACTTCAGGTTCTTCAGGTACATCCGGTTCAAATGGTAGCTCAGGTTCGTCTGGGACACGAGGTACTAGTGGTACATCAGGTACTTCAGGTTCAAATGGATCAAGCGGTACATCAGGTACTTCTGGTGCAAACGGCTCAAGTGGAACATCAGGTACTTCCGGTTCTAACGGTTCTTCTGGAACATCAGGTTCAGCTGGAAGTTCAGGTACATCCGGTTCAAACGGTTCTTCTGGAACGTCTGGAACATCTGGTTCAAATGGATCAAGTGGAACAAGCGGTTCAAATGGTAGCTCAGGTTCTTCTGGAACAAGCGGCTCAAACGGTTCTTCAGGTACATCAGGAACTTCAGGTTCAAATGGATCAAGCGGAACTTCCGGTTCAAATGGTAGCTCAGGTTCTTCTGGAACAAGAGGCACAAGCGGTACTTCTGGAACTTCTGGTTCAAACGGCTCAAGTGGTACTTCAGGATCAGCTGGTTCAAGCGGAACCTCCGGTATAGACGGAGTGTCTGGTACATCAGGCTCTTCTGGTACTTCTGGTTCAAATGGTTCTTCTGGTTCTTCTGGAACAAGAGGTACTTCTGGTACTTCTGGTTCTTCTGGTACTTCTGGTTCAAATGGTTCTTCTGGTTCTTCTGGTACTTCTGGTTCAAATGGTTCTTCTGGTTCTTCTGGAACAAGAGGTACTTCTGGTACTTCTGGTTCAAACGGCTCAAGCGGAACATCCGGAGCGACTGGTATTGCCGGTATTGACGGTTCAAATAGCGGTAGATGGTTATTTGATTCAAGTATACCAGCACACTCTAACCCTGGAGCAACATTCTTTAGAACAGATAGTGCTACCTTCGCTGCGCTAGCTAAACTTAGCGTATCTACAACTTCTTCTGCTAGTGTAAACTACGCAACCTGGTTATCATTAATAACCTCTAATAGCTTAATTCAAATTACCGAAGTTGGTAATAATAGCATAATAGGTATTTACAGACTTATTTCAATTACCAATAACACAACATGGTTTGATCTTGGACTTGCGCCAATCGCCGCAAATGGAACACTAACGAATGGAATAAACTATACAATTTCGTTTGTAACATTTGGTTCAAACGGCTCAAGCGGTACGGCTGGAACATCCGGTTCGTCTGGTTCTTCTGGAACAAGAGGTACTTCTGGTACTTCTGGAACTAGTGGAGCAACTGGTGCACCTGGTGGAACAGGTTCTTCAGGTACTTCAGGTTCTTCTGGAACAAGAGGTACTTCTGGTACTTCAGGTTCAGCTGGAACATCAGGTACGTCAATCACAACGTCCGGTACATTTAATACATACGTAACATACGGTGCTTCTGGGACTACTATTGAAGATTCAACTTTCGATATTAGAGAAGACGATACTAATGATGTTTTACTATTAGGACCAGTTGCACTATATGACGGTCGACCTAAAGAATACATTTACGGTAAACAGTCTGCATCTGACGATCGCGAAAAATTAGTTCATAATGGAGTACTCTATTCTGGACGGATTAACCCCATGGCAGCTGGTCAATTATTCATTGATCCAGGTACACCTATCCTATTTGACTTTCCAACCCCTAATCGAATATACGGTATTGAATTATACGTAGTAGGTTCTGAAGAGGTTACCGGTTCAACTGATTATCGCCACTACACTGGAGCGGTTAAGAATATAGCCGGTGCTCTTTCACTAGTAGGTGCAGGTTTCACCGAAATTGTTGTTGCTCAAGATGCATCCCTATGGACTGCCACAATTACAGTCGGAGCCGGTGGAACTGATCTTGCTGTAAAGATTAACAATAATGCCAATAATCGTATTACATTAGCAGCTAGATATGAAATAATAAGTAATGGAATGCTTCCATAAAAAATAGAATATAAATGAGTAGTTATAAAATTAATGCACCAGGCGGAGTAGAATTTGGAGAAGGTACAAGCGGAACCGCTGGAACCTCCGGCGTAAACGGTTTTGCTCTAACTCTAGTTGATAATATAAGTAGAGGTCGAGCTAATGCAAAGGAAGGCGCGATTCTCTACAATCGAGCAGATAAAAACATTTATAGGTTTAATGGAACCTCTTGGGTGTCAGCCGCAGGTTCTTCTGGAACAAGCGGAACGTCAGGCTCAAACGGCAGTTCAGGTTCTTCCGGAACACGAGGTACTTCAGGTACATCCGGTTCGTCAGGTTCTTCTGGAACAAGAGGTACTTCAGGAACTGCTGGTACTTCTGGTACAAGTGGAATAACTGGTCCAACTGGTCCTCAAGGAATTCAAGGTCCAACTGGAGCAACTGGACCTACTGGAGCACCCGGTAGCTCAGGTTCTTCTGGAACAAGAGGTACTTCAGGAACTGCTGGTACTTCTGGTACAAGTGGAATAACTGGACCAACCGGTCCTCAGGGTATTCAAGGTCCAGCCGGAACAAACGGTTCTTCTGGAACTAGTGGAATAACTGGACCAACTGGCCCTCAGGGTATTCAAGGTCCAATTGGTAATACTGGTCCAACTGGAGCGACTGGTCCTACTGGTTCTTCAGGAACAAGCGGTATGTCAGGTGCTTCTGGAACTTCAGGTTCAAATGGTTCTTCTGGAACAAGCGGAATAACTGGACCAACTGGTCCTACTGGAGCTACTGGCCCAATCGGCCCAACTGGAGCACCAGGTAGTTCAGGTTCTTCTGGAACAAGAGGTACTTCTGGTACAAGTGGAATAACCGGTCCAACCGGTCCTCAAGGAATTCAAGGTCCAGCTGGAGCTACTGGACCTCTTGGGCCTACTGGTCCTCAAGGAATCCAAGGTCCAGCTGGAGCAAATGGTTCTTCAGGAACTAGCGGTCAAACTGGCCCAACTGGATTAACTGGTCCTCTTGGTCCTACCGGTCCTCTTGGTCCAACTGGAGCACCAGGTAGCTCAGGTTCTTCTGGAACAAGAGGTACTTCCGGTACAAGTGGAGCAACTGGTCCAATCGGACCTGCTGGTCCTCAAGGAATACAAGGTCCAGCTGGAGCAACTGGTCCTCTTGGTCCAACTGGAGCACCAGGTAGCTCAGGTTCTTCTGGAACAAGAGGTACTTCCGGTACAAGTGGAGCAACTGGTCCGATTGGTCCTCTTGGACCTACTGGACCTCTTGGACCTACTGGACCTCAGGGCCCAACTGAATACGACACAGTTAATGCAACATGGACTGTCTCGGGTGGAGGTAACGTATCATGGGACGGAAATAATGTCACTTGGTCAGGTAGAGTAATTGCGATACCTGTCGCTAAAGCTTTCGGAACAGCTGGTCATTTCGATATTGGCCCAGAAACAGTTGCTCTTGGAACATGGTCTGCTCTATACTATGCACCTCCTAGGGGAATGGCTAGTCCCTATAACGCAAGTTATTTAATAGTTAAATCATATACGGACACTCAAAGACCCTCAGATACATGGATCTTTATATGTGCATCAAACGGAGATAATAGCTCACTAAAATGGAATCCTGGATTTACTACTATACCAACCGGTCATACTTGGTATTCAGGTTCAGGATATGGATCATGGGCAACTGGTCCAACTGGTGCTACTGGTCCTCAAGGAATTCAAGGTCCAGCCGGAGCAACCGGCCCAATCGGACCTGCTGGTGCATCAGGTAGCTCAGGTTCTTCTGGAACAAGAGGTACTTCTGGAACAAGCGGAATAACTGGTCCAACCGGTGCTACTGGTCCTACTGGAGCTACTGGTCCTCAAGGAATTCAGGGTCCAATTGGTAATACTGGACCTACTGGATTAACCGGCCCTACCGGATTAACTGGTCCTCAAGGAATTCAAGGCCCTAGGGGAGAAAATGGTTCTTCTGGTACTTCCGGTAGAGACGGTTCACCTGGCGGAACAGGTCCTCAAGGAATTCAAGGACCTACTGGATTAACTGGCCCAATTGGACCTCAGGGAATTCAAGGCCCGGCTGGGGCAACTGGACCTACTGGATTAGCTGGAGCACCAGGTAGCTCAGGTACTTCTGGAAAAGCAGGCTCTTCCGGTACAAGTGGAATAACTGGTCCTACTGGAGCTACTGGTCCTCAAGGAATTCAGGGTCCAATTGGTAATACTGGACCTACTGGATTAACTGGCCCTACTGGATTAACTGGCCCAGCTGGAGCAACTGGACCTCAGGGAATTCAAGGGCCTAGGGGAGAAGCCGGTTCTTCAGGTACTTCAGGTAGAGACGGTTCACCTGGAGGAACTGGTCCTGCTGGTGCCCCAGGTCCTCAAGGAATTCAAGGACCTACTGGATTAACTGGACCTACCGGATTAACTGGTCCAGCCGGGCCTGCTGGACCTGCTGGAACTCCTGGAGGAACTGGACCTGCTGGAGCACCCGGACCTCCTGGTGCGGATGGAGGCGGCGGAGGCAGCGGAGGCGGCTATACTGGTGATATAATGGTTTTTGATGGTCGATCTATGATGCTGTTGCAATTTGTCAACGGATTACTTGTTAATGTTATACCAATGTAATACGTATTAAAAATAAAATAAAGTAAAATGGAAAATACTACAATATCGATAAACCCAATAACTATTCTTGGAAAAACTGGAGTAACATTAAGCATCTTCTCTGTACACTATAAATTGAATTCAACTTCGGTAAAAGTTATGTTTCAGATACTTGATTCAAGTGAGGTTGCAATTTGTAGCGGAGACAGGCTCTTAACAAGTATTTCAGATTGGGGAACAGACGACTCTGTGCTAATTGGAAAAGTTCTTACTTCATTAGGCTTAACTGCCGCGTAACAAAAAGGGAGAGTCTTTGACTCTCCCGTAACTTTATCTTAATGAATTTCCTCCTATCCAAATAACTAGGCTTCGCCTAATTCCTTTGGTTACTGGAGTTACTCTATGTAATAGGTAACTTGGGAATAAAATAGTTGCTCCCTTATTTCGGGGCAATTTATCAGGAGTTATTCCTTTAAGTATTTCAAAATCGCCGCCTTCGTATTCAGAAGGGTCGCTTAATTGTACAACAATACTAATTTTCCGGTGAGATGCTGAACCTGGTCCAAGATCTACATGGTAATCATAGTGACCACCACCTTCATAATATTCAGTGTACTGGATTGAGTCAATTATTGATATTAGGTCAAAATTCCAAAGTTCTCGATTTGCAATTATTGCAAATTCCATCAACTTATCATAAATCCATTTAGTCGATTCGTTATTCTCGCCTAACCATTTAATTTTGCTCTTTCTAATTTTATGGTTTTCTCCTTGATTTCCAAAAGTAACAGCTTGATGATATTCAAAAAGTTCTGATACTTTGCGAACTCTATCAATTTCTTCCGCTGAGAAGCCCTCGCTAAACCAGTACCAGTTCAATAATTCTACCTCTTTTTGAGGAAACATTAATCTTCGTTCCACGTATCTTTGTGTTTTTACTTTTATACTTAAATATTTTTTACGGTTTACCTAAACAAAATATAAAAATCGAGTATAAAATAGAAACAATTATCAAGTCAATGACTCTAATCAAAGCTCACACTTCAATAATAGGCGATACCGGATATAATTGCCATTCACGAAATTTCTTTAAAGCTCTAAATCAATTAACGCCAGTTTCAGTTAGAAATTGGACGATCGGCGATTCATGGAAAGGTTACAATGACGATGAGCCTCACAATGGGGAGTATTATATAGACTCTGAGTTAAAGACGATGTTATCTGAACAAACGTTAGGTACTCAAACAGGTCATGCGGAGTTTCCTCTATACTTGAAGTACCCAATTCAATCTACTGAGCCAACTGTTAATATTGTGCTAAATGACACAGGTCACCTGTACTTTAGCCAAGATTACTCAGGTCCATCAATTGCATACAATGTATGGGAAACAACTAGACAACCTGAAGACTTCTTTGCTCAACTTAAAAAGTTCGATCAAGTTTGGGTTCCTAGTGAATGGCAAAAACAGTGCACAATTGAGCAAGGAATCGCATCACATAAAGTAAAAGTTGTACCAGAGGGAGTAGACACTGAGATGTTTAAACCGACCTCACCGGATTCGGCTTTTCCAGAGAACAGGCCTTTCCGATTTGTCGTAGTGGGTCGCTGGGAATATCGTAAGTCAACCAAAGAAATTATCAGAGCTTTTACTGAAACCTTTTCACAAGATGAGAATGTTGAGCTTGTCATTAGCGTAGATAATCGATTTGCAACGGACGGCCTCTCTTCTACTGAGGAGAGATTAGCTAAGTTTGAGCTTTCTCATTCAGGAATTAAAGTACTACACCATCAGTCAAAAGAAGATTACGTAAAACTACTTAAGTCGGCTGACGTTTTTGTGTCATGTGCCAGAAGTGAAGGCTGGAATCTTCCATTAATTGAGGCAATGTCATGCGGAGTTCCATCAATGTACTCAAATTGGGGAGCACAACTGCAGTTTGCTCAAGGTAAGGGTATTCCAGTTTCAATTATTGGCGAAGTTCCAGCAGGTGTAGCAAATGAGGAGTCTTGGAATCAGAATACTCCAGGTAATTTCTGTGAGCCTAATTTCTCAGATCTTCAAATAAAACTTAGACTAGTTTACGACCAGTTTGAAAATTATAAAAAATCAGCATTAATGGAATCAGAACAAATTAGAAATGAATTTACTTGGCAGAATGCTGCCACGATCGCACAAGATCACATTCAGGAACTTATTAGCCCGCAGTCAATTGAATACTCAACTGACTTTGCATGGGTGACCTGTGGTAATCTAGCATACATGCCAATCATTGAGAAATTAGTTATATCGTTAGCTAAATTCTCAAATCGTAAAATTCTCGTATATGGAATAGACTGTGAAGTTCCGTTTAATCATCCAAACGTTATTAGCCGAACATTAAGTATTCCATATCATTCAGAACACGATAAATGGTATTGGAAACAGTATGCGTGTAAAGAAGCAGCTATTCAAGAAAGTTTCGAGAATTTAGTTTGGTTAGACGGAGATATTGTTGCAAATTATAATATTGACAATATCGTTAAGTACTTTAGCCAGATTACAAATTATCCAATTCCAGACGTTCACATACAGGACGATTTTATTGGCTTCTTTACCAGAAAAGACGGACTTCGTGGAAGACAATTATTTAACCAAAGTATCTGCGACCGAGATGGTGTCAAGAGGTTATTTACAAAGGCTCATATTTGCATGTACGTCTACAATAAAGAGTGTACCTGGTTCTTTGATGAGATTCTTAAAATGTACAAAGAAACACCGCTTGACCAATACGACGAATTACTACAATGGAACGATGAAGGTCTCGATAATTACTTGAGAAGTAAACACAATTTTACGACATTTTTGCCAATTTCAAACTTTGATGTCTCAGAATGGGACGGCGACTTATTGGGAACAACTGGCAAAGCAATGGAACACTTTATCTCGTTTTGGAGAGACTCTGGCCCAAAGAACTTTGGAAAAATATTCGGCTGGCAATTCGTACCTAAAGATAAATCAAATATTCTCTACTTTCATGGAAATAAAGATCTTGGATTCGCAACGGTTATGACAGACTATATCGAGACTCAGCGTGATAAAAACTTCCACGATACTGAATACTTCTTTGTTGGTAAAAATGAAATCAAAAATCTTGGCTCAATTAAAGATGTACCAGGAGGAACAATGGATATTGCTCATCAATACGGTTGGGATTACGCAATCTATCATGAGATCTATAATCTAAAAGATTACGAACATGGAGAAGTTAAGGTTAGACCCGGCGATGTTGTTGTGGATTTGGGCGGTAATCTTGGAATCTTTACCCGATATGCATATCACATGGGCGCAAGTAAAATTGTAACTTTCGAGCCTGATCGTCGATACTTTGAAATCTTAAAACAGAATGCTCCAGAAAATGCGGTCCTATTTAATGCAGCAATTGCTGATAACTTGGGAACCTTAACTCTTACTGAAAGTTCTCACCTAGGGGGATCTAACTTATGGCATCATAAAGATCCATTACAGACCCAATACGACGTAAACTTATATACCTTAGATTTCATTCTGGAGAATAAATTAATCGACCGAATTGACTTTTTAAAGGTAGATATTGAAGGCTCTGAAATTATTGCGCTAAATGGAATAAGCGATGAGAATTTATCAAAGATCAGAAATATCGCAGTAGAGTACCATCACGAACACTTAGGGTTTAATGAAGACCTTAGAAACAATTTCGTTAGTCGACTAAATAAACTAGGTTTTAATTCTTACATGCTAATGTGCGGCTACAATAATGCACTACAATTAATCTACTTTTGGAAATAACCCATACTCTTATATGAGATCACTAAATACTATTGCCAAGTCTAAAGGCACAGACAAATCTTCAGAAATTCACAATTACTGTGAAAAGTACGAAAAATGGTTACCGTTCAATCGATTAGAACCTTTAACCATTCTTGAAATCGGAGTTCTTCACGGAGAATCTCTTTCGACTTGGAGAGAATACTATCCAAATGCAACAATTATAGGAATTGATATTGAACCTTCATGTAAACAATACGAAGACTCTAGTAAAAATGTTTTTGTTGAAATAGGTTCACAAGACGATCCTCAGTTCTTAAATTGGGTCGCTAAAAAATGGGGACCATTTGATATGGTACTTGATGACGGTTCACATATCAATCGACATGTAATTATCTCATTTAATAATCTAATTGACTACGTAAAACCTGAAGGAGTCTACGTTATTGAAGATACTTCAACTTCGTATTGGGAAGATTGGGAAGGCGGCTTTATGCATCCAGGTTCGTCAATTGAATTCTGCAAAAAGCTAGTAGACGATGTTAACTTTAACGGTCAAATGCAGGAAGAATTTTGGAACGTTCATGCACGAAGAGAAGACTTCCTAACTAAACAAACAAAAGAAAAAGGTTTGGAAATCAGAACAGATATTGAATCTGTAAATTTCCTAAACGGTATAACTATTATAACAAAAAGATAATTAACAAATGGCACATCCTCAACAGCAAGAATTTTGTAAAAAAATGAGTGAAGTATTTCCGCAGTATTTCACTGGAAAAAAGGTCCTAGATATCGGATCTCTTGATATTAATGGAAATAACCGATTCTTCTTAACCGATTGTAACTATATTGGATTAGATGTAGGTGAAGGTCCAAACGTAGACGTTATTCAAGTCGCTCATCTATACGATGCACCAAACGAACAGTTTGATCTTATTATTTCAACTGAAGTATTTGAACACGACATGTTCTATGAGAAATCGCTACAGAATATTATCCGAATGCTAAAACCTGGAGGAGCATTCATTTTTACATGTGCTTCAACTGGTAGACCTGAACACGGAACTCGCAGATCAGACGGCAGTTCAGCCGCTCCACTGCTTGCGAATATTTCAGAAGAATGGTCTGACTATTATAAGAATTTAACTGAAGCGGCCATTCGTGAAGTTAAAGGTTTTGAGCAAGCATTTCCAGACGGAGTCTTTGAATATACAGCTCATCCTGGAGATCTCTATTTCTTTGGAGTAAAGGGCGGAATTAAGAATGACCAACTCTATAATAAGCCTACTCCAGAATCCATTATTATTTCCGAAGAATATAAGGATGACATTTTTGTTTTAGACACGTGGCCTAATACTCCAGAAAAAGAGCAGGACCTAATTGAGTGTATTTCAAAACTTAGAGAATTTGCAGGTATCCCAATCCTATTAGTATCTCACTATGCAATAAAGCCTGAAATTCAAAAATTGGTTGATTACTATATCTTTGATAAAGAAAATCCACTACTTTTAAATTCAGAATTTGAAGATCATTCAGTATCAAGCGGTAGATGGACCAGATTTGCAGATTATCAAGTTGACAATGCAATGCCGTACCATCATGATTATGCAATATGGACATCAATGACGATTGCTTTTAATTTCTGTAAATTCCTAGGAAAGAAAATGATTCACTTCATGGAATACGATAACCTAATCGATACATTCCAATACAGACAAGCCTTCTTGGAAAAATCAAAATTGCATGATGCTATTATCTATGAATATCACGAAGGTTCAAGTGTAGACACTCAATTGTCGCCTTTCATGGCAACTTTCATCTTTTCGATAAAGACGGATATCGCCGTTAAGATGATGGATCAAATAAAAACAAAACGCGAATACTTTACAAATAAGCCAAAGGGCTGGCAGTTAGAGAGAGTATTTCTTGAATACTTAAGAAAATTTACAACTAACATAGGTCACACCGAGTATATTGCGAACTCAAACGAATTAAATACTCAAGCTGTTTGGAATAGAGACGGTATCTTAAGAGATGATGGTAAATTCCAAATCTATCCAGCTGCGAGTGATAATGGAAATTTATACCTACACCTAATTTCAGGATTTCACGAAGAAAAAGCAGATAGCGACTATTTACTGGAAGTTAGATACGGTAAATTTGTAAAATTCGTAACCTTACAGAAAGACGGTTACTCATTAGTTGATCTAGGTAAATACCAAAAGGGATTAACGGCAACCGTTAATTATTTAGGAAAGAGCGTTTATTCTGAGTTTTTACAAAACGACCTATCTGAATTTATCGTAATGAATCGATTAACCCTTTTCTCAGACGCAGAGAGTCCAACTGTTTATTATAATTTTATGGATGGAGCCTATGTTGAAATCGAAACATCATCAAGTTTTAAGTACCCAGTTAAATTCATAAATAATGTAACTGGTTCAGAAGAATTTTTAACTACTCTAGGTAATAAAACTTGGGCAAAAACCTACTCTAAATACTTTAAAGATTGGAAAATTCAAATACTTGATCAGAACAGCGAAGTCATTGAAGAAATTAATTATAATATTGCTGGAAAGAAGGTTTATATTTCACTTGACTCTAAGGCGCTAGGTGATAATTTAGCATGGTTCCCTTACGTTGAAGAATTCAGAAAGAAACATAATTGTAAAGTTGTTTGCTCTACTTTTTGGAATAACTTATTTGCTGAGCAATATCCGGAAATCGAATTAGTTGCACCCGGTTCCAGTATAACAGGCCTTTATGCAATGTATAAAATCGGATGGTACAATAATAACGAAGTGTTCGATTCAGCAATGAATCCTAGAGATTTTAAGTTGGGTCCATTACAGAGAACTGCTGCTGATATTTTAGGATTAGACTACACTGAAATCAAGCCTTTAATTAAAACATACGACCGATCTACTGTCACTAAAAAAGTAGGTTTAGGAATTCACGGAACTGCTCAAGCCAAATATTGGAACAATCCAAATGGCTGGCAGGAGGTTACTGACTGGTTATTACAAAATGGATATGAACCAGTCATTATGTCAAGAGAACACGATGGATATATGGGAAATAGCCATCCAATCGGAGCCGCTAAGTTACCGGAAGGTTCAATCGAGGAGGCTGTTAAAAACATATCTGAGTGTCAAGCATTCATTGGAATAAGCAGCGGCTTAACTTGGTTAGCGTGGGCAGCAAACGTCCCAACCATTCAAGTATCTGGATTTACTGAACCCTACAACGAACCTGATAATGGAATTGTTAAATTAGCTGCCCCGGCTGGTGCATGCTCAGGCTGTGCCAATCGTTTGAGACTTGATGCCGGAGACTGGAATTGGTGCCCTGATCATAAAGGAACTAGTCGCCAATTTGAGTGTTCTAAATTGATAACTAGCGAACAAGTAATCGCTGAACTTAAGAAAATTCTCGTATAGATAATTCTATATGATACTTAATTCTAGACAGAACAGCTTTTTTATAAACTTTCCAGCAGATTTCTTTAATTCTGCTGTACAGGAGAAGTACAGTAAATATTACAGAAATCTGCTGCTACCTTACAAGTCTCTTCCGGACTTTATGGCATCCACTGTGCAAAGTGTAAACTTTCCAGGATTTAGTTCAGTTCTTCCTACTCAAACTAGGACACTTGGAAAAACTCAAGAATTACAGAGCTCAAAACCAATAGCTGATCAATTTACTAGAGAGTTAAAGGTGACGTTTAAGTTAACAGACGCGTATTTGAATTACTTTATCTTTTTAGATAATGCTCTTAACTACTTGGACCCAGCCAATGTTTCTACTGAAAATACTGGAAGAAATTCATTAGGCCAAGCACTATCCGTGCCAGCAATGTCAAATGGAAATCACCCGTTCTTTCAGCCAATCAGGCTGACTCTTCTAAACAATGAAGGTTATGCAGTTTCTTCGATTATTTTCAATCGACCAATGCTAACGTCATTAAGTGAAATGAATTTATCTTATTCATCAATCACTCCACAATTCACAACGTTTACTGCAACGTTTAAGTATTACAATTTCGATTTAGAATTAGACTTTGATTAACTATTCTGATCAGTCCAACCGCTACCAACCGTTAAGTCTCCACCGTCAATTTTACGGTTTACGTTAATTCGCTCCATTACATTTGAGCTCTTACGTTTAGAGGTCTTTTCGAAGCTCGGTAAATAGGTCTCAACGTCAACTGAAAGAGTAATATTAATTTTGTTACTATCGGTTAAGCTGAATTTGTACTGTTTATCAATTGTTTCTGATGCAGGGAATTGCAGTTGAGCTGGAATCCTAACTCCATTGTATTGAAAGTAAACCACCCGGTTTGAGTAGTTAATTGTCAACATATTTTCAGCGATTTTAAATGCTTTATTTAAGTTATCACATATAATCTTTACATCGAACTTAACCGCTAATGGAATAGAGAAGAGTTGAGCAGAGTATCCAGTTAAGATATTTTGATCGTTTGATCCACGTTCAGTTTCAGTAAAACTACCTCTAACAAATTTGTTAGTCATGTCAGATGATTTTACCTGGAAACTAGAAAGAGTAACGATTCCTCTAGGGATAATGTCATAGGTTCCTTCAGCTACCGGAATTCGGCAGTTATCCGGAAGTCCAATATAGAAATCCTTTAGGAATCCCTCGTCAGTTCCGTAATTATAAACGAATGGAACCTTGAAAGTGTCCTTGTGATCTTCACGGGATAAGCTCATTTCCATTTCACCATTAAGCAGATCAAGCAGAGCAATGGTTAAATTTCTTAAGAAAATGTCATCAGTATTAAGTGTCTTCATACAGTTATTTATTTAGAGTATGATTACGGTATCATTATTGAACTATCTGTCCAAGCCGAGGTTGCCAAGATAGGTACGATTTGCGAAAACGTGTACTCCTGTGATCGGCTAGTTAATGCCGTAACTGATGAAGGCATCGGCAAGTCGTATTTTACAAAAGTCAAAGTCCCGTTAACTGACTTTCGAACGGTGTCCGCTGAAGTTTCAAATACTTGATCAAAATCAATTGTTGATAGTTCGCTAACATTAAAGATAACAAATCTTCGGTCTTCGTATTGTTCTGCCATTATTGTTTTATTTTATTTTTTTATTTTTAGTTGTGTATTAAAGTCCAAATCTAGCCTTTGTTGTGTTATAGTTTTGAGTTATTTCATTTTGAGTTAATGCTCTATTATAAACTTTAAATATAGCACATTCCATTGGCATTTGAAATGATGTTTCAGTAGCCCTCCATATTGCGATTCTACCGTTACCACTATTAAAGTTTCTAACACTAGCATTTTCAGAAGATAATTGTTGCGATAGTGTTTGAGAAGCCCCGTTAATATAAATTTTATTGTTGGTGTATGCAACATCACTTCGCATTTCAAAAGTATAATGTTTCCAATTATTAACTAAGCCTAATGCCGAAACTGCGGATGCTGATATACCATAAACATCGCTTGCTGCCGTATTGAATCCTAAAGTACCGCTACCGCACCAAACATCATAACGGTCCCAACCGAAGAACATTCTACCGCTGTATGCCGCTCCGATTTTACACCACATCTCTACGGTAGTCGTAGTCCCTAAGCCTGGTGCAATAAAATCAGCATAGTCATTTGTCCCATCAAAAACAATTGTACCGCTATTTGCGGAACTAAACGTAGGGCCGTTTGTCAATATTCCATTTGAATTATTTCCACTTACATCATACCAAGTAGTTCCGGTGGTTGGGTATGACGGTAAAAAACCAGCGTCTAAATTCAAAACTAACCCACTAGTAACTATTCCCTCATAGTTCGACTTAACCACGATTTTATCTGTTTGCCCAGCAAAATAGGCTAGGCATTGAGCAACTGTCGTATAACTAGCTCCAGCAATTTGGTTAGTACGTTCAATTAATTTAGCATCATTCTCTGGGCAGTAAATACTTGGTCCCTGTGATGCTTTATTCAAGTAGATCGTATAACCTCCAGTCGGTGGATCGATACCATTAAAAAAGGTCGACCCGTAATCGGCTGTATTATTGCCGATCAGCATATTGCCTTTTCTGAGGCAACCTACTGGTGTCGCACCTACTGAATATTTTATTAGATTTGGCATTTATTATAAATGATTATTTGTCTTTAGTACCACAAATCGAACACAAACCTTGATTATCCAATGGCCCGTTTGTTTCACATTCTGCACAATTTCCATATACTTGTTCCATCTTTATTACATTCTATTTTTTACTGCTGCATAATTAAGAGAGACCTCGTCTTGAGATATGGTTCTTTCGTATATTCTGCATACTTGAATTTCCATTAAATCGGCTGAGTAATAGTCAAAAAATCTGATAATCGAGTCTCCTGCGGTTTTAGGATTTGAGGCGCCGACTGTGTTTGTTAAAACGCCATTTATGTAAGTTTTAACGGTGCCTCCTTCTTTTGTTACAACGATATGATAATAAGTATTTAGGTCAAACTCATCATTAGCTGAGTTCTTTCCAAAATTAGGACCGTTGAATCCTGGAGCGTATTGCCAGTGTATTAGTCTAGCTGACGGAAATCTCCAAACGCCCGGTGATCGATCTGAGCCTGCGCTGAAATAACCGAAAAATTGTTCCCAACTGCCAGTGTATCCGTTTGGATAGGTCGCTGAGCCTTTAAACATTAGCAGAAGTTCTACCGAATGATAGTCATTGTTTAGAATTGGGGAAGATGCAACATCAGCGTCATTTCCATTACTCCATAAGGAATAGTAGTTATTTTTACTCTTTTGTATATTGCAATTAGTAACAGAGTACTCACTTTGAGTCATATCGTACCAAGTAGAACCGGTTCCGGGATAAGAAACAATATTTGCACCATCTACGGATAAGACTAATCCGTCTAGCGCAATATTTCCACCGTAATAGTTTTGAAATACTTCAGTTTCCTCTAGTTGCCTATCGTATATTGAGTAGTTAGCCCCGTATCCCATTAAGCTTCTATATACGTCATCATATCGCCTAGAAATTAATACAGAATTATTGTTCGTGAAATCACCGACTCCTCCATCAAAGTTTTCATATTGAGAGTGGTTGAGATAGAGAAGTTTCCTACCATTTTCATATATAGCGGTGAAGAAATACCAGCGGTCTATTGTTAACGGATCACTATATAGGAAATGAACGTTATTTGGATTACTATTTCCATTAGTTTCAAAGTAAATTCGATTATCGTTACTTAACCAAACATCCCAACTATTAGAGTACCAATGGCCCTTTCCTATAATACCAGCAGCAGCGCTTGCTCTAGATTTATGATCTCTAATGTTTATAAATCCACAAACTGAAAATTGACTGTCTCTAGTAAATTGAAAAGTTTTATTTGTATCAACATAGTCATCGATCCCATCAAATTCAAAATACCCATTCGAATTCCATATTGGGCCATTATAAATTACTCCATTTGAACTATTTCCGCTTATGTCATACCAAGTAGTTCCAGTTTTAGGATATGACGCTGTAAAACTTGAGTCTAACTTTAAAAGTAAACCAGAGGTCGCAATATCAGGATACGCTAAATCGACTATTATCTTATCCGATTGCGAGGCTAAATAGCTAAAGCACTGACTTGTTGTTGTGTAATTTGCTCCAGCGATTTGATTAGTTAATCTAATCAGTTCAGCATCAGTTCGAGGGCAGTGTATGCTTGGACCAGAAGTTGCCTTATTAACGTAAATCGTGTATCCGCCAGCCGGTGGATTAACTCCCGAATAAAAGGACGTCCCGTAATCTTGCTGCCCGACCGCGAGTAACATATTGCCCTTTCTAAGGCAACCTGCTGGGGTTGAGCCAGTAGAATACTTTACTCCATTTGCCATTTATTGTAAAACTGAATTTCTAATTATTTATCAGACATTATTCAATTCTACCATTACCAAAAAAGCCAATCCCTAGAGACTGGCTTTTACGAAGTGGTGGAGATGGAGGGATTCGAACCCTCGTCCAAAAAACCTCTAATTAGACCTTCGTTTACACGCTTAGTCCCATTTTCTAACTGGACCAAATATCTTATTCTTTAACGACTTAAAGCTAAAGTCGGTAACGGTTCGACTTGGCCGTTACGCCATGCTGGTTTTGCAACTTTGGGTTAGTCAAGCAGTTGCCGCTTGGTCACTTATGCAGCTAAAAGCTCTTCAGTAACAGGAGCGTTAACGCTTTCGTTAACTAGACTCCAGAAATTAGTGTTGCCACTTATAGTTTTAATACATTTTAACGAGTCTTAGCATCTTCCTCGGCGTGCAGGTGTAACCGATAATTCCTGTCAAATCCGGTCATCCCCATAATAATGTTATTATACTCCTTTATTTATCAAAAGGCTTCCCTTCATAAACGTTTTACTCAACTGATAAATAACCTAAAAGAAGTCACACTTTAAATGGCAGGTCTTACTAATCAAAATACAAACCTCAGGCTGTTCACCAGTCTTCGCATACGAGTTCGCGATATTCTTAGTGAGAGTATCCAGTTCTTACAAACTACTTTTAAACAGAGTCGCTCAGTATTCACCGCGGCTTCTCCATTCGGTCAGTTATTGATCGTAGTTGAGAACTTGAGTCAACTTATCTTTTATTACATTGAAGATTCAATCACAGAGCTAAATATCAATGAGGCAAGTAGAGTTTCATCAATCTATTCACTAGCTACCCTAGCTGGACACAATCCAAGCAGAGCAGTCGGTGCAACTGGTCAAATTAGAGTAATCAGAAAAACTGGAATAAAGCCTACTGCCTCAAAGGTCGTAATCAATAATTTATTTAGAATCACCTGTGCAAATAACGGCTTAACTTACGCAATTGAGTTAACGCAAGAAGAGGTTAGACTTGCCTTGACTGGAACAGAAACTCCTGCTATTTTTAGTATTAGACAAGGTCAAATCGAATCACAAACATTTACGGCAAAGGGAATTCCTTTTGAGAGTTATCAAATGGGAGCTCCTAACAATTTTTACCTAGATAATTTCATGGTAAACGTTTATATAAATGGTGAAAAATGGCAAAAATACGAGTCTCTTTTGGATATGCCAAGAGGCGGAAAATGCTTTCTTGCTAAAACCGGTATTACAAATGGATTAGACATCTATTTTGGAAACGGCTCATTTGGAAAGATTCCTAATACTGGATCAACTATCGTCGTTGAATACTTAAATACGGACGGCGCTTTCGGAAACGTAAAAGTAGACGACCCAAGACAAGTACAATTTACTTTTACTGATACTGGATTCTCTCCAATTGGGGAAGAAATCTTAATGAATGACTATTTTTCAATCGTAACAGTAAGTCCTCCAAATTTTGGAGTTGACCCGGAGGATCCTAACTTAACTAGACTAATTGCGCCAAAAGCCTCAAAGAATTTTGCCCTAGTAAATATTGATAACTATGAAGTTCTTTTGCAGAAGATGCAAATGTTCTCAACCATAAAAGTATTCCTTGATCAGGACGCAAACGGTAATATTCTAGATTCCAGAATGATTAACTTATTCCTAGTGCCAGACGTATCTCAAATGTTTAATAATGGAACTGACTACTTTAACTTACCGTTAAGTAACTTTAAGTTAACAACATTCCAGAAAAATGAGTTAATGAAGTACATTGAAAAATCAGGTACAAAAATGATTTCGTCTGATCTAAAAATACTTGATCCTAAGATAAGTAGGTACGCACTAAACGTAAGTATCATTATGTTTGACGATGTTTCTACTGACATTGTTAAGTCTGATATAGCGGACGCCATCGGTAACTACTTTATTAAATTAAAAAGACATGACCGTGTACCAAAGAGTGATCTTATTTCAGTAATTGAAGCAATTAATGGAGTTGACTCAGTTAACGTTAATGTCGTAAGTGAACTTAACGAGCTTGATAAAATAACCAACCCGTCTTCTACTTCGATTATTGGACTTGACGACTTTAACGATATTGTTATTGGGCTAGACGAATTCCCAGTATTACGAGGAGGTTGGAAAGACAGCCAAGGAAACTCATACGCTGAAGGCCTTTCCGATACTGGATTAGGTGCATTAAATATTCAAATTAAAGCACAAGTAGTTCGTAAAAATACTGGCATACTATGATAAGAAACTCTCTATACCAAACAGTGTATAATAGAAAAGACCAACGTCTTCATCTAGGTTACAAATACAAAGATGCCCTAATGAAGCGAGTCCTTTCGAATCAAATGTTTGGAGCAAATCCAGTCTTAGATGAGTTCATTGCCTATTTAGAAGCTTATATGTATGAGCATATTGAGGCAGTTAAGCAAATCAAGATCTTCGCTAATCCAGCGCTAGATAAGAATGAAAATCGACTAAACTAATGTATGGCTGGACCAGTATTCTCCAAAGAAAAGAAGGCTCAAATCAAGGGAGAGCTTGAGTCTCTATTGAGCACCTATTCAGGTGGACCAAATCACGATGAAGATAATATAGACGATCAGCTTGCGGAAATCGCAGCAGCTCCTCCATTAGACTTTATTGAAATGAATTCTGAATTTGAAAAGCAGGCAAAGAATATCACAAATTCAATGCTTAAGTTCTACGTCGATCTTGGCGTACTTGAGAAACATGAATACGTAAAGCAGAAACAGATCCTAGACAATTCAAGTATTCAAAATATCTTCTTTCAGTTAAAAACTATCAGAATGGCAATTGAAAAAATTGCTGAAGAAATTAATCAAGGAAACACTCACCCTAGACTGTTTGAGGTGTTTGGGCAATTACAGGACAAGTTAACCTCAGTTGTAAAAACTCAAGCAAATTACATGCTATTCCTAGAGGATACGTATAAGAAAGTAAATCAAGATGTTGAACAGAGAGAATCCGGCGGTGGAACTACCAGTCGAGCCCTTCCTACCAGCACATCTGACTATTACATAACCGCAGGTACAAAAAATTTAATTAAAGAAATTGACGCAATTGAGATAGAAGATGACGATTCAGATTCTCGACACCTAACTCATCCATCGAAAAAAACAGAAGTCATGCTGGAAAGAGGATTATCTAACGTAATCATCGAGGAAGAAGATGGTGAAGACTTTTCTGGAGACGTCAATTCGTTAATATGAAAGATTTTATAGCAAACAGCGGCGGTAGAACCCAAATGAAATTGTCCAATCTCGATCAAGAGAATAGCGCAATTTGGACAACCGTTAAGATACAACAATTACTCGATGATTTTGAAAATGGGGTAATTGATATTAAGACAATCCGAAACTCTCCTTTTAAGGACAATGATCCAGTTTGGAAAAAAGCTAATATTGTTTTTGAATACACACCCGAAGAGCTTGAGGAATTAAAGAAGTGTAAAGCTGATCCAGTTTATTTCGCTTCCAAATACGCCCAAGTAATGACGGAAGACGGAATTCAACAAATTACACTAAGGGATTATCAGGAAGAGATTATTAAATCATTTAAGAATAATCGCTTTAACTGCCTAATGGCAAGTCGCCAGATCGGTAAGACTGTAATGTCGGGTGTATTTATTGCATGGTACCTAATTTTTCATACTGATAAAAACGTATTAGCTGTAGCGAATATTGCATCAACTACTAAAGAGGTATTAGATAAAATTAAATCGGTACTTGAAAACTTACCGTTCTTTCTAAAACCTGGATGTATTTCAAATAACGTAATGTCACTTAAGTTCGACAACGGCTGTCGTTTGATCGGTAGAACAACTACGAAAAATACAGGTATTGGTTTTACAATTCACGTACTGTACATTGATGAGTTCGCCCATATTAATCCATCTTACTTGGACTTCTTCTATCGAGCAATCTATCCGACGATCTCAGCCTCCTCAAATTCCAAGATTATTATAACATCCACTCCGAATGGAATGAACCGTTTCTACGAAATCTACATGGATGCACTGAATGGGGATAATACTTACGTTCCGCTACGAGTTGACTGGTGGCAAGTTCCAGGCAGAGACGACGCATGGAAGCAGATGACTATTGCCAACCTAGGATCAGAAGAAGATTTTAATCAGGAATACGGGCTGCAATTCTTCTCTTCGGATAAACTATTACTGCCTTCCAAGGATCTTAGAAAGATATTTACGTTCAGGACGACATACGTCACCCCAGAATGGGCGCAAGCTCCAGACAATATGAATCTATTAGATGGCTTCTCAGTTCATCCTAACTTTAGCAAGTTAACCCCTGATGATATCCGCAATGACGGTAATATGTACATATTCTCAGTCGATACCGCGTCTGGCGTAGGTCGTGATTACTCAGTTATTAATATTTTTAAATTGACTGCTCTACCGTATCGAATGCTTGACCAAGTTAAGGACTTTATTAAAAATGAAGGCGACTTTTTTGGACTGGTTCAAGTAGCCTCGTTCAGATCAAATAAAAAGGATATTAATGAATTCACTAATGTTCTGGAATACTTAACGTACTCCTTGTTTAATCCTGAAAAAGTCAGACTCTTAATTGAGTTAGACCATAAAGGGGATTATGTAATGGACAAAATACAGCAGAACGAACTTTTTTGGCCCGGCCAATTAATACATTCAAAACATACAATCTCTTCAACTAACTGGAAACCCGGTTTAAAGATGACTGAGACGAATAAATCAAAATATTGCGAACGTTTCAAGTACCTAGCCGCAGTTAATAAAATTCTTCCTAACGAATTTAAAACAGTTCATGAACTTGGTGCATTTGGAAAATCTTCAAATGGAACATATAGAAGCCAAAACGGCAATGACGACTTGGCAATGACATGCGTTTCAACTGCAGCATTCTTTGAATCTCCGAATTTCTGGGAACTCGTTAATGAAGAACTTGACAGATTACCTAAAGACTACTTGGAAAAAGTGTACGCCGATTTTCTTGGAGAAACCTATATTAGTTCCTCAAACGGATATGATTATGGGGCTCTTAGAGAATTAAATGCAACTCCAGCAATAAAAAAACCTGGAGCAACTAAACGGTTTGATGAAAATACGGTTGACCAATACCGTAATTTACTCTCTCAGTTTTACGGAAATAACAATAATGGCGGATGAGATACGACATGCTAATCAACTTCGATTACGAAGGAAACAAGAAACAAATATTCGATATAGTAGTTTCTCATATTCAAGAAGCTCACGAAAGTAAACTACCTAAAATCTTTATTCGAGAGTTAACTATCATCGACGAAAAGGTCGATGTAATTGCCCAAGAAAAAGATTGGCCAGACTGCTTAACTAAAGCACTAAATTTTTACAAACAGATTGAAGACTACGAGTCTTGCTCAAAGTGTCAAACTCTATTGGCCAAGATTCAGTCTCCAAATAAAAAAACAAAATCAAATGGCAGAAAGACAAGTTAGGAAAAAACCGCAAATAACAAAAATTGAGTTAAATGAAAAAGACTTACGTCAAATCAGTTTAAAAAATTCGCAAGGAGAGTATCTAGACAAGATTATTTCGAATGACATTACGTTTTGCTACGGCCCAGCTGGTACCAGTAAAACGTTTACTGCTTGCCTAGCCGCACTAAAGCTTTACATGGGCGGAAAAATTAAAAAGATTATTCTTTCAAAACCGATTCAAGAGTCCGGCGAGAAGCTTGGGTTTTTACCTGGCGAAATAAAGGATAAAATTGATCCATTTATGGAAAGTTATCGATCAAATTTGGTAAAATTACTAAATGATCCGAATAATGTGGGATGGCTTGAAGCCATGGGAGTTATTGAATTTAGACCTCTTGCCTATATGAGAGGAGCAACCTTCGATAATTGTTTAATGATATTGGATGAGGCACAAAATGCTGATTTCAAACAACTTATGCTTTTCATTACTCGAATGGGTAAAGATTCAAAAGTATTAATTTGTGGCGATGTTAGCCAATATGACATCGCAAAGAGTAAAGTAGCTTTACCGGAGTTTATTTCTCTATTAAATGGGATTAATGGATTGGCTATTCACCAATTTAGAGATGAGGATATTGTCCGAAATAAGATTTTAATACAGATCACGGATCGATACGAGAAATGGAAAGCAAATAATCCCAAACACTTTTAACTAAAATACTTGATGAGCGCGTACGACTTAATTAACAAGCAGCTAAATGACGAAATGCAGAGCCTTGCGGAGCTTATTAAATCTGGCAAATACACGGAAAGAGACAGAAATCGACTAGCTTCAATAATGTATCCCAAACTAAAATACTTCATTTGGAAGTTTTTTAATGACCCAGATGAGACGGATGAGGTTTTACATAATACGCTATTTAAAATCTTTAAGGGACTTGCTTCATACAGCGATAGTTATAGGTTCACTACGTGGATCTATACTATCGCTAAAAACGAAGCCCTACTCCACCAACATAAGTTAAAAGTTCAATACGCAACCAGCATTGACAATTTAGCAAAACCTCTAAATTTACCAGACGAGTCAGTAAGTACTTTCGAAAAAGAGATTTACATGGACTCTCTCTACACCATGACTACTTCTGAATTAAACGGGCTCCCTGACTGTATTGAAAAATTTATCCTAATTGACAAGGAATTACATCACATGCGAGGTAATGAAATTGCTGAGAAATATGCAATGAATCTAAATACAGTTAAAACCAAAATACGAAAAGCTCGTAAAATGTTAAAGGAAGCTGTTTTAACTAAAAATCCGGAAATGGTAGACCGATTAACTGAATACTTTTAACTATGAAACTATTAAACTTTATAAATCCAGTCATTGCCTTTAATTCGGCTAAGGACATTATCAAGGACCTTAATAATTATGTCTTTTATAGAAAGCAGATAAAGAAGATGGAAACTCAAAACTTTTTTAAGGATTTGAATGCCAGAACTGACTTATTGAGACGTGTCTATTATGTTCTTAATCTTGAACCTGAAACTCTGTTAGCGACTGGTGATCTAGCTGATCTTGAGAAAAGTCGAGTATTTGAGTCAGTTTCTAAAATACAGGGTCGATTCGCCGATCATAATTTAGTTGAAATAATTAATGTGTCCTCTACTCGAATTAAAACAGATGAGTATTACGCGTTCTTAATTCTAATTAAATACGATTCTAAATTCAAATTTTCAAATCTATTAAGAGTCCTAGGGTTTGCCCTAATCGCCTATTTCGGAATAACTTACATTGGCTATTTAGTTAATAACATCAGCCAAATACAAGAGTCGGCTCTTCAAATTATTAACGGAAAGTAAATAAATAACTAAAAGAAATAACTTTTATGAAATTCATTAAATTACATTTTGAGAAAATTGTACTTGGATTACTGTTAATCCTAATGGTACAACAGTGCAATAATTCAAGTAAAATTGCAAAAGTTGAAAAACAGGAAAAGCTAATGAATCAAAGAATTGATTCAGTGTATACCTCAGATCTTAAGAAAATGATTGAGGTTGAAGGTTTAAAAGCGTCCAAACGTACACTATACGACTGGAATTCAGTTATTAGAACAACGGTTAGACCTGATGATCGTATGAACCAATACGATTTAGAAATAGAAAAAATCAGAAATTCTAAGTAATGTCAAGCAAAGCAACAAAAATCTTTATTATTGGGACGTTTGTTACTCTATACTTATTAGTATCAGTAATTTCAACAATCCACGTTATTGATTTCTTTAGTATGTCTAACCCACCATGGTTAGCAATTAGCCTAGCAATCGCATTTGAGGTAGGAGCAGCAGCTTCTCTTGCATCAATTATCACATTAGATAAGATGAATAAGGGAATTGTTTGGGCTCTTTTTATTCTATTAACTGCAATGCAGGCAATGGGAAATACCTATTACACATACGTTCACCTTAAGGATTTTCAAGGATGGATTGAATTATTTGGCCTAGTTGAAGAAGAATTGATATACCAAAAACGAGTACTTTCAATTGTTAGTGGAGCAATTCTACCAATCGTTGCATTAGGCTTCATTAAATCACTAGTTGACTACATTAAACCGGCTGATACCGTAAATGATACCGTAAATGATATAGTAGGTGATCCTGTAAATCCACAAATTACTGACGCTGTTACTCAAGCAATTGAGATACCATCGGATGATCTGTTTGAGGATTTGGAAAAAATTGAGACTTTTCCTGCTAGCGAGCAAGAAGTATACGAAACCGAACCGGTTGTAATTGAAGAAGACGTGATCACGGATGAAGTAGAGATTTCTCCAAGTCAAATTGAAGAAATTCCAACTGAAACACAGGTAGATAATAAAGATATACAAATGTCAATCGATGATAAAATAGCCAGAGGCCTTACTTCACACAAAAGTGGAATATTATTTAGCGACGTTATTTAAAAAAGTCAACCATGAATGTCATACATTAAATTTCAAGACGATCCGATTGCCCAAAGATTTAACAATTCATTTGCTAATCTATGCGCGGGCGATCCTACTAAAAAGGTTTTAAAATTACTAGATCGTTGTTTTAAGATTTTTAACAATGGAAAATCTGAAGCAAGTTTTTGTGATTTAGAGAAATTTCTATATCCAGTAGACGGAAGTCAATCTATTGATTTTGAAGTATGTGGAGGAAACCCTGGCGAAACTTTAGTGATCTATGATAATTCACTAGATTCAATAATTCCAACTTACCAAGCAAACGTAACTACTCCCACTAATTATCCAGCTGTATCAAATCCATTAGAATACTTTACAGCAATTCCAGCAGGAACTTCTTCAAGCCCAGCGTATTATCTACTACAGAATGACAGAAATTACGCACGTGGCTGTATCTTGTACATCGACTATCCGAGTCTTGATAAAAACGGTGAGGCCATTGTGCCAGCCGCTCTATCTTGCGATATAATTATTACGGACTACACAGGTTCGTCTATTTCATATCCAATTTCACAGTTCTTTTCACAGTTCAGTAATCCTGAGACTCTTAACGCAACTAAGCTGATAAATAAGATAGAGATACATAATCCAAATCTAGACTTTAGTATTAAGGTTAAAGGCTTGGTAGTATATGTAAAAAGCAACACTGATCCAAACAATTGTGCTTGCTAAAAATACTAAAATGAAATGAACAATATTGTTGCAAAACTTGTAAAAAAACACGGAACCGCTAATAACAGTACAAATTACACGCCGGTCTTTACTACTCAAAGTACTAGAGATACTGCGTCCGATGCAACTACTGGAGTAGGTTACTTTACTGATACATGGTTCGGAGTTCACAATCCTCAAACTACTGCACAAACTGTTACGGTATGGACCGTTGACCAAGGAATTGGAGGATCTGGCGTAGACGTACGAATTCTCCCAGGAGAAACTTTCTATGCAACTCTTTCTAAATTAACAGTATCTGCTGACATGGTTCTATTAGGTATACCAACAACATTTAGTAGATAATGACGCCAATCTTAACATTCGGTCAGAGACAGCAAGCAATGAGAGGTCTTCCTTTTTATGGGAAGGGCGATTTTAATTTTGTTGCATCAAGAAGCGGTTTCTCAAACGGTATTGCAATTAGTATTTTACCGTTATCCGATTTGTCTAGACCTCAACAGGTTGAAGTAGACGACTTTGTCCAAGATGTTAAGGCTTTAAATCAAGCATTCAAAAAGGGTTCTAGATTAACTGGAGTTAAGGTTAACTCTACTTTTAAAAACAAGAAACATGAACCTGAAAATATTATCGGAAAGTTTGAAGCTTTCAAAATTGATAAAAAGCACAAAACCATCAGAGCTTTCATTAGGGATCCAAAAACAATGGAAGTAATTGAAGTTTATCCTGAAACTTTAAATAGACTTAATGAGTCTAAATCGTATCTTGCGAAAACCTTCCTAGATTTCGTGATATAATTCTAAAAAACTGTTTATTTATGGGCAACGAACAAGACCGTCCGCTTAATCAAGAGGATGAAGTTCAAGCATTCCTTGAATCTGAGGACGCTAAATACGGCAAGAACTCTAATAACTCCAATAAATCAATTGAATCTGAAAAACCAGTCACTAGTTTAGGCCAAGCTATCTCAGCCGGACCAATTCAATCGACCATTTCTGGCGCAAATGATAACTTTTGGAAAAACATTCCATTAGAAAATTTACCGTCACGTGGACTATTCTACGCTAAAGGCTCTGAGTTAACGGTTAGAGCAGCGACTGTTTCTGAGATTCGACACTGGTCGACTATCGACGATAGCGATGTCTTAGACATAGACGACAAACTAAATTTTATAATTGAGAAATGTACACGTTTTAAAGTAAACGGCGGACAATCCTGGTTAACTTGGAGAGATATTTCAGAAGTCGACCGATTGTACATCATCTTTGTAATTCACGAAATAACTTTTCCAGAAGGACAAAATGAGCTATTTACTAAAATTGCGTGTACTCAAACTTGCTCAGAAGACGGTGCTTGGAGCGATGACGTTAAGGTCAGAAGCAACATGTTACAACTATTCGATCTTCCTGAAGAAGTTGAGGTTTGGTATTCTGACGAATATCGATGCTTTGAAGTAGTTTCCCAGAAGTTAAATGAGACGTTTTACCTGTACATGCCGACTCTCGGTGTAATTGAAAGACTTCGTAAACGAATAGCTGAGTCTAAATTAACTGGTCGCCAAATTGATAAATCTTTTATTAAAATTGCACCATACCTTATTCAAGACTGGTCAAAGTTTGGACAGGAACAATATTCATCTATTCAATCTGAATCATTTTCCTGGAACCTAAATAAATTTACATTTATTACAAAGTTCTCAGAAATGATGCAAGCTTCACGAGATAATTCAATCGGAACAATTTGTCCTAAATGTGGGTCAAAATTATCCAGTTCAATTTTTTCGTCAGACAGCTTCACGATCAAAGATCTTTTCCTTATTTCAGGTAGACTTAATGAACTTATTTGAGACAAACCGTCTCTTGGCCGTGAAGCTGAATCAATCGATAACCGAACTGTACACTCTACCGTTCTATGAGTATTTAAGTTACGTTAAATTTCTAGTAGACGAGTCTGGAGAATCTGTTCAAGAAACATTTGAAATTCAAACAGGACTTGAGGACTAATCGACTCAAGTCCTTCTTTTTTTAATAAATAACTAAAAAGATTACACAATGACTAACCTAGAAAACTCTTCTGCCTTTGAAACTGATCAAGAGTCAGTTCTTCTTGCTGCATTAGATAGAGTTTTCAGTAAAAAAGCTCCAACTGGCGACGCGATACTCGAAGGTGAACTCTTAAAGAATGTAAATACTCAAGCGACTACTTCAGTTAGATCAGTTCCAATTGAAACTCCTTCGCCCACAGTTGATGGAGTTGACTTAAACCCAGTAGATTTAGATAAACCAGTAGTTATTGAACTTAAGCCTATTGAGGTACTTGTAAAACCAACTGACGCTACTTCTGGAAAAGTCACAACTGCTGAGATTGAGAAAAGCCAATTACAATTAGCTCCAGCTAATACAACTACTGTTAATAATACGTCAATTTCTAATTCTTTACCTAGTCAATTAGCAGCAGCTGCCTCAAATTCGTCAGTGAATTCATCTAATATATTAGTAGACTCCAGTAAAAATGTAATGGAGTCAATACAGTCGTTAACTAAAAATTTGAGCAAGACCGACTCGATCAACTCAATCGTTAACAATTCAGCTCTTATTGAATCGCTTAGATCATTAGCTAACGGGTCGAAGGATGCCGATGCAATTAACTTATTAACTAAAGACTCACTAACGAAGGTAACCTCTAATTCTGAAAAATCAAAGGCCGAGTCTTCTAATTTATCTACATTAGAGAGTTCAATACTCTCGACGCTTACCGGAAAGTCTGACTCGACTAATACTAAAACCGATGAGGTTACGAATAACTTAACTCAAGTAAAAAGTTCAAAATTAGTTGAGTCGTCAAATGTTAAAAAAATGCTAGCTCCAGATAAAACGTTAGAAAAAAGCGTAACTAGCTTATCTAAATCTTTACCGGACGCAGTTAATAACTTAAGTAACTCAGTAACTTCAATTTCGCCGCAAACCAGCTCGTCAACCTCAGTTATGAATGAAGGGGCAAAGATTGATCAACGTAACCAAACTACGATTAATAGTCCTACTTCTGGAAATATGAATAAGGCTGAGTCTGCTGACTCTAAGCCAGTAGCTATTGCTCCAGGCATAAACAATGACTATTACTTACAGGCAATATACTCGGCACTAATGTCTGGAAAAATAAAAGTAACCTTAGGATACTAATAACATGAAGCACTTTAAAGAAATTAAGCAAATCATATCAGAATACGACCGAATCAATGCAGGTTTATCTGAACTTGAAAAAATGACAAATCTTCTTCAGCTTAGAAAAACTGAGTTGGAGCATGCACTAAATTCAAATAAGGAAAAGGAGAAGACTCTAATAGATAAAATAGTAAAGGAAACAGGCGAACAGCCTGATTACTACAAAATTATGCAAGAATTAAATGTTTAAATCCCTTCTTAAACTAGACATTAAAACTCTATTGCTTATCGCATTAGTGATTATAATAGTCTTAATGAGATCGTGTGACGGTTCAGGAAAAAACCCCGGAGAAATCATCAATATTGATGGTAAGAAATACGAAGTATTAAAACACACAATTGATACGGTAATTGTACCTCATGATACTATTGTATACCGAAAGGGTAAAGATATTTACCATGAAGTCCCAGTGTATCAAGTAGTGCCAATTGATGTAGACACACTCGCTATACTTAAGGATTTTTATGCAAAGCACGTTTACATCGATACTCTAAAATTAGCCGATTCACTAGGATACATTGTAGTAAATGATACAATCTCTGAGAATTCTCTTCTCGGTAGACTTTGGACCGCTCAAGTAAATAAAACAACGATCAAGGAACAAATAATCGTTAAGGAACTTCCTAAAAACCAAGTTTACATTGGAGTAGTTGGAGGATTTGACAAGGTAAATATCGTTAATTTTGCAGGCCCTTCTCTATTATTAAAAACCAAAACCGACAAGATTTATAGTGTCGGAGTCGGTTATGCTGGAAGCGGAGCAGTTTCAATCCAAGGAGGAATCTACTGGAAAATTAAATTAAAGAAATAATTAAATACGCATGACATCAAGGTTTGTAACTCTATCTGACTATTGTATATTGGAGTACATGTTGACTCCAGCGGGCGATCCTGCACCAGAGATAATTAATACGAACTATTATTTTCTCGAAAATGCTCATGTTGATCTGTTTCAGATTTACAATACTGATGCCTATGCAGCAACGACTAAAAACTCAAGAGGATTAAGTGTAGTACCGGTTGGAGGATCTAAGCTGATTAGAGTTGACTTAACTGATATTCCAATTTATACTGCATACGATCCAGCAATAAGTGAAACTGAATTATCTAATAGCTATAGTAATGCTCTAGTCATGGACACTATGCGATTCCATTTTGCATCAGGGTTCAATTTTACAGAAGTTGAAAATATTATATTAGGAGCTCGCCAAAAATTAAATGACTTAAAGCAGATCCAGCTAGTTAATATTTTAGTGACTTCAGTTACTGCACAAGACCTTTTAACCTTCAACAATAAACCGCTTTTCTTAGCAAATACAATTTACGATAAGTACATTGATATTAAAGTCCCAGCATGTTCGTATCTAGATGAAGACTTTACGCAATTCGGGTCAGCTTCCTTTGAACATGCGATTACGAACGGTACTGGTTTTATTAAAAACTCACCAATCACCGTATCTTTAAGTGAAGCTGAATATGAAGACCTATTTGCAGATAACGGCGAGCAGTATGAAGCCTACCGCGTTGTTAATTATTACGAAGGTTCAGTTGCGCAAGTAAATGAATTTGATAGTTTAGGAGCAGTTATTCAAGAAGCAATAGATGGAGACTATATTGAATTCTTTGCAACATGGAACGGCGCATTCCCAGAAGACTTAATATCTACTCTTAATGCAAAAGGCGTAGATAATGACTGGATCTTAATTCATAACTTACAAGTATACGAACAGGTTGGAAGTATTATAACTCCTTCTGGAAATTTTCTAGTCTATCAAGAAGACAATTTTGATGTTCCATTATCATACAGACCAATTCTAAAGGATGCAGGTTTTGCAGTTTCAATGTCAATCGACTATATCGTACGGTTACTTAACAAAAAGACCGGAGATCAAGTAATCAGAACCGGGTCAATGTCTCTGTTTAATCCAAATAAGTATGGAAAGCACTTAGCTAAATTGGAACTGGCAGATAAGCCTCAATCTATGAAAGTTTATAATAAAATTGTTCAAAAGAATTTAGAGATAAGTAACTTATTTACTGGTAAAAAAATACCAACAACAGCTACGCCAACTGCATCAATTGTGTATGTAGACAAACCAGTTAACGTAGCAGTTCCGACTTTTTATAAACAGGCAAATATTCGAATCAGCCAAAAGAACGCTCTACTAAAAGCTACTAACGGAACGTCTGAAGTAATTTTTGGACAAGGCGACATGGTTTTACCAATTGACCCAACTGACAATTACATTAAGTTTTCAGTGTATGAGGCTAACCCAGCTAAACCTAGCGAGCAGACTCCAGCTAATTTGAATCCCACTTCAACTTTCACCCTTAACTTCGGTAAAGACTCGAAGTATACATATAATTCACTAAGTGATCCGGCTGTCTCGGAACCAGCTAGTGGAAAACTGGCCTTTCGTATACCTAAGGATCAAGCGAAACAGATTCTTGAATCGACTGACTCGCTAATGTTTATTTCATTAATTGGAGTAGACGGAAGCGAAACTTTATTATACACAGGAAAATGGATGGCTTCTTCTGACTACGGCGCAATTTTAAGAGCAAATGATGCTGCTAAAAATGCACTACTAAATGACCCGTATGAAACAATTGCAACTTTAAACAAGTCAATTGCGGATCTTACGACCGAGAATGAAAAACTTAAAACCAAGATAGTTAGTTCAAAGAGCGTAAGATACTCAAGGGTTGACGAAACCTCTAAATCAATCAACCCGATGGCTGGATTTAGGAATGCAACATAACGTAAGTAATTAGGCTATCCTATAAATAATATAGACGATAGCAGATAAATAAACTTATCAAAAACGGATAAATAATAAAAAAGACAAGCGTTTCAATGAACGGTCTCATACAAGAACTAACTAACGAGCTCAAAAATAATTCGAGCGTAAATTCTAGCATTGCTGCTAAAGTAGTATTAGAATCAATTAACAACTCACTAATGTTGGGGGTTGCAAATGATCAGATTTTAGAAAACTCTCTAAATACACTAGATCAATTCGCTACTGAATTGGTAAACGAGAATATTAAAGAAGTGGTAGCTAAATTCAAAAAAATGGCAGAAAAACCAACAAGCCGTCTTCAAAACATGGCTAAAGAAGCAGGTCTTTCTATCAAGATTCAAGCTATCAAAGAGGCACAAATTTACAAAGATCCAGTAGTTAAGCATACAGTTGCTAGACTAGAGGAAGCTGTTAAATCTATGCCTGAATTTAGAGCAATCCATTTCTTCTTTGAAGGTCTATCTAAGTTTAACTACGATACGACTGTTTCTGAAGTTTTAGAATCATTATCAACTTACGTTAATGAGAATCGTATTAAACTTGAAATCTTAAATTCAATTTTCGAAATGAGAGTAACTGGTGCAGTTCTTTATAAAGATGCATGTTCTCTATTGGAACAAGCTCTATTGGAAAATGTACAGACAGCTGATTCATTAAAAATGAAATTACGTTCTCATTCTAATTTGCCAGTAGTTAACCAATTGATTAATAAAATTAGCATGCTAGAATCTAAAGAAACTGGTTCGTTTAATTTAGGTATTGGTAACGGCGATGCATTCGTAAAACCTATTATTGCTCCTTTTTATAAAGTTAGCGAAAACTCAGCACTAATCTTTGTAGATAATAAATTTATCAAAGTATCGGAAGATGCGGATCCTACTCAAGTATCAGCAGACGATGCAAAAGACTTTCCAGATTTCTTTGAAACTTGCGAAGCCTTCAGTGCCCTAAACTTCAAAGAGAAGAGCACAGAATTAGTATCAGCTAGTAGAAATTTAACAGTTGCTTTTGGAATTAACGAAAACGGCTCATTGAACCTAAAAATCAATGGTTCAGTAATTGATAATATCGATTCAGTTAAATTTTCAGAAATCGTATTAATGGAGACCATTGATACTCGTAATGCTCTTACTAAAATCTTCAAAAACTTAGACCTAATCGTTAATTTAGAGTTTGGAAAAACAATCGTTAATGAAAGACTTGGTAAAGAATCGATCGTTTTAAATTTCGGAGAAGATATTTACGTATTCGAGAAATTAGCTGAGACTAGAATTCTTAAGAAAATGAAAGGTTTAACTTTCCATAATTATGTTATGGAAAACTTCAAATACGATGTTAGCGAAATGTACTCTATTCAATTGGAGGAAAGAGAAGCCAACCTTAAATCACTTGATGCTGAAAAAGTTACGATTGAGCAAAATCTTGCTAAATTAGAAACTTCAATCTCTCAAATTCAAGAGGCCTTAACTGATACATCTCTTACGGCAGACTATCGTGAGAAACTTAATGAACTTAAGATGTCAATCGAGAAGAACGTTAATGCTCTTAAGAATCAATACATTTTAGTAGACCAGTCCAAAAAAAAAGCCTAACTGAGTCTGAGGACATTACTATAGTGTCCGCGACCGCAGCTAAGTACGTAACTGGCCAAAAGGTCATGTTAAAGTCTGGGCAAAGTGCTACAATTGTTGGAATCGATCCAGTAGGTCAAACCTATAAAGTAATGGGAGCAGACAATCAATATAAATCAGTAAAACCTGATGAGATTGATAAACTCGATACTGGTAAATTTACCGATTATCAAGCTTCAGGACCTGATCCAAAGAATCCAGACGAACTCTCAATTAAAACAAAGGACGTTGCCGTAGACCAAAAGTAAGTATCTGTAGTATAATTACTAAAAGAAACTTACAAATGGCTGACGTATTATGCTCAATTGAAGAGGCTCGCGAAAATGGCACCCTTCAGGTTTTCGAAAAGAAGACCAAATATCACGATTATCAATTCTTAGTTAGATCTTCTGAAGAGATTAAATTTAACGTGTCTCAGAATATCTCTACTAAACCTACTGGTGGAGAATACTTCAAACCTCTGTTCATACCGCATTATGCACAAAACGGCGGCCCTATGCTCTTAGAAGACTTGGACCACGAAGACGTTTGGTTGGATGCAGGCGGCCACATTGGCATATTTGCAACTCGTTTACTAACGCAATTTCCAAAAGTAAAGAAAGTATACTCATACGAACCTTTCCATAATAACGTGGAGTTCCTAGAACAAAACCTTCAAATGAATAGTGTTGAAGATCGTTGTGAAATTATCGAAAAAGCAATTGTCGCGGACGATTCAACTGAAGTTGAATTCTACTTATCACAAGATTCAGGTAAGCATAGCGTCCATCACATTAGAGGTCGTCAGGTCACCACCGTACCTGCTGAGAATATTAACACTATAATCAAAGAAAAGGGTATCACTGCGATCAAGATGGATATTGAAGGTCTTGAATACGATATGATTAAAGCTTTAAATCAAGAAAGTTTAGATCAAATCAGGTTATTCATAGTTGAATACCATTTTCACTACAGCTGGTTATTGGAAAATCGCTCAGCGAAATTTACAGAGATCCTAGATATTTTTAGAGCTAACTTTGGAGAACTCTTCGTTAACCCTAAAACAATAAACGGCAAACACTTTATTACTCACTTCGCAGGATTTAAAGGACGTTAATGAGCCCATACGAACTTTTACAGGAAATTTATCATGATGACCCGTGGAAGTCGCAAGTCTGCTGTATTCTATTGAATTGTACTCGTAGAAAACAGGTAGACCGAATAAGAGAAGAACTATTTAACACATATCGAGACGCGGCTGAGTTATCAAACGCTGATCCTATTCAATTGGCCGAAGTAATTCGGCCTCTTGGTTTTTATAATCGCAGGTCACGATCATTAATTAAGTTTAGTACTGAGTGGATTACAAAAGAGTGGGATCATCCTCGAGAACTTCATGGAATTGGGCAGTATGCAGCAGACTCATGGGATATTTTTTACAATAATAGACTTGACATAGAACCCAATGATGGAGTTCTAGTAAAATACTTAGAATGGAAAAGACAAAATCATTATACTGCTACTTTGGCGAACTAGGAATTTTTGAAGAAAATATCCCAGGCCATACTTTTTATCAAATTGGATTACTTGATGCAATCTCTGAAAAATACGGAAACGAGAATTTCGATTTCTATAATTACATGGACACAGAACGTGCATTTGCCGTTAGGCCGATATATCCAGACGGAATACTTGGACAGGTGTTTGAGGGTTTTACTCAACACTTAATCAAGGAGTATCGAATTGGCTATGAGGATGTTCTTCTGAATATGTCAAATAAAGAATACGATAAAATTTTCTTAAAGGCTAGATTCAGAAATCTTTCAACTCTCCAAAAGAAGTTAAAGGATGCTCAGAGATTTGAGACATTTATAAAACATGCATTGGCTTGCGGATACGCTCCATCTGACATCGTTATTTTAGATACTGACTTATCTCTAAGTCCGGAATTCTTAGAAACGATTGAGAATCTTGGGATAACTAGAGAAATTGTCTCAGTAACTATTCCAGGAATAGGATCAAAATTCTTAGATTCGTGTTTGTCTGTGCATGAGAACTCAATAAAGCCGACTGTTAACAGCTTACTATATTACGGAAATCTGTCATTTGATAATTATAAAGAAGGTCACACAAAAAACCCAATAATAAATGATATTATTACTCAGGTGGAAAATGTGAAAATGTTCAACGGTGATACTTTTCAATTAACTGTATCGGCTAAAGAAACTGAGGACTTAACTAATTGGATCAATTCATTAGATCGAGCGTACTTGATTCCTAGACAGAATCGTGAAGCGATTTGGAATTCATTCACTAACTCGCTCGTATCAATTAATGTAAGTAAAGATCTTTATTTACAGGCAGGTTTTACTCCAGCTAGAGTGTACGAATCCATTATTTTTGGAGTAATTCCAGTTTCATATATGAAAGGCCACCATTCAGCAATGACATTTGAAACAGTAGATGACTTCTTTGAGATTTGCAAGTTCCTTTCCGAGTGCTCATCGGGTGACTATTTTAAAATACTTCGAGAAATCGCAAAGGCGCTTTAGCATCAGGGCCCACGAATAAATAATAAGAAATTACTATTTTTATAAATGTCATACGTAGTTTCGTCCCAACAGTTTTTTGAATCGTTATCGACTTCAGGAAACTCTACTGATAAGCTGACCCAATACTTTAATCAAATACCTGCTGCCTTTTTTGAGGCTCTAGATAAAGTTGATTTTAGTATTTTGGCAACGCCAGTTACAATCAAAAGAAAACATTCTGAATCAGAAGTTTTTGCTCACCAAGTATACTTATTTGAGAATTTTGAAGATATTCAAGATATTATTCGAAAGGAAGATTTTTTAGCTCGAGCTGGATATGATACGATTGAATTAAGAATCAATGAATCTTATTTAGAAACAATTGAAACTCTTAACGAGGGTCTATTAGGGTCTATTGGAGACTTCTTAGCTAGCCTAGTAAGTGATCCGGATCCAGTAGAAATGGGTCTTAATATCTTACGTCTTGTGCTGGATATTATTGGACTTGTGCCATTCACATGGGTAGGTTTTCCTATTGATATTGTTGCAAACGTTCTATCTGCTCTAATTTCATTGTATAAAGGGGAGTACGTCTCAATGGTATTAAGCCTTCTTTCAGCAATTGATATTACTCAAGCCTCTGATGTATTGAAGATAGTACTAAAACCAGCAATGCCGTTATTGGAAAAAATTCTACCTCTCATATTTAGATCTGGGAAGGACGTTGTTGCTCTAGAAAAAGGAGTAATTGCACTAAAAGATGGAATTATCCGAATCGGCGGAAAGAGTTTATTAGACAATGTGATTAGCTTATTTAAAGGACTTGCTAAGTTTTTCCTAAACACCGCAGTCTCAGTAGTTAGAATGATCGCCGGGTTTATGGATACTGCGATTAATCTTGCAACCTTTGGTATGGCTGGAAAATTTGGATTTAAAATTTCAAAATTAGTAGACTCTATTGTAGTGAACGTCTCGATGATTGGTAGAAATTTCGATACAGCTACTCAAATTCTTACAAAGCCTGGAGTAGGAAAAGAAATTGCTCAAAGTGCGGATGACTTGGCTAAAGCTGCTCGTAAAGAAGTTGCCCTAGGTGCTCAAGATCAAGCTCTTAAAGCTGGAAAAACTTCATCTGAAGTCGGAGCAGATATCAGTGCAGCACTTAAAGACTTTGATGCAACTCAAGCAGATAAGTACATTAGAGCTAGAGGAGGTTACTTAAGTGATCTAAAGCAGACAGTTACTTCAAATACGAAATTCATGGATTCAATTAGCCAATTATCTTCCAAGCAGAAAGACATTGCGATCGCTGCAAAAATGGAAAATGAATTAATTGGACAAGCTAAACTGTCAGTTGATAGGATAATGAAAGATCCTGAGGCAGTTAAACTGTTAGGTGCAGCCGGCTGGAGACCAGGTGGAGATCACTTAATTAGATTAGCTAGAGGAGGAAACCCTCAAGAAGTTAAGAAATTCTTTGAAGTGTTCTTAACTAATCCAGCAATAGCTAAGAACTTATCTAAATCTGAAATTAGAGCATTTGCACCGTTTGTTGCTAAGCCGGAAGCATTCATCGAGGGAGTTGCTAAATTTAATGGTAGCGTTAAGACTCTTGAAATTCTCACAAAGAAAGGCGGCGCTATTGGAATGAGAGCCGTACCTTTCAAGCGAGTTCTTAACCTGGTAGCTAGATTAGTTTGGCAAAAATACGGATCACTTGAATGTATTATCCAAGCCGGCGCAAATAAAGCAGGAGATGTAGCTCTTGGCGCAACTTCATCGTTAGTTAGAACAGGAATATCTGCATTGGAAGAAGCAGAAGAAAGTTCAAACCCACAAAGGACTGTCGCAAAGGTAGATTGCGGATTACAGGCGGCGGCTGTTCAAGCAACAACCGGCTCATTCGTTGCAGATTTTCCAGGAAGTACTGCAAATTTAGGAGGAACTGCTAACATGGGAGAAGATCCTGCACAAGCAGCTGAATTCCAAAAGAAGAGCACAGACTACTCAAAACAGGTACTAGCTTCACTAGGATTAGATACATCAATTGATGTTCAACATGCTCTTGACTATAATGAGCCTGTCGTCCAAGCCTATTTCGCAGATGTTTACGATCCTGAATCTGGAGTAATTAATGTAAATCTAGTCGATAAGTCTCGGTTAGACAGCACCATTCAAGAGATGGTTCGTATGGGAAAAATCCGACCGGAAGAGGCTGCTGGTATAAAAGCAGAAGCCTTGAAACTTATTCAATCGGGCGAAGAACCTGAAATTAAGTTACCTCCAGTAAACGAAGGGCTCTTCTCAGTTAAAGGCCTTTCATTCGGAAATAAATAATTAAAATAATAACAGAAACAAATGACCTTTGTTAAAACATTTGAAAGCTTTAGAGCAACTTCGTTAACTGAAGCAGTCGATAAAGCAAACATAACTAAGATTTCACCAGAAGCCGGCGAACTTGCTAGATGGAAAGTTGTACTAAAGAGTGGATCTGCTGATTCAATCAGCAATGCAACACCAATTCAGTCGATTATCGACAGTTTAGTAATGAACGGCGATTTTAAAAATTGGTGGACTACTACTAAATTTGAAGGAACTCCTGCGAGCATGACCCTTGGTATTGTGTACAGTGGAGTTATGAACAAGACGAATTTAGTTGGAAAAGAGGTAGCTAAAGCTGAAATTGCCTTTGTTACGTATAGAAGACAACACACAGGCGAATCTGCTGGAGTTGACAAACCTGCAGCCGACGTATTCTATGATGTAACTAAAGCTGAACCAATCGCAACCGCGACCGTTTCAGGTTCAAAGATTCCGTTAGCTGTATGGCATCAAGAAAAATTAATTGATATTAAGTTGGCGCAGCCAGTACCAGCAAGGGATAAATCGGGCAAGCTTATTGAAATCGATAAAGTTTATCCGTCTTACATGAAAAGCGAAGGCCAATCAGCTACTGATAAACCTACGACTACTGATACAACGACAGTTTCACCTACTACTTCTACACAAACGGTCGACTCGCCACAAGGCTCTCAATCGAACTCAACTACCTTCGTTGATCTTAAGAAAGCCCCAGGATTTAATCAAAAGGTTCAAGATCTACAGAAGAAGATCAAGACACTAGGCGGAGACGCAGCAACGGCTCTTGGTAAATTCGGAGCAGACGGTAAATATGGAAGCGGTACAGCTAATGCAATTGGAAAACTTGTAAATAACGGTACTCCAGTTGACTCAATTAATGCAGAGATTTCTGCTAAATTAGATGCAGCCTTTGTGAACTTAACTCAAGCTCAAATCGATGCAGCTAATAAGAAAGTAGAAAAGCCAGTCGACCGTAAAGTTCAAAGGCCTAGTCCATTTTAATAAAAAATAAATATACTACAACAAATGAATATTTCAAATTACGCGCTTATTTTAGAGAAAAAGTCTCATGGCTACTTACTGGTCAATGAGGCCGCTGATATGCAAACAGCTGACGGTTTAACTAAACTATTATCTGGTCAAAATGGAGGACCTTATGCAAACCAATGGAACCAATTCATGGATGAAGTTGAATCAAAGAAGGCAGCTGGTAACTATACGTTCATGGTTAAACACGATAACGGAAAAGACATGATTAACGTCGCTTATCAAATCGGAACAGACTTAAAGCCAGTAAAAGGAAGTCTTAAGCTAGCAGCGGCAACCTCGTCGTCTCCAGTTTCCGGCTCATCTATTGACATTAATAAGATTGCCGAATATGACCCAAAGGGTAAAATGTATGAATTTATTGCTGCATTAATCACAATATCGATTCAAAAATTCGGAAAGGCATGGACTCCTGATCATATTAAATGGGTTACTGCTCAAACCAATAAGGTTAAAGCATTAGGCGGCTCCTTCGCAGGAATCGAAAAAGCAGCAAATGCCAGCTTTTTACTAGGTGACGGTAATATCGCAGACAATTGGATTAAGCTGACCGGTGGAGATTTACCTACACAAGTAACCACAATTACCTCAAAATACAAGAAAGCCGGCTCAGTTGAGTCAGATGCTGATATTAAGATGATCATGGACGCAGTTGATCTTAAGCTAAATGAGACAGTTACATCATTTGCTGATAGTGCAGCTATGCACGGTTTGTACATGCTAATTTCACCAAAATTCTCCGCTGATCAACTTGCCAAGATGTGGACAGCGTCCGGTAAATCTGGCGGTTTTTTAACAGGTATTGCTGGGGAAATCGACGAGATTATGGGTACTACCCAAAAATGGCCTGAAAAATTTGCGGCCTGGACAGTTGGAATAAGAGGTCTCACGCTTTGGTCCGGTTTTTACACAGCATACAGATTCGATACGGTCACGTATACTGAGAGTATCGCAGCAATAAAGGCAGCTTTAGTATAATAACTAAATGAAGATTAAAGCATTCTCTGAATTCTTAGCTGAGTCATCAGCTGGCCACGATACGGCCGGTGTAGCAATATTATACAATCAAAAAATTTTACTAGTTCATCCAACTAATGGAAGTTGGGTTAGACCAATCATGGGAATTCCAAAGGGCAAGGTCGAAGCTGGCGAAGACCTAATGAATGCTGCTCTACGAGAACTTAGCGAAGAGACAGGAATCTATCTTTCTCCAGATAAATTAGAATTGCCCGTGCAGACAGTTGAAGTTTACGATAAAGACGGCAAGTACAAGAATGCACTACACTATTTCGTTTTCCGAATTGAGGATCTATCTGAGATTGAGCTGGAGTCATTAACTATTCCAAAGAGCCAACTTCAGGCAGAAGAGATTGACTGGGCCGGATTCATCGATATCAAAGAGGCTTACTCAAAAGTTTCGCGAGCCCAACTTATAATTTTAGACAGACTTTCCTAAAACTAGTTCAAGTTTCCTAGTAGAATAATAATCTAAACAATATCTTTATTCAAATGGAAAACTCACAAGAACTAGCAACCGACTTATTAGTTGAAGAAACTGTAATGGTCGAAGAAACTTCTCCAGAAATGGAACCAACACAAGAAGGCGGCGAAGAGCCTGTACAAGAAATGTCAGAACTTGACATGCTTATCAATCGTCGTACTGGATACTTCCCAGTTAAATTAGAATTAGCTGATCTTAAATGGATCAAAAATGCATGCAATGGAGGTAAATTTACTTTCACTGGCCCTAATGAAGCATTCATGGTAATGAATTGTTTCTTGGGATTCTCTTCTGCAATTGCGCGATTGGAGCAGGAACAGGACGAAAACACTGAATCGAGTGGAGCAGTTCAAATTCAGGCATCTGCCCTAGAAGCTGCAGCAATTCTACTTAACAAGTTCGAAGGATCTAGCCTTGAATCAGCACAACGTGTATTTCGTATCGCAGTAGCTCTTAACACTTCAGTAATGGAAATGAAAGAGCTTGATCGTATTATCCAAACTATCAAAGTTGGAATGGCGAAACAAGACGAACTTGATAACTTGGCTAACGAAGAGGTTGTAAACCCTAGCTAATAATTTATAAATTTTATGAAAAAGCCGCGACAGCGGCTTTTTTTGTTTAGTATAATAATCAATATGAAAACATCAGATTTTAAACAGGTTGCCGAGTTCATTGAAGAAATGAAGGCTACTTCTTCAACCAACGATAAAAAGGAGATACTTAAAAAGTATGATACCTCGACCTTGCGTAAGTTATTTGAATACGTATACTCTCCGTTTAAGCAGTACTACGTTACCTCAGATAACTTGAAAAAGCGTCAAGATCTTACTGTCGATAGTTACGATAACTTGTTTCAATTACTTGACGATCTGAATGAACGTCGTGTCACTGGCCATAATGCTATACAGGTAGTTAATGGTTTTATTGCCAAGAATCAGGAGTTCGCAGATGTGATCTATGATGTGATAGATCGTAACTTAAAGACTAGAGCTACGGCTACTTTAATTAACTCAGTAATGCCCGGAACGGTTCCTACTTTTGATGTCGCTCTCGCTGAGAAGTTTGACGGAAATGAAAAGAAGGTAAATTTCGAATCTGGAGAATGGTGGGCAAGTCGTAAGCTTGATGGAGTTCGGTGTATTACAATAATTGACGAACACGGAGAACCTAAATTTTATTCACGAGCGGGCAATGAATTCTTAACTCTTTCAGTTTTAGCAGAGGACATTAAGAAACTTGGTCTCAGAAACAAAGTATTGGACGGAGAAGTTTGCGTTATGAAAGAAGGTGGACTTGAAGATTTCCAAGGAATTATCAAGGAGATCGGCAGAAAGAACCATACGATTCAGACTCCAAAGTATTACGTATTTGACTTCTTAGAAATGGCTGAATTTAATAATCAAGCAGGGGAAGTTTCTCTTTCAGCTCGATTAATTATCTTAAATGCAATCGTAACTGACTTAACCTATGCAGAACCACTTCCACAATTTCAAATAAAATCGGTTGACGAATTTGAAAAGATTGTAGCTGATGCAACTGAAATGGGTTACGAAGGAGTAATGATGCGTAAGGATATTGGTTACGAAGGCAAACGCTCAAAGAATCTGCTTAAAGTTAAAAAGATGCACGATGCAGAATACGTCGTAATTGATCTTGAATCTGACGTAAATCGTATCATTGACATGGGAAAAGAGGTTGAGGAGGTCATGTTGAAAGCAGTAATCGTAGAGCATAAAGGCAATACAGTTAGAGTGGGTTCAGGTTTTAATATTGAACAGCGAAGATACTATCACAAAAACCCAAATGAAATTTTAGGTAAAACAATTACCGTTCAATTCTTTGAAGAAACTACTGATCAACACGGAGCTCATTCCCTAAGATTTCCAGTATTCAAAGCAATCCACGGTCAAAAGAGAGAATTTTAATTTATATATGAGCAAACGAATAATTGTAGTCGGCAGAGCCGCAAGCGGAAAAGATTTTCTTCGTAAAAAATTCGAAGATAGAGGTTTTAGGTACGCAGTAAGTTACACAACACGCCCTCCACGCGAAGGGGAAGTTGAAGGAAGAGATTACTTCTTCTTAAGTCCAGAACAGGCAGCTGATCTAATTAAAAATGACGAGTTCTATGAATACGTTGAGTTTAATGGCTGGATTTACGGAACTACTCGTGACCAATTCGATGAGGATGACGTATTCATCATGACACCTAGTGGCTTAGCTCACCTGTCTGATGATGCGCGTAAAGAGTCATTGGTAATATTCTTTGATATTGCTGAGGATGTTAGGCGTCAACGTATGATGGACCGAGACATGCCCGGTGATTCAGTAGACAGACGATTAGAGGCCGATCGTAAAGATTTTGAAGGCTTCACAAATTATGATATAAAAATAACTAACCACGATTTCTAATATGGCATTTGAACTAAACGGAATAATCATTGAGATTTTCCCAGCACAGACTTTCAATAAAGGCTTTCGTAAGAGAGAATTTGTAATTGAATCGGGAGATAAGTACCCGCAAAAAATTGTATTTGGACTTGTACAGGACAAATGTGACATGATTGATTCTTATGGAATCGGAGATACTGTCTCAGTTGCGTTTGATGTAAAAGGCCGAGACTGGACAGACAAGTCAGGTCAGACAAAATACTTTAATAGCCTTGAGGCTTACCGAATCAACGGACAGCAGAGAGCTAACGTAAGTAAACCTGCTTCTGATTTTAATGATGAGGACGATGACGAAATCTTCCGTAGCCTTGGAATTGAGACCTCTGCACCAAAAAAATCAACATCGACTCAGTCTACTTTGACTGATGACGATTTACCATTCGACTTTTAATTATGAAATACGTATCGATTGATATTGAAACGACGGGTCTTGATCCAGAGACCTGTCAAATTTTACAGATTGGAGCTGTCATTGAGGACACCCTAAATCCAGCCTCATTGGAAGAACTACCTAAATTTCAGTGTATTGTGGAACACACTACGTATGTAGGAAGTCCATTTGCCCTATCTCTAAACTCTTGGATTCTAAAAATTCTTGGCGGTTTAGAGAATCTAACAAAGGACGAACGTCTCGCATACCGAAAGTATCATAACATTTTACCGGTTGGACTAGTAGCCCACTCATTTCAAATGTGGCTAGCTTCAAATGGTATCCCAGCTGAGGCGACTGGTTGCGTAAAAATTAATGCAGCAGGTAAGAACTTTGCAAGTTTTGACAAAGTATTTCTGCAGAAACTTCCAAACTGGAGTTCAAACGTGCAGATTAGACAGAGAATCTTGGATCCAGCCATTCTGTTAATGAATTGGAAAACTGACGAGAGCTTACCTAATTTACAGACGTGCATGGATCGATGCCAATTATCTGGAGAAGTAACCCATGATGCTCTGCAAGATGCATTAGATGTAGTTAGAGTCATCCGAACTGTAACTAGTAATTATAACTTTGTTAATATTAATTAGGCTGAAATAGATAACATTATAAAAATATTACGTGTTATGATTAAGACCTTTAAAACTTTTACAAATGAAGCACTTAGTCCAGCTATTTTAACTAGTTCAATTAATGAGTGTACAGCTAATCAACTTAAGAGTATTTCTGAATTTAAAAGTACTTATAAAACTGAGTTAGATAAAGCAAATAAGATTGTTAACGTATACCAGGTAATTGATAAATTTAGTACCTGGCTAGTTGGTAAAACTCCAGCAATGGTCCAAGCTGCTCTATTAAATTCGCCAGGAACTGCTGATAAACTGGTAATTGAGGCATATACTTTCATTTATATGGAAATACAAAATCAATTAAAGTCAATTGGTACACTTAAAAAATCAGCACTTAAATTACTGGCTCCATCCGCTGCTGACTTTGATTCGCAAAAAACTGACTCAGACTTAGTGAATCAAATTATACAATTAGTGGAATCGTTATTTGATGTAGGCTTTATGATTGGTTACAAATTTGACAGTAAGTCAATTGAGGCAAATAATGCTTCAAACTGGTCAGTTTCTTTTACCAAATCTCTTAATTCTAGGAAATCTTTAATATTCAAAAATATTAAACTATTAATTCGTAACTTTTTATATAACTAATTGTCTATGACAAAATTAAAAGAATGTTTATTATTATTTGCAATTCAGCTTGTACTGTATGGAATTTTATGCATAAATTTTAGAGCAGTTGCTGAAACTCAATATCACTTAGCAGCAGTTAGTGATTTTACAATAGCTTCACTAAATTTTTTCGTAATCCGAAAAATTGCAAAGAGCGAAGATTCACTACACCAATGGTTTGGTTATGTTACTGGCTCAGTAGCCGGGTCATATTTAGGAATTTGGTTATCGGTTCAACTAGCCAATACAATTTTGTAGTATAATAACTACATGAAAGATACTAACGTCCGTTTGGGTTACTGTTGCATTAACTTGTCTCTAGCCGACCAAAAAATTACAGCCAATCGAGGTATGATCCGTAAAACCTTTCAAGAAAAGGGCGTTTCATATTGTGCTGAGCTTGCGCATCAAAATATAAAAGATGTTCTAAAAATTCTACAATGGAATTTAGCTAATGGCATTTACGTATATCGAATGTCAAGCGATATTTTTCCATGGATGTCAGAGTACGAAATTACTCAGCTTCCAAACTTTATGGAAATCTTGCCAGACATGCAGGCAATCGGCAAGTTTGTAATTGCAAACGGCATGCGAATCTCAATGCATCCAGGCCAGTTCGATGTTCTGCCATCTCCCAATCCAGCGGTTGTCACAAAAACAGTCAAGGATCTGGACCAGCATGCGCAAATTATGACCTTAATGGGCTTGCCAATTGACCATAATTATCCAATTAACATTCATGTCGGTGGGACCTATGGCGATAAGGAGTCCGCTGCTCAACGATTCTGTCAGAATTTTCAACGTCTCCACGAAAATACTAAGGCCAGGCTTGTTGTCGAAAACGACGATAAGGCTACACAGTACTCGGTACTCGATCTTTTTCAATTAGTCTATACGAATATTGGCACGCCAATTACATTTGATTTCCATCATCACCGTTTTAACACCAGCGATCTTACTGAGGAAGCTGCACTCGCCCTAGCTGCCACTACCTGGGGACGCGTGACTCCGCTCACTCATTACTCTAGTAGTAAAAAAACATTTGAAGATCCGTCAGTTATTGCCAGATCCCATGCTGATTACGTTTACGAACAGATAAATACTTATAATCGCAGTTTCGATATTGAGATAGAGGCCAAGGCAAAAGACCTAGCCGTACTTAAGTATCGTGACTCTTCTGTGAGTCTTCTTGAAAACTACTTGGAGTTCGATGATAAAAGATACTTTGAAAAAATAGCAGACTAAATGACTGATCAAACTACTGAAGACTGCGGATGCGGTTCAACGCCAGCAACTCCAAAACCTACGGTACTTAGCCGAATCATCGATAAAGTGTTTGTTAGTGAAGATCTAAAGAATCACCGAATGTCCATTTGCAAACAGTGTCCTCATTTTGGAGAGACCCTATCCCAATGTGGAATATGCGGCTGTTTTCTTGAAGCAAAGACTCGACTGGTAGGATTTCACTGCGCGCTAGATCAAATAGGCGAGCAACCTAAGTGGTAATAAATAATCTTGAAATTTACTTTTAATTTCCTAGAGTCAATCACTGACTCTTTGAAAAATGATAACCCTATGGACAGTGAGAGTCAAAACTTGGAGACAAACCTTAATGGCCAACCTGGCAACATGGTGCATGATGATCGCACTGTTCTTCAATCCGTTCGGTTTCGATATCGTACAGTATTGGCTAATGCAGGTAACTGGCAGTTTATGGAGAGCCAACTTCGTTTTGTACTGCATAGCGGCACTATTCTTTGGCTGCTCTTTCTACTTTCGTTGGCGATATAAAAAACTTGTTAAACAAAAAAGGACTCTTTAAGAGTCCTTTTTTGTTAGTTATATTAACCGATTAAACTGTATACAGACTACTTACAATTGGATAATTAGCGGAATGTAAAAGTTGCTGTAAATCCCTATGGCCAGCAGCTGAATCATTAGCTAAGTGTATTTTAAAAGACTTAACGGTCTGTACTTGCTCACTATATGTTCCAGCATTTAAATGTGATCCAACTACCCATTTAGTAGTGTTTGTCCAGGTAATAGGCGTAATTACTGATAAATTGCGGCTCTCTCCGCCGTTCGCTCGAATGATCGGAGTTTCTCCAGCTTTATGAGCGAAGGTAATGTACGTGGACGGTTGAGTTAGAGCCAAGTCATAGTCGACTTGATAACAAATCGATCCACTGATATTCAACACCTGAATACCTGAATCAGCTGTTCGAACTTGGTAAATTGCTTTATTTGCGACAGTGTCATATAATTCAAAAAGTGTTTTGTCAGGTACAAGTTCTCCAAATACTCCCTCAAATACAAAGCCATTCGAGTAAACGCTTGCAGCCGTTGCTGTGGTCTGTACAAGACCGCCTGCTCCTCCTAATACAAATCCGCCCTCCGAGCCAAGGCCGTTACCATTTGGGGTGACTCCAGTCGCGCTAATTAAATTAAAATCTTTAACTTTGAATGCAGCTGGAGCGTGTGTTCCAAATCCAACGGATGTTGTGGGATTTGCTAAGTTAAACATTTCAGTGTCTCCTCCGCCGTAATAGCTTCCCAAGTAACCTGATTCAATATTCGCAACCGTTTGACAACCAGTCAGTGACTCTGCGAACGTATATTCTGGGTAATCACAGTTAATTAGTGCATATTTGCCGCTGGCCTTTAACCAGGCAAGTGTCTCTGTGTAACTCATCAGTGCATAATTATTTGCACTTCGGTCAGGTAGTCTACTTACTAATTCGGCGATTTTGTCAGTGTAGGTTCCAGTTCCATCGATCCACCAGATACGCGGTACTGCATTATCTTCGGTGTCTATTCCTCTACTAAAAGTATCTGAATACAGAACTATATTTGTGTTTGGAGAAATACCCGCTCTCCATTTTCGAGCAGTGTCCGCTCGGTAATCCTTAGGAGTAAGTCCCAAAGAAACGGTTCCTATATGAATCGCTGCCGGTGATTGGCTAAGGCGATTATAACATACTGGATTTGGTGTCATAGTGTATAAAATTATTTGAATTTATTTATTTGCGAAAGTTTAGCAAGTCTTCGATGTAACCTTTTATTCTCTACTGTAGTATAATAATAGCATGAGCTTTAATAAATATTTTATTCCAGAACCAGAAGTGGTTGCTGATCTAGTAAAGAAGAAAGGGCCAAAGGCTTTTATCTCCAGAAAAATAGATGCAGTGATCGGAAATCCAGTCAGCATAGATATACTAGATCACATCTATGAAGAGGTGACCTTAGGTAAAGATGATGCAACTGTGATGCAGAGCTTGCGTAAAAAATTTCCAACCTATTTCAATGGCGAGTCCGTTAAGAGCTAATGATGTCTGTTTAGTAACACTAAGAGTTGGTGAAACTGAAGTACATAGCGGAGTTTCAAGCACATTCCGGTCAGCCTATAAACTTGCACTATTTGAGCAGGGCATCTCATTCCCAAATCTGCCAGAGCGTGCAGCCCTAACTGTAATGAACCGAAACGGTCAAGTATTTCTTTGGGATACTGGGAAATTTCAATACGAGGAGGAGGCCAGATGGTCGCCAGTCGGTAAAATGGCAATAATTCAAAAAATAAAAGTAAAGAGATGAATTTAGAAAAACACGTAGTTATTTGTGACTGTCACTGTCCAGAACACCAGTTTATCCTAATCAAGGACACCACTGATCAAGAGGTTTGGTTGGAGGTCCACCTATGTCCAACTCCAGGCTTCTTTCGGAGATTATGGGCAGGCTTAAGGTATGCATTTGGCTACCGGTCCAGGTATGGACACTTTGATAATATCCTGGTAACGCCAGAAGATCAGGCAAAAATAGTTGACTTGTTACAAACTAAACCACAATAAAAAAGGGAGCAAGTGCTCCCTTTTTTCTTTTTAATATCTGTAAACTTATTCAATAAGTCCCAATATTCTTGATTCCTGAACTGCCTCTAACTGACATGGGGAAATTCCTTCTCCAAATCTGTCAAGTAATTTCTGTTCAGCTTCTCCTACTGAGCTTGCCTCAACTAAGTACTGTTCACGAATCTTTTTTGTTTTGCCGTTGTCGTCTTCCGACTCGAATCTTAATTTTGCTAAGTAATACATAATTTATAAATTTATAGAGTGTTATACTGAGAATCTGGATTAGGTTTACTGTTTAGCAGCTGCTTGATTAGATCTCATCGATAACCTTTTACCAGGAGACTCAAAACTAGATTTTACAGGATTGGCTTGCATAATTTTATTATCCTTTACCTCTTTGTCCTTCTTGAATACTTTATCGCCATTCATTTTCTTGGTCTTCTTCTTTTCGTTAAGATCAGAACCTTCTGCATACTGAGCCAATAGAGTATCAGCTTCATCTGCGAATTCTTCAGCAATTGCCTCTCCCATTTCGTCATTAATCATAACAATTAAGTCATTCTCAAGGTCTGTTAATCGGGTAGCAGTGCCGTATTTTTCAGAGTAAGGGTCAATATCAATGCCTGCTGAGCTGTATTGATTCGCCAATTCAATTAATTCTCTAGCCGTTTCGTGATAGAATCGGTCTGACTTCATATCCGCTTTTTGGTGAAAATCGTCAAAGCTTTCTTCGAAACTTTCAAATAGTGCAACGTATCGTTTCATTATGTTTTTGGTATAATTTTAATAAATTTATTTATCCATGCCAGAAGGACCTGAATGTAGAAGAGTGTACGAAGGAATTGCCGAATTTTCCAAAGGAAAGACGGTTACTCAATTTGAAGTATTAGGCGGCCGCTTCCTAAAGAGAGCACCGGACCTAGTCGTTAGCCCCAGTTTACCCACCAGAGTAGTGGGCGGTGGAGTTAAAGGCAAATTCATTTGGCTTGAATTAAGTGACGAGACCTGCCTCTGGATAACACTGGGAATGAGCGGGTTCTGGTCAACTGACTTGAGACCACACAGCCATTTCCGTATAGGCTTCGATGATGGCACTTCGTTATATTTCGTTGATCAACGCAGATTCGGTACACTAAAGTTCATGCAAACTTCAGATCTTGCAAAAAAACTGGCCGGCTTGGGGCTTGATATGCTAAACGATCAGACCTCAAGCATGTACGATTTTGTTAGAAAAGTTGAGTTACCTAAGGCTCAGAAGAAAACTGTAGCTGAAGCTTTAATGGACCAGTCGCTATTTGCCGGGGTCGGTAACTATATCAAATGTGAAATGCTTTACCGGTGCAGAATATCCCCATATCGACTGGTCAGCGACCTAACTCAGGAAGATATTTGTGGATTATGGAATTGGGGAAAATTAATCATGCGATCTTCCTATACACAAGGCGGCGCCAGTATCCGAAATTATCGACAGGTAACTGGTGAGTCAGGTGGATTTACCTTTGACTTTGAAGTGTATGCACAAAAGACCGATCTATTGGGCAATCTGGTGGTTAGGGAAGAAACCTTAGACGGAAGAACCACTCATTGGGTTCCAAGTCTACAATTATAGTATAATAGTAGCATGAAAGATATTATCGACCTCGGAAATGAGGTATTTAGTCATCTAATAAAACAACACAGGGAACTTGAAGAGTCTCGTACGCTATTCCTGTATGGAATTACAATGGGAAATACGTGGTTTGTAATTGATTCAGCTAATTGGATTATAGTAGAAGAAGCAGGTTTAACCTATAATTTTGAGGATCCTGAAATTGCCAAATTAGATGCAGCCTGGAAGGACTCTAAATTTCAAAAAGAGTTAATCGCGGCTCAACGGATAATGAAGGAGATTAGCCCTCAATCCAGAAACGTTAATCCACAGGACGGAGATACTTTTGAATTTTGGAATAATGAAACTCCTTGGCGAGAAATAAACTTATAGCAATGGCAATAAACCTTTTTAATGTAGAAAAGATACGTCAGCAATGGATCGAAAAAAACTTCATTTCTTTTGAGGATTTTTTGGTGGATGCTGATGCTGAGCAAATTCAACAATATTACTTTAATAAGCCTGCTGATTATTGGGATTTGGCAATTTATCCAGACCAATATAACTTGTCAGCAGCCTATCCAATTTATAGATGCAAGCCTGGAGATCCTTCCATTCCAGAAAGATTAGCATACATTAGGGAATTAAATGATCAAAACCAATTCTCCTACACGTATAGAAGAACAGAAGATCATCATTATAACTTGGAAGTTTTTAAATCAGCTGAATTCATTGAAGCTCTTGAGTACATTACTGGATATTCTGGAATTACGCTTGATCCTAATTACACGTTTATGAATTGCTATGAGGAAGGCCATTACAATGGACCTCATACTGATGGAGTAAATGGCCGAATTGCGTTTGTGTATCACCTTTCCAAAAATTGGAAACCGTGGAACGGTGGACTTTTTGTTAGAATGGATTGGGATTGGAAAAACGCGGATGCAATAGTGGTTCCTAAATTTAATAACTTGGTTATGTTTAATGTATTTGGAAATGCAGCTAGTGGAGCTCCGCATTTCGTTACTGAAATTGCTCAAGGTTGCAAAAATAAAAGAATCAGCTTTACTGGCTGGTACAAATAATTATAATTATGGCAGACTTAGATACTCAAATAGAACAATTTGAAAACGTTAGCTACCGAATGAGAGCTGAAGGTATGCACTATTGCTTTGAGCACTATTCAAGTTTCGAAGAGGTAAAGGATCCTAAATTCCATGAACTTAGAGAGGCTTACTTAAAAGCGGCTAGCGAATTAAAGAGTTACGTAGATACTCGAATTGAAGAATTAAACCAAGAGTCCAATGGATTGGACGATTTATTATAAACCTAAAAAATAGAAAAAGTATGACACCAGATCAAGCAAAGGATGCACTAATCGAGGTATTGATGGACCAAGTTGCAGACCTAACAATAATGTCTAAAATTGAATTAGGCGATGATGTAATTGCAGAAATTAAAAGATTAAGAGAAATTATCAATGAACCGACTCGATAAACAATACACCGATCTTCTTCAATCGATTTTAGATTATGGAGTGGAGAAGAGTGACCGAACCGGTACTGGAACAATTTCAGTATTCGGTAGACAGATCCGTCATAAAATGAGTGAAGGGTTTCCTTTACTTACAACTAAGAAGATGCCATTCAAAACAATTGTAACTGAATTATTGTGGTTCTTGCGTGGTGATACAAATATTAAGTATTTGGTTGACAATAATTGTCATATTTGGGATGGTGATGCTTATAAGAAATACAAAAGTACAGCAGACCATACATTATCAATAATGGAGTTTATTGATACAATAAAAAATGATTCGTTAAGAGCAAAGACCTGGGGTGAATTAGGTCCAATTTATGGTAGACAATGGAGAAATTGGGGCGCTATATTTGATGGAGGAGTAGACCAAATCCAAAACCTAATCAACGACCTTAAAACAAATCCAGACTCAAGACGATTAATGGTAAATGCATGGAATGTAGGTGAATTAGACCAAATGACACTTCCACCTTGTCATTATGGATTTCAATGTTATACAAGAGAATTAAGTTTAGAAGAAAGAAGATCCTTAGTCAGTCAAGAAATGTTTAATCAAATCTATAATGGAGGTGGGCCGGATACCTTATCCCATTCTGAAATCAATCAATGGAATGTTCCAACCAGAGCAATCTCCCTTATGTGGAATCAACGTTCAGTAGATACATTCTTAGGCCTTCCGTTCAATATTGCAAGTTACGGACTTCTTCTAGAAATCATTGCAAAAGAAGTTAATATGATTCCTGATGAATTGATTGGAAACTTAGGAGATACTCATTTATATTTGAACCACATTGAACAAGCAAAGGAACAAATTGGTAGAAAGTATACACCAGAAGAAAGGGAGACCATGTTAAAGGATGCTATGAGCTTGCGTTTATATAACAAAGCAGTTAATGAACTGATGCCATTCGGTGGAGGTATGTCTGAGTACTACGATGCTTATAAAATTCCGTACCGTACAAGAGAACCATTTGAGTTACCTAAGTGCAATATCAAATTGCATTTTAAAAACGAACCATCATTCACGCCAGAACATTGGTTAATTGATGATTTTGAATTAGTCGATTATCAATCACACCCATCAATTAAAGCACCACTAAGTAACTAACATGAAAACTGAAACTTTATCCAGGATCAAAAGACTTGAACAGTTTTGGGATTTGTACATTGGCTGGTTTTTCGTAAACGGTCGTAAGCAGGATCAGTACTTTATTAAAATTAAAAACAAATGGAATCTATGATACTAGTAAAATTTAGAGACATTGACCCAGATACTGGATCAATTAGTCAAGAAGGAACCGTTGCAACGTGTGCGGATGAACAATTAGCTAACTGGGTTAAGTCTGCTCTTGGGAGAGATAACGCTGAGAACGGCGATCCTAATCGTGAATTCTATTTAGACGATCAAGCGAATCGCGAAGCTACATACGAAGAGAGAGTTGCATGGTTCGTTGCAAACTATTACGAAACTGGAATGGAGTATGATGCTCTGCTTGAATCAATGAAAGAGGTTAACCTTGACTCATTCGAATGGTATGATGAAACGATAAGTATTCCAACTCACTTTAAGAATTACCGCTTAAATTAAGCAACTTCTGCATCTAGGCTCTTAGCGAAGGCGCTTGCTTTCGCTATAGCTTCTCTACCGACAGTTGATCCCAATGAAGAGCCCCATCCGGCATTTGCCTGAACGTAGTCTTGTACTGCACTGTCTAAGTCAGTATATGCATTTGGATCTTTTCCTTTGCGATCAAACGAATCAATGAAATAAATTACTGCGAATTCTGCTGCAACTTCAGGTTTTTCCAATTCTTCAGGATTCTCAACAATATTAACTTTTCCAAGTTTAGCTCCCATTTGGTCGTATATTCTTTGAAGATTTTCGTAATTTCCTTTAAACGTTATTCCATTAAATCCACGGCCTCTATACTTAGCTCCGTCTCCTGGAGAAACGTTTCCGTATTTTCCACCGTATACTGCTTCCCAAAATAGGCTATCGAATAATTCTTGGCCTTGGGTCCTCCAACCCTCAATTTGTTCATCGGTGTATTGGGATAATTTGCTTGGAAATACCTCACGTATTCTTGAAATAGGGGTACCGAAATAAGAAATTTCACTAGTTAAATTAGGAGACTCTTTTGAAATAACTCCAAGTACTGCCTTTCTAGCAAATTCATTAGTTATTCCGTTTTGATCCATCGCCTTTAGTAAGGCATCCATATTTTCTTCAGGGAATTTTGAGGTAGATTTAAAATTCTGCCCTTTTCCTGGGGTAAGAGTTGTGTGTTTATCTAGATCAGCTTGTGAAAAGTTTTTATCTTTAAGGGCTGTGATTAGTCGGTTAATAAGATTTGCATCAATTAAAACAGAGTCAGTAGTTCGACCGGCTCCCTCTTTACCAGTCTTTGCAAATTCAACGCTGCCTTTGTGTTCCCAATGCCAAGACTCTCTTGGAATATTTGTGAATCCATAAGTTGCAGCATTGTCCTTCAACCACTGAAGAGCTTCAGCACTAAGGTCTAAGTCAAGAGCGCTTCCCCATCCGTGATTGGAAGTTCCAGGAACTGCCGCAAGTCCTCCATTTTTATAGAGACCTTTACGTGCAGCGACATCAACTTGCGAATCGTAATCTCTGTACGAGTCAGTAATTCCCCAAGTTATTCCGTCTGCTTCGGCAGCAGCTCTCATTTCTTCGTATGCTTTCGCTGCAATTGAATTTAATTTATGACCTTTAGTCGGTTGTCCTGCACCAGCGATAGGTTCTAATCCAGTAGTATCAAGTCGGCCATTTGCGGCTTCAGTTAAAAACTGTTTGAAATTTAATATCTTATTTTCCATTATCTGAAGTGCTGATTTTTGTAGTATCCTCATTGAATTTCTGAATAGCTATTGCTGTTTCTGGTCCAAAATAACCATCAACTCCGTGTTCAGGTAATTCGTAACCTAAGAACTCTAGCGCTGCTTGAATGTCTTCTACTAATTTAGAATAGGTATAGGTTCCGCCGTTTTGGACAGCTACTGATTTTCCAGAATTTGCAAAATCCTCCAATGTAGCATAGAACGCTTCGACCTTATCGTCTAGGAGTGTGCCGTCTTCTTTTTTCTGAGCAGAGGTCTCTTCCTTCTTGCCGGTAAGCCAGTCCCAAAAACCCTCATTTGTTTTTTCTGTGAATTGATTAAAATTATGAATCATGTTAAACTTTACCTGTTTATTTTGTAATAGATACTAAATTATTTATCCTTAATGAGTGAGAAAATAAAGAGAGTAGAGTTAAACGGATTTAGGTATTACGAAGTATCTGACTCATCTGGGATAATTGGCACATTCCCAAGCGTCACTTCAGTTCTTGGAGAAACCTCCGATAAGACAGGTCTTGATGCTTGGCGAAACCGGGTAGGACATGAGGCAGCTGATCGAATAGGTCGAGATGCCGCCAATCGCGGAACGGTCATGCACAGGTTGTGTGAACTCTATTTAAGTTTGCCCGCGTCTATGAAACCCAAGGATCGATTAGAAGAGTGTCTTTTGCTATCTAGGTTAGACGATGAAATTGACGAGTTTGACAGTAGAGCCAAAATTGTGGGTGGAATGTTATTCTACAACTTCGTTAAGTCAAACTCATTCGATGAAATAAAGAGAGTAATTGCACAAGAAAGATTTCTATGGACTCCAAGAGACGGCGGTTATGCTGGCACAGTCGATAATGTTTCTGAGTTAATAACTAATGACGTTGCAATAGTTGATTTTAAAACAGCGCGTAAACCCAAGGAAGAGAAATGGATTGAGGATTACAAGCATCAGGTCGCTGCGTATTCAGTTGCCGTTTGGGATAGAATGCAGATCAAAGCTGTTACTTGCCGAATTTGGATCTCAAACGAAATGCACCTTCAACCCCAGTACTTTAGAATGGACCAGGTCGAAATGCGTGAGTACTATTATAAATTCAGAGAAAGATTAGCTGACTTTTATAAAAAGAATCCTCCTATTACAATTCAATAGGCTGACCTGATACTTTACGTAAAAGATCTAATCTAACTGGTGTAGGTCGAGTAGCTCCACCGAATGTATTTAAGTAGATAAATGGCTGATTTGCTGTATTTCGGGTAGTGTAATCGCAACTAGCAAAGATTCCCCAATTATTCATGTGATTAGCGATATAGTAACGGTCTCCTGCTCTAGCTCTTAATTTATCTTCCTCAGTTACTGTTTCCAATTCGTATGCCATCAGTCCAAGACCAGCAAATGGTCTTTCGATAATATGGCCAGTTACAACGTTTATTAATTTAGCATCGTAACCAGTGCGGTTCAATAGGTCGTCAACTGAATCTACTGGACGAATTGATCTTCCTGCTCTACTGAATGCTACATAAACTGGGATACCAAAAGATGATCTAAACGCTTCTCTCTCTTGAGGACCTAGTACAATGAACTTAGCAAAGTCGCCGGTTCTAATCTTTTTCAATAAGTCAAGTTCCGGTAAGAGTCCACGTGCTTCAACTCGACGTTTAAGATCAGATCCGCTCTGTGGCATTTCCGCAAATACTCCAGGTCGAGTAGCTCGTTCTGCATTTTGAGTACGTTCAGCTTCTCTTCTAGTAATAGCAGCCTGTCTTTCAGTTTCTCGACGTCTTTCAATTTCCTCAGGATCAATGAATGATCTCATGTACTCTTGTTCAACTGTTGATAAATTAACACGACTAAGATCCGGAATTGCTTCTGGGATTACTTTAATCCATTGTGATTTATCGGTAGTCGTTCTAGTATCTCCAGCATTTCCTGGCTCAAGGTTACCATTGTCAATCTGTATAGCATTAGAAATTGAGGCAGCGACATACGAACCATTTCTATCTAAAATAACTCGTCGAATTGGTAGAGACGAATATGATGCATCGTATAAGTAGCTCTTAACTACGATAAAGTCTCCAACGTTCCATTCAGCATCAGGATCTGCTCCGTATTGTGTAATTCGGTCAGCTAGTCTTTGACGAGTTGCTGCCTCTTCACGAGTTCTACGTTCAGCTGCTTCAACTCTTTCACGTTCTCTTTGTTCTTCTTCTCTTCGTTGAGCCTCAGTTCGTGCAGCCAAGATAGCCTGAACTCTTTCAGGTGTTAATCGATTATCCGTAACTAATGAATTAAGATAATCTCTATTTAATAGAACTAGTGATTCATCGGGTAAAATTGCAAGTAATTCATCGTCCATATCAAAACGATCAGGCTTTGTTTTATCTCTACCAATTACTCTTTCAATAAATCTGTTAGCCACATCAATTTTTGCAGCGGTTGACATGGATTTATCCATTGCCATCCAGTTGCCTGCGCCGATAATTGCGTGAGCATCATCTTCTGATGGAGAGCCATCTGGGTTGGATTTGTAAGTCAACATTGATCCCCATGCTTTATCCTTCTCAGTAGTACCAGATGGATTAGACGAAATATAGTCTGCGTATTTTAATAGAGTTCGGTACATTTTATAACCCAAACCAGCTCCTCTTAATCCGCTTGGAATACCTCCATTTGGAAAGTGGCTTCGTTGAAAATCCGAAGGTCCTTCAGTACGAAAGTGAATTGCATTATCGTCTCCTGGGTAAACGTCTCTCCATCTTCCGAATTCATTAGCGAATCGGCTAGCGTCAACATTTTTAAGTTCAGCCATTAAGTCAACGATAGGTTGTGGAAATTTAGGGTAATAATCTCTGGAGTTTGAAGGTTTTTCCATTGTAATATCCAATCGTCGAACTCCCTTAAGGGCTCTAACTAGATCTACTGAAATTTCCGCAAACGATCGGGTCTCTGGCCTGTTTGCTAATTGTTGATTTCTGTCAATTGTTGATTGTCTAACTCTACCCATGTGACTTTGAGCAAGTCTCTCTGGTCGTTTAACTCCCATTTCGCCAACCAGGCCGTCTTGATTAAAAGCGGACTCGTTAACTATGTCTCTTAAGGAATTTATCATAATGTAATAAAAATTTCTTTGAGTTATTTATTCATGAATCCGGTGGTACTAATGTAGTAAAATAGATAAACAAAACGAAATTATGCAAAAGATCACATTCCATAAGAAATCCATTCAAGTCTCCTTCTGGGATGAAACGGCAGAAGACTGGCAAGACCGAGATATTTCCAAATCTGAATTACCTATTACTTGGTACTTACCGTACGAAGTATTCGTTGAGGAAGGTGTAACCATTCGGGAGGTACTTACTCTATTAAAACCTTACGCTGAACAAATTAATTTTGTTTTTATTAATTATCTAAAAACAGTTTCATTTGAGGGTCTACTAGATTCATTATTTGGAGCGGACCGTGAAGACTCAATTGAAGAGGTTGGTTTAATTTGTATGTTGTGGGTCGGCCAAGTTAAGCCACTCGACGAGGAAGATGCTGAACTTGACGCGTATCCTACTCTGATGGCACTAGATGAATCTGGCGATGAAGGCTCTGATGAAGATGAATTCATCAGCATCCACGAAATATCAATCACCCAGCTATTAGACAAGCCTCTGGTCATCGATGATCTTCTTGAGTACGTTGACGAATCTATGGAATCGCAGTTCGGTGGAATTACGAGCTGGAGCCTTTTTGATTTTATCAGAACCCTAGCGAATGAGTTAACCACTTATTCATTTGTTACTGGCGTTTTTCCAAAATCTGACCTGGATAATTTACCTCCACTTAGTTCAACTGAACTATTCGAGCACATGGAAGACTTGGACGATTTTTTTAAAAATAAGAATATTCGAAGCTAATTCACGAAGTCTATTGGTAGAATACAGAAAGCCTGATATTAATCGGGCTTTTTTGGTATATTATATTTAACAAAAGACCTAATTATGCGATCTACTAAAATAAAGACGTTTTATAATCCAAAGCAGGTTTTACAAAACGATAAAACTTCAAATTACAGCAAGTCTCCATTAAAGCCTAAGCTTTTATTGGAATACCTTGAAATGCACGGACTAATTGATAATTTTGAAATTACTTCAGAGTTTAATCCATATTCGAATGCTGATTTCAGAATTGCCCATGAAAAAAGTTACGTGAAAGACTTTTTCAAAGGAAGGGGTCGATACTGTTCTAATGGATTGTCTTGGTCACCTCAATTCGCTGAATCAATAAGATACACAAACTCTTCGTTGTACTCAGCGATCAGAAATTCAATCGTAAATCCAGATCAAGTAAGCTTCAGCCCAACCAGTGGATTTCACCATGCTCGCCCAAGCGGAGGCAGCGGTTTCTGTACGTTTAGTGGACAGGTAATTGCATCACTTAAAATATACGAAGAGTTTGGATTAAGCGGAGCGTACTTTGATCTTGACGGTCATTTCGGAAATTCAATTGAGGACAGCCGAACTTTTTGCAAAGACTTAAATAAGGCAGTTCCTAGAGATTTCAATATTAATCCAATAGGCCATGATGATCGATACTTAGAAGATTTGGCAATTTGGTTGGAACGAACAAAGGCGGCGATCCTTGCCGGTAAAATTGGCTATGTTGTTTGGTGTCACGGAGCGGATTCTCATGCAGATGACAACTTAGGAAGCCAATGCGAAACTGATTATTGGGTTGCTTGCTCTACTCTTTTTTGGAGATGGGTAAAAGAAATGGACGAATTATTGGGAAAACCTCTACCGGTTTCATGTGCTCTTTTTGGAGGTTATCGGGATGACCATTACGACTCTGTTCTAAGTCTACACACAGCGGATTTCGTTGAATGCATTACTGAATTACTTGGATCCAAGGTTAAATATACTATAGAGGTACAGCCTCGCCAAAAATTCGGGTACAGTCATGGCAATCGATATAGCAAACGAGAGAGAATGGACTAGAAAGTATAAAGATGTCGATAAAAAAGGAATCACATCCGCCTACTGGAATGAAGTCCTAGATATAATTAAGTACTTGGAAAGCAAGGAAGAATACGAAAAGTGCCAAGAGTTATGGGCGTATTACAAAGAGATTACTGGTCATATCAAATGACTTCACACAACAATCGCCCCATTGGGGCGATTGCTTTTTAAATTAAGAATTTAAAGGTTCAGGTGAAGTAGGTTCTTCTTTAGCCTTAACCTTTTTCCCATTAACTATGTTCTTAACTCCAAGTAGAGCTGCTCCAATTGTAGTGAACATTACTGATTGATTAATAATGTCAATAGACTTGTCTATAAACATTTTGTCAATGCAACCTAGAAAAAAACAGATTCCTCCAATAAAAATGATGTAAAGTCCAGCGCTTGATGTTCCAGATGTTTTACCGCTGTCGTTTGATGTCATTTCACCGAATGAAAACTTCTTAATGTCTCCGAGATTTTGAATTTTCATATTAGCCATGATTTTTTTAGTTGACGTAATCTTGAAGTGCCACTTCAAGTGTGTCTGTGTTCTCAAGTTCTGACGATTGCTCGTCATAGTATTCGTTATATCGTTTCTCTAAAATTGCAGAAGCTTCACCGTATCCTAAATTCTCTAGGATTCGGATAGCTAACCAGTCAGCTTCTCTCTCCTGTCTCTCGTCGTAAGCTGCCATTCCTCGGTCAGAGCCTCCGTGATTTAGTAGTGAATGCGAAATTTCATGTGCTTCGATTGCCAACAGATGGTCGTCTCCTAGATTCTGAGACTCAACTTCCTGTCCATCGACGAATATTGTTTTTGAAACCATATCAGCGAAAGCAATTCCTAAGCTATCAAATATTTTTGCAACTTTTGCATAGAGCTCATCGTCCGAGAAAAGAACAATGACTGTCCATTCGGGATCAATTTCGCTTTTCCAAACCGCATCCTCTGCGCTTTCAGATAAGTTATACTTCTTCATTTTTGAAGCACGTTGACCAGTTAAGTCTCTCCATAATTCTCTGACGTCTGGCTGGGCAAGTGTATCTGCCTGAACCATTGAGTAAAATTGATTATCTGAATTCTGCATCATTGCGAACCATTCTTCAAGGCTAGGTTTTTTAGACAGAGCCTCAATTCGAGGTTTTAGTCTTCTAAACATTGGAAATAGCTCAGTTTCGTACTTATCTCCAGTTTGTGGATTACGTCCGAATTTTCTGTTAATATCAAGTTCCGTTAACTTCCTTAGGGGTCTTGGATTATGATTTTCATTTAACCAATCGCTATATGTTGATAAAAGTTTCATTACAGGTTTATTTATCCCAAGCGCAGATAAATAACAAGAAAATCATAAGTAATGATTCATAAATATCAACAATGGCTTGATGAATCTGAGAAACTAGAGGCAGTTGATACGCCGGTAACACCAGACGCTCCAGTTGAAGCTCCAGCAGAAGTTCCAGCGGAACCGGTTGCAGAAGTTCCAGCTGAGACTCCAGTTGATGCCGGGATTCCAGCAGAGGCTCCGGTTGAAGACGACACAGCCGAATCAGAAATTGAAAAGTATCAAGAACTAGACACAGCTAGAAGAGATGCAATTAAAGCCTTTAAAAAGAAACAAGAAGAATTTTTAGAAATTCCTAATGAGATTCGTAAGAGTCCAGTCGAAGAGGCTGATAAAACAAAGGTCGAGACATTAAAGAGCGAATTAGTTGAACTTAATAAGACAATGAAAGACTCTATTAAAGCTTGGGACAACTTTAATTCTGAAGCCTTAGGGTTAGCAGATGATGAGACCTCTGAAGAGTACGAACCTTAAAAAATATCAACTCTGGTAACATGAAAAATTTAGTTAACAGTTTTACGAAATTCGTAAACGAGAGCTGGGATCCAAGTGATGCTTTCTCTGGTGAGACTTCAAACTGTTGCGGTGCTCCTATTATGATGGGCGATATTTGCTCTGATTGTAAAGAACATTGTGAAGCAGAAGAAGACGAAGAAGATTACGAAGACGATTATCAACACTAATAACGGACTTAGGACCGTAAAGTTACGCAAGTAACACAAAATCCGAGAAAAGTGTCGCTACCGATCTCGGATTTTTTTATGTGATTAGAATATTATGGGAAAGGTTTGGGTGTGGCCAGTGTGATCTAGTGAGTGACTGTACTGGTTACAGTAACCAAATATTAGCCGAATTTTGCAATGCTCTTGTACCGCTTCTTAATATCTTCGATCTCGGCCATTGCTGCGTTAAACTTGCCCTTGATCTCATCGTTTACTGTGAAGTCTAATATAACTTGACAGTTCGGGCAAACCGATACAGGATGTTGCATTATGAATTGTAGGTCGATACCTAATGGAGTTCTACATGCTGGACAAGGTAATGCCATATTAAGAGGTTTTGTCAGTATGACCTACATCATCTAATTTTTGAATTAACATCTCAACCAGTCTGGAAACGGCTTCAGGTTTTTCGTCCTTTTTGAATTTAACTTTCACGGTTGCCATGCCAGCTTTGCTATCAGAGTTTGGTGCATTACTGTCAACTGAAATATTGGTTACAGTATGCGTGTAGTCAGACGCAGTTGAGACTCCAAGCAGTTTGCAAGTCTCGTCGTCTGCTTCACCAGTCTGCGGAATCCTGTTTTTTAATTGGTAACGCATTAGGGCTTCTCTACATTTTGGGCCAATAACTCCGTCAACTCCATTCTTCTTGGCGCCGGTTTTCCCAAGTAGAGTCTTATATGGCTCTCCTAATTTAACTAGAGCCTCTTGAACTCCACGAATAGTTTGATCCTCAATCTTCTTAAAAATCGGTAAAATATTCTCTTTAAGACTGGATGGTGTCTTATCGTCTGATGCAAGTAATCTGATATCAAAGTCTATTTCCAGTTCTTCTAGTCCCATTGACGAATGGTCAGCTAAGATATAGAGAGGAATTTCCAAGGTCTTGTCTCCGAGCAAAAATGTTTTAGTCAGAGGTTCGCCTTCCGGTGTAAAGTACTTTGAAATAGTATTAATGTGTTGTCTTTCCTGAATACCGAGAACGATTAACGCTGCTTCTTGTAGACCGCCGAGTAATTCTTCTAGATTAATTTTAGCCATAGTTGTGCGATTTGTATTAATAATTATACTACTCAAGCTGAATCGGTTTAAACAAAAAAGAGACCAGATAAACTGGTCTCCTTAGGGGTTTATTGTCCGATTACTGATTACTTGTTTGGATCAGCCGTAAGAGGAATTAAAGTTGGCTCTAACATTTGAGTCAAATAGTCAGAAAGCTTTAACATACCTTCAGTTGCAGGTAATTGCTCAGCGTGTACTTTTACATTGTACTTTGCAGAGTTATCTGTGCTACGTGTGTTCTCTTTGTGAGTCGCAACTTTACCAGCCATGCTCACCGAGTACTTCATTCCCCAGAATCCGCCAGAAGCAGAAGCTTGAATTGAAGATTCAGTATCAGTGCTTGATTTGTCTACTTCAGAAGTTTTTACTTCCATTGAGAATTCAATATCAGCTGATGTGATAGCTAATGAAGGAAGTGGAACTAAAGGTAACATAGGAACCTTTGAGTATAAAGTTTGAACTGTTTGTTCGCCGGTTGTACCGTCAGTAACAACTCGGTTCATTTCTACATCCAAAGAACGAGCTTGAGTTTTGCCGTCTTTGTCTGTTACGAATGCAACTTCAGAAATATATTTCCACGTTACATCGTTTAATTTTGCTTGCCCTTTTGCCATACCTACAATCGGAGACACAATAAGGTCTTCAATTGGTAATCCAGCAAATTGTTGTGCGATGTCTGCCATTTGTAATCTGGTTTTTTTATTATTTATCCAAACACAGTTTCATTATTACTTAACCTTGAACCTATATCCTGTCAATTTCTCTACATCAGCTGGTTTAACCTTCCATTTATCAAGACCCACCGGTTTGTCGGGTGTATTATTAAAAATATAAGCCTCAAACGTTTTTGTCCTCTTAATAAAAATAACTTTCCAACATTTAGTCGGCACTGACGTCGTTCCAATTTTCTTGGCTGCTCCGACTGAACCGCACCATACCATAACTGAATCGTATTGGCTAGCAAGTTCTCTGGTTCGGACCTCTAATCTTTTCCAGTCTCCAGCATTTAAGGAATGGTATTGAGGAGCCATGTTTGAAAAGTAGAAGCACTCTTCTTGTAGAACTGGGCTGCACTGGTTATCTGCAGCCGGGCACATGTGACCTCTATCGGTTCCTGAACCTACATAATCTTCCATAAGATCAGTTTCAGCTGGAAGTAATGGATCTGGCGCGAATCTGTCCTTGCGTGCAACCTTTGAGCCTGGACATTCAAGACGGGCTTTTGTGTCCCACCATTCAACCTTAAGAGAATAGTGTAACTGCTTACTATAATAAGCAGTATAGCCTTTGTGTTCTAATTTAACAGTAGTTGGCTCTGGAACAAAGCCAGTAGCCGTAATTAATAAAATTAGTGATACTATGAATAATTTAACGGTTTTCATATTCTTTATTTAAGGAAATTTTTAATATTAGTCATTGTTTTTTTATTACTAATAATATCTTTATTTACTTTATCAACAATGTATTGAGTAGTAGCCGGTCTTGAATCTGACATGTCGCTTTTCTTTTCATCATCAATCTCTAATTGAACTCTTAAATACTTTTCTAATATTTGTTGACATTCGTAAACAACTGATTTAGAAGAGGCTTGCATCATAACTGTTGTTATAGGTTGTGCCCAATTAGCTATACCCCAACTTTCAGTTTTAATACCTAACGATTCTGAATGATTTCCGGTGCCTAACGATAAGCATTCAATATCTTCTATCTTAATACCCGGTCTTGTTTTAAGAACTTCAGCAACTGCTGCCATTGCTGGATTGTTAATGTAAACACCACCATCCACTAAGATCCGGTCTTTGCCATCAAACACCATTTCGTATGACGGTAAGTAGGTCGGCGCGGCTGACGTAGCCCGACAAACATCTTTTAATCTAACATCAAATCGTTCTTTAGACCATTTAGCAGTTCTAGTTTTAAACATAATAACTTCATTGTTCTTTAGGTCATACGAACTAACGATGATAGGCTTTAGTGATTGCGATATCATCATATCACCAAAATAATTTTCCAATAAACCGTCTAAACCTTTTGGAGAGAATTTAGGATTAAATACTGAATTAACTCCTCTAATTACTTTAGCTAATATATTTTTACTATAAGGGAAAATAACATTACCTTTAGTTGTGTAAAGTTCTATTAGCTGGTCGATTGTTAAATAAGGATTAACTCCGTCTTTCGTACAAGTTAATCCGCATGCAATAATACCGCCAGTTGAGGTACCTACTATGACATCAAATAATTCGTGTATTTTTTTACCTTGCTGATTTTCAATTTCTTTAAGGATAAGTAATGGAACGATTCCTCTTAATCCACCACCGTCTATTGATAATATTCTAACTTTACTCATACGTGTATTTTTATTTTTATTTTTTACTAGGTTATTTATCCGGATTTTAAGTATAATAACTATATGAAAAAGCTAATACATATCATACTTTTTAGTTTTGCGATTAGCGCAACTGCTCAAGATTCTGAAAATAAAATCTTTTTAGAATTGGTGAATGCTCACAGAGCAAGTCACGGGCTTAGTCCAGTAGAATACTCAGCTACTCTCGACTCTGCTGTAACTCTTCATGTCAATTGGATGATACGTGCTGACACATTGGAGCACTACGAATATCCATTAACTCCAGATGGAATTTACTACACCGGCCCTCTTACCCGAATTGAAAAATTTGATCAGGACTGGAAGAAACACTTTTCACGATATAGTTTCAGAGAAAATGTCGGTGCTCATTATAAAATCAGCAGTAATTATAACTCACTAAAATCGGTTAACGTTGATAAATCAACCGTTATTATAATATTCAACGAATGGGTTAAATCAGCTAGTCATAATGCAGCGCTGCTCGACCCAAAAGTAACAGTAGCAGCATTCGATATAAACGGCGGCTATGATACTCAAAAGAACCGATTCTCAGCATACGCAAACTGTCTGTTTGCGGTTAAGCTATAACAAAAAAGCCGAACTAGGTTCGGCTTTTTTCTGGTGTAAATTAGTATTAAAATATCGGGCATGCAGTAGAGCTTCCACCTTTATACATTGGTACTTTAGGTAAAGCGGTTCCGAATTGAATTCTAGGTAACTCAATTTGGAATGATTCATCAGACCATGTAATTACTGAGTTCCATTCTCCACTAGGAGTTGCAGTTGACTTAACTGGAGTAGGTTCGGTTGATGTGATTGTATACGTTAACTGGAAGAACGCAACTGCATATCTCCATGGTCCGTAAGTTGCTTGGTACTCTGGAGTTCTTGCTCCAGGTTTACCCCACTTAGCATCAGTTTTATCTTTATCAGTCCAGTCAGGACCTCTATTCGGTTCAGCTAAATTTTTAGCATCAACGGTTGGTGCAATAGTTATTCCGTTTTCAGTAAGAGCGGCAGCTAGCGCGCTATTAATAGACGCAAGTCTATCGTTTGCTAACGCAACGTTATTTTCCTTCTTTGAGGTTTTATCAGCTGACTTGTAAGTCGTTCCTACTTGTGAAGTACTTGCATAACCCCAAGTTGAAACAGCTGTAATTGTACCGCCGGCTGCTTTAACTGCATCTACTGCAGATTTAACAGTTGCGGCTAATTCAGCTTGAGCAGTAGGTTGAATAGTCACTCCATCATCTGGAAATAACTGTAAACCCTTTTGGAAAGCTGGGCTCTTAGCGTTACCGTTTGCACTTTCAGGATATGAAAAAGCCTGAACAACTGGGGCAGCTGGTGCAGCTGGTGTTCCAGCGACAACTGTAATTTTTTCGTTCTTTGGTGCAATGTATAAATTCGTAGCAACTAAAATTGCTTTATCGAAAGTTACATTAGGATCCTTTTTACGAGCAGCATACGCTTCAGCTTTTGCTTTAAAGTTATCTAGCATAGACTTCTTTTCAGTATCGCTTAACGACATTGAGGCTATCCAGTATTGACTGACTGTTGCTTTATTGGTTCTCTGTGCAATCAGGAATTTAGCAGAAGTTAAAGGATCTACCATTAATTCCTTGCTTGCATTAGTATTTAATCGGTAAGCAGTTAGTGCTTTCTTAAGAGTATCCATGACCTGAGGCTTGGCTAGTTCAGCAATCACATCAATTTTTTTACCGCCAGTATCGAATACTCCATCAGTTAGAGCACCTGGTATAATTGAACCGAATAGAGCTGATGTTCTTAATTCGAAACCTTCAGTCTTTGCAGTCTTTAATAAGTCAACCGCTTGTTTAAGTTGAGCTAGCTTTTCTGGAGTTACCCCAGCCTTTGCACCGTTTGCAATAATTGAATCTGCTACTTTATAAAACATATCTGCTCTAGGAGCTGCACCCTTAACCGTACCGCCGCCTGTCCAGTAATATATCGATTTTAGGGAACGTAATCTGTCAGTTTTAGCAGATGAACTCTTTTTAAGAAGCGATTTGAATAAGTTGAGGTCGCCCTCTCCGTTTTTCCACCATTGCATTACAGATTCGTAAGCTGGGTGAGCTTTTATTTCAGCAGAGTCTGCTGCCATTGCTGCATTTACTAAACCTGCACGATCGCCAGCTTTGTAAAGAGCACCAATATCAGTTCCTTCAGCTTCTGCGATTAACAAGTTTTCGTTTAACCAGCTAGAGTAGCCTTTAATAATTGAATGTTTCATTAACTATGTCTATTTTTATTTTGTACTAGGTTATTTATTCGAGTTTTTAGGTATAATAACTATATAACCAAGTAATAAACAAGCCATGAAAAAATTAGCAATCCTATTCGCAATCCTAATCTCAATCTCTGCCCAAGCGCAACAAGTTAGATCTAGTAGATTAGACTCTTTGATCTGGCAAGAAATTAACGTGTACCGTTTGGGCTTGGGTGGTTCACCAGTAACCAAATTCAATAATGGTGCTTTACGTAAAAGAAGTTATCAGTTAACTAATCTTAATGCAGGTAGACCTGAAATTGATCATACCCGTGGAGACAGTACTTTTGTTGGATATAATACTGAGTGTATCTACATGTATAAGACTAGTGGGACAACTGTTTCTAAAAAATACAGTGTGAATGCTTTAACTGATGAGGTATTGCAGGAAATCGCAAAAATTGTGGTACAGGCTTGGATCGATTCGCCTAATCATAATTTTAGAATTGCAAGTAAATTTGCAGCTGAGTCAACGATTACCACAGTTATGGAATTTGGCAAAGACTCATTTAGAGTAACTGCATCTTACCATGCACTAGATAAAAAGTATTAAGTAAAACACTAATCAAATAAAAAAGGGACTGATATTTCTATCGGTCCCTTTGTGTATTAAGTTTAAACTTATTATTTAGCGGCTGCTGCAGTTAAAGTAAGTTTCAATTCAAAGAATTGAGCTTTTCCTCTAACGTTAGTAGTTGCATTTCCAGTTGAAACAGCAGTAGTCTTAGTAGTTTCTACAGCTTTAGGCTTAACTGCATTTTTTTCAATGTTTAGGTCAACGAAACGGTCAGCTGCATTTGCAGGTTGACCACTTGCACCGATTGACCATGCAACTTCGTATGCATCAAAACCTGGATGTCCTTTTGCTTTAAGTCCAGAGTTAAGAGCATTCATGAAAGCAACACCACGACGGTAAGCAAGATCTTGATTTTTAGTTGCATCATCCTTTGGAGTTACTGCACCAGTTCCGTCAGCCTTAGGCATTTGTTTACCGTTCCATTCAGTACTTGCACCAGAAGTTAAAGTAAATTTATCAGGGCGTGATCCTGCTGGGAATTTAGCTAAACATAACTCTACTGCTTTTGCAACCTCAGCTTGAATAGCTGGAGTAACTTGGTCAGAACCAGCTGCGAATTCTGCAGCGAATTTGCCAGTAACTGCATCGGAACCTCCAGTTTGAGCAACGTCTACTTTAAGATCCTTACCTGCAGCAAGGTCGCCAAGTAATTGTTGAGTGTACAAATATAGATTGTCAGCGTCTACTACTGGAGTAGTTGTAATATCTAGGTAACCGTCTTCTCCCATTCTTTGGCTCAAGATGAATTGACCTTGACCCATTTCAAATGCATTTTGGTTATATGCGTTAACAAATCCCAACAACATACCTGTACTAGAGGTTGCTTTACTCCAACGTGGATCAGTATCAATTTCCAGTGAATTAATCCCAATTCGACCCTGAGTCATGATTCTACCTGTACCGTCAGCTCCAGGATTGTAGTCCACCGTTGTTTTGCTGTAGGCAATTTTTGATTGACCTGCAATCAAACTATCAAGAGTAGCGGTAACTACTTCGTCTAGGCTCTTACCGCCAAAGATTCCCAAGAAACCTTTTTTAGCCGTTTGGCCGTGTTTAGCAAGGCTTCCCAAAATTTCTTGATGAGCCTCTTTCTTTTTAATGTTTTGGATGTTAGACTTTGCAACCTCTTGCGTGAATAGTCTAAATTGTGCTCCAGCTTGACTTGCGATGTACTGATCGTATTTTGCCTCGTCAATGCTAAAGTCATCAGTACTGAGAGTAACTGAATCGATTGACCAGTTTTCGTTTATAGCGTTTAGGTTTTCGTTTAACCATTGGCTATAGCCTTTAATTAAGTTCATAGTATACTAAAATATTTTAAGTTATTTATCTTGAGCAGGTTCCCATTTTTTTATTACCTGAACAGCTTTCCGACTGATTAGGCGACCGTCTCACCGGTACATAATAGTCACGGGTCTTCCGCAGCTTCACAGAGGTCTCCACGTCGCGGCCCCGCCTAGGGGGTTTTTGCGGCGGTGCAGGCACGCCCAATCTTTTTCAGGCCGGGCGACCAATTGCCGGGATTCTTTGGTACCTTAACCTTAAATCAAAAATAATTTGTTTAACATGAGAAAATCAAAAGCAACCGCAGCTACCAAGGTATCTGCACCAGCGGTAAAGGCCGCAACTCCTTCAACAACAAAGACCGCAAAAACTGCGAAGTCTAAAAAATCTACTGGGTCTACTGTTTCAGCGGTAACCGTAACAGCTACCGTTTCAACGGGTCGTAATGCTGGCCGTAAAGGTATGAGTTACGCAAAGTTAACTCCAGCTCAAAAGTTAGAGGTAATCTCTGCTCGCAAACGTCGTGGAGATAACTCAATGGTAGCTACGAAATTAGGGGTAGACTCTAAATTGGTAAGCGCTGTCGTAACTGGCCGTAAGTCAGACATGCGAGTTATGAATGCCCTATACAATACTGTACGTGGCCGTAAGGTAACTGCATAACACAACACTTAGCCCAAAACAAAGAAAGGGGATCCTCAGAAGGGATCCCTTTTTGGGGTATATAGATAACTTCATGAAAACGGTATATGTGTGGCTGGGGGTTACCCTGTGGTTCCTAGCTATTATAGTCTACTCCGGATTGAAGAGGATAGAACGTAGAGGTTAAGGTTATCTTAAGAGATCCAGTCGGGGTACAGATCGCCCGCTGGGTACTTCCCGCCAGGTCTTGTCTCCCAATTCCCAAATAAGATCTACATCGTGTTCTTTAGCTAGATTCATGATAAACCCGTCAACAAACTCAACATCTCCAGGCTCGTCGGCCTTGACCATGCGAATAAGTTCAGCCGGTGGATACTCGTACCAAGAGTCCTCACCGTCAGCATTGGGAGCCGGATAGGCCTCCATGAACCAACACTTCATAAAGGTTTCTAGATTACCGGAAAAATCCTTTCGACCAATCTTTTCCCAGTCTACCCGGACTATCAGCACACGAAACCCAGGAATGGGAATCCCCAGCCTATGGAGTTCCATCTGATCGGTGTAATTCTGAGCCGACTCAGTTAGCGCAAATCCATTGAAATCGGTAATATAATTCTGCATGTGGTTATTTATACAGCCCCTACCCGGGGGAGAATTTGCTCCAGGCAGAGAGTCTAGCTCGGGGAGAATTTCTAAAAAGCTATTAGGTAGACGAGGTTTCCTCGGGTAGTTTAGACCGGGAATCCGCAGATACCAAGGACCTCGACGGAAATCGGCTGCATTGGCCAGAGCGCTATTCCCAGGCCGTGGAGAAATCAGAAGAAAGTAAAGTGCAGCACACCGCCTCCTGGAGTACTTTTTTTATGTCAGCAAGGTCACTCCTGGAGCACTTATTCAGCTGCCCGGTACCACTCCTGGAGTCACCTGGGTACTGCTCCTGGAGTCACCTGGCCGGTGACCCTGGCCGGCTCCTGGGGGCTGTCCTGGCCGGTACTATTCAGCCGGTACTGGACCGGTCCGGCTACTGATCTGGTCCGGACTCCGGCAGATCTTAGCTAGTTCGGATCCAGCTGGCCGGGTCTAGAGCAGGCTAGTCGTTATTCCGCCCGGCCAAAAGTTGTTAGACCCCGCCGAAAGTTGTTAAGCCCCGCCGAAAATTAGCAACTACCCGTCTTTCTGCTCTAGAGCTTAGAACTTTGGTCTACCGCTGTGTATAAGAAATATAATTACAGATTAGAGATGAGTCAAGTTACAGAGTATTTAGTTGCGGAATTCCTAAGAATTCTAGACCGCAGCGGCCGGGACTGGCACCGTATCCAATGGGCAATACGCGGATTGGAAGCAGAGGTCCGGGCGTCAATCGCCCAGGACGATCCTTGGTCCGAGGAGTTAGAAGAGTATTTAGAGTCCAGAATCGTGGAAGCCCTGGTCCTCGCAAGAACCGAGGCAATAGGCTTAGAGGAGTTTGAATGGGCGCATGAAATAACGGCCAGGCTGGTAGAGCTTGGAATAGAACCTAAAAAAACCGAATCTGAATATGTACAATGCTAACCGACCGGATGTTATAGACCAAGAGATAATTCTCGAGCTTAACGGGCCGGGTCTAATTGACTGGACCGGAATACAGGCCAGACTCCTGGACAAGAAGATAAATGTAGAACGCGGACTTCTGCATAGACGTTGCAAAGAGCTGTTACGCTCTAGAGCCAGGGAACCTTGGCTATGGAGAGAGTAAGATATAATATTATTAAACAAAAATAACCCATAGGATTATGAATTCAAAAAGAACAGAACAGATTGCAACTATACTTGGAGCTCTAGCGATTGGCTTGCTGGCTTCTATCGTTGTTGCTTTTCCAGTAAAATGGTTGTGGAACTGGTTGGTACCCGAAATTTTTGGTGCTAAACCAATTAGCGCAGTGCAGGCTTGGGGTCTAGTATTCCTTGCCCATCTTATTTTTCCAAAGACCAAGTTAGAGTCTAAGAAATAAGAGTAAATCTTTTTAAAAAATAATAGACCCTGGATTTTTTAGATTCAGGGTTTTTTATTTAGGGTCTGCTCGCTTGAAGCCTGCACAGTTAAGCATTTACCCAATGTATTAGATGTTATTGGACCGTAGTGCATAATGCCAATCGCTAGCGCTGAAGTCGAAGACGGCTTGGCCGGAACCAGATAAGCAATCACTCCGCCGGTAGTCATTTCCCAAGTAAAACCAAAATTAGAGTTTGGGTTCCATGCGGTTGAGGTTGAAATCCTAAAAATTCCAACCTCTACTCCAGCTCCAGCCGGTATGGTGGGCGCGGTCTCGTTGGTAAAGATATTAGTTGCGGAAGAGAAATTTAACTTTCGCTGGCCTGAAATATAGGGCAAGTTAGCAGTTACTCTAGGCCAGCCCAACCAGGACCGGTCAATATTATTATTCAGTGCTTTCCATGTTATAGTTCCAGTTGTTATCTTTGGGGAATGAACTCCTCGAATAATCAACGCGTTAAATTTAACGGTTGTCGTATTGGTATTTGTTAATCTAATCAGGAAGTCTGCCGTGTTTTCAGTTGAGGCTAACCATTCCATGTCTAGTCTGATTGAGACGGTTGGCGCGATGCTAGTTAACTCTTGTAATCTTTGGGTCTTTTTGTCTATACTCATTGTTTTTATTATTTTTTAAATTTGAGCTAGACGTTTCAACAACGGTTATACTTTTATATATTACCGGTTAATAACTCTACTGAAAATAATTCACAAAAAGTTTTTGGGTCTCAAAGATTAGTATTATATTTACAGTATAACCAATTAAACTACAGTACTATGGGCAATGAAGTAATCGCAAAAGACAAGCAGGACTGGTGGAGACTTGTAAGACAGGATCTAGCCCAGTGGAATCTAAAAAACCACAATGAAGATAACCTAAGTATTCAAGATTGGATAGGCGAGGTGGGTCCGAAGATCCACGGAGGTATTGCGTTTAGAGACAGATACGGAGATTGGGATGTATCCCTTTCGGACCATGATGAAGATGAAGAAGACTCTTGGTAATTGTTAATAACTTCTGAAAAATAAATCACAAAAAGTTTTTTAGTCTCAAAAGTTCTTGTTATATTTACTTTATAAATCAAACCAATTAAAAACAAAACATTATGAAAAAGGGAATTATCTTAGAAGGAGTTATGATGGTATGGGCGTTCACGCTAATGGCAATGGTCGTAGTAGGAATTGGATACGCAGCATTTAATGTCTTAACTGGAAACGTACACGGAACTGCAAGTTTTGAATTTTAACCCGTAAAATCTAGCGACATGACAGACAGACAAAAAGCAGTAGCCAGCCTTGAAAATCTTAGAGCACAAGGAATTCAAGAATCAGCGATACTCGATTTCATTATTAACGATTACCTAACCGGTTCAGAAGCAAGAGCCACGTTAGTAGCAGCAGAGTTAGAGTTACTTCCATTTACTGGATTCGAAGAAGATTAACCATTACTGAAGAACTGATGTACTGGGCCGAGAGATCGGCCCTTTCTTTTTTTGGTAAGATATACTTTATGAAGAAGATAGATTCAAAGAATATAGTTAGAACAGTTGCTGATAACCGCGAAAGCTTTAACCGGTATTTGCAGGAAATCCGCCGGACTCCGGTTCTCTCGAGCGAGGAAGAGATAGCATTGTTTAGGCGGTTTAAAGCTGGAGACCCGACCGCGGAACAGCGGATTATAAAAGCGAATCTGCTTTTTGTAATTACGGTTGCCAAACAGTATTCAAGCCTAGTCAACAAGACCAGCCTAACACTGGAAGATCTGGTTTCTGAAGGTAATCTTGGTCTGGTCAAGGCGGTTCACAGGTTCGAGCCGGACCGTGGGTTTAAGTTTATATCATACGCGGTTTTTTGGATTAAACAAGCAATACTAGATTGTCTTCAACATAATGTCAAGACGGTTCGTGTTCCAAACTCTGCCCAACTAATTGTAACTCGGGCTCTAAAAGCGGCGGAGCAGGTTGAGCACAAGACCGAGCGTAGCGCAACGTTTGAAGAAATAGCAGATATCGTAGCGGCGGATCCAGCAATGTCAGATACCAAGGTAACTGCGTCTAGAATAGCTGAGGTCTTAACCGCAACAAGTTGGGAAAAGAGTCTTAATCAAAAGATAGACCCGGACTCGAACGAAGAATTTATAGACAGCCTTGCTTCAAGTATATCAACTGATTCAGATCTGCTTGGTCTCGAGAAAGAGTCTGTGGTTGAAGCAATGCTCAAAACCTTGAAAGGAGATAATCGCTTGTTTATAGTAAAGCATTACGGTCTCGATGGATACCAACCGACTCCAATAAAGACAATAGCGGAAGAATTCGATTGCAGTGTCGAGACGGTTAGACAACGGATTAAATTATCTTTTAAATTATTAAAGAAGAATCAAAAAGATAAGTTAAGATATTTTAATCCTAATTTCCGAGAGTCAGCCATTGCATATACCCCGTTTGGCAGCGGTTGGTAAATTGTTAATAACTCTAGGATAAAATATTTTCTAGTATCAAAGATTATTATTATATTTGTATTATAACAACTAAAACCAGAAACCATGCAAAAATTCTTAGCTAAATTATTCTTTGGAGAACCACAAGGAGAAACAATTGATTTAACGTACGGAACTCTACGCGTTGCGCGCACAGTCGAGCCGGACGAGAAATTAGGATTCAACGAGTTTTGGACCAGCGTCTATGCGGAAAACAAAAGATTAAACGGATACTAAGCTATCCGAATCTCTTTCTCTAGAAGCCGGGTCCAATGGGTCCGGCTTTTTAGTATAATAATTATATAACAAACGGAAGGAGAAACAGACCATGCAAAATATAAGCTCAGATAAAACAAAGATCTTATTGGATTTAACCGATCTAGCACAGAGCTTGATTATCGGCGGTCTAAAAAAACAAGAACCTGAATTATTGGTAATCGGCAAGACTCTACTCGCAGCAATTGGTGCAGTAGAAACGGAAGAAGGAATTCAGCTTTTGGAATCTATGATTAAAGAATATTCTGCTCGAGCAAACGAGCCGGTGCAGAAGAAAGAAGAAGACTCGTTAAGCTCAATGCTTGCTGGTCTTGGAATAAGTCTTAACTAAGACAAGGAGAGAATCCTCGTTGGAACGAGGTATTTGACAAAAGTGAGGACGAAACGCTGTACGTCAAACAGTTGCTTGAGTTCGTCCATCCGGTTCGAATCCGGATCTCTCCACAACAACTATTGGTTTGGTTGATTGATACCTCATTGGAATCTTAAGATAAGATTCCTTTGTGGGTTAAAGAGAAAATATTTAAAAATAAATTTTTTAGTGTCAAGTATTCTTTTTATATTTGTACTGTATAATAATATTAATTAACTTTAAAACCAAAAAAGAAATGGAAATTAAATTAAATCAAAAAGAAGCAGAAGAATTTTTTCATACTGCTCTTTGCAACGGGCTAGGCTATATGTCAGGCTATGGATTAGATCTTACTTTCGAGAAGGCGGATTACGAAGAAGCGCGCAAGAAATTGGAATCTCCTTGTTACGAAGATGTCTTGTTACAGATTTTACGAGACGGAAAAGGTCTAACTATGGTAGACGAAGAATGCGAAGGAGAATATACGCGAACGATTACGTTAGCTGATGTCCATGCTCGAGTGGATAAAACTCCATTGAGATTCTTGTTGCAAATGGTTGAAGAAAACGACGATGCGGAAACGGCGGACGTAATTATTCAAACCGTATTTTACGAAGACATTATCTTTGGATAAAACTTTTTTGAAAATAAATGAGCCGAGATTTTTTAGTCTCGGCTTTTTTTGTTATATTTGTATTAACCAATTAAAACAAGAAAATATGTACAGTTTAAAATGTAATTACTACACCAAAGAATTTCGCTCAATCTCCGAATTACTGGACGACGTGCTCTCGAGCGGCATGGACCCAAACTATGAAATTACCTGCGACGGCCGCGGAACCGGCGAAACCGCATGGGACCTCATCGGCGACGAAGCCTAAAATTATTTTAAAAATAAATGAGCCGGGATTTTTTAGTCTCGGCTTTTTTAGTTATATTTGTATTATGAAAAATCAAGAACAGAAACCAGCTTGCCAACACGTAAATACCTACGTTGCGGTTCGTCATGCTTCAGGAATGAAGCTCGTAAAATGCAGAGACTGCGGTAAATCAGTATACTGCGGATAATTATTAATCTTTTAAAATCTAGAAACTATGGCGTCTAACATAACATTTACAGTTGAATACACGGATTCACGATCTCAAACCGGTAGAATTTCCGCAAGTGTTGATATTCCAATGGAGCTTCATGAGAGCTTAAATCGAGACATGCAGTTCGGTGGTCAAACATTTTCCCGATGGATAGAGAATAATTTGATTCCTAACATTATATCCGTGATCGATCCCTCGAGACCGTGGAGAGTTGTCGATCCATCCATCCAACGAGTTTAAAAATAATTCACAAAAAGTTTTTTACTGTCAAGTATTCTGCTTATATTAGCTTTATAATTAAACGGTTCGCCTAACAAGCGCAGAGGGTATACTCCGACCTACAATAAACTTTTTAGATTGTTAATAACTTTTCTGAAAATAATTAGCCAAAAATTTTTTATTGTCAAAAGTTCTTGTTATATTTACTTAATCAATTAATTATTACCAATATGATAAATCCTAATCACTTCGCTATCGCTGCCCTTGCTGGAAAAGCACAGTTGACTATTACTAATCCAACTACAGGCCAATGGATAAAAATCAAGATGAAACGCCGCAAGGACCGTACAACTGGCCAGCTAAGCAACTGTTACTTCATGAGTCTTGCTCTATTGGGCGACGGCGAAATCGGCTACCGCTACGTTGGAGCCTTCTTCTCGGATACTCGTCGCTTCAAGCGAGCAGCGAATATTTCGGATAGAGAAATCCAAATCACGGACTGGTTGGTGAGAGTGCTATCGAATCCAGCTAGCCTACGCAACACAGAAATCCAGCATGCTGGTGCCTGTTGCAAGTGCGGCCGCAAGTTAACCCACCCGGAAGTATCGAGTCTGGTTTTGGATTGGACCGGAATGTTTTCAATCGACTTACGGACCTGGAACTTTTGGGTCTAAGAGTTCTATCCCAATTCGGATTCCTGCCTACCGCATAGTCGGACTCCCTAGTAAAATAAGTCATAATAAATTTTTTAGTGTCAATTATTCTTTTTATATTTGCTATATCAATTAACTCTTAAATCAAACCAACATGAAAAATCAAATCATTAACTCAGAAAGAATCGGCCAAGTAGACTTTATAACAGGTCAAGCAGGCGAATACCGCGCAATCGTTAAAGTTCAGGCCGGATTCATGACGGTAGTAAACGACCATGGAATCCAGTCTAAATGGTCTAGCGGCGCAAGCTGGAAGACAGCAATGGATGTTTTCCGCGGATTCAAGAAGGGAGCTTTACAAACCATCGAGTTCAGAGCGGAAGGCTTTAATACATGGTTAACTGTCTTCGCCCGCAAAGGTAACACGATAATCCTAATGGATACTGCAATGTTTCTTGAAATGGAGGTAGGCGATATCAATCAGGACTGGTCTAATAGTAATCTATACAGTCAAACTAATTACAGACTGTGTAACGCTAAGACTTGGGCAGACAAAGCGTTCGTCCGAAACAGCCAAGAGGAAGTAGCTGCTTAACTCCCTAGTAAAACTTTTTAAAAATAAGTCATAAAATATTTTTTTATATCAATTATTCTTTTTATATTTGTATCATATTAATCAATTAAAAAATCAAACCATGAAAAATACAAGATTCGAAACAAGTGCGGGACTACCCCAATACTTTAAAAGCCTGGACGGATTGGCTAGACCGTTAAGTAAATGCGAAGAAGGAGCGTTAGCTGACAGAATCCAGTTAGGAGATGACGAAGCGCTTAACTCCCTAGTCACCGCGAACCTTAAGTTCGTTGTAACCTTAGCCAACAAGTTTATTGGTATGGGTCTGCCAATCGATGACCTCATCCAAGAAGGAAACGCTGGTCTAATCGAAGCCGCTCGCAAGTTTACGTCAGACAAAGATGTTAAGTTTATTACTTACGCTCAGTTCTGGATTCGCAAGCGTCTTAACCTTGCTCTTTGCGACTTGGGAAGAACCGTTAGAATTCCAGTAAATCAGGAATACGATCTTTACAAACGTAAAATGAAAGGCGAAGAAATCAATCTTACTAACGTTGCGATTGACAAACCAGTCGGGGACGAGGACAGTGCAACAACAATCGGCGACTTGATTCTTAAGACCGATTTCGCTGATCCATTCGAGAACCAAGAGAGAGACATGATTCTTGCCCGATTACTTGGCAAATTAAAAGCAAGCGATCGCCAAATCGTAGAGTTATTTTATGGATTGGTTGGCGATGGATTATCAACAAAAGAAATTGCAGAGTTAATTGGTAAGACTCCATCAGAAGTAAATCGTTCTCTTAAAGTTGCTAGAGCGCAAATGAGAAAGGAGGTAGTATCATGCTAACAATGGAACACGCAAGTACCATGGCCGAGATGGCGGTAGATATACTCTTTGCAGAAGGAGATCTATTTAAAGGTAAGGTAGATAAGGACTCCCTAGTAAAAGAGATCCAGGCAGCAACCTTAAAGAAGCTGGTTATAGAAGATTCAGACTTCTTAACCGAAGAAGAGTTCCAAGCCTGTCTGGAAAATGCCAAGAAAAACAGTAACTAATATTTAAAATCTAAAACCATGTATAAATTAGGAAACAAATGGTCGCACAACTTCGACTACGACGGAATGCTAAAGGCTGGCTCGGAAGTAACAGTGGATACTTCTCTAGAAGACTTGGAAAAATTGCACGATTCTTTTGAAGATGTCAATTACCATACGGAATCCGAACCGCTTTGGAACGCAATCATTGCCAAGCGAAACGGATTCGACGGACCGTACTTTACACAGAGTATTAACGAGTTCTCGAGTCTATGCAAAGAGTGTTTAACTGAACAATAATAATCCATCTTTTAACTAAAGGGGTCAAGGCGAGAATCTTTGACCCCTTTTTTAGTATAATAGATATAGCCAAAATAAATAAAAAGGTTATGTCAGACTTAAATAATTATACAAAGATTCTATTGGACCTCATCCATCTAAGACAGACGGATTACTCGGCCTTTATGAATCGCTTGTACGAAGCCTTGACTGGAGAATTTAAAGATGTAATACATGATAAGAGTCCAGTTGAAGATAAGACTCAAGCAATATGGACTATGATAAAACATTTTGAGAAGAACGAAGAGTTCGAGAAATGCGCTGACTTGAAGAAGTTAGCTGACGAATTAGATCCAACCTATAAACCCGTAAACCACTAACCTATGCCAATGTGTATCCTAGCAGGAATCCTAGTTATAGTAGCTATCCTGTACAATTTCAAGAAAGAAGAATATTAATAATTGATTATTGGTTTGATCAGTTGATAAAGAAAGGGTTCTCGAAAGGAGCCCTTTTCTGGTTTCTTAGTATAAGATATAAAAGATAATACTTATTACAAATGGCAGTTGCATTAATTAAACTTACAATGGGTACCCGAATTCTAGAGTTTACCCCAGCCCAGGTTCAGGTAATTGAATATAATTCTGGAGAAAACAATATCCGTATTGCTCTTGTCGGCGGATACACAATAGACTTCGTAACGCCCAGCCCGGCCGACGCGTTGGCCAAGCTGACCTTGCTCGAGACAGCTATGAACAGTGGAACCGGTATTGCGTCTATCAACGATCTCAACACGGCGGCTACGACAACAACTACGACCGCTGCTCCTCCTACTACGACCTCTTCTCCTGGCGGACCGTCCGCTTAACTTCAAATTGTTAATAACTTTAGTTGAAAATAATTGTGAAAAAGTTTTTTAGTCTCAAAGATTCTTTTTATATTTACTCTATATTAATCAATTAAAAAACAAACCATGGAAAAATTAGTTTTAGTTAGATTCGGACAAGCACCAAGTCCAGTAGTATCAAGAGCATTAGCACCACACATCGTTGGTCAAGCAGTTGCCGTTCCTGTCCCAGGCGCGATCCTTTCAGTATTCAATACAGATTCTAATTTGGATCGGGTATGCGATGACATCAAGGAGACCGGAGCGTTCTTCATCTTAGCTCGATTCAACGATATCAATATCGAGTTACCGGAAGAACTTATACAAGTAATCCACAAAGCAATGGGGACCTCAACTCCAACTCCTCACGAGACCGAAAGAGTCTATACAATGGACGAGTTGTTAGACCTCATCTCGAAAAACGGAATTGATTCTTTAACCCAAGATCAACGTCAACAATTAGAGAACCTCGGATAGGGGTTCTTTTCTCGGTTAAATATAATCAAATAATTAATTCTTATGAAAGAGATTCTAAGGTTATACATCGAAACAAAAGGTCAAGAGACCTGCGTTAAAGACCCAAAGGAAATGATAAAGATTCTTTCCAAATCCAAAGCAGACATAGACCTAGACTTCGAGTACGGCGGTCGTGTAAAGATGGGTTCAAGTCGAGAGTTCATAGGCCAAACAGTAAAGGTCGGAGACCACGAACTTGAAATACCAGCCCACTAATTGTTAATAACTTTCCCGAAAATAATTAACCCCGGATTTTTTAGATTCGGGGTTTTTTTTGTATATTTACTCTATAATTAAACGGTTCGCCTAACAAGCGCAGAGGGTAGACTCCGACCTACGTGGTACCCAGAAGTTATGAACACTCAATTGTTAATAACTTTTTTTAAAAATAATTCACAAATAATTTTTTAGTGTCAAAGTTTCTGCTTATATTTGTACTATATTAATCAATTAAAAACAAACCAATATGCAGACATCATTTCAGCCAATCACACCGGAAGTTTTAAAACAAAGACTCCACGTAGCAATCACGAAGTTCTTCTTCGTAAAGAAAGATGGATCCCTAAGAGAAGTAATGGGAACCACTAATTTGAACCACATCCCCGCGGATAAACACCCACAGGGCGTACGAGAAACGCCACCATCTGTAATCGTGTTCTGGGATCTCTTAGCGGGAGATTGGAGAAGCGCTAAAGTAGAAACTCAATTCTTTATTAACCACTAAAACCAAAAGGATCATGGCAACACAAGAAGCAATAGACGAAGCAAAGGAATTATTCGGCGAGGACGTCGTATTCCAAGTAATGGAGGTAGTCGCAATGTCTGACGCAGACGGAGCCTACACAATGTTCGAAGATCAAGGAATGTTTGAATTCGCTGAGGCTGTAGAGTTCCTCTATTTTTAGAGAAAACTGTAGCCCAAATAGATAAAACTGTAGTACATTAGTATAAACAATCAAACCAAAATAATTATGCAAGAACTTAAAATCGGAAAAAAAGAGTTAACTGTTAGAAACTTCTTCGAGCGCCACCACAACGGCCGAGTTCCTAACCTAACCGTACAGCAACTGTACACGCAGTTCATGACGCAAGAAGCTGACTGCACAGGAATATCATACGGATTATTTAACGGCGTAATTAAGAAACTACGCTTCGAGACGGGAGACTCCCTAGTCCCCGGTCCAGGCCAAAGCACTGTCGCACGTCCAACCGCCGAAGCCCAAGCAGACGCAGACGTTGAGATCAGCGACGAGCCAGAGATCTTCGAGATTGGAGCAATGGATTTTCCAGACTTCAAGAAGTTCTTAACTGGATCTGTGTTCGACAAGTTAATGTCTGACCATGACGAAGAAGGAGGAGTATTCGCTGGTACTGCCAATATTGTTATCGGAGAGTCGGGAGTTGGTAAGTCAACTATTACATTAGACCTCTTAGCTAAGATTAAACAGAAGCAACCGGATGCGAAGGTCCTCTACATCTCAAGTGAAATGACACGTAACGATCTTTACTTCTATTACAGAAAGATGCCGATCATCGAGACAATCCCAACCCTCTTGATTATGGATTATCTAATGGGTCGTTTCGACAAGACCTTGGAGAAGGCAATCAACGGAGACTACGACGTAATCCTAATCGACTCGCACCAAGACATTATTGTAAAGCTGAAAGATGTTCTAGGCTGGAAGAGTACCAAAGCCGAGACATGGTTAACTAACCTCATCATCGAAGCTGCGGACAAGAAAGGAAAAGCAATCTTTGCAATCCAACACATGACTAAAGGCGGACAGTACGTAGGCTCGACCTACCTCAAACACGCAACCACAAGCATGATGGAAATCCGCAAGGACGAAGCCGGCCGCCGCTACGCTGAATTTACAAAGAACCGCCGTGGAGGTAGCCTAGTCGGCAAGCGATTGTACTACTCCCTAGTAGACGGAGAGGTTAAATGGGACGAGAACGCATGGAGACAGGAGAATGTTGTAGCAGATCTTGCGGAACAAGAGTCTGACCGCCGTCAACGATTGGAAGGAGAGTTCAACAATCTTTTCCTAAGCGTAAAACGCCCAGCAACTGACGAGACCCCGACCGCAACTGAAGTAGAATAGTCGGAAACTGTTGAAGAAAATTTAGTATATTAATCTTATAAAAAACAAATAGAAAATGATAAGTCAATCGCAATTCGATCAAGCCAAAGCGGACCTAGCAGGAAACAATCCACTAGTGAAACGCGTAAAATTATCTGATATTGTCCTTAACGACAATTCAATCAAACACAACTCTATCGAGATAGAGGGTTCACGTGTCCCTGTGTCCAACAAGTTCTTTAATAGACTAGGTCAAATGGTTAACCTTAACGCCGGCCTAATCAATAAGATGAACAAGAACGAGGACAAGGATATTGAGACCAAGTTGTTGCAGACTATAAAGTCTTATTCAGAAACCAGAGACGGAGCAAAAGAGTTCCTTCTTATCGGAGACGCTGGAAGCCATCAGGTAACCAATATTGTCCGAGCTGATAAGTACAATAGATTGTCTAATGAGACTCTATTCGCGACAGCCGAGACCATGATGAATGAAATCCCGGACATGCATATCGAGTCAATCGACAACAACGGGCCAGGCGGAGTAAGTATAAACCTTATCCACGGCAGCCAAGTTGGCTACGAGAGAATCGGTAAGGACGAGGTCTTCAGATTCGGAGTATCCTTGGTAAATACCGGAACCGCAAGTCGAGTGGACGATTTCTTCTACCGTCTGTCATGCGCAAACGGTGCAGTCGCTAGAAACCTAAACACTGCGTTCGAGTTTGGAAACGGCGACGATGCTTTCCGCAAGTTGCTAGACCAAATGAATGGTTGGGCCAAGACCGGGTTCGTACCTAAAACTTTCCAAGACAGATTGGAGCGAGCAATGGTAACCAAAGCAAGCTACGCCGAAGTTGAGCGAGCTCTACACTCGGTAACTGGAGCTATCGATAATAAAAATTTCGATATGCACGCTAAATTAGTACGTGGAGCTGAGGAACAATTCTTTCCAGAGTACGATGCGGCAACCAAACGAATCTTCCGTGCAGGCTTTAACTCTATGCAGTTGACCGATGCTCAAAAGAAGTTCATCAAGACTGATGCAACTATCTGGGACGTTGTTAACGAGTTGACATGGATTGGAAGTCACGATACAATCTTCGACCTGAAGAACAATAAAAACTTCAAGGTAGCGGGTGGAAGCCTCTTCACTAAAACATGGGACCTTGAGCACGCAGGATTAGCTCAAATCTAAACACTAAATACAACTATGACTACCCTAAAAGGGGTCCTCAGAAGGGACCCCTTTTTTGTGTGAATAGGGATCACTCCCTAGTCCCATTACCCCTGACCAACTGATCTCTTAAGGTAGTTCTTAGCCGCCTTGCTGCGAGAGCTCTTGCTCTTTGCATGCACGCCCGGACGTTTACGTTTAGAGCTCGGTCTGTGTACAGAACCGGTAGCTCCCGCTTTTGCTTTAGCCATCAGTGATATTATATTTTCTTATTATTTAATCCCAAAATCCGTGCAGTCCCGGCATGGGTTCTGGACCCTACCCCAGCTCGAGGGGTTTTCGCGCACAGTAACCTTCAACCGCCGGAAATAAATAACCTTATGAAAAAGGAATTAGCAGCAGAGGATCTTGATTTTATCAGATTCTGTATAGAAGAACTGGAGATCGAGACCAGCCCCAATATCAGCATAGGCGACGACCATAACAAGGCCAAGCAGGTCCGAGCTATGGGTTACTATACACCAGTGGATAACCAGATCTGGGTACTACGCGGACTCCGGGTAGCAGCTGACTGGTACCGGACCCTAGCCCATGAATTGGTACATTGGCGCCAGCGCGAGTTGGGCCAGCAGATGGATGGTTCGGATGGGTCAGACCTGGAGAATGAAGCTAATTCTAAAGCTGCAGTCCTACTACGTGAATGGGGCAGAAGGGATGAAGCAATCTATAGCGAACCAGTGGTGGAGACTCAGGATGAAATGAGTAGTCCACGGACGCAATACTACCTGGAGTACTATGGTAACCTTAGCCCATCAGGCTTCAGTCTCTCTACTGTAGGCGAAGAGGTCCGGATTACAATTCCCCCATCAGATTCCTGGCCTCAAGTATAAGGTTAGTAAGGTCGTCTTTAATCTCGTCCCTGTACTCTTGTCTGTGCAGGGTTTTTTGTATAACATGTAATTCAACACCGTGCCAGGTTAGGAATCTCTCGAATAGATCTGCACCAGCAAAACGAGCCATCCGGTCCGGGGTTTCCATAACAACCATCGAGACCCGCTTGCGCAGGACAGACTCCATAATCTTGTCGAATCCGCCCCTACCTTCTAGGCTACCGGCCTTACCGATATCCCCTATAACCTGGTCTACCCTGATCCCGGCCCGGGTACAGTACTCTAGGACCCTGTCCTGCTGAGCCTGCAGCCGCTTCTGGCTAGAGACACCGGCCTTGCCCTGGTCCGGGATTCCAGCCGCCCGGCAGTATACTATCACCTCTCGAGTTTGAGGTAGTCTACTCCCTAGTAGGTAGAGTAGCTGCTGCTTGTCGTAGTAGGTCCGCCCGTTTATAGAGTTCTTCCACTTATCCACCCGGCCCTGGGCTACGTAACCTTCTAGAGTCTTCAACGAAACCCCTAGGAATTCCGCGGCCTGCTTCTTGTACATGAGTTCCCCGCTAGGGAAGGGTCTTAGTTCTTGTGTTTGTTCCTGTTCCATGGGGTTATTTATCCGGGTACCCAGCTGCTGGTCGAGAAGTCCACGGGCCCGGGTTCCCGCGGTTTCCGGCTAGACCCCGCCTACTCGGGCCCCTCTAGACTCTGGGGCTTCCGGTCGGGCCGCGGAGCCGAGGCAGGGGTTACTCCCTAGTCCCCATAAATGCACAGTCTGTATCCTTTGGGCGCTGCCAGCTGCCTGTACTCCCTAGTCCCGAGTAGGCCGGTGGTTGGCTGGGCAGGCTGGGGTCCGGGTCCTGGCCTAGGTAAGAGTCCGGTACCTTGGTCTTGGCTAGTCTAGGTCTGGGTCTATAGGATAGGGTTCTGAATAGGGTTGGGTATAGGGTCTGGTATACCCGTTATTTTTCTTTTTATGTATATAAGTAGACAGAGTCTTGCCTATAGAGTTTCTTCTTAGAGTAGTATAATTTCTTAGAGTAGTAGGGCGCGCCTCTAAGCTTTGGGACGCAAACGTACCCATGGCCCGGGCCTGGACCCATTGGGTATAATAGACTCTATAGTCAGGTGGCTTAAAGTTGGTTCGACTCCAAAAATAGGATATGGTATCGTTGCGATCGGAAACTTACAGGTTCGAATCCTGTCCTGACTACAAAAGAATGAGTTCACAATTTACCGATGCACTCCATTATGGATTCACAATAGGTTAATGCACCTCATTCATTTAGTCAGGTGGCGGAATTGGTTAGACGCATGAATAAAGGTTAATAGTAAGGATAACGTGAGTAACCTCGAAAGACCCGTTAAGACTGCTCATAAGTTATCATACAGGTTCGAATCCTGTCCTGACTACGCAAAAAACAGGTAGACGGAGTTTCCCTACCCTGCAAAGGCCGGGTTTTACAAGTCTTTTTTAGGTATAATAGAAAAACATAAAAGTATAATAATTGTGCATCATAAAAATATAACTTTTAAAAACAGGAACAATGAAAACTGTCTATAAATACGAGGTACCTTCAATGGACTGTACCGTAAGATTACCTAAAGGTGCAAAGCTCCTAACCCTAAAATTACAGAGGGGTACCCTAAACCTTTGGGCTCTGGTCGATCCAGCCTGTGCTGAATTGGAAGATCGCCATATCCTTATTGTTGGTACCGGCTGGGATGTTGAAGACACCATGCGCTACATCACGACCTACTTTGACGAGTATTTCGTGTGGCACGCTTTTGAATTAATAAAAGAATAAACTTTAAACCATGTTAGAACAAATCCTATTCTCAGCAACCTTTGTATTTGGAGTCTTGAGTCTCTTGACCCGTACCAAGCTATTTGATACTACTCTTGGCGGACTGCTCGATACCCTGTACTGGCGTAAGCTACCTCCAGTCTTTCAGTGGATTGACGTGATCCTATTTCTACTGTGCCTTGGCTATCAGGCAAATTACTGGCTCTATAATTAATAAAAGAATAAACTATGGTAAATATTAGCGCACTACTTACTGGCATCATATTTGGATTCCTTGCCCAGTCCCTAACCTTCTTTCAGTTGCAAGGCTCGCTGAAGTTTGAGTGGTTCAAGAATCATTACTGGTTAACGGTCCTCATGGGGATTCCGGTCTCGATGCTGTTCATGTACTCAGTAAAGAACATGGTGATCGCATTCAACGGGCAGTTGTGGCCGTCCAGACTAATAGGCTTCTCGATAGGAGCTATTGTGTTTACGTGGTTAAGTTGGGCCATCTTTAGCGAGCCAGTAACCCCAAAGACCTGGGTCTGCCTGACTCTCGCAATGACAATCCTATTAATACAATTATTTTGGAAATGATAGAGCCCGGAGGAAGAGGACCCCAAAGAACCCAATAAATTATGACACCGATATATTTTCAACCAAAAGGAATCAACCCTAAATACTGCGAAGTGGGTATGATTTCAGAAACGGATCCTAACTACATTTGGTACCTAGACGAACCGTGTAAAATTCTAGTTAGCGCAGTAAAAATTATAGACACAGCAAACGTATTTTATAATAAAAAAAGCAGGTCACACGAAGTAAAATTATGACACAGAAAAGATTAACCCGAGAACAGAAGCTGCAGCATGCTGTGGCTGACTTAATTAACCAGATGTTTACCATTGCCGGTCATTCAGTAACCTATGACGAGATCAAGGACCGCAAGGATGCCTGGTACCAGGAATGGACCATGACCTTTGCACAGGCAGAGGAATGGAAGGCATGGGGCGTCGCCTACCTGCGTAAGCACCTGAAAATGCGCAAGCCTCAGGCCGAGAAGGAAATGATGTGGGTCAATTTACAATGGGGTCTTAAGTACACGGACTGGCCGGGATCGGAAGAGTCTGCTGATAAAGAACAGATCATAAAGGCAATTACTCAACGAATCAAGGAGGAACAGAAGAAACACGAACGCAACATTCCTGACTGGCACGAGATTGCGGCACGAAAGATCTATGCAACCTTTGACATAACTACTAAACCTGAGTCAGATGAGAAGTAAAGTAGTAGAGAGACTGCTTAAGGAAATGGAGAACGATCCATGGCCAGTCAAGCTCAAACGTTGGTGGAGAGTCAAGTTGTGGGTATGGACCTGTAGAACCCGATTTATCTGGGACCTGAGCTATCAACACAACATTTTTAAGAAGCGAAAGTAGCAGGCCCAGCTCTTGTATAAATAATTCCATGTTTAAGTACATTGCCGAAATATTAAAGAGCTTTACTCCAGCGCAGCGTATAACTGCCCTACTTATCCTGGTGTTTACGATTGTGATCGTGACGCTTGGACCTTCCACTATTGACCGCCACACGAACACGTGCGATGAACTTAATATTAGAATCGCAAGTCAGGAGAAACAAATCATTGCTCTTACCTCACAGGTCGAGCAGCTCAACTCAAATCTAATTTCCGGCCAGACCGAGTGTACGGCCAACCTGATTCAAAAGCAGCAAGAGATCATGAGTATCGTTAACCAAATGATTGATGAGACTCAGCGTAATATCAATTCTAAAAAGGTGCATGAAAGACGAATCATGCACGAAGAAATCGCACAGGACCCAAACGAGCCAAGGATGGCCTATTCAGTAGAGCCTGAACCTATACAAGTCCAGGTACCGGATGGCAAAGAGACCCTAATCAAACTTAAGCAGCTAAAGACCAAGCTTCAAAAGACAATCGAAAAACAGTAACTCTTGCTAATAAATAATCCTGTAAAAAAATACTAAATTACAATGGATGAATTTTTAGCAATGATTAAATTATTTGCAGGCGGATACGAGCCAATCGGCTGGATGTACTGCGATGGTCGAGCGTTATCAATTAGAAACTACACTGCTCTGTATGCAGTAATCGGAACAAATTTCGGCGGAGACGGTGTCAATACCTTCTGTTTGCCTGACCTTAGAGGTCGAGTTGCAGTTGGTGCAGGTTCAGGTAACGGGCTGACTCCAGTTAATACTGGCGAAAAGGGTGGAACTGAAGCAAATGTTCTAACTCAACACCATGTTAACATTAATACCTTAACTAAAAATTTCGATATCAAAGAAACTGGTAGAGATGGAGTTCCTAGTGTTGTAACAAGCGTAACTGCTTCAGAAGAATGGGCACCAATTAATAATCGCCAACCTTACCTAGGTATAAACTACATTATTTGCGTAGAAGGAGTATTTCCATCTAGAAGCTAATATAACTAGAGCAATGAAGCACATTAAACTATTTGAAGAGATTAACCGAGAAGACGAAGACGAATTATCTGCATTGGGCTTTGACACAGACGACCTTAAACTTAGACGATTTGCTCAACAAGTTTCGGACGAGATCCTTGACGAATACGATTATGCGGTAGACTCAGGCCGAATATCTGCTAGAGAATATTCCCCCGAAGAAATGTACAAGTACGTAAAGGAACTTTGTTCAGACAACGATATCACAGCAGACGAAGTAATTGCTGACTTTGAATGGCGCTCGATTACTTGGGAACTTGGGCTTGGAAACATATAAACCTTATAATTTAACAACTAATGAAAATTGAAGTATCTACTGGCGAGATCTTAGATAAACTTTCTATCCTAGAAATTAAGCTTGAGCATATCTTAGACCCAGTTAAACGAAATAACGTGTTACAGGAATATGTAATACTGGTAGCAGCCGCCGAAGAAATATATGATGCAACTCTTGAAACAGAAGAGCTTAGGGTTCTTTATTTAGATTTACTAAATATTAATAAAACACTATGGAACATCGAAGATCAAATCAGAGAATGCGAACGAGATGAAAGTTTCGGGTCTGATTTTATTGAACTTGCAAGGTCTGTGTACTACACAAACGATGACAGAGCTGAGGTAAAGAAACAGATTAATGCGTTAACCGGTTCTAAATTAGTTGAAGAAAAATCTTACCAAGACTATCAGAACTAACAAGCGTTTGTGATCGATTAAATCAACAGCAACCTTTACGATTTCATTCGTATTGCTAATGGGCCTCAGGAAACTGTAGCCCATTTTTTAGTATAATAATCCTAACAGCAAGCCCTCTGCTTAGCGCTGAGTAAGGATCGAAGACGGGGATAGCCTCTTGACCGTTAGGTTAGAGTACTTCGGTACTCTTTAGTCAATGCGCACTACGCCCACCGAATCGTGTGTCGGCACAGTTTGTACGTTCTGGGGGTAATACAAAAACGTACATTTTTAGTCAGGAGTCCATTGGTTGGAAGCACCTCCCCAAGGTTGAGTAGCGGTAAGGCCGACTCTTTATGGCAAAGCGGTAACAGGTTCGAATCCTGTCCTGACTTCTAAAATTAAAAAGTAGAGTATGAATCGTAGACAGGCAATAGCAAAGCTTATTATTATTTTAGCTAGCGTTACTATATCCGTATGGGCAATCGCTCAGCTCTTAATTGCTGTACAATAATGGAAACACTTCAAATATGGACGGACGGTAGTTCGTTAGGAAATCCTGGCCCAGGCGGTTGGGGCGTAGTCATGAAATTCCGAGGCAAGACCATGGAATTATCTGGATCTACACCGGCCACGACAAACAATCGAATGGAACTCACTGCCGTGGTTGAGGCTCTTGAAACAATTCCCAAGACAAAGTATCCAGTCAAGATCGAGTCAGACTCTAAATACGTGGTTGACTCAATCTCTAAGGGTTGGGTTGACAATTGGGCAAGGAAGCCTGATTTCGCAGGTAAAAAGAACGAGGATCTTTGGAGAAGATACTTGATGGTTGCTCCTAACTTCGACTTGACTATCAGTTGGGTTAAGGGTCATAACGGCCATCCTGAAAACGAGCGTTGCGATTACTTAGCAACGACCGCAGCAAAAAATCAGAAACTTTAAATTATGTTAGATATGGAAAATTACCCAAAATGGTTGAATAACCTAATCTATTTCTTTGCAGGAATAGGCTTCTCTCAAATCTTGATCAGAGTATTAGATTGGTACGTAGGATAAATAATCCTATGAAGCATATTAAACTTTTTGAGAACTGGTTTCAGGACGTAGAAGATAACGTTGATCGTAAGAGATTTGCGCCTGAGCTAGAACCTGAAGAGACTAAACCTGCTGAGACTGAAGAAGACCCGGCTGAACCTGAAGAGGAGAAGCCCGATACTCAGGAAGAACCTAAAGCAGAAGAGCCTACTGAGCCAGAGACATATTCCGGTTGGTTAAAGACCCAAGCTGGCGTAAGCGAAGTTGTTGAAGCTGAAGAAGGTACAGACAATTCAAATGGTTGGGTTCGCTTGTCAAATGGAGTATCCATTCAATGGGAAATCGATATGCGAGACTATCCGTTCCTTTCCGTAAGTTATATGCTTGATAAAAAAGTAATTCAGTTAGCTGATAATCCAGCCGGCGATCTTGCTCGACAATTCTACAAAGAGGGCCGTGAATACATTCCTAGAGAATGGGAGTCTGTTGTAATTAAAATAGGTGCAGGTGTTCCAGCCTTGATAAAGGATGCAATTGCTTCAAACAAGCGACGAATGAAGGAGCAGGACGAGATCTTATCAGGTCAAATCGTTGCAGCTTTTAGCAAATAAATAACTCTATGAAGCAGCACGTAAACCTATTCGAAGAATTCGATAACGACCAAGAAGAATTAAAATCCATGGGCTTCCGTAGCAAGCCAGACGGTTCACCTGACGAAAGATTCGACGAAGCTGTATCAGAGTGGTATCAAGATCCTGAAGTAACTGCAGCAATCGCTCTTCTTAAAAGAAAATCAACTGAAATCCTTGAAAAATGGATAGATTTTTCAGACGATGAGGATGAAACTGAATTTGACCAACGAGTATCATGGGTATACGACAATGGAGTTGATGACGTAGGCTGGTTTGAATTCGTAACAATGCTTGATAATTAATTACTACTATATAAAATTAAAGCAAAGGCTTCCACATGGAAGCCTTTGTTGGTATAGTAGAATAATGGAATACGAACAACTCATTCAAGGCTGTATTGAAAACAATAGAGAATACCAAAAGACCCTGTTCGATAAGTTTGCTGGTAAATTCATGACTATCGCAAAGAGGTACATGAAAGACCCTATGTTAGCCGAAGACGTATTGATGGAAGGATTTTATAAAATATACAAGAATCTTGGGAAATTCAAAGGAGAAGGTTCCTTTGAAGGGTGGATGAGACGAATCATCGTGAATACTGCGCTTACTAAACTCAAGCAGAACAAGCACGAGTTTAATGAGTGTAACTTAGTAACAGCGGAGGCAGTCAGTATAGATCCAACTTACTATGAAACAGCATCAGCCGAAGAGTTAATGTCTCTGATTAGCACTCTTCCGATTGGATATCGTACCGTTTTTAACATGTACGTAATTGACGGATTTTCCCATAGGGAAATTGCAAAGGAACTTAACATACAAGAAGCCTCAAGTAGATCACAGCTATTTAAGGCAAAGGATTTTTTACAAAAACGAATAAACCCAAATACATGAAAAATTGGAAATCAAATGATTGGCTCGGATTCTTGCTTGTTGCAGGATGGTTCGTCTTTATCGCTTGGATTGCTATCAAGTTCGGATAGCCCACGGATAAATAACCAAAAGAATTAATCTTTAATGCAACATATTAAATTATTCGAACAATTTATAGCAGAATTCACAATGACTGAGCCGATTGTTAAACCTGCGCCAGTTAAAGAGCCTAGCACTCGACCTGCAACTAGACCCAAACCTAGTCCAATTCCTAGCAAACAACCGTTTAAACAACCTGAGCCAGCTAAGGCTCAAGCTGAGGATGTAATTGCTCGCCTAAAAAGTCTAGAATCAAATGAAGAGCTTTAAAACATTCTTAAATGAAGCTGACATTCGTCAGAACCCAGCAATAACTCCAGAATACTTAGGATCTCTTGATAAACGAGCAGAACAGAGCGCTCGTGAAGTTGAACAGAGACACGGTCGAGATATGGGTAGCCTAATGAGAGCTGTCCGTGAAGTACAGATGTTACAACGCGGTAAAGAACGCCAGCTTGAAGAGTTAACTACTTCAGTAATCCTAAGCCAGTACGGTTCAATTCTTGGAGAAACTGAGTTAGACATTAAGATTCCAAACGATCCTCGTGAAATGAAAGCGAAGATGAAGGAGACTGATGACGACGATCAAGAAGATCAGGACAAACCCAATTTCAAAGAGATTGAGGATGAGGATACTAAAACAGCAATCAATAAACGTAAGATCCTAAACATGATCGCTCAAGGCGAAGCCATTAATTCAAAGAAGATGTTAATGGGCGATGAGAACATGGAAGGTCTAACTCAATTATTTGGAGAGGCTAATGCCCGTAAAATGGT